TCAACCATTCAAAGGTCCTACTCTAATGATGCCTGAGTTCGCTACTCTTAATGAATTAATCAATACAAAACCCACAGACTACGTATTGCTTGACTATCAATATCACGAGACCATCAAGGCAACAATGGCAGTATGATGGGGGTTAACATGGGTTATCAACCCGGGCCAAGAGAAACAGTTGATAAAAAATACGCTTTGTTTCCTATTAAAACCAATAGCAATAGGTGGGTGTGGTTAAAAGAATATTATAAAATCAAAACCTACTATGACGAAAACGGAAAACCACCTATAAAGAGTTTGACTTGGGATTTGGTTTTAACCAAAAACGAATACTTGATTTGGTGTATTAAAAATCCTAAGAAAGAACCTGTGCTGCCAAGATTTAAAAGTGCAGTATATTAAATAAAAGGGCCTTTCGGCCCTTTTATTATTCGTCTCCATATACCCGAAGAACTTCTTTTACTGCTTGATGGCGTTCAATATCTTTGTATGCAAATTCGCAAACATCGATACGTTTTGCTTCAAAGTCTTTTAAGTGTCCGATAAAGTCTAATAATCCATTATCTTTGAGCCTATCAGCTTGTGCAAGATCACCTGTAACAACCATCTTTGAACCTGTGCCAATACGTGTTAATAGCATTTTCATTTGGTTCGGAGTGGCATTTTGCATTTCGTCTGCAATAATATATGCATCTTTAAATGTTCGACCACGCATGTATGCAAGAGGTGATATTTCAATAACCCCTTCTTGAATCATGCTTTCAATTTCGTTTGCATAGAAATATTCTCTAAAAACATCAAATATCGGTCTAGTCCACGGTGCCATTTTTTGTTCTAAAGTACCTGGTAAAAACCCAAGATCCTCGTCTGCACTGACTGCTGGTCTTGTTACGATGATTCTATCTACTTCACCATCTAAGAATTTTTTTACGGCCACCTGGCAAGCTATCATAGTTTTGCCGGTTCCTGCTGGACCAATTCCAAAGACTATGTCTTTACTCGAATCCAATAGTTGTAACACATAAGTTTCTTGACTCTTATTTCTTGGAAGTATATCAACTGTTCTAGTTTTTTTTGGAAGGAAAGTGTTAATTTTAACAACGTTATTTGAAACAACGTTGTTAGACGAAAAAGTTGCTTGCTTTTTAGCTTTAGCTCTACCCATTAAGTCCTCCTGTGAGTTCGGATAGCAGGGTGTATTCCGTTGCAGGAATATCCTTCCCTGCACACTTATTTAACCTTTGATGACGAAAGAAAAGTGCGTATATTGAATAGTAAAACAGATAAATAAGTATAGAGTAAACTAGGAATTATTATGGTAAACATTCTCGACACTTTAGACGTAATACGAAACATTGAAAGTATGTATGATAGCAATACGCTATTTAATGTACTAAAAGACTTTGAACGAGTACTCGACGAACTTGATTTGTATGTTTACAAAAATTGGGAAGATGGGGAATTAGCCGCAGGACCTTCTGTTGACAGACATTGGGTTACTGTTAAGTTTTTCTGGCCTAAAGAAAAGATGCCCGACCCAATGGGTGGGAAAAGATTATTAGATTACGATTGCAAAATAAAATACGAAAAATCTTACTTAATTAAGCCAAAAAAAGTTTTAACACAAGACGATTTTAGACCGGGTACTAAAAAAGGCAAACTTGAAAGACATCCTATCTGGATAGTAGAAATAAAAATGCCTAAAAAATTACTTTCGGATATGTATACATCGCATTTAGAAGATCTCGATTTAGAAACATCCGATGTTCAATTAAAACCAAATGTTCCAACTGAGGCACCGCCGGAACCTGGTTCGACTGGTGCTGGAGAACAACTTACACCAATTAGCGGAGAAAATCTATAATGTCTTTAAATACTGGCGATTTAGTTGACATGGTCGACAAGGTACTTGAAATCGACGCATATAAAAGCAAAATGGGTAGCGATCAAGACATTGTTGTATTAAGTTTTACAGTTTTAGAAGAGGCACCTGCTAAAGATTTGGTTAACTTTATTGAAAAGGGTTATTCGTTTGTGCTAGACGCTGCTACATCAAGTGGCGAACAAGATGACGGTATGTATAAAGTATTTGTTGAGATTGAGCGTGACAAACAAATTGCTGAACAAATAATGGAATTGATGGACGGTATAAAGAAGTTAACTAATAAAAATAATTATAGATTTAGATATTACAAATCATTTAAGTCTGTTCCGTTAACTTTAGAAAATTTACAAAAAGAAGTTCCATCCACTACAGAAGATTATACAGAAGTTGTAACAGAATCTAACATGAACAACTTTAAGAACTTTTTTAATAAAAGTTATTTAGAATCTATAGATTTAGATTCCAATGATGAATTAGTATTAAAAAAAGCCTATGCTGATCCAATTGGTTTTAAAATTAAAGATTTTGGCAATTCTCAACATGTAAACGAAAATATTTCTGAAAAAATTAACATGAACGATTATGCAGAAATTTTATTTTTAACTAAGTATATTGGTGACTATAACGTAACAAAATTTGGTAATAAAACTCTCACTTTTGAAAACAACGGTCATATGTTAGTTTTAGAAAGACTATAAGAGTTACACATAAAAAACGAAAGGGTAAAACAATAATGAGTGCTGACCAATTTAAATTTAAATTTACTAAAGAACAATTAAAAGAAATACTACACGGAAATCCAGATTCAGACAAATGGTTTGAAGCATGTGTTTCAATTTTTCCAAAATATGAAATTACAACAATCGAGCGTGTAGCAGGATTTCTAGCCCAATGTGCTCATGAATCCGGTAATTTTAAAATGTTAGAAGAAAACCTAAACTATAAAGAAGAAACTCTTCTTAAAGTTTTCCCACGTTACTTTGGACCAGGAAAGCGTAACGCAAAAGAATACGCTCGTAACCCAGAGAAGATTGCAAACTATGTTTACATGGACGAGTTCCGTACTAGCAAGATGGGTAACGTAAAAGAAGGCGACGGCTGGAGATTCCGCGGTCGTGGACTTAAGCAGTTGACTGGTCGTGAGAACTACACTAACTTTGGTAAGAGTGTTAACATGACAGCAGAACAAGCCGCAGATTATGTTGCAACAGAAAAAGGTGCTATCGAATCAGCTTGCTGGTTCTGGAATAGTAAAAAATTAAATGCTGTTGCTGATACACAAGACATTGTTAAAATGACCAAGATCATCAACGGTGGCGACATTGGTTTAGCTGATCGTAAAAGCCGTTTTGAACATGCATTAAAGGTACTTGGCGGAAATTTTACGCCATCCGCTGCCGCATCAAGCGTATCTACCGCAGCGTCAGCATCGACTTCAGAAACTTTAAAGAAAGGATCAAAAGGCCCTTCCGTAGCAAAATTGCAAGAAGCACTTGGAATTACAGCAGACGGCTCATTTGGCCCTGGAACAGAGTCAGCATTAAAGGCTTGGCAAGCAAAGAATGGGTTAACAGCGGACGGAGTAGCTGGACCAAAAACGTTAGCAAAGTTACTAAGTTAACCAATATAGGTATTCCTGGAGGTGGCAATATGTTAGGTCTAAAAGGCATGATGATTATGGGAGCAGTAATGGCAACTATGGCCGGTGGCTTTTACTTCTACTATCAAGATAGTCAAAAACGCATGGCCGTTTTACAAGCTAACAATGCTAAACTAGAAACAGCAGTTCAAATCAATGAAGAAACTATTACAACTCTGCAGGCTGATTATGCAAAAGCTAATGCAGAGTTGAATAGAATTAACAACGAGTTTCAAAAGATTAGAGAGCAAAACAAAGAGCTCTCTAATCGTTTAGCAAAGCACGATTTAGGATTATTGGGTAGTGAAAAACCTGCATTAGTAGAACGTATTATTAACGGTGCAAGTAATAAAGTAGGAAGATGCTTTGAGCTATTAAGCGGAGCAGAACTAACAGACAATGAAAGGAATGCAAAAGATGCAAAATCGTTCAATAGTGAATGTCCTTGGCTTTACGACAGCCTTGTTAACAATTAGTGCGTGTTCAGCACCACCTAGGGAAATACAAGTAAGTGCAAAACCAATTGAAAAACCTGAATTGGTTTTGCCAAAATCCGACAGACTTAGCACTAGAGAAGTAGAATGGATTGTTATTACTCCTGAGAATTTTCAAGAGATAGTTTCTAAAATTTCTGCAAAAGGTAAACCAGTTGTATTTTTTGCATTAACAGACGAAGGATACGAAGCACTTGCACTTAACCTCAGTGACTTACGAGCATTTATGCAACAACAACAAGCAATTATAGTTGCATACGAAGGTTACTACAAGGATAGCAATAGTGCATTAGAAGCTGCTAATGCAGAGATTGAAAATGTTAACAGCGAAGTAAATGCTGCCAACACAGAGCAACCAAAACGACGTATATGGCCATTTAATTAATCATGGAAGAAGATTTTATTAATAAAAAATGGAGGCCCATGATGGCATGGACTTACATGATTATTAATATTTTTGACTTTATTTTATTTCCTATATTCTGGTCAATGTTGCAAACAATACACGGCGGTATTGTAACACAACAATGGGATCCTATTACGCTAGGCGGTGGTGGGTTATTTCATGTTGCTATGGGTGCAGTACTTGGTATTGCAGCATATGGACGAACTAAAGAAAAACTTGAAGACAAACACATGTCATAATCACTTGACATTATAGATAGTCTAGCTATATACTTATAGTATGGACTATTATTCAATTTTAGGCGTTAGCAAGTCTGCAAGCCAAGAAGAAATTAAAAAAGCTTACAGAAATTTAGTTATGGAACATCACCCCGATAAGGGCGGTGACCATGCTAAGTTTTCTGCAATCAATGAAGCATACGAAACATTAAAAGATCCGGCTAAACGTGCAGAGTACGATTCGCCTACACCGCAAGGATTCGCCTATCAAAACTTTAATGGCCCAAGATTTGAAGATTTGTTCTCAGATCTATTTGGTCAATTTAGACAGCAACAAGCAAAAAACAGAGACATAAAGCTGTCAATAACACTTTCTTTAGAAGACGTATTAACCGAAAAAGATTTGATAGTTAATTACTCGTTGCTTAATGGTAAAAATACACATGCAAATATTAAAATTCATGCAGGGGTTGAAAGCGGAGAAAGTATTAGGTTTAGAGGACTCGGTGATAATACAATAAGTCATTACCCTCGAGGTGACTTGATTGTTTTTATAAAGATTAAAAATCATAATACATTTTTAAGAGACGGAAAACATTTAAAAATTACACATTCGGTTAACATTTTCGATTTAATTTTAGGAACAAAAATTGAATTGGGTGTGTTATCCGGCGGAAAAATAAGTTTATCAGTTCCAAAGGGAACACAACCCGGAACAGTTATGAGTGTTTCGGGATATGGATTGCCGTGCTATAGAACAGGTATAACTGGTAATTTATATGTTACATTGAAAGGTGTTGTTCCAAAAATTGAAGATAAGAAGTTATTAGAAAGGATTCAAGAATTAAATGATGCAATTAATAAAGGCTCCTAACTTAATGTTAGAGGCTCCTGTTAAAAAGTTTGATTACGAATTAATGCATCCAGCACCGCTTGCACTCGACATGATAGACATCATGAATAAAGAAAGTGGGCTTGGGTTAAGTGCAAATCAAGTAGGATTGAACGCACAAATCTTTGTTATGAAAACTATATTAAATAAAACCCACGGCAATCCGTTGGTAGTTATTAACCCTATAATTACAGGTTTGAGCAAAGAGATAGAAGAAGGTATAGAAGGCTGCTTGAGCCATCCTGATTTATTCTTGAAGGTTAGGAGACCTATATCCTGTACAGTTGAATTTGACACCTTGACAAATGACCTTAAAAGTGTTATACATGTAGATACAAAGTTCGATGACATAGATGCCCGCATATTCTTACACGAATATGATCATTTGCACGGCATTCAGTTTACTAACCGAGTCAGTAAATTGAAACTAACAATGGCAGAAAAACGTCGATTAAAAAGGAAAAAGAATGGTTGAGCCAACTAAACACTTACAATTAGTTTTTGATAAAGCTAACAATGATGCAAAAAAGTTGCAACACGAGTATATTACACTTGAGCATCTTTTGTACGCAATGCTATGTGATGAAAATTTTGAAGGCATTATTACTGGGTACGGTGCAGACCCAGTTCTAATGAAGAAAAATTTAGAAAATTATCTTAAAACTAAGTTAGAAGAAATTAAAGTTACTGATACTAAGTATAAGCCTAAAAAAACTAGTACAGTTGAAAGAGTGCTTAGTCGTGCGTTTGCACAGGTACTTTTCCAAGGAAGAAATCAAATTGACATCTCTGATGTTTTTATAAGCATCTTGAGTGAAAAAAGATCACATGCATACTTTATCACTCAGCAAGCTGGCATTGACAAAGATAAATTTGTCATGCACATTAACACAGATGTCGAAGAGTACAGCGAAGCTACTCAAGAAGTATTTGAAAATCAAGGTATTGCAAGTAAAGCACTAAAAACATTTACTACTGATTTGAATGCTAATGTTAAGGCAAATAAGATTGATCCGGTGATTGGTCGAGATGAAGAAATTGAACAAGTTGCATTGGCTCTCGGTCGTCGTACAAAATCTAACGTGCTAATGGTCGGCGATCCGGGTGTTGGTAAAACTGCAATTGCAGAAGGTCTTGCATGGCGTATTGTTAACAAGCAAGTGCCTAAGTTCTTAGAAGACTATACTGTGTACTCGTTGGACATTGGAAGTATGCTTGCTGGTTCCAAGTATCGCGGAGACTTTGAAGAACGATTTAAACTTGTGTTGCAAGGCTTAACTACAAAAGGCAACACCATTATGTTTATCGACGAAGCACACATGATTTCAGGTGCCGGTGCCGGTAGCGGAAACAGTGCAAACGATCTTGCTAATATGCTAAAACCTGCACTGTCAAAAGGAAATATTAAAGTAGTTGCATCTACTACTTGGGAAGAATATCGCAAGTATTTCGAAAAAGATCGTGCTCTTATGCGTCGTTTCCAACGTGTAAGTGTTGACGAACCTACGTCCGAGATGGCAATTGATATTCTTAAAGGAGTTAGAAAATACTACGAAGAGTATCACAAGGTCGAAATTACTGACGCAGCAATTGAAGAAGCTGTTAAGTTATCAGTAAAATATCAAGCTGACAAAAAGCTTCCTGATAAAGCGATTGATCTTATCGACGTTGCATGTTCTAGATTTAAAGTTCTAGAACAAGAAGATAATAAAGTAGTTGACGTCAAGAATATTCAATTTGAATTGGCAAAGTTAATTAAGATTCCTGAAGAACAAGTTGCTGAAAAAGAAACTGAAAATCTTGCTCACCTCGAGTCTAATCTTAAAGGAAGTGTATACGGACAAGATTCTGCAATCGAAACTATTGTCGACAAGATTTTAGTAGCACAAGCCGGTCTTAAATCAGAAAACAAACCTATTGGGTCGTTTGTGTTTATGGGTCCAACTGGTACAGGTAAGACTGAAACAGCCAAACAACTTGCAAAACATCTCGGAGTAAATCTTGTTAGATTTGACATGAGTGAATACCAAGAAAAGCATTCGGTTGCAAAGTTTATCGGTGCACCTCCGGGTTATGTAGGGTTTGAAGACAACGCCGGACAACTTATAGTTAAGCTACAGGAGAATCCAAATTGCGTTCTTTTGCTTGACGAAATTGAAAAAGCACATCCAGAAGTTAGTGCAGTTTTGTTGCAACTAATGGATAACGGTAAAGTCACTGGCTCAAACGGCAAAGAAGCAGATGCGAGAAATTGCATACTTATCTTAACTACTAACTTAGGTGCTAAAGAAGCAGAGAAGAACAGTATCGGATTTGGAGACAGCTTAGAAAGAGATTACGAAGACGGTGAATTAAAGAAATACTTTGCACCAGAATTCCGTAATAGACTTGACGCTATTATTACATTTAGCAAGCTTGGTAAACCGGTAATGCTCAAGATTGTAGGGAAGTTCTTGTCTGAACTTAGAGATCAGGTTGCTGGAAAAGAAATTAAGATTTCAGTTACCGACGAAGCTCTTGACTATCTTGTTGACAAAGGTTTTGATACTAAGATGGGAGCTAGACCGTTGCAACGTGTTATTGACAAAGATATTAAACGTCCACTATCGAGACTTATGTTGTTCGGAGAGTTAAAGAACGGCGGCAAAGTTAACATCAATTTAAAAAATAATGAGATAACCCTTGAAGTATTTGCAAATGAAGAATCAAAAATTGCACGAAACTAAAAAACTGCATTACGGAAAATATTTGTACAAGATTAGTATCGAAAATCCTCTGACATATATTTTCCGTACACAGAATCAACGTAGTGGTAAACTCGGCTATGCTAGAACTAAACTAGAAGAGTTTGTCACTAACAAAAAGCCGAAGTCTTTTGTATTAAATACACGATACAGAAAAACAGTAGTCGAGCCCGAACACATCAAAGATGCACAATCGATTTATAATATACTCAGAATCGAGGAAGATTATATAATAAGATGTGAGCACAAGAAGTTACTCATTTATAGCAATTCTGTAGACTTAATCGACAAAATTTCTAATAAAGTAGTAGGTGAAGTCGAAACCTGGAAGCCAGATGATAAAGCATTATCTACTTTAACAGAACAAAAAAACGTTATTATAAGTAACAAACCTACCGACTATCCTTACAAAGTTACGTTTGGTAACAAACCTGCAAAGCCTGAATTAGCTGCGTGGATTGCAAAAAATACCGATAAAGTATTAGCCGGACCTATCTTGATGAAAAATCTCCAATACGGCCTTCGGTGGATACAAGGACAGTACATATTTGCTAGAGACGAAAACATTATTATGTTATTACAAATGATTGTTGGTGATAACATAGCAAGAATTGATAAAATAATCTATAAGGCTAATATAGATAAATAGTTATATGTCAGTAACTAGCGAAATTATTTTATCAGTGCAAACTCATCCTGTCGGTAACAGTGAAGAATCTGTTACCGGCAATTCCTTTAAAGGCGACGGATATTACAATAGATCCGACGGATTTCATACTGTGCAGTACAGTGTTATTGGATTTGTTGGTACTATCAAGATGCAAGCCACACTGTCTACTAGTCCAGCCGAAGGCGATTGGTTCACAGTATCTGATTCAGTTCATACAAGTGCTAACACTAATGCAACTGAAAGTAATGGTTCATTTATTAAAAATTTTACAGGTAACTATGTGTGGGTTAGAGCAGTCATATCCGGTTGGACTGCTGGCACTGTTTCGTCGATATTGTTAAATCACTAAGGAAGTATTATGAAAAATTTTATAAGTATAATTTGGGAAGAAGGCAACGTAAATAAAGACAAGCTAGTCGAATCTGTAATTAATACTAACAATCTTCCACTAAATGAGAGTAATGTAAAATACATATCCGGCAAAACCGAACAGGGTGCTAACTTATTACGTATAGCTATTACTAAAAATTTATCAGAAAGCGAATGCGATATACTTGCAGATAAAATTGCAGATAAAGTATTTGAAATGGGCCTAGATGACTTCGATCTCGAATTTACTACTGAAGATGAAGTAGTGGATGAAGAAACCTACGATGGCGATGAATTCTACGAAGCATACGGAGTTATGTGGTTCAACGAAGACGAAATATTAGACGAAGCAGAATATCAAGGACGCAAAGTACCGCTAGGAAAACCTATGCGTGGTGACGTTAAAAAATTTAAAGTGTATGTAAGAAACCCAAGTGGCAACGTAGTTAAAGTAAACTTCGGCGATCCTAACATGAAAATTAAAAAGTCTAACCCAGCAAGACGCAGAAGTTTCCGTGCAAGACACAATTGTGATAATCCTGGACCTAGAACTAAGGCAAGATATTGGAGTTGCAGGGCTTGGTGATGCATTACAATACTTTACATTGGAAAAAAAGCATGGGTAAGCACATTAGTAGAGGAAAACATAAAAACTTCCTAGTCGAACAACTAAGTACATATAAGGATTTGACATAATGGTAAAAATAGTCGAATTTACCGATCTTGCATTAAATGCACACACCAATGAACCTAATGGAGCACTTCCTTGGGATGTAGTAGAAGATTTGGTTGTGTATATGCGTAACGAGCCAAACTTTTACAGACAAAAGTTATACCCTACAATGTTAGAAGTTCAAAAAACTGTTAAAAAAGGCGGCAAGTTTAATAAAAGAAAAATGATACCTCTTGTAGACGAAGCTGTTTTGTCGTATATTAAAAAGTATAACATCAAAAAAACACCAGAAGAATTGCTATCAGATTCTGAAAAAATGGATTGCATTTCTAAAATTTTAGAAGACGAAGTAGAAAACTTTAAAAAAGGATCTTATTAATGCAACTAAGAGAACTGTTTAATCAAAATAAGACAACAGCAGTTCTTGCATTTGGAAGAATGAATCCAATTACTATTGGACATCGCAAATTAGCTGAAACAATAAAAAGTATACCCGGCGACGGTTATATTTTTCTTTCTCATAAACAAAATTCTAAAACCGATCCTTTAAGTTTTGAAACAAAACTTAAGTTTGCAAAAGAATACTTTCCAGGGATAACTGTTGGTGATTCGTCGGTAAGAACTATTATCGAAGCTATTAAAAAAGTAAATTCACTAGGTTACACAAAACTGGTTTATGTAGCAGGTTCGGACAGAGTTAACGAATTTACACAACTACTAAATGCATATAACAATAAAGAATACTTCTTCGAGAGTATTGAAATAGTTAATGCAGGAGCACGAGATCCTGACGCCGAAGGTGTCGAAGGCATTAGTGCAAGCAAACTTAGAGAAGCTGCTATAAAAAATGATGTTAAAACATTTCTAGCAGGAACTCCTAACAACAAGTTTTCTTTAGAAATGTTTGAAGCTGTTCGTAAAAATATGACCGATGTTACGTCCGAGCCCAAGCATAGCAATGTAAAAAAAAATGATTTAATACCAGCATTGGAAAAATTTCTTCCAATTGCTATGGAAGTATTAAACATTGAAAAACTTCCAAAAATTAAACTAGAAAAACATATAGAAACAAAAGATCAGCCATCATTTGGCAGATTTGTAAATGACAAAGTTGTTATCCACCTAGGAATTCAAAATCGTCATCCTATAGATATTCTAAGAACATTGGCTCATGAACTTGTACATTTTAAACAATTACTAGATGGAAAACTAGACAAAAATAGTGGCATGACAGGAAGCCCTGAAGAAAACGAAGCACACATTAAAGCAGGCATCGTTATGCGTCTGTTTGACAAAAAATATCCAGAATATTTTAAAGAACCAGCAGTTAATTTTTCAGAATCAAAAGTAATGTATGTCGAACCGCAGTTCGACGTAGAATGGGATGAGGCAAAAAGATATCCCGAATTTGCTAAGTTAGGATTCGAAGGATGGCTCAACCTTGTTAAAAAAGGCAAAGCTGTAACTATTAAATCGGCAAAGGGTATAAACAACACCGATGCTAATGAGCCTGATAGTTTTAAATCTTTAGATCAAAACAAACAAAAACGAGCAATGTCGCAAATACAAAGCGGCAAAGTAGAAATGCCAATAATAGCAGTTTACCCAGATGGTTGGAAAGAGCTTATTGGCGGAAATACTCGTTTAACAGGGATGTTAGCAACACAAAGCAAAGCAACTGTTTGGGTCTTTAAAGTTCCTAATGAAATTCTAGATGAAAACTTTGCAGATGGTAAAGTAAAAGGTAAAAGCAGACCAGGACGTGTAAAACGTGCAGGTGCTAGTTGCAACGGTAGTGTTACAGCACTACGTAAAAGAGCAAAAAACAGTTCAGGTGAAAAAGCGAGGATGTATCATTGGTGTGCAAACATGAAGAGTGGACGCAAGAAGAACTAGAGCATTATGTTCGTGTTTTAAAAGAACACGAACTACGTAGGGCAAGTACCGACGAGAGGAACAAGTATTGGTATGAATATAGAAGATCTAAAGAGATTAGCAGGAATAACAGAATTTAAAGGTTATACACCTTACGAAGGTTCTAACATTTCTGTAACCGGGACTGAAAAGCGTCGTATAGAACGAGAAAAAAACATTAAACCTGGAGACAAAGAATGGTTTGAATTGTGGTTTAATCTTCCATACATGACAGGTTCGCTAAATACAAAGCCGGGCTTTAGAGGACGAAAGAAAAAATGAGATTCAAAGATATTATTTCCGAAGCATCCAAGCCAAAAGATTATGGAATTCCAGCTGCTATAGATCCTGATGTTGAACGATCAATTCCGGGAACTTTTGTTATACCCGAATTAAGAAACACAGATCCCTACATGCAATATCGTATGGGATTAGCACTTGCAGTTGCACAAGCAACTAAAAGCAGAGAAGTTAAGTTTGATCAAGAAACAGCTTGGGCTGAAAATTTTATTACTACTGCATATGCCGAAGAAGAACAAGAAACTATTAAACTAGCAGCAAAGTTAATGGGAGTTAGTACAAGGCAAGTTACCAGTACTAAAAGTCAAGAGATCGACAGCGTTAACAAAACAAGTCCAGTTGCTAAACCAAAACGCAACAAATACGGAGTTTAACATGAAAGTAAGAGAAATTGTAAGCGAAGCTGCTGGAAGCAAATTATCAAAAAGAGAACAAGAAGCAACTGTAGGATTGCATACATACGACGATGGCCCAAATCTTGGAGCATTCGGCAGTGACTACGGACAATACAGATTAATGATGGCTCTTGCTTGTTCCGACGGAAAGACTCCGCCTGATATAGATGCATTAAGCTGGATCGGGAAGAAGAAAACTGCACACCCTTATACCGATGTTGAAGCAGAAATGCTTAAGCAAGGTTATAAAGTAATCGGTCTAAAATACGACGACTTAAATAAAGGTGATACAAAAAGCAAAGAGCTTGATAGCACAAACAAAACAAGTCCAGTTGCTAAACCAAAACGCAACAAGTATGGTGTATAATGAAAATTGAAGACCTATTCGAAGAAAAAGGAACAAAAGCTGAAGCAGGTTATCAGCCCGATCCTAAGAATGGTCAAAAATGTATTAATTGTACAATGTGGAGAGATCCAAACAAGTGTACAGCAGTTGCAGGTAATATTAGTCCAAACGGTTGGTGCAAATGGTATGCCGGCGGTGCTTACGGTAAGCGTGGCAAAAAAATCGACGAAGACGGACGTATTGTGAAAGGTGTTAACACTACTATTGACGTAGGTCCGGACGAAATTAAAAAGCAAAGTGCAAAGTTTGGAAACTCAGTAACAAAAGATGGATTACCTCCATTTTTAAGAACAAACGGTAAGGTAAACGAAGAAGCCAAGTATACTTTGCGTGAATGGGCAGCAATTCAAGGTGGACATACTTTAGAAGATGAACCAATAAAACCTAAGTTATTTGATTGGAATAAATATTAATATGCTAATTCGCGAGTTACAAGATACAAAAGTTTTTTCAATATTTGTTGCAACTGTACAAGTTAAACAAAACTTTTATAGTCAATGGATCCCTGTGCAGGTGTCGGCCCGTAACATGCAAGAAGCAAAACAGCAGATTCTAGCCCAATATGGAAAAGATTCAAAAATTAGCGGATTAAAAAAAGCAAAATGAAAATTGTAGAGATAACTGAAAAAGCTTTATTAAAAACTCCATTGGGTAGAGAAAAAATAAAAGCAGACCAAGCTAGAGGAAATGATCCTTGGCCTAAAAAAAGTAAGCCTACACTTGGCCCTACACAAAAACATCCACTGCGTGGAAAATTAGTTGGAGGCGGCTTATAATGAAAATACTTGAAATAATTGAGTCTGCATCAGCAGGAGCCACTGGTGCAAGTGGAATAGCAACTGTTGTTAATCCATCTAAAAAATCTAAAAAGTCTAAAACATGGAAACCTACTGATAATGCATTAGACATGAAAAATACAAGTTTGTTTGGCACAACTCTAATAAAACGATAAATATAATAAATATTCCGGAGATTACAATGAGAAATAAAAAGATTAGCGAAGGACTATCAGAGTTAGCAGACACAACAGATCGTGATCATGAAATTCAGATGGCTCGTGCAGAATTATATAAAATTGCAGATTATGCTATCCAACTACATAATCTATTAAGAAATATTTCAGAAGAAGAAGGTCTAGAAGCCTGGCAACAATCAAAAATAACAAAAGCAGCCGATTATGTTGGCTCTGTATTCCATGCACTATCATACGATAAGAAAGTTCAACCTTCAGTCGGATCACCTACACCGCCAATGGCATCAAGTCCTGCACAGCTAGGAATGTCAGAATCCGATATCAAAAACTATAAGTCGTTGCTTGAAAAAGCAAAGTCAAGAGCACAACAAAAGTTTATGGGCATGGTTTATGCTGCAAAGAAAGGCGAAAAGCCTGCTAGTCCAGAAGTTGCTAAAGTTGCAAAAGGCATGAGTAAGAGTGATGCAAAAGACTTTGCAAAAACAAAGCACAAAGGTAAACCAGAGCACGTCAAGAAATAATGGAATATGCCGAGAATCTAGTTTGGAAAAATATTGATCCGGACCATATGTGGATTCTTGATAAGCTAATACTGTCTAAAAAATTAAATTATACTAGTGGCCCGGTTGGTTTAGACGTACCAAAGCCGGGCCACTATATTGTTAGACCCTGTGTCAATATGCAAGGCTTAGGGTTAGGAGCACAACGAGTTTGGCTTGAAAAATCTACAAAGCATTTGCCTGTGGGATACTTTTGGTGTGAGTGGTTCGAAGGCAGACACTTGAGTATAGACTATCATCATGGTAAACAGGTTTTAGCAGTCGAAGGGCATAAACCTGATAACACATTTACACGATGGGATAGTTGGATTAAAGTTTCTGATAGACTAAAGATGCCCGATGTAATAAAACCTTTTGCTGAAATATACGAATGGATTAACATAGAGTATATCGGAAAGAAATGTATAGAAGTACATTTTAGACACAATCAAGATTTTGAAAATAATATAACACATTTTATTCCTGTGTGGGAGGGCGACAGTACTGAGCCACCAGAAGGCTATTCTTACAAAGTGTATCCGGATGTACACGGAAGAATAGGTGCGTTTGTAAAATAAAAATTGACTTTTTTGGTATCTTGTATTACATTTACATAAAGGAGTACACAATGAGTGATAGAGTTTACGGACCAGAAGAAAAAGCTAAATTAGAAAGACTAGTAAAAGAAGGCGTTAGTGTTATGCAAGAAGTTGACGACCTTACTAGTAGTCTTAAAGACACAATTAAAAGTGTTGCAGAAGAATTAAATATAAAACCTACAATTATTAACAAAGCAATCAAAGTTGCAATGAAGCGTGATTGGAATAAACATCAAGACGCATTCGAGGATCTAGAAACCCTTGTTTCTACCTTGGGCTACGACAAAGATGCTTGAACCGATAATACATAAAGATATTTTAGGAAATGAAATTAAACTAGGGGATACTGTTGTATACCCTAGTCATAACTCTTTAAAAATAGCAGTTGTAAAAAAAATTAATCCTAAAATGATAAATGTTGTAGCAGTAGGACGTAGCTGGCCTGACAGAAAGTATTCCACTGATCTGTTGGTTGTTAACGATCCTAAAATTACAATATACATTTTAAAAAATACTAAGTAATCTATAGAGTCGCTCACTTAAGAGCATGTAGATGGTAAGTTGGCCAAGAAACAACAAAGGAGTAATAAGTGCCGTACGTTGACGCAATGTTCGATAGAGATAATGATATTATCCGATTAGTCGAACGAAAAGATGGTAAAAGAATTTATCAAGAATATCCAGTAAAATATACTTTCTATTACGGTGATCCTAAAGGCAAATATAAAAGCGTTTATGGTGATCCGCTTAGTAGAATAGTCTGCAAGAATACTAAAGACTATAGAAAAGAACTTGCAATTAACAAAAATAAAACACTATTCGAGTCTGACATTAATCCTATTTTTCAATGCTTAAGTGAAAATTATGAAAATCAAGATGCACCAAAGTTAAACGTTGCATTTTTTGACATCGAGACCGACTTTGATCCTGAGAGAGGATTCGCTCCAACAAACGATCCCTTCATGCCAATTACGGCAATTACAGTTCATTTGCAATGGTTAGATGCATTAATTACGCTGGCTGTTCCTCCAAAAACTCTCACAATGGAACAAGCTAAAGAACTTTGCGTTGAATGGGGTGACTCATGTATACTGTTCGAAAAAGAAGCAGACATGCTTGATACATTTCTTGACTTAATACAAGACGCTGACATTTTAAGCGGTTGGAACTCAGAAGGGTATGACGTTCCTTATACTGTAAATAGAGTAGCTCGTGTACTAAGTAAGAACGACACTAGAAGATTCTGTTTGTGGGATCAACATCCCAAAAAACGAGAATACGAAAAATATGGAAAAACTTCTGAGACATATGATTTTGTAGGCCGTGTGCATATTGACTCGCTAGAGCTTTATAGAAAATACACATACGAAGAACGTCATAGCTATAGACTTGACGCGATCGGCGAAATGGAGATCGGCGAAAACAAAACTGTTTACGAAGGTACGCTAGATCAACTGTATAACAACGACTTTAGAACTTTTATTGAATACAACAGACAAGACGTTGCACTACTCGACAAACTAGATAAAAAACTTCGTTTTATTGATCTAGCAAATGAAATTGCACATGATAATACAGTTCTATTGCAAACTATTATGGGTGCCGTAGCTGTTACTGAACAAGCTATTATTAACGAAGCACACAGACGAGGTATGCAAGTTCCTAACAGACGTGATCACGGCGGTAACACTCAAGCTGCCGGTGCGTATGTTGCATATCCTAAAAAAGGGTTGCATCAGTGGATTGGTTCTATGGACTTAAACAGTTTGTATCCATCTGTTATTAGAGCGTTGAACATGGCGCCAGAAAGTATCGTTGGGCAATTAAGACCTGAATATACAGATCAATATATCTACGAACAAATGACGTTGCATAAAAAGAGTTTTGCGGCAGCATGGGAAGGCCTATTTGGTACTTTTGAATATATGTGGGTTATGGAACAGCGTAGAGATAAAACAATTACAATCGACTGGGAAGACGGAAGATCGGATGTTTTAAGCGGTGCTGAAATTTATAAATTAATGTTTGACAGCAACATGCCGTGGATGATTAGTGCCAATGGCACTATATTTACACACGAGTTTGAATCTGTTATTCCTGGATTGTTAGCTCGCTGGTATAAAGAACGTAAAGAACTACAAGCAATGCTTAAAAAAGCAAAGGATGCAGGAAACGAAACAGAAATTTCGTTCTGGGATAAGCGACAGCTAGTTAAGAAAATTAACCTTAATAGTTTATATGGTGCTATTCTAAATCCAGGTTGCAGATTCTTTGATAAAAGAATAGGTCAGTCAACTACACTCACCGGTAGACAGATTGCAAAACACATGGCTGGAAAAGTAAATGAAATAGTTACTGGCGATTATAACCATGTTGGACAAGCTGTAATCTACGGTGATACAGACTCTGTATATTTTAGTGCGTATCCAACACTTAAAAACGAGATCAATGCAGGAAAAATACCGTGGAGTAAAGAAAACGTTGTTACATTGTATGATCAGATTGCCAACGAAGTAAACAAAACATTTAGTGATTTTATGGGAAGTGCATTCCATTGCCCAAAAACTCGTGCCGAAGTTATTAAAGCAGGTCGCGAAATTGTAGGCGAAACTGGATTGTTTATTACTAAGAAACGCTATGCTGTTCTAGTGTATGACGAAGAAGGCAAGCGTAAAGATATCGACGGTAAGCCAGGTAAAATAAAAGCAATGGGTCTTGATCTTAAACGCTCCGATACGCCAGTATTCATGCAAGACTTTTTGTATGATCTTTTAACTATGGTATTGCTACAAGAACCTGAAAAAGCAATTCTCGATAGTATTACAAAATTTAGAAGAGACTTTAAATCTAGACCTGGTTACGAAAAAGGTTCTCCTAAACGTGCTAATAACATTCAAGCATATCAACGAGAAGAAGCAAAACTCGGAAGAGCTAACATGCCTGGACATGTTAGGGCAAGTATTAACTGGAATACATTAAAACGCATGAACGGTGATCGATATTCACAAGAGATTGTTGACGGTATGAAAGTTATTGTTTGCAAGGTAAAACAAAATCCTCTAGGATTTACCAGTGTCGCATATCCAACTGACGAACTGCGTTTACCTCAGTGGTTTAAAGAATTGCCGTTTGATGATAGTGCAATGGAAGAAGTTATCATTGATAACAAGCTTGATAACCTAATCGGAGTTCTAGATTACGATTTGCAGTCAACAAAGCAAAACACAACTTTTAATTCTTTATTTGAATGGGAATAATATGAAAGTAGGTATAGTATTTTCAACATTTGATCTTCTTCATGCCGGGCATATAGGAATGCTGCGTGAAGCAAAACAACATTGCGATTATCTTATTGTAGGATTACAAACAGATCCTACAATAGATAGGCCTACTACAAAAAATAAACCTGTGCAAACATTGGTAGAACGTTATGCACAATTAAATGCTGTTAAGTTTGTTGATGAAATTGTTCCATATCAAACCGAAGAAGACGTGATTGATATATTAGAACTTTTTGAAATTGATATAAGATTTTTAGGTGAAGAGTATCGAGAACAAGACTTTACAGGTAAAGACGTATGTCGAAAGCGTGGTATCGAACTACACTTTAATAAACGAGATCATAGATTCAGCAGTAGTGGTTTGCGTCGCAGAGTAGCAGAGGCAGAAAAAGATGCACGACAAGGATCTTGAGATTTACAACTTAATAGCACGTCTAGAAGAAAAGATTAACAATTTAATCAACTCTACTGAAAGACAAGAGCAAGAATTAACTTTGCTTAGAAATGAATTCGAACTTGTTAAAAACGAAGGTTGTTGGCTTTCTAAACAAAATCCAGATCATGTACACGGAGATTTTAAACATGAATAAATTTATCTTTGATGTTGATGGAACATTAACTCCTAGCAGAATGCCAATTGACAAAAACTTTGCTGAATACTTTATATCTTTTTGCAATGATAATTCTGTTTATCTAGTTACCGGTTCTGACTATGCTAAAACTCTTGAACAATTAGGAGAAGACATTTGTCTTTCTGTAAAAAAAGTATACAATTGTTCCGGAAACGAAGTACGAGAAAAAGAAACATTGGTTAAATCAAGCGATTGGTCTTTATCCAAAAATGCAAAAGAATGGCTGTTAAATCAACTGTCTCAAAGTTCTTTTCCTTTAAGAACTGGCAATCATATTGAAGAACGTACCGGAACTGTGAATTTTAGCGTTGTTGGTAGAAATGCAACTTTAAAAGAAAGAATGATGTATGTTCAATACGACCGTATGACTAATGAACGAGAATTGATTGCAACAGATTTTAATCTTACATTTGACACATTGGATGCAAAGGTCGGTGGTGAAACAGGAATCGATATCTTTTTAAAAGGACACGACAAACGTCAGATTATTAAAGATTTTAGTAAGCAACATAAACTTATCTTTTTTGGAGATAGGATGGATATTAAAGGAAATGATTATCCTTTAAAGAATGAAATTGAAACTAATAACCGAGGTATTTGTTATAACGTTAAAGATTGGCAAGATACTTACGAACGGTTAATGTATTTGCAGGAGGCCAAGATAGCAGCATGATAGTAATTGCAGGATTTGGATTTGTTGGCAAAGCGTATTACAACGCTTTTAAATCATATAGAAGCATCGAAATTGTAGACCCTAAGTATAACAACAATAAAATAAAAGACATGGAAAAACTTAGAGGCGTAATAGTTTGTGTATCAACGCCGCAAGGAGACGACGGAAGTTGTTATATGGATAATGTTTACAATGTTGTCTCTGACGTTCCTGAACATGTTCCTATAATGATAAAAAGTACAATTAGTTTAGAGGGATGGGATCAACTAGCAGAAAAATTTCCCAATCATCAAATAACATTTAGCCCAGAGTTTTTACGAGCAGCAACAGCCGATGCTGATGTAAAGAATACAACTCATGTCTTTTTAGCAGGAGGAAATACTGATTACTGGAGAGACTTTTATAGTTTTGCCTTTCCTGAAGCTAAAATTACAATATGTTTGCCACAAGAAGCAATTGCAATTAAATATTTTAGGAATTCATTTTTAGCAACAAAGTGTAGTTTCTTTAATGAAGTATACGATTTTTGTCAAGCTATTGGGCTAGATTACAACAACGTTCGCTACGGTATTGCAGCAGATTCTAGAATAGGCGATAGTCATACATTTATTGAACCACTTGCACGTGGTTGGGGCGGATATTGTTTTCCTAAAGACACTTCTGCTCTTCTAAAAATGGCAGAGAATAATAACGTAAATCTAAATACACTTGATGCGGCAGTTAAATCTAATGATATAATTAGAAAAAAATAATTGACTTTTAGGCAATATAATATAAAATAAAACAAATTGGAGAAAAATATGAAAGACATTTTACAAGACATCGTTTCGCACACATATAGCTTAGGCTTTATTACTACACTTAAAGTTACAGCAGATAATAACACATCAATTGATAGTATGGCAGATGACAGATCTGTTATCATAACCGGAGTTACACACAAACCGGTTGCAGAATTTACTGGTGTTTTTGGTATGCCAGATCTCGGCAAACTTGCATATCACTTAAAGAATCCTGAATACAAAGAAAAAGCCAAGATCGACGTTAAACAAGAAGATCGTAATGGCGAACTTATTCCAACACACATTCATTTTGAGAATTCTGCAGGAGACTTTCAAAACGATTACAGATTTATGAATCGTGCAGTTATTGAAGAAAAACTTAAATCAGTTAAGTTTAAGGGAAATAGCTGGGATGTTGAGATAGAGCCATCTATGGCATCAATATCAAGAATGAAATTAATGGCCGGTGCCCATTCAGAAGAACTTGTTTTTTATGTTAAAACAGAAAATGGAGATCTTAATTTTTACTTCGGTGATGCAAGTACACACGCTGGTAAGTTTACATTCCAACATGGAATTACAGGAAAACTTACACATAGCTGGGCGTGGCCTGTTTCGCAAACTATTGCAATTTTAAATCTCGACGGCGACAAAAAGCTATCAATTACTGACCAAGGTGCTATGAAAATTACAGTTGATAGCGGTATGGCTAAGTACGATTATATACTTCCGGCACAACAAAAATAAGGAGTTAGCTATGGATCAGTTTGATATTACTGAATTTGCTAAAATGTTTGACGCAGCACTTGCGTCAGACAACCCAGCAGTTAAAAAAGCACTGCGTAACTTTATGATGGTAGCTGCCATTGTTCATGCTCAAGAATTAAATGAAGATGAACGACTAATGGGTCCATTCGAGGCATTGCTTAAAAAAGTACAATCTCTTGAGAGCATGGTGCGAGAATTACAAAACAATCGTACATACAAAGACCAATATAAAGATTATTATAATTCCAATCCAACTTGGGTATATCAACCTACCACAAGCATAAGCACTACTAGCGGTACTTCCAGTGACGCTAAAACTTGGAAAGGTACGTACAACGGCCAACCAATCGACCCTTCTGAGATCTATGAGTTATTGAAAGATTTAAAATTTAAATGAAAACAAATCTAACAGAAACACAAAACGACTACGCTGTATTCTTGCCTAGTATCAGCGGCTTTTACGCTACATTCGTAGGCAAACAACGTTATGGAGAATATGTAGATCCGACTCGTGTTCCTGAAGGCATTGGTGAAGTAGAAGCATTAAACTTTTTAAACCCAAGCAAAGGAGCCTTCCATTATAAGTGGGCTCTTTATAGTGCTGGACATGCGGAACTTGATACTGCTAAATTTAGTGAAAAAGAAGATATGCTACGCAACCGTGATAGAAACAACAGTTGGTTGCTAGGAGACTCGGGCGGGTTCCAGATTGCTAAAGGACTTTGGGAGGGCGACTGGACTGATCCAAACTGCCCTAAAGCACAAAAGAAACGTGAATTAGTTGTAAACTGGATGGAAGCATACATGGACTATGGCATGATGCTGGATATTCCAACTTGGACTTTCCAAGATAAGAAAGCTGCAAAAGCAGCCAATATTCACAGTTATCAAGATGCAGTTGATGCTACTCACATTAACGCAAGATATTACATGGCTAATCGTCGTGGTAACTTTAAAGTGCTGAACGTATTGCAAGGCAGCAATCATGCAGATGCCGACAACTGGTATAACGAATTTAAAGATTATTGTGATCCTAAAAAATATCCAGAAACACATTTTAATGGGTGGGCTATGGGTGGCCAGAACATGTGTGATGTACATTTAATTTTACGTCGACTTGTACACATGATACACGATGGGTTGCTTGAGACTGGCGTTCACGATGTTATGCACTTCTTAGGCACTAGCAAATTAGAATGGGCAGTACTGCTTACTGACATTCAACGTGCTGTTAGAAAATATCACAATCCTAACTTTATGATTACATACGACTGTGCAAGTCCATTCCTTGCTACTGCAAACGGACAGGTGTATCACAGCATTAGAATCGAAGATCGAGGCAAGTGGAGTTATATGATGAGTCCAAGTGCAGACGACAAGAAATATGCTACTGATACAAGACCTTTTAAAGATGCCGTTGAACAAGATGGTATATTAGAAGCATTTGAGGATTCGCCTATAAGCAAGCATCTACAAATCAAAGATGTTTGTATCTATAAACCAGGAGACCTAAATAAAGTAGGCAACGAAGGCAGAACCAGCTGGGATAGCTTTAGCTATGCACTGCAAATGGGACACAATGTTTGGATGCATATCGAAAGTACGCAACGTGCAAATGAAAAATACGATGAAGGATTATTTCCTTACATGTTAATAAATGAAAAGTTTGAAAGAACTACATTTAAAGATCTTGTAGATGAAATTTTTAGTCTAAAAGATAGAGCCAAGAGTCTTAAATTAATTGACGACAATAGTAGATTTTGGATGCAGGTGATAGGAACTAGACTTAACGTTGGTAAAAAAGCTGTCAATGCTCTTACAAATTATCAAAAATTAACTGAAGAGTCACACACAGAAATTACTAGCGAAATGCTCAGCGAAGAAGAATTAGCTCGTTGGGAGAAGAAAAAAATCAAAACAAAGTCGTATATGCCAAATGATCTATGGGAGAATAGTTAAATGAGTAATTATGAAGATGAAAACGACAAGTTAAAAGCCCATCTAGAAGAACTAAAAAGAAAACACAAAGATTTAGATACTTACATTAAATCAGAATTTAATAATCAAAATTTAATTCCAGAAGTATATAAATTAAAAACACAAAAGCTATGGCTCAAAGATGAGATACACAGAATTGAAAACAAGTTATTAAATTCCGGTAATATTGTAAATGGTACTGTCTGAAAAAAGTTTAAAATTAGAAGCATTAGAAATTGCTTTAAAAGATTTAGATCGTATAATAGAAGCATTAAAATCTCAAGAATATCCGCAAGAACAGATAAACGAATACGTTAAGAAACGCTGGGCTGTTTGGAATGAAATATATCAGGTAAGAAAATTATGAAAAGAATTTATGAACAGGGAATAGAAGAACAAATACAATACTTTTTTGGTACTGAAGTAGAACACACTCCTGCATTTGGTAAAAAGACTTTGTTTGTAGTAGGAATAAAAGATCCAGACGAAGTCACAGCAATTGCAAATTCAAATAGCGTTGATCATATCTATCTAGGTGCAAATCAAAGTTTTTCTATAACAGGTGAGCATGGTACTAACGAAGAAATAGAAGGATGGGAGAAACTAGCTATTAGCCTTTTAAAACAAGGATTTTGGGTTACGTTAGATTTTGATATACGTTATGTTGAATGGATATTAGAATCTGGCTTTACAGAATACAATCGTTTCATTCCAATGATATCTGCAAAGTTGCCTTATATTTCGCAACTTGGTTACAATGCATGTCTAAAATTAGACGATAAAGATTTTGATGCAACAAATCCCGGTGTATGGACACACAGAGTACACGATTTGTTAGATAAAGATGTATTTACGGATTGGTCTAAGTATACAACTGATACTATTATTAGTTGACAAATGTATACGAGCGTAGTAGTATGAATTATCAAGAGCATTATTACACTTACATAGCTAGAAAACTAAGAGAAGAGAGAATGAATCAACCATTAAAAAGTATTTGGGTTACCTTCCGAAAAGAAGGCATACACTTGTATCCTGCCGCAGCAACAGATCCCAAACTTGCAACCGGTGACTGGGACGATGTGTCGTTCCTAGGTGTTCCGCATAGGCACATTTTTCACTTTAAAGTTCGTATCGAAGTATTTCACGATGATCGAGATATTGAATTTATTCAATTCAAGCGTTGGCTTGAAAAACTGTACAACGAAGACATTCTAGAACTTAATCACAAAAGTTGCGAAATGATCAGCGATGACTTGTATCAAGAAATTTCTGCAAGGTATCCGGGCCGCCTTGTCGAAATCGAAGTCTCCGAAGACGGAGAAAATGGCTCAATAATTTTTTATCCCACTAACAGTAACGCCACTTAAAGGAGAAATTACATGGCAATTACTAACCCTACCGTTAACAAAGTGTTTTCGGACCTTGAAGAGTTTCGTAACTTTTGTCGATTTGAAGGGCATGTGTTTAACGAAGCAGATTTGTATAAGTCTGACGCTAGAGCGTGGCAGGCATTTACAAAGCACAGGAATTGGCTTCGTGCAAAGTCAAGAGTAAAGGTAAAGCGTAATGCGTAAACTATTCTATATGGGTTTAGAACCATATGAGGGTAGATACACACTTCAGTTAGAAGATTGGAGCCGTAAGGTCTTTGAACGCCGTGGCATTGAGTATATCTCGGTGCCCGGTGTTACCATTGATAACACCAAGTCTATCCAAGTTGGTCAAGTGCTTGACGCACATGGACGCTCATTCTTTAGTATGAGCCAAATGATGAATCTTGTACAAATGATGCGTAACGGCGAAGTAACTGGCGAAGATGTAGTATTCTTTGAAGATATGTTTCAACCCGGTATCGAATCTCTTCCTTACATTATGGATCAGATTCCAGTAGAACAGCGTCCAAAGGTTTGGGTACGTTGTCTAGCACAAACTGTTGACCCTGACGACTTTGTACACGTTTGGGGTATGAGCAAATGGATGAGTTTGTATGAAGCAATGACTAATGAATTTGTTACTGGCGTTCTTGCTAGTAATGAAGAAATGGTTGCTAATATGAAAATTGCTAACTGGCGAGCTCCTATTTACAACGTTAGCGGGCTTGCTTTTGGCAAAGAAGAAGTACAAGGTCGTGTGAAAGATATCAAACCTTGGATTGAACGTGCTAATCGTGTGGTATTTGCTGCACGGTGGGATCAAGAAAAACAACCAGACTTTTACATGGATATTGTAGAACAATGTGCAAATCACTATGTAGAATTTGCAGTCTTACAAGGTGGCCCTCTACGTTCAAACAATCCTAAATACATTGAACGTGCAAGAGCTTTAGAAGCGGCAGGTAAACTTAAGATCTACGAAAATCTTAAGAAAAACGACTACTACAATATTCTAAACGATAGTCGGGTGATGTTTAACTGTGCTTTGCAAGACTGGACTAGTAATACTGTTAGTGAAGCAGATGCACTTGGTTGCAATGTTCTGTTTCCTGCTTATCGCAGTTTTCCAGAAATCTTTGCAAACGATCATACAAGAATGTATGTTCCGTGGAGTAAAGAAGATGCTATGAACAAATTGTATGCATTGCTAAAAGCACCGCATATGGATATTGGAAAGATTAGCGATTGGACCGATGCTACTATTGATCGTTACATTGACATTATGCAAGGTAACGGTGAACAATGGCGTCGTGACACTAATCGCTACAGAGACTTTGTATCGGAGAAGAAGTATTGAAAGTTTTGGTCACAGGAGCAACTGGTTATATTGGAAGCCACGTTTGCAAAATCTTAAAAGAACACGGGCACTATGTAGAGGCTTGGGATATTAACTTTTGGGGGGAATATAACGACATTTCTGCATACTGTGATCAATTTTATCATTACGATGTAACTAAAAACGTAAAAGGTGAATTTGACGCAGTTGTGCATCTTGCTGGAAGAAGTTTAGTCGAACCTAGTATGCGAACTCCTACAGAATATTATTTTACTAATATTCTCGGTACTTCTAACATGCTCGACTGTGTAAAAACTGGCCACTTTATTTTTGCTAGTACTAGCAGTGCTTGGGAAATGGCATCGCCTTATGCTCGCAGTAAAGTTGCGGCAGAAGATATTATTAAAGAAAAAGCTGCCGGTTATACTATTTTTAGATTTTTTAACGTAAGTGGAACAAATGGCATCCATAGACAGCTATGTGCTCCGTCTCATCTCATACATGTAGCTGCCTTAGTTGCAGCAGGTAAACGTCCATATATTAACGTTTACGGAACAGACTATTCTACTCGTGATGGTACTTGTATCCGCGATTACGTACATGTAGTCGATCTTGCAACCGCTATTGTAAAGGCAGTGGAAACTGGTCCTAAAAACACTCCTTATGAGTGCCTAGGCAGTAATCACGGGTGGACTGTGTTAGAAGTATTAGATACCATGGAACGTGTAACTGGTATTAATATTAATAGAATTTACGCAGATCGTCGCCCAGGCGATGCAGTTTCTTCAGTTGTTGATAAACTAAGCGACTTTATTACTTTAGAAAAAACAATCGAAGATATGTGCTTAGACCAGTATAACTTTGAAAGATCACGAAATGGATAATGACGAATTTTTAAAACAGTATGAATTTATATTTTCTAACGAGGACGTTATTAATATTGATTTAAATGATATAACATCAAACACAATTACAGTTTCGACAATTGGCGGAACTGACAATGCAGGCCTGGTTATGACCGGCGACGGTTGGCAATGGACAACGCAGTACAACGTAGTGTTTCAAGATATAATGCCAAGCCTGAGTACTTTAAATAGCATGTGTAAAGAATATCCTGCATTAGAGAAAGCTTATGAAAATTTTAAAACAGTTTACAAAATGGTTGAACAAGACTGGAACGGAAAACAAAAAGACAGCAACGCTTAAAGAAGCATATTCTGGATACAATCCAGAATATGCTTATATGAATCGCAAAAAAACAGAGGCAGAAAAGAAGCGTTTAGAAAAATGGACAAAAGAGCTAAAAAGTATGAGTACATACAATAGCAATAATACAAATGTTTATAGTGGAGGTGGCTTTGGCGGAACAGGTTACGTGTCTGGTTACACTTTGACAAACAGCACTATTACTACTAACACTACAAATTTTTCTGATAGTGCTATTATTATCAATGGCGGACCCAACGGTAGTATGAAGGTTGATGTTCCGTTGATTGTAAATGGCAGAGACGTTATGAAAGAACTTGACGAAATGCGTGACGCTCTGTTATTATTAAAAAGACACGTAAACATGGAAGAAAAGTATCCGCGGCTAAAAGAATTAAAAGATGAGTACGAGCAAGCTCTCGAAAAATACCAAACATTTGAGGCATTAAAATGATACCGGTACATGTAAACTATCAAATACCATATACTAGCAACGGGGATGAACGTGCTCACAATGGCGAAGTGCGAGCAATTAATGGACAGTTACAAGTTTACAATGGCTCGTATTTTGTGCCTATACACACTACTGCCTGGGTTGATAATATTGAACTCGGTACTGTTGTAGAATGGTGTAAGCAGAAAATGCAACAGGAACTGCGTGAACAAGCGTTGGCAGAACGTTTCCCTGCATTTGCTAAAGCAAAAGAAAACTATGAAATAGTAAAGGCATTAGTTCAACATGAATAAAACTTATTACAGTTGGCAAGATGTTGAAACTGCCGCAAGTTGCATTATGCTCAGTATGCAAAAAGATCCCTGGTACCCAGATTGGATTGTAGGATTAAGTCGAGGCGGATTGCCTCTAGCCACTATTCTAAGTAACCGCCTTGGTGTTCCTATGCAACCTTTAGTTGTTTCTTTACGTGACGGTGAAGCTGGCTGGCAAACTGAAACTAATTGCTGGCTTCCAGAACTTGCTTTCGGTTATGTCGAAGTAGAAGAACGTGAAATTTATCGCACCCGTTGGGATATTAGCAAACGAAAAAATATCTTAATCGTTGATGACATTAACGATACTGGTGCTACGTTCAATTGGATTAAAAAAGATTGGGAATCGAGTGTATTCCCAAATGAACGTGCTGCATGGGATACAGTATGGGACAAAAACGTTCGATTTGCTGTGATGACACAGAATTGGGGTAGTAGTTTTGAACCAGATTATTGGTGGCACGAAGTAAACAAAGCAGAAAAAGATTGTTGGTTAGTATACCCTTGGGAGAAGGAATCATGGCTAAAAAGAACATAACCGGACCGTGGACTGATGTAGTTATAGATACAAAAACTTACACTGTATTTAAAGATGGTTTTCCTGTCACAGAAGGACATTTGTTGTTTGTTCCTAAAGAAGAAACAATGGAATGTTTAATGGCTTGCTACAAAGCAGCATATGCATGGGGCTACGGCTGGATTAATGAAGGTTATTGCGACGGCTACAACATAGGTCAAAATGTAGGCAAAAGTGCAGGACAAACAGTTGATTGGCCTCACATTCATTTAATCCCAAGAAGAACCGGCGACATGACAGACCCACGAGGCGGAGTTAGACATGTAATTCCGGAAAGAGGCAATTATAAAAAACACGAATTTGATTGGGACAATCTGTCTCATGGTCAGGCAGCATAAGGAGATTATACAATGCAGGAATTAAGAAATACAATGCTTTCAGCTGTTAAGAAACATGCAGAAGCACACATCGAAAAGCACCGTGTTAATATCGAAATTTATCTTCGAAATTCTGTCGGAGTTGGCGAGCATAGCGATATTATGGATGCAATTGAAAAAGAATTAGCACACATGGCAGAATATGAAGATCATCTTGAAATTCTCGAAAAGTATTTCAAGGAATAAAGTTAGTGACAAGTATAAAATTATTTGATGTTTTATCCGAAGATGCTGTTTATAATCTAATTGGACATTGTAAAGAGTGTTGGGATTACACCTATCCTAATAGCCAAGCATTAGAAGAAGCATCATACCGTGCCCTTGCCCCTTTTTTTAAAAATTGTCAGCATTTAGGAGCAGCTAATACAATTGTTGATGTTCTAATAGATTCAAATGCTCTTGATATTAAAGGATGCAAAAAATTAACACATATAGGAAAAACTAATGAGTCATCGAATCACATTAAAAATAGATTTGTAGAGAAAATTTTACCAGATGGATCAAAGATTATTTTTAAGATCCCTAACCAAATCGAAACTATGGTTAAACGACCTAAAAGAGATGTAAACAATTGGTCCGGTGATCCAAAAGGACTTGTAGAGTTGTGTTTAAAAGATTACAACGATTTTGCATGGTCGACTGCAAAATCTGCAGGATGTAAAAATCTATACAGTCTTGTAGTATTATACGGGGAAAGCAACGGATACAGATCTATTTATGTTACGTTAAAAGAATTCTCAGTTCCACAAATCGAAACAGCTATACAAAATTCTAAAAAAAAGTATACTGGCTATGATAAAAACGGAAATGAAGTTTGTTTAATAAAAGTAATAAGCACCGGCAGTATTAATATTCACAAATTTTTTGATACATCTGAAGGAGTATTACATACCTATCCTGTAAAAAATGGTGTACCTAAATTTTTTAATAAATCAGATCTGTTAATAGATGGACCAATAACAAATATTAAATAATTTAAAAAATTACCAAATACTTTAATAAACCTTGACAAAAAATCTAAATAATTGTATACTTATAAAGATAGGACATCCTCGTCCTTGATAACTCGGAGAAAGAATTGAAAACTAGTAAAAAAATTAAACAACGCATCGAAGAAGCAGGTGCAAGATATTGGGCAGGTGACAATATCAGTGAATATATCAAAGAAGGCGAATTAAACGAACTGATCGACGAACTTACAGAAAAGTTCGAAGATGTTCTCGATAGCCTTGTTATCGATCGTAAGAACGATCCAAACAGCATGGACACCGGCAGACGTCTTGCAAAAATGTATGTCAAAGAACTTATGGCAGGTCGTTACTACCCAATGCCCAACGCAACGGCATTTCCGAATCATACTAATGAACCGTATAAAGGTATGTTGGTTGTTCGTAGCGAACTAACAAGCATGTGCAGTCATCATCACCAGCCTGTTAAAGGTGTAGCATATATCGGTATTATTGCTGCCGATACGCTGATTGGCTTGAGCAAGTATACACGTATTGCACAATGGTGTGCTCGTCGTGGAACACTGCAAGAAGAACTTGCAATGGATATTGCTCGTGAAATTAAATCAGCAACTGGTTCAAAAGACGTTGCTGTTTATATTCAGGCTACTCACGGCTGTTGTGAGAATAGAGGCATTATGGCACACTCAAGCCTAACACAAACAACTGTTCTCGAAGGTGTATTCAAAAGCGATCAAAGTGTTAAAAAAGAATTCTTTGACAACATTAAACTACAACAGGAGTTTGCACCAAGATGAAATTTTTGAAAAGACTTGTAGCTAAATGGGTACAAGAAGCACAAGAAGAACGCTACAGTAACGGTAAAGGCGGAATATTAATTGCAAAAGACGTTGATAGCAACACTGTTAACGACGAGCCTATTCTAAACTTTAGAATTTACAGTGCTCAAAACGGTAAGATTATCGAGTTTCATAGATATGATAGAAAGACCGACCGAAGCGATAAATCTGTTTACATTGTTGAAAAAGACAAAGACTTGTCCGAGTATGTGAATAAGTGCCTAAGCTTGGAGTTGCTGCGATGATGAAACTACGTTATAGCGAAGCATTTTATTCAGTGCAAGGCGAAGGCCAGTACGTAGGAGTACCTAGTGTATTCCTACGTACTTTCGGTTGTAACTTTCGTTGTCAAAACTTTGGACTACCTCGTGGCACACCCAAAGGACGTTATAACCCAGAAGTTGCTAAACTTATCGAAGACGGCGTTCACGAAACTGTAGAAAAGTTTGAAGATTTGCCGCTGGTATTTACAGGCTGTGACACTTATGCAAGTATCTACCCTGAGTTTAGACATCTTGTTATGGATAAGACTATCGACGAAGTAGTAGATCATTTGCTAAGTATTACTCCAGAAGGTAAATGGACTATGGATAATGGACAGGATGTTCACCTTATCCTCACAGGCGGCGAACCGTTACTTGCTTGGCAACGTCTATATATCGAATTATTCGAACATCCAAGAATGGCGGATCTAAAAAATGTTACATTTGAAACAAATACTACACAGTGGTTGCACGATGAGTTTAGAGAATACTTGGGAACTCGTGCAAGATTTAGAACAACGTTTAGTTGTAGTCCAAAGTTATCCGTTTCGGGAGAGTCTTGGACTGATGCTATTAAGCCTAGCGTTGCTCGTCAGTACTACGATATCCCTGGTGTTGATCTTTATCTTAAGTTTGTTGTGGCTGATGACGTGGATGTTGAGGAAGTTGGCAGAGCCGTTGATGCTTATCGCAGCGAAGGTGTTGAGTGTCCCGTTTATCTCATGCCGATGGGCGGGCGTACAGAAGGCTATAACCTCACTGTTCAAGAAGTTGCAAAACTTGCTATGGCAAAAGGATGGCGGTTCACCCCAAGACTCCACATTAGTCTATTCGGAAATGCCTGGGGAACTTGATAAAACCTCCAAATACTTTAGAGGCATACACACAGAAGAACAATTTAATAATCTAAGGAAAGATTTATGAACTATATTTTTACTAGCGAAAGTGTTAGCGACGGACACCCGGATAAGATTGCAGACCAAATTTCTGACGCACTAGTCGATGCTGGATTAAAAGCAGGCGACACTACTACTCGTGTTGCAATCGAGACACTTGTAACTACCAACCACGTTACGTTGGCGGGCGAAGTAAAGAACTTTAATGTAAGCAAGGACGAAGTAAAAGAAATTGTATGCAATAAAGTTAAAGAGATTGGCTACGAACAGGATGGGTTTCATTGGGATAAACTAAAAATTTACAATGAAATCCATAGCCAAAGTGCTGATATTGCACTAGGTACAGATACATTCGGTGCAGGCGATCAAGGCATTATGTTTGGTTATGCATGTAATCATACAGATAGTTACATGCCGGCACCCATTCATTATGCTCATAAAATTTTGCATGAACTCAAAGACCTGCGTAAAACCAACAATATACTCGGGCCCGATGCTAAATCACAAGTTAGTGTAGAATATAATGGTGCAAGACGTGAGGGTATTATTAAACGTATTGACCAAATTGTTATTAGCACACAACATACAGAAGGTAATGTTAACGAAGCTCGTGAACTTGCTAAACAAGCTGCATACAATGTATTAGGAGATTTAATTGACGAAAATACAGTATGGCATCTCAATCCTACTGGCAATTTTGTTATCGGTGGACCCGACGGTGACGCCGGTGTTACTGGACGAAAGATTATCGTTGATACTTATGGCGGCTTTGCTCCTCATGGCGGCGGCGCCTTTAGTGGCAAGGATCCAACGAAAGTGGATAGAAGTGCAGCGTACATGGCACGATGGTTAGCTAAAAACGTTGTAGCAGACGAAATGGCAGACTGGTGTAATATTCAACTATCATATGCTATCGGTGTTAAACAACCTACTAGTATTCTTATTGATAGTAATGGCCATAATCGCAGTATCGAACAGTTTATTCGTAACGAAATTGATTTAAGTCCAAAAGGTATTATTGATAGATTTGATTTGTTTAACTTTCATAAGTATAGTGAAAATTGTGTATATGGACATTTTGGAGACAAAGATGTGCCGTGGGAAAGAATCGGATGGTAATGAAGAAATGTCTTAAAAGAATTACTGGCATAGAATCCGAAGAGCAAGCACTAGAGGCTAGCCGTAAACAGCTCGGAGAAGCTAATCTGTGAGTCCAAATATTAAGTTAGATGTACAACTAGACGATATGATAAAGGTGATAAAAGAAGAGGCAATAAATTTAAAAAATGCCGGAGATCATCACCGTTCATACATCTTAAAAGAAGCAGCCAATTTCTTAACTGTACAAAAAAGAAATGGTGTTAAAAATATCTAATCTACTAAAAAATTTAAAAGGGATACAATGATAAAGAACTGGCTTAGAAAAATTACAGGTATTGACGAAATTAAAGCTGAAGCAGAAGCAGCTAAGGCCGATCTTGTTATGCTTGTTGAGCAAAAGAAAAAACTAGAAGAAGAATCAGAACTTGCAAAACTCTCTCCTAAAGATCGTGCTACAAGAAAAGAAGAACCATACATATCTGTTATAGATACTAAAATAAATCCAGAAAACATTCGTAATGGTTTTTTTGAATTGGATTGGAATGAGTATTTTATTAAAGATCTGATAATGAATGGGTATGGAACTGAAGCCGATCCTGAAGAAGAAATTGTAGATAGATGGTTTCGTGATATAGTATATCAAATGCTTTCTGATGAAGGGCTTGACACGCAACGCGGTTCCGGCTATATTAACGTAGTTCCAATCGCTAAAGGCAAATCAGAGGTATCATGAGCACTTACGTTTTAGTAGACACAGCAAATACTTTTTTTCGAGCACGTCATGTTGTTAAAGGCGATGTCGATACTAAAGTTGGCATGGCTCTACACATTACCCTTAACAGCATTAAAAAAGCGTGGCTCGACTTTAAAGCCGACCACGTTGTTTTTTGTCTTGAGGGCCGCAGCTGGCGTAAAGATTTTTATCAACCATACAAACGCAATCGTCAAGAAACTCGAAATGCAATGAGTCCGCGTGAAGCCGAGGAAGATCGTGTGTTTTGGGAAATCTTTGATGAGTTTAAAGATTTTGTTACTAACAAAACAAATTGCACAGTGATCCAGAATCCCATTCTTGAAGCTGATGACTTGATTGCTGGATGGATTCAAAGTCATCCTAACGATCATCATATCATTATTTCAACTGACAGTGACTTTGCACAGTTGGTTACACATAATGTAAAACAATATAATGGCGTTCAAAATACTTTGATTACACACGAAGGGTATTTTGACGACAAAGGCAAACCAATTAAAGATAAAAAAACAAACGAAATTAAAACTGCTCCTAACCCAGAGTGGATGTTGTTTGAAAAGTGTATGCGTGGCGACACATCAGACAATGTATTTGCAGCATATCCTGGTGTAAGAACAAAAGGCACAAAAAACAAAGTCGGTCTTACTGAAGCATTTGCTGACAAAAAGACTAAAGGCTTTTCGTGGAATAATCTTATGCTACAGCGTTGGGTAGATCACAACAATGTTGAACACCGTGTTATTGATGATTATCAGCGTAATGTTACACTTTGCGATCTAACTGCACAACCCCTTCATATCAGAGATGAAATTAATAAAACTATTGCTAATGTTATTCCAAAAGATGTTACTCAAGTTGGAATGAAACTTATGAAATTTTGTGCCAAGTGGGATATGAAAAGAATTGCTGATCAAGCTATTGCATTTAGCGAACCTTTAAATGCAAAATATCCTAAACAGAAAGAACTACAATGAAACATCATATTATTGCAAAAGAAATACTGCATGATAAATTTTGGATAGTCGAAGATGAAGGTGTTAGAGTCGGAACGTTAACCAAAGACGAAAACTCTTTTATATTGTCAAGCAAGGGTGCTATCAGCTTTTACAAAGATGAAAAGCAACTTAAAAAGAAATTTGGAAAAAACTTTCTAACAGCTAAGATTACAACGCCTGTATCAAAAAGTGTCGAACACTCTGTACAAGGATATCCTACTAGAGGAGTACCGTATAACAGCATGTTTGATATTTCTCGAAAGCTTCCGCTTTTTACTAAGAGCGAAAAGTCAAAAAGTGTTTATTGTGCAGGCTATTATCTCATTAAATTTAATGTTAACTGGCTTAAAAGTTTTTGTCCAAAGCTAATTACTATAGAAAGGAACCAATACATGGGTCCTTATAAAACAGATATAGAAATGAAAGCTGCATTAAGTAATGTCGATAGAACCAATTAATACAACACCAATAACACAATTTATACAACAAGTTAAAGGTGCCGATTCAAGTAATTCTAAAGATATTAGACTAGACATAGCTACTGCAAAGTCTCTTGCGTTTACCCTAGGAATTGTAATGGGTAGATTAAATGGCGATTTAGAAAAATTTGTAAAAGAAAACTCGGGTGGAGGTAACGAAAATATAGTTATTTCCATGGACGGCGGTAGCAATTGGAACTGAATCTGTCATAAATATACGTATATAATACGGAGTATTCCATGAGTAGACCAAAGCCAAGTATATTGCTAGAATTTATAAACAGTAGAACATACAAGTGTGAGCAAATTTTAAATGCTGATGCAGTGTGGGCAGTATTTTATAAAGGAAAGCCCTTTAATCTAAAAAGTTCAAATTCGTTAACTAGTTACCCCGGCCCGAAATATAAAAAAACAAGTTTTTCAAATCCTGGACATGCACATAACTTATCAAAAAAGTTAAACAGCATGTTTAAAACTACAGACTTTTCCGTGTATAAACTTACAAGCGGCGAAGAAGTTGACGATGAATAAAAATATATATACAAAAATTTTTTTACAACAATTAGGAAAATCTGTTTCAGAAGCAGCTATTGCAGAAGCTTTACCTCTGTGGTGGCAAAACACGAGAGATAAAAAAGAAGGCGGGCTCGGGTTAACCGAAACTGGTTTTAATACTGTCAAAGAAATAGGTATCGAGTTTTACGAAATACCGTTTCCGTTAGATATGCCACTTACTGCACAAGTTATGATATATCTTGATCGATACATAGACAGTCCATATTACTTAACTAAGAAAAGTGTTTTTGTTACAAATGAAAAAAAGGCTGTAGAACTAACACTGTTTAGTGGCGACATCAGAAAGTATGGACTTGCAAAAGCAATGAGGCGTCCTAGCGAAGATCAGGATGAACATAATTTATAATGAAGAAGAAAAAATTCTTATTTGTGCATTAGCACGTTGCGGAACAAACTTTCTTGCAGATATTGCTCCACATATCAATTATAAAGTTTTAGATGATTATCATCAAATAAAGAATTTTTCTGAATATACTATTGTTAAGATTGTTCGAGAACCAATGAACAGATTTGTTAGTTGGTGGTATTCTTTTAAAGCAAATCTTTCTAAAACAGAAGATCACCCCCGTGATTGGACCGAAGAAGAAACTAACAACTGGATTGAAAAATTTAAAGACGAAATGCACTACGACGAACATACCGGATTACAAAGCATTTTATATTTTCAAAATCCTGATTTAAATCATAACAACTTGTTTATAAAACTAGAAGATATAGACATTTTCTTAGGATTTTCTGTTGAAAAATATCGATTAAATCGATATGTCGAAGACATGTATAATAATATCCCAATAATGAACAGGCTTATTAAAACTGTAAAAAGATTTTATAAAAGAGATCTAGAGTGGTATAATAATTTAGATACTAGGATACCGGGAAATTTTCGTTTAAAGTTTTTTTCTGTCTTGACAAAATTAGACATGGGTGTTATTGATAGAACTCATCCAATGACTATCGACCTCGGCACAATTAAAAACGATTTGGAAATTGATGTCGATTTTGGTAAATTTTAGTAGTTGACTTCACGAGTGTTTTGCATTATGTTACGTATATAGGCACTGAACAACACGAAAGGATACAGTATGTCTGACAATACTCGCACCGTTAGCCCGAACAAGGCTAAGACTGGCATTAAACATGCATTGCTTAAAAAACGTCCAATTTTCCTGTGGGGTCCTCCTGGTATTGGAAAATCCGACGTAGTTCACCAGATTGGTGAACTTATTGACGCTCACGTTATTGACGTCCGCTTGTCGCTTTGGGAACCTACTGACATCAAAGGTATTCCGTACTTTGATTCCAATGAAAGCAAAATGGTTTGGGCACCGCCGAGCGAACTTCCGGACGAAGCTCTTGCTGCAAAACACAAAAATATCATTTTGTTCCTTGACGAAATGAACAGTGCTGCACCTGCTGTGCAAGCTGCTGCGTATCAGCTGATTCTTAACCGTAAAGTTGGCACTTATCGACTGCCCGACAACGTTATGATTGTTGCTGCCGGTAACCGTGAAGCTGACAAAGGTGTTACTTATCGTATGCCGGCGCCGCTTGCTAACCGCTTTGTTCACCTCGAAATGCAGGTTAACTTCGACGACTGGTTCCAGTGGGCAGTTGACAACAAAATTCACAAAGATGTAGTTGGTTTCCTTAACTTCTCAAAGAAGGACCTCTACGACTTTGATCCTAAATCGCCAAGCCGTTCTTTTGCAACTCCGCGTTCGTGGTCGTTTGTTAGCGAACTGCTTTCCGATAATCTTGACGACGGTACTACCACTGACCTGGTTGCAGGTGCAGTTGGTGAAGGACTTGCCGTTAAGTTCATGGCTCACCGCAAGGTTGCTGCTAGTATGCCTGACCCAACTGACATTCTTGCCGGTAAGGTCAAAGAGATGAAGACTAAAGAAATCAGTGCCATGTATTCCTTGACAGTCTCGCTCTGCTACGAGCTCAAAGATGCATCCGACAAAGGCGATAAGAAGTTTGACGATAAAGTCAACAACTTCCTTCGGTTTGCGATGGATAATTTCGACACTGAACTTGTTGTAATGGGCATTAAACTTGCTCTTACTCAGTATCAACTGCCGATCGATCCTGATGCTGTTGAATGCTTTGACGAGTTCCACAATCGCTACGGCAAATACATTAAAGCAGCTCAGTCTGCTTAAGGTGAGAAATAAAGTGGGCGGGTTGAACTCCGCCCACTTTTTCTATCCACTGGTTGACATCTAACGTAAATACTGTTACATTACAGTATAGGCACTGAACACGAGGTATACTATGTCTGTTAAACAAACTGCGTCCAAGACTAAAAAAAACTGGAAGCCTAATCCGAATCTTACAGAAGCAGAACTTAAAAAAATGCGAGAAGATGTTCTCGATCGCATTATTGTTGCTCGAGTTGGATTGCTCTTGCGCCATCCGTTCTTTGGTAATATGGCCACTCGACTTCGTATCGAGCCAGCCGATGACTGGCTTCCTACTGCGGCAACTGACGGGCGTCATCTTTACTTTAACACTCAGTTCTTTAATGCTATGGACAATAAAGAAATTGAGTTTGTTATTGCACACGAAATTCTTCACTGTGTATACGATCACCTTACTCGTCGTGAAAGCAGAGATCCTAAACTTTACAACATCGCAGCAGACTACGTTGTAAACAACTTGCTGGTCCGTGACCGAATTGGTGCTAAACCCAAGGTTGTTGATTGTTTCCAAGATTTTAAATATGACAAGTGGACTTCAGAAGAAGTTTACGACGATCTATTTAAGAACGCTAAGAAGATCGATCTTGATTCGCTCGGCGAATTGCTCGATGAGCATATTGACTGGAACGACGAGGATGATAGCGACAACGACGGCGACAAAGAGGGTAAGGGCGGCAGACCGCGTTTGAGTAAAGAAGATTTGCGTCAGATTCGTGACGAAATCAAAGAAGCAATGATTCAAGCTGCCCAAAGTGCTGGTGCTGGTAACGTTCCTGGAGAAATTCAGCGAATGATTAAAGAGCTAACAGAGCCAAAAATGAATTGGCGTCAACTGTTGCGTCAGCAAATCCAGAGCACTATTCGTAATGACTACACTTTTGCTCGACCGTCTCGCAAAGGTTGGCATACCGGTGCTGTATTGCCAGGTATGAACTTCGACCAACAAATTGACATTTGTGTGTCTATTGACATGTCAGGTTCTATTAGCAACGAACAAGGATCCGACTTCCTTGGCGAGATCAAAGGTATTATGGAAGAATTTAAAAGCTATAATATCAAGGTTTGGTGTTTCGATACTAAGGTTTACAACGAAGATGACTTTAGTGCAGACAACGGCAAAGACATCAGCGAATATCAGGTTGTTGGCGGTGGCGGCACCGACTTTGAATGCAACTGGGCATACATGAAGAAACATGATATTCAGCCTAAAAAGTTTATCATGTTTACTGATGGATATCCGTTTGGTAGCTGGGGTGATGAATCCTATTGCGATACAATCTTCATTATCCACAGCAATCATAATAAAAATCTCGAAGCACCGTTCGGCATTACTGCCCACTACGAGAAAGCAAATGGCTAAAAAAGAAAGTGTTAATCCACTTAATGTTTTAGATGCAAGGAGGGTAGATTTCTGCCCTCCTTATTTTGAATCAACAACTATTGCACCAACTTATAACTTAGCAAAAGCGTTGGATGAGTGGATATACGAAAACTTATCCGGTAGATACTACATCGGATCTGCTGTTGATCTAGAAAGTTCTAGACCTTTTAAATCTAAGATTAAAATAGGATTTGAAAATCCTACAGAAATGAGTTTTTTCATGTTGGCTTGTCCAATTCTGAAATACAACAAATAATTTAAAAATATATAATATACAAGGAGAAATACAAAATGTCTACACAAAAACCAGAAACCAACCCTACCGATCTAAACATCCAAGATCTTGCAACTATGAAAAGTATCATCGAAATTGCAAGCGAACGCAGTGCATTTAAGCCTGCTGAGATGGCTGCGGTTGGTATTGTTTATAACAAACTCGACATGTTTTTAAAAGCTGTTGAAGAACAACAAAAGCAAGCACAAGCTGCCGCTGCACAAGCGACACCTGCTGCTACCGAGGAAAGCGAATAATGGCTAATTTAAAACATGTAGGACGTTTAAAAAACAACAAAAAAAGAACGATTGTAGCCTACAGAACCTTGCCTGGAGATCCGTACAGTTGTTTGGTTGTTCTTACGGAATCTTTGCCAGCTGATGAACACGATGTGTTAATTAAGTTGGTAGAATCGCCTGCTGGGCAACAAGCAAATGAGCTTGCCGAAGCAATGGCAAGGTCGTATCTACCGGATGGCAGAAACATGCTTGCTGGATTTCATGCCACCGGTAAATTAAAAAAATTACGCACAGTTGATGTTGAAATGACTCCTGATACAAAAAGTGTAGTCGGGCTAGATCAGCTAAATGAACTCATTGCAACTCAGCGTGGTATTGCAATCGAGGATCTTGCTATAAAGCCTACTAATCAGGCACCGGCTGCTAAACCAGAGAAAGTATCCGAAGCGGTTCAAGAGTTTGAACAAATTCCCGACAACAATCAACATGTAGTTCTTACAGACGAAGAACGTGCTACACAACTTAGGGGTCAAGCCGACAGGTTGTATAAGGAAGCTAAACGTTTGAGAGATGAGGCTGAAGAAATTTCCCCGACTAAGAAAAAGGCAAGCTCTAAAGAAAGTGTCTAAGAAAAAAATAACACATACTGAGCATAGCGAAGAGCATTGGCAGGAAATATTTGACTCTATTGACATGGAGTATCTTCCTTTAGAATACATTAATCGTATTGTTATTACATTTCAAGACGGTGCTGTTTGGGATATTGATATCGACGACAGTAGAAAAAAACAACCTATCGAATACATAGAAGATCAACTTGATCAACTATTTGAAGAATACGATACAAAAATTGAAACTATAGACTTTAGATTAGATTTAGAACGTGTTAAAAACGACCTAAGTAAAAGAGTATATAGATTTCTCAAATTGAATAAGTGATTCATCCCCTAGTGTGATAAATATATATAATTAATATCACACTAGGGGATTTCTAATATGACATTGCGACTAAGACGCGGAACTGATCTTGCAAGACAATCTATCGTTTTTCAGGAAGGCGAGCTCGTTTACATAACCGACACAAAAGACTTGTACGCCGGGGACGGTACCACTGTAGGTGGTATAAAAGTATCTAACATTGGGTCGCCTAGTAGTCTAACACAAAATTTAAATCTTAACGGTTATAGTATTCAAGGTAGTGGTACAATAAGTGCTACTTCGTTTGTTGGTGACGGTTCTGGACTAACTGGCATAGACATCGGTGTACAGTCGGGACAAGAATATGATATTAGCATACGCGGTGCTGTTAGAGGATATGACAGTACTGTATTAGTAGATCCGGCTAGTAACACAATATTCGGCAACTTTTTTGGGGATGGAACAAATTTAGTAAATGTTCCCGGTACTATTGTGCCAAGTGGTGAATATACTATAAACGTTACAGGATACATTAGAGCATTTGATAACGATATTCTTGTTGATGCAGAAACAAAAACTATGTATGGCGATTTTATAGGAACTCATCAGGGATCGCTAAGAGCCGAAGATAGTACACTGTTAATCGATTCAAATTCTAGTTCTTTCTTTGGAACATTTATCGGAGACGGAAGTCTCTTATCAAATATATCATTAACTCAAATAGCCGAAGTTGGAATAGTTAATCCAACTTTTAATGATGTACTATTTTATGACGGAAGTAGTTGGGTTAATTTATCGGCTTCTGACATAGGAATTTCTGAAGGCGGTAATTATAAAATTAGTGTTGTAGGTCTTGACAGCACAATTATAGTTGATGCTACAACAGGAACGGTAACAGCTGATCGAACAAATACTTCTAGAATTTTTCACAGTAGTGGCGATGTTCTTATTGTAACTTCCGCTGAGAGCGGTGAATCTACTGTTCTAATGACTGATTCCGTTGATAACACATCAGAACTTCGTTTACGTAGAACATCCAACTCGGCTATTACCGATGACATGGTTTACGGAAAACTTACTTTTGAAAAGACTGAGAATTTCCTTACTACTACATCCGCTATTATCGGGGCTGACAACCTCGGGCTGTTTTTCTCGTACAATTCTAACGGAGTAGATTTTGACGAATCTACATATATAACATACTCGTTTGAAAATAAGCTTGGTATAGGAACCTTTAGTCCTACTGAGCGTCTAGATGTTCGTGGAAATGCAGTAGTTACAGGAACTGTTACTGCTGCATCATTTAACGGTTCGGTTGTGGCAGACGACAGCACTACTATAATTGATGCAATTAACGGATCAATTGTTGCAAGTAATTATGTAATGTTTGGTCGGTTAACTACTTCTGAACGCGATGCCCTATTTCCAGAAAATGGAATGGTTATTTATAACACCACAGCAAATAGATTTCAGGGCTATCAAAACAATTCTTGGATCAATATCGACGACGGCACAAGTGCGTAATACTAATTACTTTACAAGAGAATCTCTTGTAAAGTAATGTTTACTCAATAAGCTTAAAGTTGTAAAATGAAAATTAAGAATGTAATAATTCACGGAAAAATTTCCGACCCGTCCTACTTTGATAAAATGATGTCGCTGCTATCTGCAGATGAAAGTAAGAGAAATGAAAATTATACATATGAAAATATGGATTTTAAAAATCATTTAACTTATGACTTGCTGCTTACCGACGACGACGAAATCATTTGTTTTAGCGGACTTTATTCTAGACCCGGTTGGGGTGAACGCATTTATAGAAGTTCCAACAGAACTTACGTAAATCCTAAATTTAGAAATAATGCATACAACTTTTATAATCCAATGTACATTGTTCCTCATCAGGTAACTAAGTTTCAATCACACATAGATATTGTTTTTAGTTCTAGAGAGCATTATAAATCAGAATTTTTTTTTAAAAAAGCAAAGACTGTGGTTGACTTTTACAAAGATTGGGATATAATGGATAATATGATAAAAGTTGTGCCCACGTCAACTAAAAAATCTGCATATCAAAAAGTTATAGTAAAATCTTTTACTGGTGCTAAATTGCCATTTGCATCTATAACAAAAGATGAATGGAATATGTTGCCCGATTAAGCTGTGTTTTAAATTTTATAAAACAACTGCCCAATCAAGTAATAGATAAACATAGAAAATTATGTAAGTTGAAAGAAATTAAAAAATAATGGGTAGATTATACATAAACGATGTAGAAAAATTTATTTTACAAAAACTAAAAAAACCAGATATAACACACCCAGCAATTTATGTTAATCCAGGAATAGTAGACTTATCCACTATTCCTTATAAAATTTATAATAAGGATCAAGATTTCTTATTACTTAAAAACGATGTAAGTAACATTTCTATAAAAGTAGAAGTTAACAACAAAATACATGATTTTTATATTATAAATAAACAATTTGTTAGCACAAATACTTGTAAGTTTTCTAAAGATTCTAATTTATCATTTGGATACGGTTTAACTGCTTTACCTAATTTGCCTTTGCTTCCTTTTATAGAAAAGTTTAAAATTCCTAAAGACATTGAAGTTATGTCATGGTGGGATGAATGTGTAAACAGTGCAAAACATATAAAAGAAAGATATAAAGATATCTTTCTTTGTTTAAGTGGAGGATTAGATTCTGAACTTATGGCTCTTGCATTTATCGATGCTAATGTTAAATTTACGGCATTTTCTTTAGTTTATAAGCATAAAGATAAAATATTAAACGAACACGATATTAAACACGCTGTTGATTTATGTAAAAAATATAACATAAAACTTGTTACCAAAGATGTGAATATTCTAGAAGATCTATATAACAACAGACATAGAGAATATTTTATAAACGGAGTTTATGAAACTTATTTTATTCTGCCATATCTTTATACTCAACAACTTATGATCGAACACATAAACAAGTTAGGCGGCGTTCCGATCATGGCCTCAGATCAGGTCGAAATGAAACTGAATAAAGATGGCGAAGTATGCATCGGAGACTGTTCTTATTCTATAGGCCTTTCTGCTCCTACGTGGGCACACTTGACTAACAACACATGCATTTATGATTTTTTTATGTATAGTCCAGAGCAAATATATGCATTTTTAAAACTAGAAGATGTGCAATCAACCAAGACAGTCGATTATAATTTTAAAAGAAAAGTTAGTATGATGCATGGATCTCAAAAATTAAAATTTTATGAGAAAATAACAGGCTACGAATACATCAAGGAATCACTATTAATATACTATAAAAAAGAAATGCACGAAATTACATTTAACACAATCGAAGATATTGACTGGACTAAAAAACCAATGGCACAGTTTATACATCCAATAAAAGATATAATTTCTGAAAATGAATTTAACAACTGGCAAATTATTAGAACAACATCAAATGACTTTTTAGCAAGAGGATTTAAAGAAAATGACCCACTATACTACGACATATAAAAATTTTAAAAAAATAATTATCCTCGGTGCAGGTAGCATTTCTAATGCACTGTTACCGTTAATATACAAACACATCGAAAATCCTAATGTTACAATTATTTCTGAAGATAACCGAAATAGTGACATCACTGAACAATACAATCTTACTAGAATTTTAAAAAAAATTGAGAAAGATTCTTACAAAGAGCTTCTGTCAAATTATACATCCGACGGTGATCTAGTAATTAACTTAACAGTCGACGTGTCTTCACAAGATTTAATCGATTATTGCATGTTAAACAATTTAAATTATATAGATACATGTATTCAACCGTGGCCAGGATTTTTTGACAACTTTTCGATGTCAGACAGTGAAAGATCAAATTATGGATTAAGAAACAAACTAATCAGTACAAAAAACGATAGAAAAAATAAATCTACAGCTATTGTATCGCACGGTGCTAATCCCGGGTTAGTAAACCACATAGTTAAAGACGGAATTTTAAGAATATCAAAAATTCTTGGATACGAAGATACACCCACAAATAAAATTGAATGGGCAGAGCTTTCTAAAAAAATAGGACTTAAAACAATACACGTATCTGAGAGAGATTCGCAATTTGACTTATCCGAAAAAAAGAAAAACGAATTCGTGAATACTTGGAGCGTTGATGGTTTTATTGCCGAGGGAATATTGCCTGCAGAACTCGGTTGGGGTACACACGAACTAGAAATGCCATCGCAAGGCTGCAACCACGAATACGGAACAAAGTCATCCATTTTCTTAAAAACTCCCGGATGTTCTACAAAAGTAAAAACATGGACGCCAAGTCATAAAAGTATCGTAGGCTATTTAATAACACATCAGGAATCTATGTCAATTGCAGAATTTTTAACAACTGATCACTATAGACCGACTGTGCATTATGCATATTGTCCGTGTGATGTAGCATCCGAAAGTCTTGAAGAATTAGTTAAAAGAAACTTAAAAGGTCAAGATAATGCAAGAATAATGACAGACTCTCTAGTCGGCGGTATGGACGAGTTAGGAGTTTTGTTTATGGGAGATTTTGGTGCATACTGGCTAGGAAGTCAACTAAGCATCGACGAAACTAGATCATTGATTAGTCATAATAATGCAACTAGTCTACAAGTAGTTGCACCGTTGTTTGCTGCAATGCTCTGGGTTAACGAGAACACACATTGCGGATTACTAGAACCTGATGATTTGCCCTATGACTTTATTTTAGACAAGTCGATGCCGTATCTCGGTAAGTATGTATTTGTAAAATCAGACTTTACTGTGAAAGATTGGCAATTTGTAAATTTTCTAGTAAGTGAGTAATCACTTACTAGAAATAATTGTTGCAACTAAATGTATTCTTTCTTTTGTACTAGCATTAAACGCTGTATGCTTTTTCTGAGTTTCTGTATACCACCATTTATTTTTTTCTAAGTGACACACTTGATCTTCTATTACCATTAAGCATCCTTCTTGAGTTTGCATAGGATAATGAACTCTTACATTATGGTCAACATGCCACGACAAGCATGTTTTTGGTCTTGATTTCATTATTCTAACTCTGCCCAAGACAAACATACTGTCTAATGCGTTATATGCAGTTTCAAAAAGTGTTCCATGAAATCTTGTGCATAGGTGTTTAAAATCTTCTTCTTTTAAAGGATTTTCTCGTACAACAGGATTAGTTGGAATTCCTGATTTAATATCTATCCCTGCTTTGTCCCAATCTAAATCTAAACTACCAACTCCGTGATGTATATTGTCCGGTTGATCGTCTGTAGTATTTAAACAGATTTGGTTTGGTTCTCTTGGAGAAAAATTAATAATATTCATATCTAATAATCTGTTATACTCTTCTATTAAATTAAGTATAGGCAATCCAGATATTTCGCGAAAGTTTTCCATTTTTTCCTTTTTATTACTTTGGCAATATTGTCATTGATGTCAATCTATAACTACGAGTCATATTCACAGAATCTATAATAAATTGTGCAGCATCATTAGTATTTATAAAGCTAGATGGATTGACCATACTTAAAATCCGTTCAGTGCCTATATAACCAAATCTAAACATAGTAACCTTGCACGGTTTGTTCATATTAGCTAACTGCTCGTTGGCTTTTTCTAAGCTTGCTTTTTGTGCTGAATATTCGTGAGGATGGCGTTTGATTCCATCTGTAGTATTACTACCAATGTTTATAATAATTTTGTCAAGTTCTGCCCATCTATCCCACAATTCATATAGTAACTGTGTTTGAGCATATCCATCATGTGCATTATTAATAAACACATCGCAATGTATAGATTTGTCGATAATGCACTGTCTACTTAACGGATCTGTTATATCATATCCGGTTGATGTACTAAATCCTACAACTTTGTCATTGCCTACTAAATTAACAATTGCTTTTCCTAAACCATTAGTATGACCTGTTATTGCAATATTCATAATTTTATAATTTCCTTTTATTTTTTTAATACATCCGATAACTCTGGGATATACTTATCTATACTTTTTTTCAATATAAGATCTTGGTACTTTGTTTTTTCCACTAACATCTTATTAAGTTTGTAATTATATTTGTAATCTTTTATAAAACTAGAATTGTAATTGTTTTTATGTTTTTCTATATATTCCGGTGGCAATGAGTTTAGCGTAAATTCTACAGGATCTTTTATAAGAACAGGATTATGTTCTAAATTAAACTCTTTACTAAAATTATTTAATTGTTCTATATTATGAAAATTATATGCCTGCACTACTGTATGAATGTATCTCATACTTTTCTTGTTGTTGTTTTTAAAAAAATCTTCCCATTTTTCTAAATTTTTAACTACCGAGTCCCATTTACATCCATCACGTATAAATTCGTTAACTCTTTCAGTGCCGTCTATACTGTACCCAACAAAAATTTCATCTGCATTAAGTAGTTGTGTTTCGAACTTTTCTGGTGATACAGTCAGATTTGTGTTAATGTAAAATTTTATTTTATTATCACTATGATTTTTAATAAAATTAAAAATGTTTTCTATTTCATCTGTAAGTAATGGCTCTCCACCAAGGTATTTTATTGTATTAACCTGTGTTCCAGTAATGCTTTTTAATAATTTTTCTATATTATAGGAAACTACTCCAGCAGTTTTTAAATTATCTTCAGTTTTCTTCCAAAGACTGCTATGTTTCGGATCGCACATGCGACACCGGCTATTGCATTTATTGCTTACCGCAATTTCTAACATATCAAAGACATTTATGTCAGACTGACAATAAAAACTATAGCTATCTCTAACAGAATGCATCCCTAGCATTTCTGTTTTCTTACACGATAAGCACCCTTTGTCCCATGAATCTCCTTCCATATTTTTTCTTATAGAAGCAATATAATCCGAATTTAAAAATTCTAAAGGTGTTAAATCATCTACTGTGTACGGACTTGTTTCAGGATATTCGCAGCAAGGTCTATATTTTCCACTAATTTCTACACATACTTGATTATATAACGCTTTACATAAGGGCATTATAATTCTTTCTTAAACTTTGGAATTTTACTATCTGCACTGCTTACACAACTAGATGTTATGCACGGCATAGGTTTGTCAAACAATTTAAATCCTGTTTCGATATTACCCAACGGAACATCGTGGCATGAATACGAACGTTTAACCGATCCATCCGGCTCTCTAATAATTATGCCCTGGTATCCTGCATTGCAACTCCAACCTTTAAAGTTATTGAAGTTAAACGCATTAAATCGTTCGGCCTGATCCATATACCATTTTTCGCCTTTAGAGTCGGTAAACTCTACTTGCATGTGCCACGGCACAGTAGCATCATTACGTCCTATTGTGTAGTCAGGAAGTTCAAATGTCGGAGTCGGTCTGTTTGCCCAGATACGTTTGTTTTCTGTATATGCTCGTTGTGGCATTCCGTTCCACAGTCTCTTAAGCATATCAGGAGTATAACCATCTACTACCCTGCTAGCAGTAGGATCACTTTGTGGCTTGAGTGTAACGTTAATTCCCTGTTCGTGGAAGAATAAAGCATTTTCCCAATCCTTTTCGAACCATTCTGGAACCATAACCATATTGATTGTAATTTGTATATCATATTCTTGACACAGGATTAACTTGTCTGCAAAATCCTGCATCTTTTCCTTTGTGTCTAAATGTTCTGTATGCAAGCTAGCAGTAATACTTGCACGATGAAAGGGCTTAGAATATTCTACGTATTGTTCAAACCATTTCATTGGCCTTGAACAATTTGATGTCATATGAATGGAAGTGTAATTAGTATTAGAAACATCATCAGCAAGATATTTGAGAATATCCAAATACCCAGGGTGAAAAGTAGGCTCGCCACCAGATAAACTAAAATGAAAGCTATTAAAACCGTTATCACGTGCTTGACGTTTTATTTCGTCGATTGTTTTGAGACATAGCTCTGTAGGTCGATGATCTTTTGTGTTGGATCTTGCGTACGGCCAACAATAGCTGCATCTGTAGTTGCAGAATCTTCCAAGGAGCCAAGATACAGTAAATAAGTCTCTATATAAGAGTGTCCGTTGGCCGACTTGGACAATGTCGTCAAACGGGATTTTGGTAAAGTCATAATTGCTCCATTTTAAATCTTCGGTCATATTTTTAGTATAACACCTTTCTCGTATTTGTCAATTATGTTTATATTTAACAGATAAGTATTAGCATGATTTATGACGAGCTCACTCATTTTAAAAACTATGTATTTGTAGATTGGGATATAAGTAGTCGCTGCAATTACAATTGCTATTACTGCACACCCGAGTCACATGACGGAAAAATAAATTTTCCCGATATAACTGTTGCAAAAAAAGTAGTCGAAAAAATAGAGAAAGAATACAGTTCTTGTAAAGAATTTGCAGTGTATAATCTTTTAGGTGGAGAACCTACTATATGGAATGATTTGCCAGAATTTAGCAAATATATCAAATCTATTAACAACAAAAATATATTACAATTGTTGACAAACGGCAATAGAACACTAAGATGGTGGGAAAATTCTGCACCATACATAGATAAAATTATTGTTAGTGTGCATGTTGCACAAACCGATATTGTTAAATTAGTAGAAAAGTTTAACAAGCTAGCAGATAAAATCTATATAGACTTTCAATTTGCAATGGATGTTGCAGTGTTTGATCAAGCCGTTGAAGATTATTATTATGCTTATAACAACCTGCATGAAAATATTTGTTTATATTCTAAGCCTTTACGGAAAGTGTTAAATAACACCGAATTGATGCCATATACAGAATTGCAAATTGAAACTATTAAAAAGTTACCATCTAAATGGAGCAGATCTATCGAAATATTCGAAACTCCTATGGTTAAAAAGCTTAACGGAACAGTTGTAGACCCTGCTGTTAATATTGGTAAATTAGTTTTATCAAAAGAAAACAACTGGTACGGATGGGCTTGTTGGATTGGCATAGATACTATTACTATTAATCGATACGGAAATGTTAAAATAGGTTCTGGTTGCAACCCCGACCTAGTGCTCGGTAATATAAATTCTTTAGATTTTAAATTTCCACTGATTCCTGTCAAGTGTAAATATACTACTTGTGGATGTTTTGCTGATATATCTACAACAAAAAAATTAAACTACACAGGACCTATGATTCTTTAATATAGCTTATTAAATTTTTCTAAATGTGCATTTACGATTTTTTCCATATGTGAATTTTTGCCATATACTTCGTTTATTAAATTCCATATTTCCGATATTCTCTTCTTTCTGACTTCCGGAGAATTGTCTTTATACTTCCAATTAAGAGAACTATTATAATATTCTAAATCGTCCTTTATAGTCTCATAAATTATAGAATCCTTATCTAATATCAATGTATTTCCGAATCCAAAATGAATTAGTGGAGTTTGCGAGTAATCGCCGACCTTTGTATCAAGATATCCTATCTCTTTTAATTTTCTAATAGTGTCTAATGTTATCTTGTGATCTTCATCTGTTTCAGTTGGATATCCAACTATCATTAGCAAACTGTGTTGTATTCTATTTTTTTGAAGTTGTTCAAGGCAAAACCACATATCTTCATCTTTGATCTTTTTACCCATATGAAATCTAACACTTTCACTAAAGCTTTCTAGTCCAACATCAAGTCCGTGACATCCGCTATCTTTCATTAACTGAAAATCCTCTGCTGTACACTGTGATTGAGGTCGCATAATCCATTGACTGCTCCAAGTAAAACCAGGGTCTGTTTTTCTATATTCTTTTAATAAATTTAGTAATTCTCTAAATGTTTTCATACTTCCGTTTATTAAGCTATCGGTAAAATGAAAATCTGTTCGGTTCCAGAGTTTACGAATTTCTACTATCTCAGTAAAAATACTTTTAGCAGATCTAAATTTATACTTCGGCCAAAGTCGATGTATATCGCAAAATGTACAATTTTTAACACACCCTCTACTTCCAGTTATGTAAACAGTTTTTCCGTTTTTAAACCTGTTAGGATATAAAGTCCATTCTATATCGCTATAGTCAGGTATTAGTACAGTTGACAAATCTTCAACTTGGTGTGCTTCGTCTGAGTTAATTCCAGGAGCAGACACATTACCTTTTAATAATTCAACTAAAGAAAATTCTGCATCTCCGTGTATAAAAAAATCAATCAAACCTCTATTGAGCGGATACTGAGCTCGATAACCACGAACGTCGGCGCCGCCCCAAATAATCTTTGTGTTAGGTAAGTATTTTTTTATTAACATAGAAAAGTAAATTGCAAAAGTTCTACTATACTCAGTTAGCAAACTCATGCCTACAAATCTTGGTTTTAATTTTTTTAAATCGTTAATAACACTATTTGTCCAATTTTTATATTTTTTAAGAAAAATTTTATGTTCTTTTTCTAAAGAATAATCCCACTCGGTTACAAATATTTTATCATCATTTTTAAAGAAATACTTTTCTTTTTCCTCATCGGACATTATATTATACAATTGTATATTTAGGTCTATTATTTTGCATGAAAATCCTTCTGCAGAAAGATGACTTTTAAGAATTGCCGGACCTACTGTAGGAGCATATGGATCTATTTTTGGTATTACTAATATTGCTATATCTACCATTTTATATATCTTTTCCATTATTTAATAAGCTATGATACCACCCGTTTGGTCGGAGACACCCTCTTCTATTTGTATAGTCTATATTATGTAAATCTAAAAATTGTTTTATTTGTAAACATAATTCGTTGTATTTGTCTTGATTATTTGCAAAAAATAAAAATCCCTTGTATAATAATACAGGATATAGTTCTTTGTTATTTATGCACACACTAATGTCAACAGTTCGTGTTAGTTCTGCACCGAACCCACATATTGCCATACAAGTTTTTTTAAATTGTTTGTTTAAAAAATATGTTTTGTAATCTATGTTATAGGCATCAGTAAATAAAAAATCAAGAGAATTGCTATTAAGATTAGAAGTTCCATCTCCTATGTCTATAGTCAGATTCGGTATTTTTTGTTTCCACGACTCGTATAAAACTAATAATCTTTCTTTTTCTACTTGTTGCTGAGAATCTTGAAAGTTTTCATAAAAGCTTAACGTGTTAAGAAATTTTGCTTTATTTAAAAAACAACTGCATATATCTTGCCCATCGTATATTCCAATCATTGCTGAATTTTTAAACAATTCTGATTTGGATTCGATTAAATTTGCTATTAAATTATATTTTATTGTTGGTATCATTTTAAAGTTTTTTATAAATTTACTTTCATGTTTTGTTCTTGTTCTCGTTTTACAATGCCACATGTTTTAATGCACCTAGGTATTACATTATCATCACCCCAAGATTTTTCTAACTCTTCAGAAAAGAATTTATGCAATAATATTTCTGCCCATGATTTATCTTTCAAAGACAACTCTGTAAGAGGATATTTTAATTCGGCTTCTGAAAATTTTCTAAAAGATTCGTTGTCATCACTTATATAACAACACGGAAATACTTCTAGTCTGCTATTTACATATATCTTTTTTGCTTCTTGATATATGCAAGATATTTTCCATTTGGAGAGTTTTTCAACCGGATTGTAATTTCCTGTGGTAAATTCAGTTACTGATAGTTGGTTGTTTAGTGATTCCATAATTTCATCATGAGAATGTGTACTTTTAGATCTAACTATAGATTTCATAGTGTCATGACTAGGATGTCGCAAATCTTTTTGAATAGGAGGTTCGAGATAGTGTGTAATTTCTTTTTTAGAATTCATAACAGGAAAAGGATCAAAGTTATCAAACCGCGGAGTTCGACGTATTCTAAAATCGTTAACACCAATTTCGGATGCTATATTTTTACATTTTTCAATCTCATGTTCGTTATGCTTAAATGCTAAAAAGTCCCATCGTACTTTTACAGAACCTTTGCAGCATATTTTCATATGAGAAAGTATTTTATTAATATGAGTATTTTGTCTGTACAAATGGTTAGTTTCTATACCATCAACCCCGAAAGTTATTCTATCATTTTTATCTAAAATTTCTACTAATTTTTCCCACCAGCTATCTGTTTTGAGACTTCCATTTGTAAATATTTCAATGTTTAGATTTCTGCTTTTAGCTTTATATATTGCTTCAAATAAATATCTCGAAGCAATAGGATCACCGTGTGTTCCGCAAAAATAAACACGTTTTAGATTTGGCAACTCTTCGGAAAATACTTTGTCTATGTCCTCTAACGACCACTCCGTTAATCCAAGTCCTGGTCGGTCTACGGATCCAAATATATTTCTATTACACATAGGACAGGATGCGTTACATTTGTTTGTAATCTCTACATGCATCTCTTCTATTGTGTCAGTTCTTAAAAACATGTTTTTTAAATCCTATAAATATATGCATGTATTTAACTTTAACAGAGAGATAAAGATTTATATATGACTGATATAGTCTTTCTTACTTTACCAAGATTAGAACTTAGAGCACCGATAACTGCTCCTGCATTGTTAAAATCGATGGTTGAAAAGCATGGATATACTGCATTTTGCTATGATTTAAATCTAGATTTGTGGCACAGTATAGATGCATCTACCTACGGACATGTTTGGTTTGACACTGATCTAACATTTAGATACGAAGACAAGTTTAAAGATTTTTGGAATTCGCATATCTTGCCGTGTGTACCAAGATGGATTGAAACTATTAAATCTAAAAATACATCGTGGGTTGGGATTACTATTTTTAGTCAAAGAAGTAAGTGGATTAGTATTGCAATATGCGAATTATTACGTAAAGAATTGCCTGAAGTAAAGATTGTAGCAGGTGGTCCTTTTTGCGAATTTACCGGGCCGCTGCTATATGAAAAAAATCTAGTTGATGCTTATGTAGTTGGCGAAGGCGAACTTGCTATTTTAGATATCCTTAGAGGAAATTTTTCAAATCCTGGAATAAATGGCAATGATCCTGTACAAATTGAAGATTTAGATACTATTCCTATTCCGGATTATAGTGATTTTCCAATGGAATTATATCCAAAAACTTGGTATGATCCAAGAATAAAAGATCACGACAAATTAGGAACAGAATTTGTATACATCACTGGCAGTAGAGGATGTGTAAGAAAGTGTACATTTTGTGATATACAAAGTGTTTGGCCAAAGTTTAGATTTAGAAGTGGTATTAGTATAGCAACAGAAATGTTAGAACAAAATCAAAAATACGGAAGTAAAAGATTCTTGTTTACTGACAGCTTGCTAAATGGAAGTGTTAAACAGTTAAAGGATATATGCACAACTCTTATAAAAAATAAAAAATCAGGGCGTATGACTCATGTAAATTGGCAGGGACAGTTTATTGCACGTCCAGAACATCAAATGTCAGAAGAAGTTTATTCATTAATGTACGAAGCGGGCCTTAGATTTGTAAGCATCGGAGTCGAAAGTGGTAGCGAAAAAGTTCGAAACGATATGAAAAAAATGTTCGACGATTCTGCTATGGACTTTACATTTAACATGTGTGCAAAGTATAAAATAGAAATGGCCTGGTTATTGCTTGTGGGGTATCCGACTGAAACAGAGGAAGAGTTTCAAAAAACACTTACTATGCTAGAAAAGTACCAATGGATTAACCAACAAGGGCTAATACGTAGCATTGCGTTAGGTCCAACGTTAGATATAGTTCCAGGATCGCCACTTTACAAAAATCAAGAAAAATTAGGAATTACTTGGGACTCAAACAATCATTGGGTATATAAAGATAATACTCGAGAGATTAGAATTAAGAGATGGCTTAGATTAAAAGAAAAATGCATAGAGCTCGGATATCCAGTCGTAGAAAAAGCAACAGATCATCTTTTAGCCGAATTAGAAAAGATAACTGCACAAAAAAGTCAAGTAAACCATATTTACGATCATTATAATGAATTATCTGGAGCAATGGGGCCTAGCGTATAAGGAAAAACATGGAAGATTATATTGTACTTAAAAATGTGTTAACTCCCGAAGATATAAAAAATCTAAATGACATAAAAAGTCTGCTAAAGGACGATCCAGAATCTCATAGACCAAGAGCATCAAACGGAAAAAGACACAATAATGTATATAACATAACTGACAAAACAGTATACACATTGGATCAGATTACCAAATGGCTCGATAACTATATGCCTTGGGATAAAGAAATTTATGAATACTGGGGAGTAAATTTTTACGACTTGCAAAATCCGTATGCATTACACAGTGACGGAAACGATACTAGACGGGCGTTTTATCAAGGAATTATTCCACTTTCAGTAGAACCGAGCGACAAAGATGCATATACTATAATTTTTGATCAAACAGCAGATACCAACACTGAATGGATTTCGTCTGTGTATAATAAACCGGATGATTACGAACCGTTTTATAATAAGGGTATTCGAGATCCTAGTTACTTCGGAGGCTGGTCAGACGAATATAAAATAGACGACGAAGTAGGATACAAACACTGGGGTAAAAAATGGAATACCACATTTAAAGAGGCCTACAAAGGTTTTAGCATAAAATATGAATATAAGTGGGAAGTTGGAGACATTTTCTTTTTTGATAGTAAGTTTACTCACTGTGCAACTGAATTAGCAGAAAAAGAAATAAATCAAAAAACAGGCTTGCTTTTTTGTTTAAATAGGAAATAAAATGCGTGTAGAAGAACTTAACAGATACTTTTCAACTGCTGTACCGTTTGCAAGTGTTGAAGATGTCGAAATAAAACAATATTATTATACAGACTTAGATAAAATAGAAATTGCTGTTCCAAGAAACGGTGCACCAATGGGAATGTTTTTGTCAGGCGGCCCTGATAGTGCCCTTACAGCCTACTTGTTAGTAAAAACAATTAAAGAATTTGGATTTAACAACCCTGTTTATCCTATAACTACTGAATTTCTTGCAAGGCCTTACAATATAAAATACGCTTGGGGAGTGTTAAGAAAAATAGAAGAACTATTAGATTTTAAATTTGAACAGCATCTTATTTTTCCTATGCCTAACCATGCACTACCAATTAGTGACGAAGATAAAAAAGTAATCATGTCATTTAATATACAAGAATACCATGATAGATACAATCTAAGTTGTATTGTAAATGGACTAACTGCAAATCCACCTATATCTGAAGTCGGAGATACAAAATACGGCGATAGTTCTAAAGAGCGTGACGAAGCAGAAGTTATTTTAAAAAAATTAAAAAGCAAGCGTGTGCAATATCCATTCTTATTTTCTAATAAAAGAGTAGTTTCATATTTTTATAATCATTTTGACTTGCTCGAAACCCTTTTCCCTATCACTCGTTCGTGTGAAGCTGAGATGCACGAAACCGAATATTTTACAAAAGATTGCTTTCAAGTAAGACGAGAAGAAAGATATTGCTGGTGGTGCAGAGAAAGACAATGGGGATTTGAAAAATACAGACCTGACGATTTTGTAAATAGGTTTAAAGGATAAGATTAATCATGAAACCAAAACACCCAAATGTCGAATTTGAGGAAATGTGGGAAGTATCTGATGGCAGTGCAACTATAATTCCTATGAATAGTAAATGGAAAGCAATAGGCGTTCAAGTATCAGGAGGTTTAGACAGTGCTGTTCTCCTGTACTTAACTGTCAAAACAATACAAAAACATAATCTAGATGTAAAAGTTGTTCCTATTAGTTTAGAAATTTACAATAAAGCAAAGAATTTAGAGAGTTCTAGAGCAGTAATACAAAAAGTTAAAGACATTACAGGATTTAAAAACTGGGGAGAATCGGTAGAAGCTATTGGAAAACCTTCTCAAGCAGAATTTATCGGAAAAAACAGTTTTTTTAGTTCTGTTATTAATACACTATTTTTAAAAAAAGCAATAGATTTTGAAATTAACGGAGTGACTAAAAACCCTCCTTTAGAAGTGTGTAAAGATTTTAAATTTAACGAATACAGAGAATTTGCAAGAGACAATCCGCGAACTATATACAACGGAATGCGAAATGCTAGTCCACACGCTTTTGTAGATAAAAAAGGAATAGTAGAACATTATATCAATCATAATCTAGTTGATGAAATAATTCCGCTAACGCTCTCTTGTGATGAAAAATTAGATATAATAATAAAAAATGATTGGCCAATTCCTTGTGGCACCTGTTGGTGGTGCAGAGAAAGAAGATGGGGCCTCGAATCTCACAATCTTGATTATCAAAAATATAGTCCGTTAAATGCATATACCAAGTAAAACTTTTTGCAGCATGGCTTGGAACCATCAGTTTATCGATCCTACAGGACGAGTTAAGCCGTGTTGCAGATTTGCAGAAAAATTTAGACCAGTAGAAAACAATCTTAACAATAAAACATTGAGTGAAGTGTTTTATGGCGAGTGGATGACTGATATTCGACAAAAAATGCTAGCCGGAGACACTGTGCCGGGCTGCATTAGATGCTATCAAGAAGAAGCAGCCGGTAAAAAAAGTCTGCGAGAACGTTACCACGAAAACAAAGATCTTCCTATAGACGAGCTAGTTAATCTAACAAATCCAACTATTCGTTGGATAGAGCTTGCTATTAGCAACGATTGTAATCTTGCATGTAGGATGTGCGACAGTCGTTATGCGTGGAAATGGTTTAAAGAAGAAAAAGAGATGTACGGGTCCACTCTTAACACTGTTGAACACAGCAAAAGTGACATATCAAACATCTTTCCATTTATAAACGATCTAGTACATATAAAATTTACAGGCGGAGAACCATTATTAACAAAAGATCAATGGCTATTAGTTGATAAAATGCTTGAGGAAAGAGACTGTAGTGACATTTTATTAAATTATTCAACTAATTGTACAATAATGCCAAAAGACAGTTGGGTTGAAAAATGGAAAAAATTTAAACAAGTTGAATTTGCATTAAGTTTTGATAGTGCAAATCCTGCAGAATCTGAATATATACGTTGGCCTGCAAAATTTGAAACAACCGAAGCAGTTACAAAAAGATTTTTAGAACTTAAAAAAGAACATGGATTTCATGTATTTTTAAGAAGTACTATAAGTTTATTGAATGTTTGGTACATGCCAGAAAGTATGCAATGGTGGCACGACAACGATCCTTCGTCAGTTAAAATAATGAATCCTACACACTTGACATATCCCGAAAACTTATCTGTTACAGTATTACCACAGCATATTAAAGAAAGAATCACTTTAAAATTTGTTGATTATCAAAAAAATTGTAATATTAAAAAGATAAATGAAAGTTTAGAATACATCAAAAATTACATGAATAGCAAGGATGACAGTCATTTACTTCCGAGTTTAAAATCATATATAACTCAGACCGATGCTTATAGAAATCAAGATTTTTTTAAAAACTATCCTCAATTTTCAGATATATTTGAACAATTGTGTGTTTGATATTGTTTATACATATAAGAATCTTTTTTGCAATTTATTATGCAACTAGTACAAACATTATCAGATTTCCATGTTTCTTTGATCTTTTTAAAAATTTTAACTTGATCTAATATCCTATCTATCGGATTTAATATTACATTGTTAAAAAAATAATCCTTTCTTATAGAATCTTTAAAAATTTCAACTATACTATCATATAGTATATTTTGTTTATAGTCTTGTTCGAATCCTATTGCAGTATGACAACACGGCCAAAGTCTCTGATCGTACGATAAAAACACACTGTTTTCATTTAAAGCATTACAAGATATTTTTCCTTTTCTCACTATCTTAGGACTTTCTAAACTATTTGCATACCCAACATCGGCACCATAATATTTGTGCCATTTTTTATCAAAGTGTTTAGTATCTCGTACAATGTCGTTATTTTTAATATTATATGGTTCTAAAAAGTATGAATGTTCTAAATTTTTATCTACTACTGATAATTTTTTTTCTTTAAATCTTGTTGATTCTCTTGTAGCAAATTCGGTAAACTTGAGGTCAAATGCTAGTTTTTTGCATTCATCTATTTGATGTGCATTGTGTTTAAAAAGAGTCATCTCCCATCTAGCTATACCACCAGATTCAATGTATGCTTTTGCATTTTGTATAACTCGCGAAAAAGAAGTATTTCTTCTATACAAATGATGGGTATCTTCTAATCCATCAATACCAAATCTTACTTCAACATTTGGCTGTTCGCCTAACCATTTCCAAAATTCTAATGATTGTGCTCCGCCGTTTGTATGTATATTGATTTTAAAATTTAATTCAACAAATACTTCTATTATCGATTTTGGATTAGTGTGCATTACAATATCTCCAAAATTTCCATTTATTAGTACCGTTTCGATGTCTTTAAAGAAAGGATGAGCTAATGTATTTTTTAAGTCAACTGCATTCCACTCTGAAATATTTAAGCGTGGATAAGTTTCTAGACTAGTTTCAAACGTCCTAGGACATTGCGGACATCTTGCATTACACGCACTAGTCGGTTCAAAATGAAGCATAGTTATAGGTGATGAATACATGTTTACTCCTCGTAATATTCGTAGTATTTTAATTTTTCGTTAATATAGTCTTGTAATAATGGGTTTACATCTTTTAGTGACAGTTTTCTTACTTTGCTAAAATACTCAATTGCTTCACTAAATTGTTTAATTCTACGTAATGTTATATCTGAGCCGATTGTATTATATACTACTTGCAAATTTTCAATAATTTCTTCGTAGTTATCAAATCGATTTCTAAATTTATTTACAATTTTTATAGATCTTTTAACATACTTTTTAAATCTGTCGTCAAGAAATCCTACTGTTATACCCGGAGTGTAAACAATATTGGCTTTTACATCAATTTTAATTTTGTATTTCATAGTAATATAAATTAAAAAATTAAAATAGTCAGGCAACATTGTTATAGATATTGGATTTATTGCCATGTTTGTACTCATTAAATATCCTGTATTTGCCCACTTTTTAAAATTTTCAACAAATCTATCGTAAGAGCATCCATATCTAATATATTCAAAATTTTGTCCAACACTTTCAGCACTGATAGATATTAAGTAATTTAAATTTGGATATTTTTGTTTGTAAAAACTCATTTTTTCTAAACACTTATCCATTATCTTAGGAGGAGTATTTGCATTTGTTTGTATAGTTAATAAGAGATATGTATTCGGATCTGTATTTTTATAAAAACTCTCAATGGTCAAATCCAACAGTTCTTTTTTGTTTATACTCATTAGTAAAGGCTCTCCTCCTAAGAGTATTATTTCGTAATAGTCATCTTCTTTTTTATTTTTAGCAACTTCGGAAATATAATTAAAAACATAGTCAGCATATTTTTTAGGAGTATGTTTATTTTTTATTTCTCTGTCAGCCCACGTTGGCGGCTCAACACTTGTATTTAATATTTCTTGTTCCCATTTACTACTGTAAATTCTACTACAATAGACACAAGCAGAATCACAGGTATTGTCAAAGTAAAGTTCAATTTGATATTTGTTCGGTCGTTTTTCGTAATGTTCGTTGCCGTGCATTCTCCACGATTTATTTTTAGAAAACTCAGCTTTCCAACAAGTATTACAAGAATTATTTTTTATACCATTTTGCAAATCTGTTTTTATTTTTTCAAGGTCGTCTGTAAACATTTCTGCACCAGGATGCATTTTACAACAAAGACATACTGTATTTTCTAACGGTCTGAATACTATTTCATGAGAACTTCTTTTACATCCAAGATTATCTTGCATTTTGTTTTACCTTAGTTGCCCAATTTGCTAATTCTGGATTATAATCATAAATGTTAAATCCTCTTAGAGAATTAATATAATCGATCCATCGCAATGCATGAGAATTGTCTTCATCAGTTGCCGAATATTTTAAAGTCTTTAATCTTTCTGTTCTTTCAAAAATTATAGGATTTTTTAAATATTCTGTATTGTTAAAAAAATCATTTACTAATCTATCTATGTCGTTTTGTGGAACGATACTATATGCAGAATACTTTGGAAGAAAAACATAGTAATAAGCAAATACATCTACTAATCCTGTTTTTAACAACTCGTTTGCTGATTCCTTAAGAGTCCATAATGTATAGAGTGAAACTGTACTACTTGCTATAACTCTTTTTCCTGTTCTTCTTAAATATGTTTCCATATTTTCAAGTGTTTGTTCATAAGGAGTACTACGTATCCATTCGTAGATTTTTCCTGTGCCGTCAAGACTTGCAGTAACTAATAATTCAACATTGGGATTTTTATTTAACTTTTCTAAAATGTCCCAAATTTCTTCTGTAATTACTGCCCAATTAGAAACAATTAAAATACGCATTTCGTATTTTTTATCTACAATTTCTTTTAAAACTCTTATATTTCTTGGATCTGCAAAGGGCTCGCCCCCTTTAATAAGTAAAAACTTAATCGACGGTAACACTTCTAAAATCTTTTTCATGTCGTCGTCGGTGGCCTGGAAAGCCTTTGTATGTAAGTTTGATAATCCAGAATTTTCTCTAAATTCTAAACCTTCTTTTTTTGCACGTTTATCTAGTCCTATCCATTTACTGCTATAGATACTTCCGCACATAGCACAGCTTTGATTACATAAGTTACTTGGAGTATACTCTAGTGATAAAATTTGCTTTCTCGAAGAATTAAAATTTTCATCCGACCAAGGAAGATTAACATAATGATCGTTGTCTATATGGGCAGGAATTCCATTTTCTCTATTGTCTTTGCAAGCTACACATGCACTTGGCCATTCACCTTTTTTAAATTTATTACGAATGCCATTTATTATGTCATTGTTGTAATAGTCAGTTAATGATGCTACCTCGCTAATATATGACCCGTGTTTTTTGCCAACTGTGCATAATTTTAAATCTCCCAATGGACCAATGTTAAGTTGGCTCCACGGGGCTTTACACATCATCGGTCTACGAGATTGATATTCTTTATCAGACATTATATCCCCTTGCGTCAAATCTATTATCAACTAGCATTCTTAAAGGAGTTCTAACACTTACAAAAGTTCCATTATGAGATGCAATATTTATAGAATCAGTTTCTTCTAATTTAAAATCTTTGCAAACTTTTGTATATTCTTTATTATAATTTTTCCACCAAAAGTCCGAGCCAAACCTGTCTATCATATTACACCCAATCCACATGTCGCTTACGTTATTATATCCAAAGTTATTCATAATATTTATAGGACCATCGATTTGTTCTTTACTGTATCGAACACCAATTCTTTGAGATCCCATCGAAAAGGCTTTACTTAGGCTAATTGAAAACGTCTTGATAGCAGAATGTGACAAATCTATATCAATGTTTTTACACTGTCCTAGCCATGCTGCATCTATGTGAACGTCGATAGAGTTTTTGTAACAAAAGTCTAAGAGTCGATCTATGTCGGGTATATTCCCTGCTGTTTTAACAGAAGGATAAGAAATAACTAGAACTGATCCTGACGGTATTGCAGAATAATGTGTTACTTTTAAAATTTTTGGATTTAATCTCCAATGATATGCATACTCGCCTTCGAATATTACTAACTTATTACTGTATCTGTAATGCAGTTCGTCTATTTGCTGTGAAACACCTAATATAGCATCAGTAAATTTAAAAGACTCTAAATTTTTAATATTATTTAATTTAGAATTTTTAATCCAAGCTGTAACTTTTTCTATAAAGTATTTTGTATATTGATTGCTATCTGTTGGATATTCTTTCATATCTAGAGAATCTCGAAACCCAATAATTTTACCAACTAACATAGGAGGAATTCTAGATGTTAAAAACTTTTCTACACTTAAGTTATTATAATCCATATACATCGCCTTTTAACAATGCCCATGTTTTTTCGCATACATCTTTTAGTTTTTCTTTTCTTGACTTATCTAATGTATTTGTATAATACCAAAACTTTTCTAAATCTTTAGAATGATCTTCTGAGTTCATAAATTTTATATATTGATCTAATATCTTACAAAAATACTTAAAGTTTTCCGATTTTTCTTTTTCGGTTAAATCTAGCAACGAAATCTCTGCTTTAGCTTCAATCTTTTTTTGTTCAAAGTAATTTTCTATCCACTGCTTACTTTCTTTTGGAAATATTTGAATATTTAAGAACTTTGGATTATGTAAAGGATGCGGACTTATTACCGGCTTGTGTTGCACCTCAACATTAATTCTTTTAAATTTTTGTTTGATTTTCCAAAGCATCATATCAGGCAAGTGAACTAGATTATATGCTTGTATAGTAGCAGCCCACCATATTTTAAAATCTCCTTCAGCAGCGTCTAATTTTCGCATATTTTCTTCTATCTTGTGCCATTTGCTAGGATTTCTTATATAATCGTTTATTGGTCCTACAGCATCAACACTCATTCCAATTTGTATACGTTCAAAATGCTTCCAAATATTCCAAGCACGTTCTGGAATATTAGTAATATTTGTATTGTATTCTATCACAATAGATTTAGATCTTCCGGCATCTATGCACTTTTGTAAAAACTCGTAATGTTGGTCTATTAATAAAGGTTCCCCTCCAACGATGTATAATCGTTCTATTGTAGGAATTTCTTGTTCCATTTCCTTCCAAAAAGCAGGCTTTTCGTACCAAGAATAGATATCAACTTCGGGTTTATGCTTTCCGTTTGCTGTTTTTATTAATTTTACAGTTTGCCCGCTATCTTTATATTGATTTCCCCAAAGCAATACGTTGTCATCGTACCACTGACTGCTATCTGTAGGCCCACACATTCTACATTTTAAATTGCAAAGATTTCCAAAACGAAGATCCATGTATTTTATAGGATTTTCTTCTAAATCAATTGATCCATCTTGCTTCGTTTTTGATATGGCATCTTCTTTATTAATTACATGAGCCCATATATCTCTTTCCCAACTAGCTCTACTTTCCATTCCTGATTCTGCTTCACGTTTACATCTAATGCATGATTCGTGATATTCATTATTTAACATAGCTAATCTAACTTCTTTCATTAGATTGCTGTTTCTAAATCCGTGTATAGTTTCAGTTGATAGGTTGTAATTCGATCCTGTTTCTGTTTTTACTAATCCCTGATTAATACTAACATTTGCATTACAACATATTCTTACATCGCCGTTATTTCTTACATTTAAACTCATCCACGGCAGTGGACAAAATGCGTTATTTTCCATTTATAAATCCTATATTAAGAAAGTTGCTTATCGTTTTTATTTTTTCCATGTCCGCTACTAAACTCAAATTTTTTGCCACAAGTTCTACCGCATGTATATATTCTTTTAAATGTATCGTCTTGATTATTCCAGGAATTGTGTAAATATGAATTAAAAAAGTCATGTTTTAGTACATCCCAACCGTGTATTCTCATATCATTAAAACTTTCCCCATAAAGATTTTTTATATGATCAAAGCTAGGTTGTTGTTTGTTTTTATGATGGAAGTAACTTGGGGCCCCAAGCCAACAACACGGCCAAAGTTTCATCGTCATATCAACAAAAACAGTTTTATCAATTTTATATTTACAGCTAATCGGTGTTGTTAAAACATAATTTTCAAAATCTTTAATTGAATCTTTATCTTTCTTGTTATGATTAGTAGGAGTATCCTCAACAACGTTGCCTTTTTTTGTAACAGTATTTTTTTGATCTTGATCTGCAAAACGAGCAGTATATTTAACTGTGAATTTTTTAAATCCAAGACTGTTTGCTAAGTTTTGTGCTTGTTCAATTTGATGATAGTTGTGTTGAAACTCTATAAATGCCCATTCTGCATGGCCCCCGGCCGAAATAAATGCTTCTGCATTTTTAATTATTTTATTAAAATCACTACCAACTCTGTATAATTGATTTGTGTCTTCTAATCCGTCAATACTAAAAATAATTGACAACTTTTCTGCTGACTTTTTGGCTAATTCTGCCCACCATTCTGGCTTACGCATACTTCCATTTGTTGCAATTCTTACATGCTTTACATTTTTTGTTAAGCAATATTCATGAGCTGCGTCAAAGGTAGGACTTGCAATCACATCGCCGTAATTTCCGCAATGAAAGATTGTTACCTGATTCTCTTTGAAAGGTTGCAAAATTATCTCATAGTCTGATACAGTTAGATCAGTTATTGGCATGCTAGGATTTAATGTATTGTTAAACATCCTAGCACATTGAGGACATGCACAATTACATCTACTTGTATGATCTATTTGTATTTTTTGAATTTCTTCTAAATTTAAATAGTTCACAGTCTATCAAATCCCCATCGACGTTCAGCACAAAACCAGCAATTACCACAATGTTTTTCAAAGTTGTCAGTGTATTTCTCACAACTTCTAGTCATAGGAAATAATGTATCAAAGACATTAAAATAACGGTACAATTCTGCTACATCTCTTTTATTAAAGTTAATCAATGGATGACATGCCGTTCCTTCGTAGATGTTTTTTAGTCTTTCTCTGTCTGGTGGATCAGTCCATCCTCGCCAATATACACTTCTCGGTATTGCGTTTTTTGGAGGATTTTGTGTTATTCCAGCAAAATGAAATTGAATTTTATTGTTTTTATATAAGTTATTAGTTAATAGTTGTTGTGTTTTAATATAATTTTCATCTTCTGGCAAAGGGCTATATGCTGTCTCGTGTTCCAAAAAAATATCGCCAAACTCTTTTTTATAAAACTCGACTATTTTTTTAGCAAACTGAATTTGAAAAGCTTTGCCTTCTTGATCAACAGTTATTGGAACAATTTTTAAGTCAGGCCTTTCTTCAACTACATATTTAGATAGTATGTATCCTGTAATTGCACTATCTGCACCCCCTGAGATTTTTAATCCCACAGATGAAACATTATTAAAAACTACAATATTTAGATTGTGTTTGCTATGAGGAATTATCATTGTAAAATCTCGGTAAAGATAGGAAAAACTTTTAAAAATTTATCTTCCCATTGTCGTTGTTTGTTAATAAGAGATATGTATTCTTTTGTTTCTGGTAATCTTTCCGACCAATCTTCACTGTTCATAAAATTTATAATACCTTTGAATCTTTTAATTCCGTAAGGATTTTCTAAAAACTGTTCTTTAGAAATGTTGTTTTCTTTTACTCCAGTAAACTGTTGCCAATTGTCTTCTATCCATGGATAAAAATCGTTTTCGTATTTGTCTGTAATTTGTTTTTTAACATTTTTCGGCAATACTTTTACATTTAATTGAGGAGGCCAGTACGCAAAGTGCATGTTTATGCCGCCGGCTCCTAGTGGCCAAGAATTTATCTTTTTAAAACCTTGTTGAGTTTTCCATTTTACAAACTCCGGTATATAAGCAATATTAAGAGCCATTATAGTAGTTGCCGTTGTTACTTCAACTTGAGGTGCAGTATTGTCTAGTTTCCAAAACACTTCTTCCTGGTGTTGCCACTGACTAGGATATCGAATATAATCATTGTGTTCTCCGTGTGCATCTATACTATAATGAAATCTAACACGTTTAAACTCTGCCCATAGATCAAATAAATCACTACGCCATTCAACTGCATTGCTATTGTAACGTAACTCTATATTCTTTGCATACCCACGTCTAATGCATTCTTCTAATAGATCATAATGTTCATCTATAATAAGACTTTCGCCTCCGGCAAAGTATAGTTGATACATATGAGGAATTTGTTCAAACAAGTCTTGCCAGAATTTTGGATTATTTTTATGCCAATTATAGCTAGCACCGTGTACTCTGCCTTTATTTTCCCACTGACTAGTACCTTTTAATCTTTCATTTGTTATTTGAGGGTACAAAGAATTCCATTCTTTTACCCAGCCGCTCGAATCGTGAGGACTACACATTACACAAGCAAGCTGACACTTTGTACCCATACGCAAGTCAATATACCGTATTTTCGGGGGTATAGAACCGTCAGCGGCAGTTTCATTAACTAATTCTTGTAGGTCAAAGCGGCTTGCCCAATAATCGGTTTCCCAATTTCTTTTACTAAGATGTCCAGCTTCTTCTTCTTTGTAACACTTTAGACAACTAGCAGGCTTTTCGCCACGAAGCATCATCTTACGAACATTACGCATATATCCGCTGTTCCATGCTTCTTCTAGGCTAGTATGATTAAAATTAGCAGGAACGCCCGAGTCGTTCTTTACGACTCCAACTTCGCCACCACCGATTTTGTTACTGCTGTCTGGATCTTGAACACTGCTGGCGTTACTTGTGCAACATGTTCGCATTTTTCCATCCGGTCTACTTGATAAGTGTAGCCACGGCAATGCACAAAAGGTAGGCGAAATATGATTGTATTTTTCTGACATGTTAATACTTATTTAAACTGTTCTGCAAAAGGATCAAACTCGATACCACATTTCATAGCACAAACTTTTAATTTTCCATTTTCGTAACTGTTTTCATGCCACGACGCTTCTATAAGATCAAAAATTTCTGTAGAAAATACACGTTCTAAACCATGTATCTTAGCATTTATTGCATCTTTGCCGCCGGCAAAATTAATAAATTGCCATATTTGTTCTTGTTTAGGATCTTTTTGCCACCATTTGTACATTCGACCAGCAGTCCAACAACAAGGCATTGCTATCCCTTCTGCTGTAATAAACAAACTGCCTTCGTCTTTTACCTTGCATCTGATAGGAGTTTGTTGATAGTAAGCATCCATGCTTCCGTATTTTATTTCTAACAATGTTTGCTTCTTTAATGCATTGTTTACATATTTGTCATCGGGCTTTTTAAGTTCGGTTGTTTGATTACCTTTTCGATCAATTGCTTGGTGTGATTCTTTTTTCTTGCTATCTTGCGTAATAAATCTACCAGTTTTTTTAGCAACAAACTTTTCAAAGCCTAATTCCTTTGACAACGCTTCTGCGTCTTCGACCTGATGTTGGTTATGTTCAAATATTAAAAAATCCCAACGTGCTCTGCCGCCGGCTGCAATAAATGCTCGCATACTACGTTCGACTATATTCCAGTTAACACCTTGACGATACAAATGATTTGTATCACCGAGTCCGTCTACACTAAAAATAACAGTACCTGCTCTTCCAAGTATAGTTGCAAGTTCTTGCCACCATTCGGGATCACGGGCGCCAGCATTTGTATTCATGCTTAACCACATCTTAGGATTATTTTGTCTAAAATAGCGAAATATTTCTAGTGTGTCTCGAGCAACAATTGGATCTCCTAAATTACCGCACATATACATGGTGTTTAGCTGTGCTATAAATTCCGGTGTGAATATTTTTTTACAATCATCGAGTGTTAGTTCACTTAAATCTATATGAGGATTTAGTGCTCCGCCGTTTTGATTACGGTCACACATAGGGCAACTAGCTTGACAGTTTTGTGTTACTTCTAAGTGTATGGTTTTTATATCTTTATATTCATACATCGTATATTAACTCTACATCCTTTCCTGGACCTATTTTACTAGGAAGATCACCGTATTGCTCTATGTACCATTTAATTACAGCTATATACCAATTTTGACTATTATGATGTGCCTGTTTATTAAATTGAAAAATATTATTATTAGTTGCTTGTATTGTGCTTAACGCACGGGCACTTTCTTTTTGTAAATCTCTTAAACTTAACTTTGTTAAATCATTCATTCTAATTCTAACATCCCATTAATGTTTTTAATGCCTTCGCTTGAAAAATTAAACATTCTTTCATTAAAAATTTCTTGTAGTTTGTCTTTATTTAAAACGTTTATTATTTTATATGGAGTTTTTCCAGGTTCGAATGTAGGACGTGGCGGAGAATCTTCAAATGGTAAATTTAATTTTTTATAATCAGTATAACTATCAAAAGAAAGATCTTCAAAATAAATTATGTCGTTATGAATGTTATTTTTTTTTAATTCAGCAAACTTTGTCCAAAGATCAATTTTTCTTTCTAAAACTTCTGTAAATTGATACTCGTCTATACTAATAGTTGTTTTTTCGTAAGGAAAATCGTTAAAATTTTGTAATTTATTAGCTACAACATGACTAAATGTATTTTGAAACAGATCTTTTCTTAAAAGAAAGATTTTATACCAAATGTTGTTATTTAAAAAAAATTTAATAGTCTTAGGTCTCTTAATCTCATATATTTGATTTAAGTGAGTTTTTAATATAACATTTTTATGTAACAAACAGGTTTTAATTATACCTTTTACATACGTGTCTGGCTGTTCAGTCATAAAGGGTTCTGTAAGAAAAAACGTATTCCTATAAAAATAACGATAGATGGTTCTAGCAAAATAACTACTTCCTGTTCTTGTACTAGATATTATAAGTATTTTCATTATTTTATTCCAATTTTCATAAATCTTGTATACTTAGGTAAAACTAATTCACCCTTAAAAAGTGTATTAGTCATAGGTGCTTTTTTATCAAACTCGTCTAAATCTGTTGAACAATTAACATGTTCTGCAACTTCAAAATAATTATTTCCTTGTAAAATTACTAATTTTCCTGTTGGAATTTTTTCATACCAATCTTTAAAATTTTCTATATGCTCGCAACTAGTATTAATAATTGTATTAGGGATATCAGTTATAGGATAACTCATCCTGTTATTTGCATTGCTCCAATATTGCCAAGTATGTTCTCTGTAATCAATGTCTTGTATATTTTGTATTAATGACTTAAATCTCCACTGATCTGTAAACCAAGGTTTGTTAAAAACTTCTGCAATATCTACTGTGGTAGGATCAATATCAAAACTTCTAATTTTGTCAATTTTAATTCCGCTTTCAAACAACATTACTGCAAGTGTACCATACCACCCTGCACATAAAAAAACTGTACCTAACTCAACATCTAGTTTTTTTAATTCATTAACCAACCATAGTTTACTTTGTAATTGACCTCTACTAAAACAATCGTTGTCAATCTTTAAATTGTTAACATAAAAGTTTTTGAATGCTGAGACAAATTGAGTATCAACGTAATTGTCTAATAATGGCCAAAGTTTCCATGCATTGTCTTCTAGAATTAGTTTTCTTAAATCTTCTTTGTTTTGATCATTAACTATGCGAAAAATACTGTTTAAATCTCGGTCAATATAAGCTCTACGCAGGTCTGATAATTTATTATTATCAGAATAGAGTAATTCAAATCTATCTAATATCTCAAATATTTCTAGCATCAAACTGTTCCTTTAACCAATTAAAGTCGTTAATTTTTTTCAAAGTTTCGATGCTGTCTTTATTTCTTGCACCAAAAAGTGCACCAAATTTAGCACCATCTATTGCATATTTGCCAAACGGTCTATCTTTGCCTGTTGTACACCATGTTTGCAATCTGTTTTGCGTTTCTGTATCTTTTTGCCTATCGATAATTTTACTGCTTAATTTAGTGCATTCTCTAAAAGCACTTTTCCAAGTATTAAACGGGTCTGTGTTAAATCCTGTGACATTAGAGATTTCTTGCACTGCTTTAAACTTGCTGCTAATGCTAGTTGTCATATCAGGCTTTGATGTATCCATATTAATAGTTAGTTCTGTAGGAAATAGTTTTATGCCGCCGTATCCATATACAAGATCATTAATCGGATTTACAGATCGCCATACATGCACCATTTCTTTATCCCAACGAGGAACTTGATAATCAAATTTAAAATTAGATTCTACAAGTGCGTCGCCGTCGACAATCCAAAACATATCAGTTGAACATAGTTTAGCTGCCTCTATATGTGCCTGATGAATTCCTTTAACTCCGTGAACACGCTTTGCTCTAGGAAATCTGGCTATCAAATATTTGTAATACTCGTCTGCGTTGGGTTCTTGATAACTAATAAAAACAATGTCGTATAGTGCAGGTGTTGATATAACCACGTTGACTTCTTTTTTATGAGCAATAAATCTATAATCTAATTCTCTTTTACTGAATTTTGCCTGTTTACTGCAAAGAAGAATACCGTCATTGTACTTTCCATTTAAATATGCATGATTTATTGTTCTGTCATACGTATTATCATGCGTAAAATATGTGTCGTATTTAAATCGTGTTGTTGGATTTACATAACTAGGAATAATCCAAAACATTTCAGTTTTAGAATTTTCAAGTGCATACAAGTATTCGTCATAAGTGTCAACATTAAACTTTTCGTATTGTACAGGACCACTTGCTACAACAGGCCATTCTTTTCGGTTAAGTATAAACTTATGATTAATTTCTTTTTCAGAAATTTTTCTATTTTTACTAAACAAGAAAACACCGTTATAATAGTCTTTATCATTTACTCGATGTATAAACGAATGATTTGTTGTTCTGTCATATTCGTTATCATGAGTAAAATAGATGTTAAACAAAAAGTTATCATCTATTTTTATATTATTGCTTGTACCCCAAAACATTTCAGTTTTAGAATTTTCAAGTGCATACAAGTATTCATCATACGTATCTATATTAAATCTGTCATATTGCACAGGACCACTTGCTACAATGGGCCATTCTTTTCTATTTACAATAAACCTATGTTCTATTTCTCGTTGAGTAAGTTTCTTATTTTTAGATAGTAAAAACACACCATTATATAAGTCATTGCCATCAACACGGTGTATAAAAGCGTGATTTATTGTTCTGTCATATTCGTTGTCATGAGTAAAGTATACATCAAAATCGAAAGAACTAAAGTCAATGTTATTACTAGTACCCCAGAACATTTCAGTTTTAGAATTTTCAAGTGCATACAAGTATTCGTTATAAGTGTCAACATTAAACTTTTCGTACTGTATAGGTCCACTTGCTACAATGGGCCATTCTTTTCTATTAATAATAAATCTATGTTCTATTTCTTTTTTTGTCAAAACACAATGCTTACTACATAAGAAAACTCCATTGTATAAGTCTTGGTCTTTAACTCTGTGTATAAAAGCGTGATTTGTCTTAGAGTCATAATTATCATGAGAAACATATATACGGTTTAACACACTGTCGTCAACACAAATGTTTCTCGACAACATCCAAAACATATCAGTATTAGAATTTTTAAGTGCATACAAATATTCATCATACGTATCTATATTAAATTTGTCATATTGCACAGGACCACTTGCTACAATGGGCCATTCTTTTCTATTAATAATAAATCTATGTTCTATTTCTTTTTTTGTTAAAGGTCTGTTTTTACTACAAAGAAATATTCCGTTATAGTAATCTGTTCCGTCAACGCGGTGTATAAAAGCATGATTTTCATTTCTGTCATAGCTGTTATGATGAGAAATATAAAAATTGATTATTAGTTCGTTATTTTCTTTTACATTTCTTGACAACATCCAAAACATTTCAGTTTTAGAATTTTCAAGTGCATACAAATATTCGTCGTAAGTGTCAATATAAAACTTGTCGTATTGTATCGGACTACTAGCTTTTATATCGACTTCTTTTTTATTAATAAAAAATCTATGAGAGATTTCTTTATTTGATATGTTAGAATTTTTTGGAACTAAACAAATTCCGTCGTAGTCTGTTCCGTTTAAAAAAACATGAATGTAATCTTTACTCCATTCATCTGGAGTATAAGAAAAATCAAAACTTTCTAATACATCACAGTCGTCCCAAATTACCCAAAACATTTCAGTCATAGAAATGTTTTGTGCTTGTCGAAAATCCACTGCTACTTTTGCTATAGGAAAACGAGCTTTTATTTTTTTAAAGTTTTCATTTGAAAACTTTTGTTTAATGTAAATTATGTCATACATAAATCACCAATTGTAACGAGAATCTAGAAATATGCTAGCAAATTCCGGAAATGTGTCAATAAAGTTTGTGCCGCGACGCTGATCGTGTTGCAATACATATTTTACAAAATTTATTTTATTTATATGCATTTCGTTGGGTGAAATATTTGACCTATCTCGAAAAATATCTAAATTTCTTTCTGCTTTTGCTATTTCAAAATCGTAAAATCCTGCAAAGTTAGATACGTCGGAATTTTTTTTCATAAAGTCAATTCCTTCTTCAAGGTATGAAGAAAATTCTAACGGAAGCACATTCATGTTTTGCCATGCAGGATTTCTTAAAATAGGAATGTCAAACCAAATTCTTTGTCTGGGATGAATTTCGTAATCCGGATGAGTATAATACGGATCATATATTGGTATGAATTGTATGCCCTGCTTGTCTTTGCTAAATTCCGTTCTTAAATCGAGTATATATTGTAAGTAATCCTTAAATTTAGGAAAACTTAATGCATTAAATGTATTAATAAATGTAACTGTAGTATTCTTAGTTTCATTTAAAAATCTACTAACGTTTTCTTGCATATAAGAATAGTTTAAACCTGTACGAATATACTCCGCTTGGGTTCCTACCGAGTCAACACTTACAAATAATGCAAGATTTTTTAGTGCCATATTTACATACCAATGATTGTTAGCACCCGGGTTAAAGCGTTCTTTGTCTTCCCATATTTGTATTTCCTCGAGTTTCTTAATTTTTTCTATAAACTTGTCCATTAACTCAGGCTTTGGAGGAGAAAAATTACTAGTGATACTTAACTCTAACCAAGTGTTAGGATTTTCATATATGTAATCTAAAACTTTAAAAGTATTTGCATCCATAAGAGGCTCACCGCCTGTAATTCTAAACACTTCTAATTTTTTATATAACTCAGGCCACCATTTCCAAAAAGCAGATATATAAGGATTTTCCGATTGTTTTGATTTTAAAGGCATTAACCCTGCAGATGCAAGGGCATCTAAATTGTTATGCCCAACTTCATTATTGTTAATATCTAAAATTTTAAACTCGCCTAACTTTTTAACTTCGTCTTCCCACTCAGTGCTTAAATGCGGAGAACAATACATGCATTTTAAATTACATGCTTGATTAAAGTTAACTTCCATATATCTAGGATTTATGTTACTAGTGTCAAGAGAATCTATAATATCACTGCGAGAATTTTGTGCCCAATATTCTCCTGATCGATATATCCTGTCACTTCTATTTCCAGAATCTTCAATTTTCCAGCAATACGAGCATCCTGCCGGTCTTTCGCCTTTGAGCATTAAAGATCGTTCTGCTTTTTTTTCTTGTGTATTATGAAGAGCACTAGGATTTTTTTCTATTTCAGGAATACTTATTTTATGTAACGGCGGATGATAGCAGCTATGTGTTGTTCCATTGGTTAAGTGCATCGACACTTGTGCCCATTTAGCATAACACATTGTTTTACTTATTTTTTTAAGTTGATTTTCGGCTATATCTGCAGATTGGTTATAATCACTCATAGGTAATCCTTTTTTACAATTATAACTAATTTATTAAAAATGTCAAGCGTTAGGGTATTTTTCTTTAATAAAATTTGCTAGTTCTTCTGCTATTACTTTATATCCATCAACATTAGGATGAATACAATTGGTTAAATGTTTCTTTGGATAATCTAAATTGCTGTAATGGTTATAGTATTGCGGCTGCATTTCATCTGAAAGCCAGTTATCTTTTCTAACTAATAATTCTACAAATGTCTTATAATCTCTAAAATTGTGTATATAACATGACCAATCTACTTTATTTGCTAATTTGTCGCAATGCTCATATAAAAAGTCTTTGCCACGGTCATCAAATGCGTTTGCTAAAACAAATTTTAAATTGTTGGCTTTACAAAAAGTTTGCACTTCTAAAATATTACATAAAGTTTCGATTGCAGTTGCATCCTCGGCATAAACTTGTCTTGTGTATATATCCCATAATTTACTGTTGCCTAGGTGCGGCCACACTGTTTGAAAATTATAATGACCTGCATCTTTAGTATCACTTTTATAACAAATTTTAGTATTTTTCCAAGAATCTCTAAAAAAATCAAATCGTTCATACCCACTCATCATGAACACTACAATTCCGTTTTCAACTTTTGAAAAATCTATATTTGTAAGATACAGACTTCTTGCACTGCCTCTATTTCCTATGCCGCGTTGTCCGAGATTGTAAGGAATGTATTCTGACAAATAATCTCTACATAATACATTAACCCAACTATTTCTGTGTTCGTGTTCTATAAGATGATAACTTTTGTGCATTGGAAGATTAATTTTTCCATTGTATTCTTTCCAGATCTCTTCTGGATAACCGCCTTCGCCTTGTGTCCAACTACATCCTAAGCCAAATAAAACATTCATTATCTAAAATCCTCGTATTTGTCATCACGTACAGTATCTAATGTAACACAGTGTGGGCCACCGCTTAATGTTCTTGCATGTCGCATTTGTACTGGCATTACATCAAAACCACGTGACTCTAATTGTTTGATTAAAGGAATTTGATTTTTTTCAACTGCAACTAAATTTTCGCTAATACTTAGCACATTCATACTTAACCAAGGACTTGCAGGAGCCCAGTGATCTATAAATGGTGTAGGAATTGGATCTTCTGCCCAAATTTTATCCCAAGATTTAAAATAGGCAGGAATGTTATTATTGTTAACTCTGCTCGGATTTAACAATACCTTTCCTGGAGCCAAAGGTAATATTGTTGTATCGACATGAACATAAGCATATATGTTATCCATAATATGTACATTATATTTTTCACCCAATGTTGATTGTAACCATTGAGATCCTAATTTATTACCAGAATTTGAAACAAGATAAAAAATGTCTCGACCGCATTTAATAACGTTGGCTGCGTCGAACGCAATTTCGTATTCGGTTAAAGTAGGTTTAGACAAATCTGATCTGTCATAAAGGTCATCTAACAGTTCAGGTTTTGGAGCAGATATCCATCTGCTACCTTTAGAAAAGTATTCCTTAAAAAGTTTTCTATAACCTAAGGTTTCAAAGTATCTAGATCTTAACGGCATCGGAGTTTCTATTAGCATATCTCCAATTACTAAAACACTATCTCTAGGACAATACATGTAGTATCCATCAGACGTCCAGTCCGGTGTTGCACATAGCAACCCTAAGTTTTTTATTTCAGGACGATGAACTGTAACATTAACAGATTCTAATTGTTTTTGAAATGCATCTAAATCTTCTACAGTTTCGTCTATAACTTGTTCAGGGTATTTTCCTGCTGGCAATCCGGAAACTGTATCGTAATTTGCATAGTCAACACAATGAATGTCATGTTTTTTTGTTTTAGGTATTTGTGCATTTTCTGCCCGACCTAATATTACTTCTTTTAGAGTTCCCCATTCTGTGTTCGAGTTAACTTTCATATATTCTGTAAGGCCAAAAGACCTTTTGCTCCTTTAAATCTTTATAGGTTAAGTTACTGCCGGTATCTGGATTTTCATCAGGTAGATTTTCTAAAAGTAATAATCCCGAAGCTGCTTCTTCCGGAGTCATGTACATGTGATAACCAATACATTCATAATCGTCCTCGTCGTGCTTAACGTATTTGTGACGACCATCGTAAATCATTGGTCTGCACCAATTTATAAAATCATAATCGTCGGTTAAAATGACACCACCTTTTCCTATTTTAAGAGTTTTTCTATGATGGAAACTAACACAGTAATAAGAACCTTTTACATACATGCCTCTTTTAAACCTAGTAGCACCATCTATAATAGGGGTAGGTTCTAAGTAATATTCTCCACTCCATTCTTTTTCAACAAATTTAATCCTATTTCCTGCATGTATTATTTGCATAGGTGTACTTGCGTAAGTATGCGAAGGTATGCTAATTATTTGATTTTTTATGCCTAAGTATTTCATACAAAGAAACATAGCATTTGAACAACTGTCAACACAAACAGCGTATTTTGATCCTGCATATTCTGCTAATTTGTTTTCAAAAAGTGTTACTGCATCCCAAGGATCGTTAATTTCATATCCTTTATTTTTCAGTTGGGATATCATAAGGTTCCCCTGTTTCTTCGTCAAACCAATAAAGGCTTCTATGAGGCAAGTCTTTTGAATCGTATGCTGCATTGCTTACATAAAAGAAAAGTCTAAATGCATTTCTTGTTATTCCTTCAGGGCATGTTAACGGATCTGGAAATCCATGAAATCCTTTTTTATGGTGTCTCCATAATACTGCTCTGTTGAATAGCGGAGGTACTCTTTGTATTATATTTTTATTTTGAAAATCATTAAACTGTAAGTGGCCGCCCCACTCATCTTTCCAGTCACTATTTAAATATATAATAAACGAAAGCATACGATGAACTTTCATTGTATCGTTCCAATTAAAGTCAGTATGTATTTTTAACGACGACCCGGTTTTAATTTTGCTATATCCGGCTCCAACTAAGTAAGGGTCCGGAATTAAATCTTTAATCCCAGTTATTTCTGTAAGCCATTTCATAAATTGTTGACTATGAAACTGATTTACAAAATTTTCTGCTACAGGTGCAACATCCATGTTTATACATTCTTTCATGCTGCTACCGCGTCTAGTAAATTCTGTCCAATAATAATCTGGAATATTATTGCATTCTTTTTCTAAATCGTAGGCTAACTCTAGTGGAAGAAAGTCGTCAAGCACAATCATAGGAAATGGAGGAGTGCCTACAAATGTGTCATTTAATTTTTTAGTATTGTTAAATTTTGTTCTAACGTGATCGATTAATTTCATCTTAGTACTTTCTTTAATATGCGTTGTTAAACCAATGGTCAGGTGGATTATTTAATAATAAATTATCAAAATCTTTATTAAATTTTTTGTATGTTATACCCGACTTTATATTAGCTAGTCTATTCATAACAACATTATAATTATGAGTTGTTTCAGGAATAGTTTTGTAAATAATTTTTTTAAATTCGTTGTCGGACATTCTGTTAAGATGATCTACTTGGTTATGAATATGATAAATTCTTTCCCACGCTGTATTTAGTGTATCGTATGATTCATCAAAAACATTAGAAAATGTCTTAAACCCATGTTGACGTGTACGAGATAAATGATTTTCTGTTGCATATACAAAAAATGGATGTCTATACATCATAGATTTATAAGTTTTTTCTGTACATTGAAAATGAGATGAGATGTCATAGTTGTTTGTTTCTACTAATAAACTCATAGCAGAATTTATAAATGCATCTTGAAGTGTATTAGAAATAAATTGTTGCCCTGGCGGTATTTCTTTAGACTCATTTTCTAAGAGACACGGCATAGATCTTACAATTTCTGTTTTTTCGTCGTTCCAGTATTCGTTTAATTCATTTCCCCAGATAGGATTTTTTGCAGATATATCAGCTATGCTATTTTTAAAAATAGTATCAATTTCTTCTAAAGAATAGTATTGGCGAGGTTCTATTCTATTATCAGCATATATATTTTTAACATTAAAAAATGAATAATAAGAATTGTTTAATATTCCTCGGCGTCGTAAATCAACAAATGATACAAGTCTTGTGTTATGCCAATTTCTACTTAAAAATAGAAAACGTTTTTTAAATTTTTTAGTTAAAAATTCATGTAATACAATTAGTAAAGGTCCCGGTACTATAGCAAAATTTATGTTTGTTTTTATTATACTTTTTATTAAATCTACATCATGCTCAGAATGAGCCATTACTAGTATCTTTTCTTCAGAAATTTGATTTATTTCTATCCATTTTTTTAATTTTTCAATAGTGTAAATTGACGTGCCATCAGAGAAATTTACTAAAAATAATGCATTTAATTTTTTAAATCTTTCGTCATTAAACAACGAATCATTGGCTACTTTATGTTCTTCTAAATAAACAACCTTTTTTAAAGAACTCGAATCTTTAACAAATTTTTTAAAATCGTATATTATTTCTACTTTTTCCATGTCAAAGTGTCGCTGAAACGGAGGAGTTGCCTCCGAAGCTAACACTGTATAGAATAAGTATTCTTTCATTTTCTTGTATTTCCATAATGTATTGTATAATAATTATTGCACGGTGCAATATGTCTCCATGGATCTATCACTGTGCAACCTTCGGGCCACAATATGTTTTCAACCCATTCTTCCCAATACCCGATTAAATAAACATCTGCGATAGGAAAAATAGTATCTCCTGTGTTTGGATCATAATACTGCACTGTACCACCGTGCTTTTCAATATAATGTCCTGTTAACATACTCGACGAGCCTATAGTATAAGAAACTCCCGGTTTATAAGCTTTGCCTACAATGCATACATTGTTTCCAACAGTTAAACAACGTTTAGCTATATTTTCTGCTTGAATCTCTCTTGCTGTCATAATAGAATCAAAAAGATCATAACCTAAATCAAGTTTTTCAGCAAGATATCTAAGAGCAATGTTGTCTCTAGGATGACAAGCACCTCCGTCGCCCATTCCTGCTTTCATATATCCAGGGCCCATAATCCTGCGTGTTGACTTTGTTAATGCATCTGTGACTATATCTACATTGATGTTACCGTTGCGTTCAGCAACATCCTGTATCATATTAACTAACCCTAATTTTGCAGAAATAAAAGTATTATAAAAAATCTTAATACTTTCTGCTTCATCCCATGTTCCTACTTCATATCTAGGATTATTTTCCATTATAGGTTTATAAAATTCAATTAATTCTTGTGCGTCAGTTGTTAGACTGCCATCTTTGGTACCGATAATAACCATTTCAGGATTTATCATATCCCATTTTACAGTACCCATTGCTATTAAATACGGATTATATATAAATCTTGCATTGTTTATTAAATCTATAAAATGCGTTCTAACAGTTCCTGGTAAAACTGTGCTTATTAACACTACTAGTTGAGATTTGTTAACATATCTATTAACTTCTGTTAATACTTCTTTAACTATAGTATAGTCAAAGTCTTTATTAGGTAAATGACTAGTCGGAGTTTCGCCGCCGTATTCAGATTCATGCGGGGTAGGAACAGCAATAAAAATTATATCACGATCTGCAACTGCTTCTTTAATAGTCGATGCCATATTGAAATTTTTAGGAGATCTTGTTTCAATGTCATATCCTATTACATTGTAAAATTCGGCTATTACTTCGGCACAATCTTGTCCGAGCTTGCCACATCCTATCATTGCTACGTTCTTCATTTTTGTTCCTCGTTTATGTTAGTGTTTAAAATACAAAAATACTTGTTTAATCTTCCGTGATCAGTAAGTGGTGCCGGTTGAATTTTTTTGAGACAGTTTTTTATTTCACTAGGTATAAAACTTCTATCGTTAATTATTTTTAGAAAATTTCGATAATTAAATTCTATTTTTGGTTTTAACAAATCATATACTTCTCTGAAGTTAGTTATTTTACTAACTGTTTCTATATTTTTTACATATAAATGAGCACGCTCATCTATATCAGCTACATCATCGAAGGTATAATCTATTATTTCGTCGTACAAAACAAATCCTAACTTTTGTAAATACTTATTAAAATGCATCGACGAAAGTGTTACAAACGGTTTTTCTAAAATAATAGGCGTTATAGTTTTTTCACTAATCATTATTGTTTCATGTGAGCATTCTGTAACAAAATCAAATAAACTTTCGTGGTACTGATGCGGAAGTAAAAACGAGTCAAGTTTTGTATCAAAATCGTCATCAATTTTTTTAACAGTATTATCAAAATATTTAAATTCAAAATTAGAATTTTCTTTTAAAAAGTTATGCCAAGTTACAATTCCTTTATCAAATAAATTATATTTCGAAATGTAATCTATTGTATAGCATCGATGTAAGTGCCCACGATTATTAAAACACACAAACGGATACAAAAAATTCTTATTGTTTTTTAATTCTTTTATATTACGAGGTTTTAATACTGATAAAGTATAATTAAACCAATATGTAGGATAATGTTTTAATTTAAAATTTTTAATGCCAAAACTATTTACTAGATCTGTAAGATATTTGGATTCAGGTGCACCTGTAATCCAAATAACACTAACATTATAGGAATTTACTACGTCAACAAATTCTTTAGTAACCCAAGGGTGCCATTCGTTTTCTCCATAGATCGTAACTAATTCAGGTTTTGTATTTTTAATACTTTGAATTAAATTGTCATAGTTAAAGTTATGCCACAAGTCTGCTTCGAGCTCGTAAACTTTGTGTTTATAGTGATCTATATTAATATTATAAATTTTAAACTTAGAAAAAAACTCTAAAAGTTCTCTGTTATATTCGCTTACTTGAGTTTGTTTTTTAAGATTAATATTAACAAATGTTTTTACAATCTTAGGAACATAGTTGTCTGATTTTGTTATATCCAATGCTAGACTTTTATTGTAATCAATTTTCTCTTTTATTTTATTATATAAGTCATTCAAGTTATTTTTTTGATCAATAACGTTAGTTACATTTACCATTAACTTTTGTATGCGTTTTTCAACATCGGGTTCTGAATCGAACGAATAATCAAAAATTTCGTCATATAGTTTAAATCCTAGATCTTCAAGATTTTTATGATAGTACTGAGACCCAAGAGTTAATGTAGGTAATCCACATAAGATAGGATTAGCAGTTTTTTCAGACAAAAGAAATGTATCAGTAGTAGTTTCTGTTGGAATATGCAAAAAAGATTCCAAAAAAGTTTTATTAAAATGATAACTAGAAAAATGATTTTCAAACCCGTCTCCGGATAGTAATATCTCCCCTGTATAATATTTCCAATTTTCTTTTAACTCGTTATTAGGAATTTGCTGGTACGATACTATGCCTTTATCAAGATAGTTATTTTTTGCTAATTCATCTATCCATTGTGTTCTATGAAGTCGAGTACGACCATTAAACGTTAAAAAAGGATTTACAAAATTAAATTTGTAATTTTCAATATTATTAAAAAGATCATTATTTTTTTCAAGTTCTTTAGCAGTTTTTAAAAACCAAAACGTCGGCCATGTAATAACTTTTTTTATTAAATCCTTATTAATTCCGGTCTTAAGTACATTAGAAAAAAGCCATTTTTTGTCTTTTACACAAACTACAACAGTTATTGTAATTAAATTTTCATTGATATAATCAACTATTTTTTTTGTTAGATTTAATTCATATTCGTGCATATAAAAAAAATTTATATGTTTTAAATTTTTTATTTTTATATAGTTGTATAATTCGTCATCGACAAATTCCCATGCATAAATTGTATTATCGATCATTTACTTTTGTTATCCACGATTTTCCAAAATTTCGCCGTCTAGCAAAAAATATTTGTTCACAAAACTTTTGTAGACTAATATCTTTATCCTCAGGAAAATCAAATTTGTATCTTACTTTATTTTTTAAAATTTCGTTAGATTGTATGTATCCTATAAAGTCAAAGTCAAAATTTAAAATCTTTGGATAGTGTGTTGTTTGAGAATAGTCAATAATATAATTTCTTTGCAATTGTATTAATTGATCCGAGAGTTCTTTATCTAAGTCGAAATTTTCTTTTAAAAATTTATCTATTAAATCAAATACATGTTGACTTTTATTTTCGCTATGAATATTAATTATGGTACTGTGAATCAAATTCCAACCATGTATTTCAATTCCTTGAATAGGAACATGATTTATTAAACCGTAATCTGACCAATTTTTATAATGTTTTCTAATTCTATTAATTTCAGAATTAAGCCAAGGATCTTGTTTTATATAATCAAAAAGCTTTTCATAAAAATCTTCGTACAAAACATTTGAATGCTTATAAAGAAATCTGCTAATATAATTAGTTATACCGTTGATGTGAAAGGTATTCATAAACCAACTAAAAACTTGAGCATCTAGCATTGTTTCTATTGGTAAATCTTTAGTAGAAATTACAACTTCTACTCCTTCTTTTAATTCATTTTCATTATATGTTCCAACAAGATAATCGTAAACAATTCTACCTTTTAAATTGTACTCTTCTCTTTGTACCAGATTCATTTCAGCATTTTCAAGAAGCTGTGCTTGATAGATTGTTATTCCTGTGTGATTTCCTGCTCTATATAGTTTATAAAAGTTGTCTTTCCAAGATTTTAGTGTTTCGCCAGGTAGGCCTAGAATTAATTCTGTGTACAGAGGAATGTTGCTTTCTTCGCAAAGTTCAAAAACTTCTTCAATTTTGTTTGTATCGAGATTTTTTCTTTTTATGATTTCAAGAACATTTTCATCCATAGTTTGTACACTTAGATTTAACCCTATCTTAGCACCGCCATCATAGATTAATTTTTTAACAATATCAACTATTTCTTTTTTTTGATTTTTTGCCCAGCTTATTGTATAAGCTTTTGGATTATTATAGGTTTTTTGAACTTCTATTAATTTGTCGGCTATTAACGAATCTCTGTCTGGAAATATTCCAAAATTGGCATCGGTTATACTAACAAAATCGCATCGATTTTCGCCGATCCATTCGAGCTCCTTGTAAACCCTTTCAAGGTCAAACTTTTTAACTTTGTTGTATGTTAAACTACCCCAGTCACAGAATGTACAAGCATACGGACAGCCTCTATTAGTTTCTAAAGTTGCGTTCCATGTTATCTCAGGATACTTTTTCATTAAGTTGTCAAATATCCCAATTAAATAAGGACTAGGAATTTCGTCTAATTCATTTATTCTTAAACTCGGCCCTGTGTCAATTGTTTTATTATCAACATTAACTAAGAGTCCTGGTATTTTTAATATTTCTTCTTTGCTGCTAGCTTCTAACAACTTCTTAAAAGATATTTCGCCTTCTTGTTTAAAACAAACGTCAATATAAGGATAAATTTCAAAAAAATTAGGATTTTCAATTGACGGTTCAGGCCCGCCGAACAATATCATTATATCAGGATTTATTTTTTTTAGTTCTCTTGCTAAAACATTATTATAGCTTTTATTCCATATATAAGTGCTAAATCCTACTATAGAAGAATCTTTTAACTGTTCAACTGCTTCTTCTATAGGGTCTCTTCTCCAAATAAAGTCACCCAAGTAATAATTATTTTTTATACTTTCAAATTGTTGTGCATATGCCCATACAACCGCAGGACTGTATGGAAGATAATATGCATTAAATTCCTTAGGACCTTGCTGAAAGTTCGGGCTTACAAAACTTACTTTTTTCATCGTTGTTTATATTTTCCTGAAAATATTTCTTCTACAGTATTAAACAATCTTTTGTGAGATTCATATACATAATCATGTTGCATATAATTTAGTTGATTTTGTTTTACCATTTTTAATGATTCTCTAATAAAAGACTCTTTGTGTTTTCTACTTGTATTTACCCACTTGGTCAACGACTCATGTGCTGCATAAAATCTATCAACTGGACTTTGAATATCATCATACGATTGATCTAACCCAGGAAAGTCTGTTTGATAGCCCATACTTCTTAATTCTTTTAAAATATTGTATTGTCCTAGAATTATAAACGGATGACCGGCAACAATCGGTTTAAATGTTTTTTCAGTAATAAACATTCCCGGTTGTTGAAATGCTGTTTCTGTTACAAAACTTAATAAACTATTTTTATAAATAGAATGATTAAAAATTGTTTCGTTGTTAAAGTCTGGATTTTCTACTGTAAAATCTTTGTCAACAATTAACGGTAAGTTTTTTGTTAACGTATTTTTATATTGATCATCATCTATATTTAACACTGTACTCGGAGGTACTTGAGTACTATTAGGATCATTACGATAATTACCGCTTACTAATCCATGTTGTGCAAGATTTTTTGTAATCAAATAATACAAATGATCAATTCTATGATTTCTAGCTGTTCTATTTAAACTATTAAAGTCTTTTGAGTCCGATGACTTTAAAGCATCAAGTATCAATGGTTGCTTTGGAATGCGATCTTGAAAATAGAAAAATCCTGTTAAAAAGTATACATGTGCAACACTTTGTTTCTGTCTATTATTAATACACCATTGCTCGTATTGACTTGAGAACCATGAATTATTGTCTACTAATATCACGCTGTATCTAGGAAGATGTAAATTTTTTATTGCCTCATGAAGTTCAAAAAATCCATCAACTAATCCGTTAATTGTTTCTCTAATTAAAGGAAACCCTTCTGACTGATTGTCAATGACTATAAGAACTTTTCCTTTTCTAGCTGCCTGAATAACGTCTAAAGGTATTTCATATAATACATGTCTAGGAGGACCGTAGCGTTCTTTTCCAGACCAAGTTTCAGCATAACATCTTACACTAACAAGATATATACCCGGATTATCGTATTCATTTGTTTCTGCAATTTCAAAACCTGCTTGCTTAAAAGAATGAAATGCGTTAGTATTGTCAAACGTAAGAGGGTGCGGTCCATCTGATAATTCATGCAAGTTGCTATGATTTAGGTCGTCGACATAGAATCTCATTATTTACTTTTTTCTATTTGTTCAAGTATCCACTTGTAAGTTTTTAACAATCCGTTTTCTAAATTATCCGGAGGAGACCAATTTAGTTGTTCTTTGATTAACTGATTATGACTTGTTCTTCCTGCTACTCCTATAGGACCGTCAACGTTTTTTATTTGTATATTTTTGTTTGTTAGTCTTCCTACTAGCATTGCTAACTCGTTAATGGAAATCATTCTTTCGCTACCTAAGTTTAAAGGAAGACTGTAATCTCCGTCTACAATTTTTTTAATTCCAACAATACATTCATCTATATACAAATAACTACGAGTTTGTGTTCCTGGGCCCCATACTTCGATCTCTCCTGTTTCTGTTTCAGCAACTTTTCTACATATTGCAGCAGGAGACTTTTCTTTGCCACCAGTCCAAGAACTTTCTGGACCAAAGACATTATGAAATCTTGCTATTCGAACACGTATTCCATAGTTTTTAGCAAATGACAAAAACAAACGCTCACTAAACAACTTTTCCCAGCCGTATTCGGAATCAGGATTTGCAGGATATGCACTGTCTTCACTTAAAAGAGGATTGGACGGATCTGCTTGATTATGTTCAGGATACATGCAGGCACTGCTAGAATAAAAAATTCTGTTAACTCCCTTTTCTACCATTTCTCTAAGTATATTAAGATTAATTATAGAACTATTATACATAATATTTGCATCGTTGTCGCCTGTAAATATGTATCCAGCACCACCCATATCGGCTGCAAGTTGATAAATTTCATATAAATCGCTTGTAACTATCTTACTTACATGTTCTTGATTTCTTAAATCAGCTATATGAAATTCGTCGGCAGTTGTTTGAGAAAATTCAGGATATCTTAAATCTACTCCTATTACATAAAAACCTTGACTTTTTAAATCATTGACTAAGTGTACACCGATAAACCCGCCTGCACCGCAGACTAAAACTTTTTTCATATATTTGCACCGTACTTTTCTACAAAGTTATTTAATTCAATAGGTTTTAAATTTGCAAGATTTTTGAAATTATATTCTCTTATTTCTTTCGTTCTTGCATAAAATGTGTGTAATTCCATAGGACTCCATTTTGAAATAGTTCTACAGAGCGAAATTATCTTTTTCATTCTTTTTTTAGGGTCTGATTCATTATCGTAGCCTTCATCCCAGAAATCCGAAAACGTTTGAAATCCTAATTTTCTTAAAGATTCTAAAGTTTTTGCTGGACCAACAATAATAAAAGGTTGTTTAAAAATTATAGGTTTAATAGTTTTTTCAGTCATATGTATGATGTTATTCTCAAAGTTAGTTTCAGAAACTATACTTATATAAGTTTTATCATACCAACTTATTGTGTCCTCAAGTCGATCTTCCATAGGAAATCTTGAAAAGTCGTGAGTATCTAAAACATAGGGCAACGAATCGTACACTTGGTATAACTCGTCAATCTTTAATCTTATATCGTATTCTGCTACTGCCCGTTGTGCGTCGTGAATCCAATGTTCCACTGGAACATCTCTTGAAAAACTCATATGTGTACGTTTTAGCAAATCATGCTCAAAAAACTTTAATAATAAAATGTATCTATGCAATCTGTGACGTCTATTGAAATTTAGAAATAATTTTTCTTTTTTAACATTTGCATCTGTTCTCTTTGAGAATACAGGATCTTTGCATACCACACGTTGCTGCAAGACATATAATCCTGCATATTCACAGTTTATTCTTTCTTCGATACAATATTTATTGCAATATTTTTCATAAATTTCTTGTGAATTTGCACAATTATTTAAGTATATTACTTTATTCAAAGGTATTTGATTTTCTTTAAAATAATCATGTATACTTTTAAAAGTTGCATTATCAACAAAGCTTTCATATTTGTTAGAAAGTAAAATAAAACCATTCCTATTTCTTACAGCATCTAAAACAGTTTGGCTTACAGGAGTTGTTTGAAAAACACCCAAGTGACTGTTTAATGTAATTTCTGTAAAAAACTTTCTAGGAGAAAGTAATATTTCATACATAAATGGAGTGTCTCCAAGACTTTCAACGTCGTACGAAGGAACAAATCTACATTTAACATAATCTTTTATTAACATCGAAATCGGATCTTGCTCATCTGTTACAGAATTGCTGTCCCATCTTAAATACGGCAATCGTTTTATTAAATCATACAGGTCCGGTACCTTGTAGTTATTCAACGGACCTTCTGGTCCTATCCAGTCATATACAAAAACCAGTTCTTTATTCATAGTCATTCCTACAGTCAAGTGCTTTTTTAAAATTTAATAATTTTTGATTTGTTGAAAGTCTTTTTTCTAACATAATTAAATTAATCTGTGTTTGAAAGTCAAAATTTGTCATTACTTCGTCGACATATTCTTCCATTTTTACAATATTTAAATCTAATATTTTTAAAGATACTATTTCTTTAATATACATTAGTGTGTAATTTGTTAATGGGTGATCGTCGTGATAGTGTTGCATTTTTTTATCATTGTCTACATAGTAACAATTTTTTATTGGCATTTTTTTACTACGAAAAAAAACCGTCATTGTTTTACTATCAATAAAATGATTTTTATATAATGAGAGCTTTTTAATTAACGAATTATAAAAATAAGAAAGAGTTGTATCTATAAACAATTTTGAAATTTCGTTAGAATAAACCATACTATCAGGAGACATAAACATAAAATACCATTTACAACCTGTATTTTCTAATAAATTTATTAAATTAACCATATACGTTAGTGTTTTTATTATTGAAGTTTTATCTGAAATTAAAAAATCTAATTTAGCTTTTGTTAACTGTTCAGATGTTAAACTTCCTAAACACACCCAATCTCCATTTTCATTGATGTAATCAGTTCTGTTTGGTTCTGTCCACTGTATTATTACCGTATCAGTATTTTTTACTTTATTACTGAGTAATACGTTGGTTGCTTTGTGAAATATATAAAAATTTCCACATCCTGGATTTCCATAATTTTTTGTCACATTGTAACTTTGTGCCACAATGTCTGGCCACATCGGCCACGAATATTGAGCAAAACTGCATCCAAACGTATATAGGTTACCCTGCATTGGTAGTAGTATCCTTACATAGATTATAAAAATTTTCCATTTCAGGAAATGTTTCTAAAAAGTTTACATTTCTTCTTCTATCGTACTCTTTAAACCAGTTATAAAAGTCTTTTCTACCTTCGACAATTTTATTTTCTTCGTATGCTACCGATGCAAAATAGTTTCTAACACGACGAAATCTTTCATATTCTAAATCAGAGAATTTAGTAGTATCTTTTTCGTCTGTATTGTCTTCTATAAATTTTAATATTTTATCAAAATAAGGAAGAAATTCTTCCTTAGGAAGAATATGCATATCATATTGCAACGGTTCTTTTAAATACGGAGTATCAAACCTAATTCTTCTTCTCGACGGATGATGATATTGTTTACGCCATTCTAGTATTTTTTCTAAAAACAAAGTAAAACTAGTAACACTTAAAATATTAAAGGTACACATGAAAGTAATATCTGCACCAGTAACGTCTAAGTAGTTTTTCATATTTGATTCCCACAAATCGACATCTAATCCGGTTCTCATATACTCAGCACGTTTTCCAAAAGAATCTATACTTGAATAAAGTTTAAACTTTTTTATGGAGTTTGTTTCTAATAGCTCGTTAACACTGGTTGATAACTTTGTTACTAATCTCGGACTTATACCCAAGTTACTATTTAAATTAAGTTCAAGGTGAGGACGGGGATCTTTTTTCAATCTCTCAAATAAATTCCATGTGCTTTTATGCATCAACGGTTCGCCACCTGTAATTCTTAAAATATTTAGAGTTTTTGAAAGCTCAGGCCACCATTCCCACCATGCTTTAATGTAAGGATTGTTATCTTCTTCCATTGGCTTAAACCAGTCAATGTCTAGTGCATGGTTGTTAACACCTTCGACTTTTCCAAACTTTTTAATTTCAGCATGATAAGAACTACTTGCCATTGGGTGGCAATATCCACATTTAAAATTGCATTCATTTGAAAATGCAACTTCAACATATTCAGGATTAACGTTAAAATCCCACGGCTTTGTTAGAATTTCTTCAACTCTCTCAGGCTTATAAATTGATTGGTTTCTAATCATTCTATCTGAGATGTGATCGTTACCAAGAGATTCTACATTCCAACAGTATTTACAGCCTTCAGGTTTTTCACCAATAAGCATCTTTGCACGTTCTTTTTTCTTTGTTAGAGTGTTGTGCAAAGCACTAGGATTATTTTTTATTTCCGACAAAGAAATAGCGTGAGGAGCAGGATGATAACAACTGTGGGTATCACCTGTGTGCAAGTATATTGTTGTATGATGCCATTTAGCTAAACAAAACGTTGGACTTATTTTGTCCATTTCTGTATTTTGTTGCTTGATTAAGTCTGTTTCTGAAGTCATTGTTCTCTATCTATAAATTGTTGATCGAATGTCCTTGCAGGATTTTGATATACTGTTTTAAAAAACTTACTTTGTTCTGCTTCTAGTGGATAAGCCGCAATAGGTAAATCCAACACCGGAATAAGTGCATCAGCTAAGTCCTCGCATTTACGGATAATGTTTTCTTCATTGACATTTTTAGTAACAGTATTGTTCCAGTAATCATTAAGCCAGTCAAAGTCTCTAACATTTACATAATCCCAATCGGATAACATTGTCTTATGTAATCCTTCTCGAGCACCGTAAATAGCCCACATACCGTTTTCTACATCAGCACCTATCATTAACCAAATATAAAGTCTGTGTAAATTTTTCCAATGGTTCTTTTTAAAATCTTCTATCGATGGCTTAATGCCGCGGTCGAGCGACATTTTAACGCCTTCGCGAAAACCTGCACGCCATGCTTGTTGTGGAGTTGCGTTATTAAAAATTTCACTGTAACAGCTATTCATTTGAATGTATTCTACATCCCAACAAAAATCTACTTGTGCGTGAGGGTTGTTTGGGTCTGCATTTTCATGAGTTTTCATGTTAAGAACGTATTCTTTTGGCCAGCATTTAAGGCCGCCGTTTCCGTACATAAGACCATTAATAGTATTTCGAGCAGTCCAACTAATAACGCACTTTTCTAAATCTTTATTTTCATCAAAGTCAAACTCCTTTGTTAAAAACTCCGATTTAATAGTGTTGTCGCCGTCAACGGTGATAAATCTATCCGTTTCAGAGAGTTTAGCACATGCCTTATGTGCTGCATCTGAGCCTTTGACTCCGTGAACACGTTTTGCCCATGGAATTTTTTTGCACAAGTCTGCATAATTTTTTTCTGCATTAGGTTCATCATAACTTAAGTATATAATGTCGTAATCAAGAACTCTAAATTTATTTCCCATTAATAACCTCGTGATAATATGTTTCAAGTCGTTTAATAGTATATACACTTAATAATCCAACAGTGTGTTCTATTTGATTTTCAAATAAAATTTCATAGTCATTGTAAATTAAATCTGTTAAATTAACAATAATGCATCTTTCCAATTGATGCGGATCATTAAATCTAGTAATGCTAAACATTAAGGGTCTGTCTAAAGATACTTTTTTTGTTTTTAAGTTTTCTTTTATAGACTCATCTAGTTTAAAAACCCATTTTTTATTTTCAATGTCTTGTACTATAGTTAAGTCTGGCCTAGAACTACTCTTATATTCTGGTATTTTATGTACCTGTGTATTAATATCAAAGACAACTTCTTCGTTGTTAAATCTATGCTTTAATATATAGTTCTTTTTTATTGTATCAAAGATTACTTGATAAGTGTGAAACTGTTCCTGACCTGTGATTAAATTATAAACTTCGTCAACGTCTACCTCAATATACAATCCTTCGCTGTCGTTAGAATTTCCTACTGAGAGTAAATTTCCCAAATCGTCAAAATAAACAAATTTTTTGTTTGAAACATATAGATTATCTGTGTTCACGCTATATTCCTAAAAACTTTTCGTATATAGATATTATTTCGTCCGAAGCAAAATCTTTTTCTGTATAATGAAATATACCCGATTGCTTGTAATTACCAATTTTTAAGTTTAAATTTTTATCTAAATACACGCCAACTTTGTCTTGCCATCGGTCAGTCTGAATTAATTTCCAATCTTGACACCTAGCTTTCATGTGAACGAAGTACGGATAACTAGTATTCGGACTAGCTATTTTATTTTCGCAATTCAAAATCTTTGTTACAATTGCTGCACTTAAATCAACACTAGGAAATTTTTGAAAATATTTTCCGCCGGCGTATTGTCCATAAAATAATTCCCAATTGTTCATCACTAATTCTAACCACTTGTAAAAGTTATGTGCTTCGTCACTTTTTTCAAAATAGTTAAATGCACTATACAAGTTTGGCAAATTATGATTTATAAAGGCTTTACGATAATAAGGACTGGTAATTTCGTCGCCGCGATAAGTGATAACTTTTTTTGTAAAAAATACATTGTATCCTTTTAAAAAGTCCCACCAATGACTTATGTTTTCTAATACTAATACATCAGAATCAAGAACTATTGTGCGAGAATATGGAGTAGCATGATATATTTTCCATCTATTTTCTATTTTCCAGCTTGATGATTGTGCAGTATCTTCCCAAGGAATATTAACTATGTCATCAAAAACAGACTTTGTTTTAGTATCAATGCTATCGTTAGTAATTAAGCAGATTTTGCTATCTGGATTTGTTGATCGTATGCTTAATGCTGCTAAGTATGCCTGTTTAACATAATTATGCTCACTGTTTTGTGCTAAAATAGTAAAATTAAGACTCATTGTCGATAATCCTATTTAAGTTTATCTTATTCATTATGTGTACATTACTTTGTTTAATCTTAACAGGAAAATAATTAGTCGAACTTTTATTGTTTTCGACTAAAAATAAAAACTCCTCGTCTTTAATTTCAAGAATCAAATCTCTGTCAAGTGTATAATACATAGTGCCTGGTAAACTTTTTACAAAGTTTCCTGATTTATATCCATTCATAACATGTACAGCTATACTAAATGCATAGTCATTCCTAAACGTAGCATAAGGCAACTGATAAATGTTTTTGTAATGATACCAATTTTCTTGTATGTGCTGAATTAAATTAAAAAATATTTTATTTTTTTCTGTTTTTCTAAAAAAAACTACAGTTGCCCAATAAAAGTTAGGGCCTGTTTCACTAATTTTAGAAAATTCACTAACATCTCTCCATCCTGACAATTCAACTGCGTCTTTGTACATCATTAAATCGTGAGGTTGATTGAAACAGTTTAGTAAGTCTGCGTTAGAAATTATAAAATCTGTATCAAGTAAAATAGTTTCGTCGTACGGAGACAGATCATATGCACGACTTCTAGAATCATTTTTATACTCTAAATTTTTTCTTACATAAATCCCGTCATTGTATTTTTTATATTGAATCGTTTTTTCGTTTTTTATTTCGATAACTTGATCAAAGATTGTTTTGTAATTGCTAAACGATTTTTTTAAATACGCTGCATTGTCTGTAATAATGCTAACAGGTAAATTTAAATATTTTTTAATACGATTTGCAGCATAAACCGCTTGTTTTGTATAATCTACTTCGCTATTATTTCTTGCTATTAATAATGCTCCGCTAGTCATAAATCAATAATACCTTCAATACTTCTATTGCTTCGTAACTTATTGTATGCAACTAGATAAGTATTGGCAGCTTTCCAGTAAACATTAACAATATCGCTTGTAAACTTTTCAAGATCTTCGACCTCGATAGGAATGTCGTTGTCATCTATCAAAATAGTGTTGTTTTGATTCAATTGTTTCAAACTTTGACAAAAGCTTAACAATTGTTGAGTTACTGTAAACCTACCGCCACTAAAATAAAATATAATATTGTCTTGATACTGTTCTTTTAAAATTCTTTTTTGATTTTCAAGAGTAATCATGTAATTACTAAAATCAAGTGCTTTTTCTAAACGTTCATCCATAGAAAACTCCTATTGTATCTTTTAATGATACAATATTTTTTTAAAAAAGTCAATGTAAATTTATGCTGGTGGGCTAGCATTATCCGCTGTCATAGCAACTGCTGTTGCAATTGTCGGTGCAGCTATGCTAACTGCTGTATATGTGACAGTATTGTATACAAAAGAACTATCGGGTTGAAATGTATTAACGCTACTAGTAACCGTACCGTTGACTGATTCGTCTACCGATACTCCAGTGTTGTCGTCGTTTAACGAGATTCTAAAGCGTAACACTGTGCTACTAACTGTTCTGCCTTCTATAATATAATCGTTACTTGCATATAACCCAGAACCGGCTTTAATAAATAGTTGACGGTATGAAGATGTTAAGCTATCGTATCCACTTCCGCCCGAGCCAGACGGAGTTGGTGTACCCGAACTTGCTGTTAATGCATATTTTCCAAATCTTACTGTTCCCATAGCTGACAACAAAGATGCCCAATCAGTAGACTTCGAACCCGAACCTCCGGTAAGTGTACTAGAAAATCTTATTTCTCCGCCAGCATTAAAAAAACAGTTCATTACGGTTGAACTTGAAAAAGTTACAGTAATTACATGATAGATTGACTTAGCAACATCTGCTGACCCACCCCACGAAGTGCTTCTTGCACTACTTGTAGCAGTTCCAAGTGTAAAATTTCCTATCGGAAATGCTGTTGTGCTCGGATTAAAATTTGAAATATTAGTAATTAACGTCGAATAATCATTTACACCTTGTTTTGTTCCATCTGCCGGAGTTGCTTTTGCCCCAGTTGATTGGTTAAACGTTTGCGATGTGTCTGCTCCAATAGTTTGTCCAGAAGGAGGTACAGCTATAGCTGTACTAATTGCTCCTTGTTGATGCACATATGCACCTTGTGCATCTAAAAATAAGTTAAGCATTTGTTGTGATGTAACAGAATTAACCGATGCGGTAACTGCCGATGATCGCATAGTTTGTCCATACAATGTAGAATAAACAGATGCTAGAGATGTTCTCACATTGTTATATTGTGCGGCAGTAATAGAATCACCTACTAACGGCATTAAACTCTCCTAATAGCATTATTTATTAAAATAAATTGCTATTTAAATTAGCTTGACAAATTGATAGTTGTTTGATATGTAGGTGTTGGAACACTAACATAATTACCTGTAGGTCGTAATTGAGTAATTGTACTAGTAATTGTTCCTACTACTTGTTCGTCAAGACCGCCTACATTTGCATCGTCAAAAATAACTAAAAATGTTATAACATTTGCGTTTTGAGCACCTTTGGCTCGAATTCTTATATAGTTTTGAGAATATAAACCAGAACCATATTTTTCAAATACTGTTTGATATGTTGACGTTAAGTCAAAGTTTCCTAAATTGAAAGATGTACCAGATCCTGTTGCTATTGCAGTGGTGTAGTTAAATTTTACTGTGCCCATGTTTGATAGCATAGTAACCCAGTCATTAAACTTAACACCCGACCCTCCGGTTGCCGAAGCTGCAAATCTTATTTCGCCGCCACCATTAAAAAAGTGTCTTCTATGATCAACTCCAGTAGATAACACATTGTTTCCAGAAGTGTTAGTTGTTTGATAACCGCCTGGAAATGTAACTGTAAACTCATGCATGATTGGGCCCGAGGTTCCCCAAGGAGACGATCTTACACTGCTTGCTTTCGATTCTGCTGTTACTCTACTAGGATGTACTGAATTTTTTGCAGCATATACAGTATCAACTTCTGATTCGTATGCGGCATACACTGCTTCAGTTATTTGATCTGTTGCTGCAACTGTTGGCACTGTGGTAGATATGTTTGTTTGATGAACTTTTGCTATATTGATGTCGGATTTTAAATTATTAATATGTTGAGCTTCAACTATGTCAACAGGCGGCGTGTTTCTTACTTGTCGACTCGACAAGGCTTGTCCGTAACCAAACTCCCCCGAACCATTACCTAAAATGGTTCGTATTTTTGCTTGCATACTGTTATAGCGACTTGCCTCAATGTTACGTGCCATTAAATACCTCTTAAACTTATAGTTTTATTTATACCTTTAAAACGCATTCAACTAGCTTTTCTTCATTCGATTCATTAGTCTCTAGTGCAACACCAACTAATCCGTTAGTTGCTAATGTTGAGCAAACTCCGTCTTGCCATGCATATACTGCTTGTCCTTTTTTTACAGGACCAGTTATTCTAACCGGAACTCTTCCTTTAAGAGCAATAGCTTGCCCGTCGATATGAGAATTCATTAAATACGCCGGTTTTTCTGATATGACACCTATACAAACATTACTTGAGTTTGCAGGGCATGTTTCATGCTCACCGTTATAAGAAACTGCCATTGCAGTTCCAACTGGATGTGAAAATTCAACTGTATACTTTTCAGCTAAGTCGGCATATTGTGCAACTGTGGCTGTTCCTACAAAGAAAGTTGCCTTTAATGCACCAGCTGTGATAGTTTGGCCGCCAATTGTTTCATTTGCTGCTGTTCTAGATGCAACAGTATCTGCTGTTGCAGATACAGATGCAGTTTTGTAAGATGAACCTACCTTTAATGTATCAGCTTGTGTTGCAATTCCATTAAAAGTAGTTGCATATACAGTTTGCCACTTTTCGGAAGACTTTCCTAAGTCAAAAGTATTTGTTGCACCTGGATGTATACCTGTACTGTCAATATAGGATATTAAGCTATTGCTTGCATTTTTAATTCTTAATAAATTTCTAACTAACTTTATAACCGGAGTTTGTAAGTCAGTATCTATATTAATAATTAAATCGTTATCACTTCCGAGTGTGATACCGCTGTCATCAAAACTTACTACGCTAGCAAACGATGTGTTGTCAGTAGTTAGGTAATCCGATGCTGCTCTTCCGTTTAGTTTTACAGCATTTGATGCTGTTCCCCAAAATCTATAATTTGATGATGTGACCCCTGCGGTGCTTGCTCTTGTGTCTATTAATGTAACACCTTGCTTAATTACATCAAAGCCTGTTATAGCAGTGCCAGTTGAGTTGGTAAAGTCGGCATCTTTACTAATAACAAAAACAACTGTATCGTTAATGGTGCCCGTAATTACGTTGTGTGATGCGGCTCCAGTGTCTGTTAGCGTTATACTTTTCATTTGTGTTTCGCCAACACCCGGTGCTGTTTGTGGTCCAACTAATATCCATTCATTTAATGAATTTTTTACATATAGTTGTTCTGTTGAATTATTCCACCAAAACTCGCCCTCAACAAATCCAGATGGTTGTGTCGCACTTATTTCTGTACCACCTGTAGTTTTCCATTTTGTTCCATCGTAGACTTTTAATTTACTTACGGAGGTGTCAAACCAGATCATTCCAGAAACTGGTTTTGGTGGAGCAGATGATCCTGCAAAATTTTCTAATAAAAACATAAAGTTTTCATTTTGAGCTTCACCGTACCCAGCATAGTTTTTGCCGATGAATTTTAATTCAGTTGATGTATTTACTGTACCATCGTCAACTGTTGTTTGTACTGTACCGTTATATTTGTTAATAATGTATGCCATTATGGAAGAACCCCTAGTGCTTTATGTTATTTATCGCATTATGGATAAACTGAAGTTGACACATAAGTCCATTGATAGGCCCCGTCAACTTGAAATACTTTTAATGATCTAGCTACAGTCAATGACACAGATTCAACTGTGTCCGAAAAACCGACATCTTGTAAAACAGATTGATTTTCAACACCGTTTTTATCAACTGCAACAAATGTTTTATTAATTCCATCGGCCCCATTGTATGAGATTGTTCCAGAATATGCAGTGCAATGAACGTATGCATAAACTCCAACATTTTTAGTAATACCTGGTACTAAATCTTCTATAAATGATGCTAATTGAGTATTGTTTACTCCTGTAATGTCAAATGTTAAGTATACATTTTGATCTTGGAATTTTTCATCTACGTATGTTTTATTTGCTATAGAACTTCCTGGATCGCTTACATCTGGTGTTGCTACCCCTGTTATTTTAACGTCTGCTAACAACGGATCACTAAAAACTACTGTGCCATCGCTAACAATGTATAATGGATACCCTGTAGTAGTGATTGTTGCACCGTTTAAGTTTATATAATCAACATTTAAATTAGTTAAAACTCCTATAGATGTTAGACCTGGGGCCGAAGTAACCGAAGAACCTAGTGCAGTAGCAGACAACACTAAAGAATTATTAATTTTGTATTGATATCCAGTAGGTATGTTAAAGTGACTAGTTGCATTCCAATTATTATTTGCATTGTCCCATGTTAACGATTTATCGCTAACTCCAGATTTTACAACTATACCAGCACCATCGAGTTCTATTTCTGAAAAAGTTGTGCCACCCGAAGTTATACCAAGTTCTATTGTTTTATCTTCAACTCGTATGTTAGTAACATCAAAATATGATGCTGAGCCGCCTACAATTAAGTCTCCGGTAATTCTCATACTGCCTGTTAAATCTAAAGAGTATTGCGGAGTTGATTGCCATATACCTATTCTTGAGTTTAAGTTGTCTATCTTAATTGCATCAACATTTGACGAGCCTTGGCGCACTTGTATTTTAAAATCAGATCCAGAGATTTGAGATCTCTGTACAACAGTGTTGCTTTCTACTTTAACAGTAAAATCCGAATCGTCTCCAACAACTAGTCCTGTATCATTTTTTACATGTAGCCAGCCAGTAGTAGTATTGTTAGATGCAATTTTTAAAAAACTGTTTGGAGTATATAAGTTTCCTAAGCTGTCTATTAATTGTGTTGTTGAGCTAGCAGGACCGTTAAATTTAAAGTCTGTGTGCTCAGAACTCATATTCCAACCAGCTAGAATGCTTGTTCCAAAGTTAGTAATAGATGTTGCTGCTGTAAAACTTTCGCTACTAACAATAGCGACAGTAGTATTTCCGATTAAAAATCTTGCTACAACTCTAGGTTGTCCTGTATTATCTGTAATAGTTGTTATACTAAATCCCGATTCTCCTTGCGAATCAGTGTATATAGGACCGGCTAGTATTAAATTGCTTCCATCACTAAAGTAAATCTGTTTATTATTAGTGTCTACCCATATGTCTCCTGCTAACATTGTTGGTTGAGTTGCAGAAACAATTGTTGCATCAGTTGATCTAAAAATAGATCCATCAAATATTTTTAATCTGTTTTCAGATGTATCATACCATAGCTGACCTCTAATAGGATTAGCAGGTGGAGAGGAATTAGAAAAGTTTTCCAATAACTTTATAAAGTTTTCATTAAAATATTCGCCGTATCCTGTATAATTGCGACCTACTAGTACCAAGTCAGTTGTATCGGTATCTATTCGTCCATCGACCAAGTCAACTAAGAGTGTACCGTCGGCTGTATTAATTTTATAACTCATTAAAAGACTCCGTGATAAATGATGTATGTTACAGTAGCAAACGGTGGAACTGTGGTGAATTCGATTTGCGATGTATAATTATAGATACCTTCAGTCCTTGTAAGTCCAGATCCTGGGTCGCCGCCAACTATCGATACACTTGATGATCCACCGTCAGCAACTCCAGTTACGTTGGTAGTTGCATAGAATTGTGTACCATCATCGCCCATTAAGCTATGTTTGTGTTCCGGTAATTGATTTTCAATGATAAAATCACTTTCTGATCCACCATATTGTCCTACCGATTCAGACGCTATATCTTGTAATACTCTGTTTCCGCTTACTGCATCAGCTTTATGACCTAGTAGGAATCTTCCTCTAAGATCCGGTATTTTAAAAAATGCAGTTGAGGAACCTGCTCCAAAGTTTGTTCCTATTGCTGTAAATAATGCGGCATAAGAAACTTTTGATTTTTCTGTTCCGTCACAAATAAACCAACCCGGAGGTGCAGTGGTACCTGCATATGACATAATTGAGCCAACAGGTATAACCGGACCTACAGCAGTATTAGGAATTTTACTAGTCAATGTTTCTTGACTTACTCTTTTTAAACCTATATCAGCACCGGCTAATCTTCTAATAACAATTTGATCTGTTGAATCAATTGTTGATATAAGTGTTTTTGAAGTAAAATAGCTATCGCTAAGTGTAGTTGTAAAAGTTTTTGTTGTGCCGCCAGTCTGGCCGTCAAAAACAAAGCTCGGAGCCGTTATGTCTCCTGTCATTACAAACGTAGTAGGACTATTTAATCTTCCTGTAGTTGTTGAGGATCCTGTAACGTTTCCAGTTAAACTTCCGACAAATGTTCCATAAAAGTTTGTAGCATAAACATTGTTAAATCTTGACAACGATGAGCCTATGTTCTTGCCTGTTGTTTCTGGCAATATATTACCATTAACAGTTAAAGAACCTTCTAAATCTATGTTACCACCAACATTTAAATTTTTAGCTATGCCTGCACCACCAGGTACAATTAAAGCACCATTTGAAATCGTTGTGCTTTCTGTAGTACCTCCTAATGTTAGTGTACCAGATGCAACTATATTTCCAACAACATCAAGTGCTTCTGTTGGAATTTTAGTTGGACTACCTATTGCAACTTTAGTATCATTATATACTCTAATTGCAGTTGTCGAAACACCTGCATTATTAACTTTAAAGTCAATACTTCCGTCACTTGCTTTATGTGAAATTTCACCTACGCTACCACTAACAGAAAACACAAGAGTTTGTGTTTCACCGATGTCAAGGCCGCCGTTATTTCTTATTCTCAGTGTTCTAGATAAAATATTTTCTGTACTTTTTCTAACAAAGTCTGTTCCTGGAACATTTGTATTAGAAATAACTAAATTTTCTGCTTTTTCAGCAAGACCATAATACTTTGCAGCTTGGCCGCCGATGTTGCCACTTATGTTAATTCCTGGATATATTGTGCTATATCCTTGAATTACAGCTTTAGGAATAAATTCTACTGAACTTATTATCGACACCGGAATGTCGCTAACATAATTTATAATAACCGGTATTTCTTGATTTGTAGTCGAAGTAACGGTAACAAATTTTGATCCAGTGCTAGCACCTTCGCTATAATCCGGGCCTACTAAAATCCAACCAGAACCGCTATACAAGTATACTTGCTGATTTGCTGTATCTACCCACAGGTCACCTATTGTACTTGTTGAAGCTTCGGGTTCTGTAGTAGCTTTTTTTAAGCCGCCGGCACTAACCCATTGTGTACCATCGTAAACTTTGAGTTGGTCAATACCGTCAGTTGTATCGTACCAAAGTTGTCCTTCGACCGGATTTTCAGGCGATGTAGTATTAGCAAAATTTTCTAACAAATGTAAAAAGTTTTCTAAAACAATATTTCCAAAATCTGAAAGATTTCTTCCAGGTAGTTGAAGAGAAGTGTCTGTGTTAACAGTATTATCTTCAACTGTTATAGAACCTTTGTTAACACTGTCAGTAAAGTTTACTTCATATGCCATTATTAAACCTCGTTAAACCCGCTTAGGCTTTGTACTCTTACAGTATAATCAATCTGGATTAGTCTGTTTAAACTCTTTTGGACAGGGTGAAAAATTACGTGAGTAATTAATCTTCCTGTACCCGATGAACTGTAGCTCTTAAGTCCTAGTTCATCAAAAACAAATAATTGGTCAGTATTTGCTGCTGTATCAAATGCATCCTGACCGTCTGGTTCGCCGTAATCTAACAAACAACTAACTAGTATATCGGTATAGTTTGTGCCCGATACGTGTCTTATTTCGGTCTTGTTTCTAGTAGGATCTGTATTGTTTACACTTCTATCATCAACTACTTTGTTATATGTTTGGTTATACAAACTAGCATTTGTACCAGTTGTATTAGGAGTCAAGTATGTGATTATACCAGTTGGATCTACACTTGTGCCGCCGTTTCCGAACGCCATTTCGTATATAAATCCCTGTCCAGCATTTGACAAACTTTCGGCCAATGCTAAACTCATGTTTTCGTAATGTATAGCATTACGCTTGTTAATAAATATTTCTCCTGTTTTTGGATCAAATATTTTGATGTGTCCTTCGACGTGTATTCCATTAAGATCGTTTAAATTTGTCATATGTTTCACCTATACTATATTTATTTAGGTAAGAGTATTGTTGCTTCACGCAAGAATCTGCTTATATTATTATTAGAAGTTGTTAATGATTTGCCACTTTCATTCCATACTTTACCAGTTGATCTTGCAATTACTACCTTAACTCCTGCTGGCGGTGCTATTGCCAACACCAGGTTATTATCTTCTATAGAAAATTCTGGCGGAATTGTAACATCACCTTCGGGACTATCCTGTGCTATTGTTTGATCAAACAACTGTATTGAATTTTTTCTTAGGCGTCGGCCAGCAACAAAAACTTCAATTTCGTCAACGCTTTCAGGAATCATATAATCTCTGAAAGCAAATGTTGTAGCTGTAGAACTACCATCTGCTATTTCAGTTTGTGTAAGAACAACATCTGAATAGTTAATAGTTTCTTCAGGGCCTTGTCCATAAGCAACTGTGCCAACATTATAAAGATTTTTTACACCTGTACCAAGTGTACCTCTTCTTAATTGTTGTAACTTATTTCCAACTACTTCAAAATATTCAATTCTTTCACCGTCAATAAAAACTACTCCCGGTATATTTTTTGATTTGTTTGGCTGGAATATACCACTTGTGCTTTCAAGTACAATTCTTAAGTCATAATAATTTAAAGGTTCTGCTAGTACATAAGAATTACTTTGATTTAGCCTCTTATAATGTGTTCTGTTTAGCATATCTTTAAAAATTCTAAAACCGTACTTTGGTGAAACAGGTGAATTTCCAAATTCAATAACATCTATTTTGTCATTATTAAATGGTAACGACGATAATTGTATTGCATCCATTGTAGGAACTAAAACATAATCTATGTTTGGTGTTAACAACTCGCCATTAAGTGCTACCCAAACGTAGTTTGCACTCGATGTAGTGCCGTTTAATTTAATATATCCACTCGATGTAAGATTTCTTGTTATCCAATTTTCTGTGGTTTCGTCAACATATGTATCTCTAAGTACTTTATATAAAGTTCTCTTAAAGTTGTTAATGTCGTGGTTACTAAATTGATATATTTCAATATCTGTACCAGAGCTCGGAGGAGTAGCAAAAGTTAAACTGTCACTTAATTCGTAAGTTACATCTAAAATTGTTAACAAAGTTTCGCTTAATTCAAACTCTGGAGAAATTGTAAATGAATTTCTAATATCATTTCTAAAAGATCTTACAACAATTTCGTCCTCAGAGACTGTTTTAACATACGCAGTATAAGATGAACTGTCGTTAGTAGATACCAAAGTAATTTCAGAGTCTGCAACAATCATGCTGTCCACTGCACTTGAAAACTTTATTCTTGAATCTATAAAATAGTAATCTGCATCAGTTATAATATAAACTTCAAGTGTACTTCCTGAAATTCCAATATCTTCTTGCAACAATCTTACAATGCCGACTGTTGAATCAAATGTAAATTCTTCTTTTGTTAATTGTATGCCGTTAACAAAAACTAATACGTTTGCTTCATCTATAGTTGTTGTGTCGCTGTATTGCCAAGAATCGATTGCATATTCTCTCTCATCTGTTGTAATAAACGACTTACTGTAACCAGGACTTAAAATCTGGTTGTTAGATTTAACAATAAGATTGTATGCTAACGGTTGCTTGTTAAACGGAACAGGATTATCTGTACCATCAAAGTCATGATAATCTGTGCTGCCATCTGCTTCGAAAGTTCTGTCAATAATTATTTGACTATAAGTTTTTAATGGTGTATCGTATATCGAATATTGAATTAGATCTCCATTTGCAATTGCCGACGACTCGAAAACAATCTTAAGTCTGTTTGGATATTGCTCAGTATCTTGTGTTCTAATTTGATTGTAATCTCTGCCTTTTTCTTTAACTATTCCGTTAACAGTTACAAATGTTGACAGTGTTTCACTCCAAACTGCCGAAGTTACATAACTAGTTGTACTTCCGTCTGATATAGTATATTCAGTGTCTATTAGATTAGCACCGTTAACGCCAATAGTTAAGATTGACAATAATGATCCGGTTGGTATAGTACTATCAGAAAACGAAATTGTTTGATCTTCGTAATCAACTGTAAACATATCTGGTTTTAAGATTTGGTTATCAACTTTAACAATTATTCCGTCAGCTGTTTGAGGAATATTAGGAAGATCAAACACAGATCTTGTACCATCTATTTTATAGTTTGCAACAGTAACAATTCCAACACCATCTGCAGATCTATGATATACTTTTAAGTCAAGTGTGTCTAGAACTTGTCCAGGTACTAACTCTTCTGGTCCTCTCGATGATGCAGTAACGAAGCCGTCACCGTCTATAGTTATATCAGCACTTGACAAACCTGTTGCTGTAGTATATGCAAAGTTACCTCCTGAGATAGAAGTATCGTAGCTTGTATCTGTTGGTGCAAAGCTTCCGTCACTTGTGCTTTTTCTTATTATAACTATGTCATTAGCAACTGTTTCGATTAGCTCTTCATCGATAGTAACAGTATCTGTTACACCATCTCCAATAATAGTAGCCATTTTTGCATTTAGATTACTTAACGGTGTACTAGTGCCGTAATTCTCGTCATCAAGTCTAATATTATTTAGATAAAAGTTGTATTCAACATTTAATTCTAGTGGCTTACTTAATGTAAGTATTGAAGTACTTCCATCTAATATAAAAATTTCATCTTCGTATGTATTGTCAAAAGTATCCCAGGGCATGGATCCGTATCCACCGACACCAAATCCTTGCTCAGTACCAAAATCGACACTGTTAACATTTACACCTTCGAATGTAACGCCATCCATTAGTTGAGACAAATCTTTGCCAGCCATGCCTGTGGTTGGATTATAGAAAAAGTTTATTCTATCAGCAGCATGTAATAAAGATATGTCTTTTTTATAAGTAATCGATATTTGTGATCCCAATGCTGGTGCATCAACAAATTTTATGTATCCAAGATGACGGTCAAATCCTTTTGATTTGTCAATGTCATTTCCGATTACAAATTTGCTACTTAATTGCTGAATTCCATTTATTGTAACAACGTAGCTATCTGTTCTAACATTCATTGGCCATTTTAGTACAAATTTTTCTTTTGCTGCTGTTCCTACAAATGATTCTGTTTCTTCTAATTCAGTAAACAGATAAGAACTGCTAATTCTGTCAAATCTTAAAACAACGTGTGCTGATCTAACAACTCCGTTTCCTAAAATAGCAACAGCAACCGCTGGTTCTCCGCCTTCATCTTGTGTTCCGTTAATAGATATCAATGGTGCTTTATAATATTTTCCACCTTTATTTACTATTTCAATTTTTGACACACGGCCTCTACTTAAGTAAGCTTTTGCTGTAGTTCCGTTCTCGCCTTCAACTACAACAACCGGTGTTTCTTTGTATTTTGATCCACCGTTAGCTACTTCTATAGATACAATATCGTAACCGTTGTTTTCTGTCCAACTTCTGTAAGGGTATTGTAAGTATTTGTCAATAACATCTTGAATTTGATTGTTTTCATACTTAGCATAACTAGTTTCTATTTCTTTTGTTATTTCGTTATAGCTAGGAGGTAAGTCAAAATCTGTAACCAGTGATTCAGTAGGTTCGATAGAAGAATACGCACTTATATATTCTCTTACTTTTGTACTGTATGGCTTTACTTCGTTAACATAATCTTGATAATTTTCGAGATTATCGTTTTGGAAGTTAACAGGTTGATGCAAGTTGCCAACATTGTGTTTTACTCTTACAAAGCTAGTTTTAAAGGCCCAGTCAAGTCCATGCTGCTCGTGTATTGCATATCTTAAACTTGCAAAGAATAGATTTATGTATTCAACTGCTAAATCGCCTATAAATATTTCATTTTTTAACGCTGATAAAATATTTCTCAATTCGTTTACAGGTTCTTTATCATAGAATGTTAAGTCAAATACGTTTGCATCATATCCGCTGTTGATAGATGCATAATCGTATAGCCTTGTAGAAAGCTGTATAGTACCATTTTGTCTACCCACAGTTTTATAATTTACTGTATAATCTTCAGTTGTCGAATCTGCAATTTTTTCTAACAATAGCCAACCGCCAGAACCGATGTTATTAATTTTTATAACTTCTCCGATTTCGTCGTCGAGTCCAAATAATTCATAACTTTGATCTACAACATGATCGATTTGTGTTAGGCTTGTATAGTCCGATAGATACCAGTCAGCATAGTCCCAATATCTAGTAGTGTCGTAGTTCTGATTGTCTTTTCTATTCCAAGTTTGTGTTGCTTTGTTCCATTCATAAATTGCCCAACGGCCGCCTATTTCGGCATCAGCCTTAACTAAAACACTGTACTTTCTAACATTCAATTTTACATTGTCAGTATAGTTTTTACCAGAAGATCTAATATATGTACTAGTAATTTGTCCAAGATTGTTTATTGTTGTTTTAACAATTGCATTAGTGCCATTGCTGTCAACTATTTCAACATTCGGTGCAACACGATAACCTCTACCTGGATTGTCAATGTTTATAGAAATAATTTTTCCATTTTCAATCACCGGTGTTAATTGAGCTTGTTCTGTTTTTGATACTCCTACAAAACGAAGATCGTCTACTGTGTCAACTATGCTGTCATATCGACCTGTAGTTATTGCTGGTTCCTCATCTTTTAAGAATAATGTAGAAATATCATAGTTGTCAACTATTTGTCTAGTAATTAAAACACTGTTTGTTCTTTCAACAAGTTGTTTGACTGCTTCTAATCTATTTACAAACATTCCTTGACGTGGAGCATTTAAAATTCCATATTTCTGTCTAACAGTTAATGACGAATCTGGAACATTTTTTGAATTTTGATCATAACCAACTAAACTGTCAACCCATTTGTTTTCAATTTCAGAATTTAATATAACATTGTTATATCCTTCAGTTATAAGCTGATATTCTGAATGTATATTTGAATTTAATGTTTCATCTTTGGCTATAGTAAAGTGGATCGCAGTATTTTTGTCTTCTATAAAAGTTTTTACATTATACAATGCAAAACTATTATCGCTTAACAACACTGCAAAACGATATCCTTGCCCAGCCGGATCTGCTATTAGATTTTCTATTGCAGATGCAGATAGTTGACGTTTACTATTTTCTGGAACATTCTTTTTACTCTTAACCCAGAAATAGAATCTATCTACAAACGATCCTGACACAGGATCATAAACTTTTTTAGAACTGTAAATAGTATCGTCGTATAAAGGCTGACCACTTATGCCTTCGGCAAATCCAGAAGGAGTATCTGCTAATGCAGCCCATCTTGATGGAATTACTGTTGATTCTACCCATTCATAAACATCGATTGATGCACCTGGTAACAGCTTATTCCAATTCGAAATTCTGTATTGATCGTCTCCTTGATAAGGATTAAACCAACTAGCAGTTTCTAATTTCCACCAAAGTTTTCCAACTTGGCTTTCTGTCCAACTGTTAACTGTATCAACAACAACACCGTCTTGTTGATTTACATTAAATGAATAGATAGCAGGATCGTAGAAGGTCTTCCATGTAATTTCTTGTTCAGCAGGACCTGGTATTTTTCCTTGACGAGGATCAATTACATCAAGATTTACTAATAAATCATTGGTATTAATCGAATACAAGAAGCATCTTTGTATTTTTTCATTATTCGGTTTGCCTTCTTGTATTGTTACTTCCGTCCAGCTATTTGAATTCTTTGTAGAACGCAAGTCTGCAAATAATCCTAGAGATGAGTCTTCAGAAGACTCATAGTTATAAATTAAAGCAGAATCTTCAGTGTTAGCAGGATTTAGTTTAGGAAAACCTATATATAGATGATTATCTATTAATTTGAAGTTACTAATGTCGTTATACTTTGTATTTCGATTGTATGCAACATCCTCGCCATATATATAAGAATCTCCAAGTTTTTGGAATAACGCAATTCTGCCAGTATCTTTCAACACATTGACAAAGTTTGTGTAACCGTTATCAAATGTTGTGTATTCTTTTCTTTCATCAGAAGTCGGGTCGTTTACATACTTCGAATACTTAATGCTTCCGGTTTCTGTTTTTCCAACCATAATACCATAAAGATTTTCAGTGTATCTGTCAAATGTTGTAACAACTCTTTTGTCTGTATTTTTTCCAGAAATAGCTAATTTATTTCCATAAAAATCTAAACCAGTACCAAACGACTCGTTCTTTTCTTCAAACGGGCTTCTTAATGTTTGTAATAATTCATAAGTTGATACATTGTCTGTTGTTACTTGTTTATAAATGTATACGCATCCGCCGTCTATTTCAATATCATCGTTTCTCGGTGCACCGATACCAATTCTGTCTCCTGTGTCATTTATAGAAACTTTAAATCCAAAACTTTCTGACATGTCAGACGTATCGATATGTTGAGAAAACTTCCATCTACTTAAATTATTTCTATATATCGATACTCTTTCTGATCTTATCCCCGATCCAAGATTTACTGAGCTGGAAAGAATAATGATGTCGCCAAGTGTATTAACATCAAAGTTCTTTCCTATGTTGATTGCATCGTTATACAACGAGCTATCGCCTTCGTTGTCAATGATGTTGTTTATTCTTGGTATGTATCCTGTATATTCTACAGTTTCGTCATCAAGTAAGATCCACAATGATGACGCTTCTGGAATTGCAGAGCCTGGAGTTATATTTGTATCAGCACGGTATACCTGTCCATTGTAGAATACTATTTCATTTAAGTTATAACTAGCAAAGTCGCTGTATACTCCTCTATACATTTTATCTTTGCTGTATTCCCATGTATTATCCGAGTTATCAATAAAATAAATTCTTCCACGTGATAATGATTCTGTACCAGGTGCTCCAACAAATAACTTTACATCTCCAGTTGCTGTTGTTCTAAGCTCAACTTTATATCCAAATCTTTCGTTGTTTTTCGGATCTGGACTTGCTATACAATGTACTAAATTATAATATCCAGTAGTTTGTCTTTCATAAAGATATACAACACCTTGATTTGTAAGTCCTGATTCTGTACCGTCGTCAGTGGTTTCTATTATATAGACTGGTTCCCAGTCTTGATCGGTTGTGCTTATAGTACTGCTTTCATCCCAAGGTGCAAAGGAAGAAATAGCTCTCCATAGCATTCCGTTATCGTTTACAATATCTCCCATTTGATAAACTGTTCCAGGTGTTAAATCACCTTTAAATTTAGTTTTAATATTGCTTGCATATGGTGCACCTATTGCAAGATACTTACCATTACTGCTTAATGCAACATCGTATCCAAATGCAGAATATCCACTAACAGTGTCATCTTGTACAAGAGACTGTATTTCTCGTTTATCAATTGACTCTGTAGATCTTGCATAAATTCTTACTATACCTCTTTCGAAGTCGTCAGATACAGAACCGATTGCTAGTATAGTGTTAGCTATATTTGAATCAAAGCTAGTAGCAAATCCGTCGCCGTCTAGTGTAGGATTAATAATTTCTTCTTGAAGAGAAAAAATGTTTTCGTTTGTATAAACACCCCAGGCATTATCACCTTTGTTATCTATCCAAACAGTATCATTAAATTCTTGCTTAAGAGATTTTATGCTCGAATTCAATGTAGTCGAATCAGCAAATCTTCTAGTAACAAATTTAGCTACTCCTACTTCATTGCTGTCAGGTAAGCCGACTGAAGAGTTGTTACCCTCTGTTGTTATACTGTTTAAGTTTCCTGCATTTATTACTTGAACTTTGTTTAATGAAACTGCCCAAATTTTATAAAATTTAGTAATACTATCATTGGTAGACAGTAAGCCTATGATTTCACCTTTTTGATATTGAGTTTCAATGTAATTTTCAAATACAACAGTGAATCCTTCGATTACGTTTCCGTTTTCGTCAATAACTTCATCGCTGATAAAAGCACTGTCAAAACTTAAAATCTTGTCACCAGTTTTAACTAATCTTAATACATCCCAAGTTTGATTGTAATTTGTTACCCAAATAAAATCACCTACTCTAATATTAAATGCCGACAGTTCGAGGATTGAATCGTAGCCATTAACAACTGCGGCTACATCTTGTTCTCTAATATAACCGTTGTCTTTAGTGTATATTGTGTTTGTTGTATTAGATTCAAACGGAGCATGATTATAGTCGTCTGGTCTCAGATAGACTTCGTAAGGTGCAATTTCTTGTACTAGATCTGTTCTAGTGCTAGATTTAGAATCTACCAGTTCGATAATTTGAGGCTCAAGTTTATATTTTAATTCGTCGATGAGATACTCTATCTCATAAATGTTATCGGTAGAACCGTATTGTCCAAGACGAACTGCCCATTCTTCGTAGAATTCTAGACTTTCTTCTCCCGCAGTGCTTAATGCATCAAACAGTTTTGTTAAAGCGTTTTTAGTACCTTTTTCGGCTATGTATCCTTGATAAAACTTATATTGGCTTACACTGTCTGTAATAATGTTTGAAAGATATTCTCTCTTTTGATATCCGATTAAATGTTGTCCAAGACGTTGTTGTTCAGTGTCAAAGTTATCTGTATCCAAATCATAGAAATCAGCAAATTGATTAGCTTTATAATCCCAGTTTGCATACAACCTTGATTCCGGCTTTTCAGTTAATCTATTCCAATTATTAGCATCAAAGAATTCATTACTTGTATGTTTAATGTTAGCACTGTAATAAAATTCTTTATACTTTACTAAATCACCTATTGCATAATCTGTCCAGATACTCCAATTTGTAATCTTCGCTTCATCAAAAATAAATCCAGGAATATTTAGACTTCCGTCCCAATTATCTGTTCTGTATCCAACAACTTTGATTCTCTCTTGTCTATACCCTGGAACTTTGTCATAAATTGTATCATTAAACACTGTTTGATTATCAATTATTATAACATGTTCTTTTTGTATTAGAGGTAATTTTACTAAGAAAATTCCTTCATCGGAATTTACCGGAGTTACTCCAAATGTATTCGACGAAGTTCTAAAAATATTAGAAAATTCTTTAGATATTCTACTGCCGTTACCGCTTATCAATGAATAATCGTAAAACGAGTCAAAGATATCATCTACTACAAAATAATCTCTTGAAAATTCAACCTTGTTCGCAACTGGACTTACTGTTAATACAGTTCCGTTATCCCAGTTTTGTGTAACCCAAAACATATATTCTTTAATGCAAAGTAACATATCTTCTAGGGCTTCTGTGTTTTTATTATAAAAATTAAACACAAATCCTTTACTAACAAGGTATGCTTCATAACCTTGCATAAAATCTACAACATCTTGTACAGTTGTTAATATAGATCCGTATGGCATTGCTGTTACTTGAGTTTCAAATTCTTTTCTAAGTAACGCAGTAACCCCACCCACAACTGGCAATCCTGATAACTTTACAAACTTTAATGGATCGAAAGATTCATCACTTAAATGTGTAACTTTTGTTCTATAGTATTCACTGTTATATCTAACAACTATACCAATAGTATAATTTTTATTAGAATCCCACTCAACAAATTGCTCACTTATTCCACCAACTGCTATAGCAGAATCTGTTGATCTTGTAATCGGTTTATTATAATAAAAAATAGGATCTTCTTTATCGTAGCCCGAAATTAAATATCCTGACTCTATCTTTTCTATAATAATTCCACTAAACACAACTGTCTCTAAAACACTGCTCTTAGCTAGTGTAATTTGATAATTTTCGTCCGGAATAAATACAGAGGTTTTATTCAACGGATTTCTGCTATCTAATACTAATTTTAACTTAGACTTATCAGCATACCCACTGAGTTTTAATGCTAATTGATTGTCTAAATTAGCTAATTGAGTTTTATAAGTTTCGTATTTCGATGTAACCTTACTCGAAATATAACTACTAATATAGTTAACTAATCCAGATGTTAGAACTAAGTTTTCTGTTGTTGTAATTGTTGGGAATTTTAAATCTTTAAGATTAATTCTTTTCTTAGTGTCCTTGTAAACCAAGTTTCCAGCATTGTCTCTCAACATTCTGCTTAAATCAAAACCAACGCCAAGCAACTTAGTCGGCTGCAATAATACCCATGCTGTAATTAACGAAAATGGATATTCACTGCTTCTTCTCCACGCTGTTTCTACAGGCGAAATATCTCCAAAAACAAAATTATTTTTAGATTCAAGTAAAACAAAGTCTTGTGCTAAACTTGAATCTAGAGGACTTAAAAGTTGTCCGTATTCGTTTACAGGAATGTAATCGAGCAATCCTGGGCGAGCATATTTTTTGTTTCTTGATACAGGTTTTCCTGGTTCTCTAATTATACCTTCGGCTAAATCATTCCATAAAATAAGATTATCTTTTGTATACGGAGCAGGACCGTACAGAGATTCCCACCAAGTTGGCTTTATGTTAAATCCGAGCATTTCCCAAGGATGCGAATGTGGGCGGTCTGTATCAAAATATTCTTTGTAAACATTTCTCCAGTAACCTTTTAGAGGGTTGCCGTTTCTATCCGACATCGACGAATAATTGTAAGTAAAGCTTACATCTTTATCCCACCAGCTATGATCTGCATAGTTCGGCGATCCAGCTAATTCTAGCCATTGTGCAAAATCTGACAATAATACATTATCAATATCGGTTTTTGAAAATCCGGTATTTCTGTTTATAGAACCTACAAAATCATCCAAGTTAAGTTTGTCTGTATCGTAAAGTATTTTAATATTATTATAAATTCGGGTTTCAAGTTCTAGTAACAGGTCGTCTCTGTAATCGCCAAACCCAATTGTTAAACTTCCGTCGTGTCCCTGTATTACAATTTTAGGTTCACTGTAAGTATTGTCAACAAATATAGACGGTTCAAACTTCGGATAAAGTCCGAGTTTAGTTGGTGTTGGAGGGATGTTAGATCCTGCTGTTGACTCATATTCATAAATTTCAACAATATCGCCGTATTGTAAATCTCTATTAATGTACACATAGTTTTCAGTAAATGTGTAATCCTTACTATAAAGAAGTTGATTGCCGTTTAAATAAACTCCAACCGCATTAATAGATAAAGAATCTAAATTAAATACTTTTGACATTGAAAAATATGCAGGTCCTACATATTCTACAGTATGTATTGTTTTCTTTGCAGCACCAAATCCTAACATATCACTAAAATAGAAAGATTTATTGCCAATGTTTTCTTTAACAATTTTATCTATAACTAAGTCAAAATGAGATTTTGTTGGACCAACATAGCCTGTTTGTTCAGATTCAAGTAAGAATTTACGCTTAAATTTTGCATACTCTTTTCTTGCATATTTTAAAGATTTAATTATATTTGCATTCTTGTCAGTTATGTGATATAGTGCAATATTTAATGGACCACTGTGTTGAACAAATCTAGTACCATACACAGATGCAGGAGACAAGTCTCTTAAGTTACTTACTCCAGGATAGCTTCCTGTAAACCCTGGAACATTTTCAACTATAGAATTTACGTGGTCGTTAACTTCGCCTAGTGTAAAATATGTTACATTATCATTTAATGGATTTCTTTCTAAGTTTGACGGTATCTCGTAAAATCCGTTTTGATTTTTCGAAGCACTACTATAACACTTTAAAAGTACAATGTCGCCTATTGTTAGATTATTTAAAAATTCAACAAAAGCATATCCATTTTTAACAGAAATTACGTAGTCAATATTATTTTTTTGTTTAACGCTGTTAACGTAAACTTTTACTTCTAAATCAGACAAATCACCACTGTTATTGAAAACATCTACTTTGAATGATTCGTTAATAGACGATACTGTAAATTGTCTAATTACGTATTGTTTACTATTATTTTTAGCTTTTGTCCATCCGTTAACATATGAAAATGTATTTTCATTAGGTTTAAATTTTTTTAAAAACGCAGTATCAGTTGGCAGATCTGTTTCAACTTGTGAATCTGTTTGATATATTATAGAATCGTTTAATAAATTAAATTCAAAAATAATATCGCCAACATTATTGATATTTCTGTAACTTAAAGGAAATCCTAATTCTGGATCAACAGTACCAGTTCCTTCTTTATATGAAAATACTTTATTTCCACTAAAGTTACTAGAAGTATAAACCGATGTATCGCCGTAGCTATATCCATTTTCGTCAAACAGATCAAATCTTGGAAATTGGTTTACTGATAATTTTTCTTGAGACTGTTTCCATGTAGATCCGTCATAATAAAACATTTTTCCTTTATATGTTAGACCATCAGTGATTAAAACTACATCCTCAAATTGAGGTACAGAATCAGCAGCTTCTATTAATGATATCTGTCTACGACCGTTGTGTGTAATAAACTTTACTTCATAAACTCTTCCGTTAACTAGTATGTCAGTGTCAGCAGAAAATATTACACGCATGCCTTCGACTAAATCGATACCATCTATGTTATATCCTAATGCACCTTCTATTTTACTAAATGCATCTTGGGTATAAGTATCGATTAAGGTAACGTTATTTTTTGCTTTAGTTCCATGTTTCCAAAGCTTTAATCCTCCCTCAAATTCGATAATAGGTCTTTTAGCACGATTGTTTTCATCTAATTCAACAGGCAAGTTATTTGCAGTAAATGAAGTTTCAATTACTGATCTGTGAAACCAACGATTATATCTTGACCAAGGATTTTTGTCAGCACTAGCACGATTTATTACAATATAGTCTTTTGTTCCTGGAAAACTAGTTGCATCTTCAAAAGGTAAGTTGTCAAATCCGTCGTTGTCAAACGGAACTTCGTACTCTTGAGTAAAAATTGCAGGTACTTCTAGGTTTCTTTCTGATACTAGATATATCTCAGATCCTACACCACTAATGTACCAATATCCAGTTTCGTATTCTTCAGGAATAACCGATCCTTGGAAATAAACCTTCATCCCGTTAGAAAGTTCTACACCACTAGATGTTTTATAAGTTTTTTTACCTATTATTTCATTAGTAACATTAATTTGTGTGTTTTCAGATATTTCAAATATTGTTACTATACCACTTGTGTTGATATCATTCTGACTAACATAATATAAAACTGCTGGAGCATCATCAGGCACTGTAAATTCAATAACACCATTTTCAACATAATCAGAATCCGATGTTATACCTTTTTTGTAAAGAGTGCTTTGATTTAGGTAATCAGTGTTAGATGTAGGATCAGTATCTAAGAAATTTCTAGATGTAACAAAAGCAATAGGATGACCAGGAGTATTAACTTCAAATCTATAAGTCTGTCCTTTGAACAACTTAATTGACGGATTTCTAGTTAAACCATTAGGTGTAAAAATGTATGCAGTGTTGTCACCTTCATCAGAAGTGACTACTGTATATGTACTTACAACATCTCTTGATTGTCCTGCAATACCAATAGGTTGAGGACCCATAGGCAACCAATAATATTCTCTAAAGTTTACAAACTTATCCCAACAAATATGAGGATCCCATGCATAAAATTCTTGACTATTTAATAAACTGTGGTTATCGACTGTACCTTTAAAGCTACTAATTTGTCCAATATAGTCGTTATAATTTTTAAAAAATTCAATATTGTTTAAATCGTCTTTATACAAAAGAGATGGTTCTAATTGATAATTTTCTCTAGATGGCAAAACATCAGAAAGATAAACATCTGACGATGTTGCTGCTTTTGCATGTCTTCTTCCTGCAAATGCATTCACCTTCTCAACAACACCCGGCTTAATCATTTGATCCATGGTGCTGCTTAAAAACTTCTTGTTTACAGAAGTTCTAAAATACTTTGGCAAAAAGTCTGAAGAAGTTGCATTATTTGATCCTCCAGTTGGAAGAGGAAAATCTGATTGATCATTATGTGCCATTAGTAAATAAAGCCTCCGGTATTAGTAGAATTTGTTTCTGTAGAACTTTGAAGTCCTGCTGTTGTAGTTGTATAGCTTGTAACTATATTTCCTGTAGATCTTAAACGCTCTGCTGTAATTGCTGATATTACTTCAACATCATCAACTGTTGCACTGCTTATAAAAATTTCATCCGATTCTGCTTTTATTTCATGCAAACTACCAAATGAACTTTCTGAAGATCTTGGAACAATAACAATGCTACTTAAATCTGGCGATAATTCTTTTATAATATAAGCCGACAATTCGCTCCAATAAAATGTTTCGCCAAAATCCCAGTTGTCTAATGTAAAGTATTGATTTATAGCTGTTATAACTCGAGACTTTAAATCATTATCATTTACAACTCTTTCAGGATTTTTTACTATTTTAAAAACTGCTTGCATATTTGTATCACTTTTACTACCAAACAAGACTTTATATCTAACCGAATGGTAAATTATTTCATCACTAATAGATTTTATAGCATTTATTTCAGATCCGTATGATCTGAAAAGTTGATCTGTGCTAGGTGGATACGGCATCTGAGTAGTAGTTCCTGCGAGCCACTGTCTAAAATTAGTATCATATTGTTTTGTTAAAATGTATGTATCAATTATATTTGAAGAACTAGGATCTATTCTATTGTTTTCATCACTTGCGTGTATATACTGAAATTTCAACTCCGGTCTTCCGATATAAGCATAATAATCATAAACTACAGTTAATGTTCTCGAAGCTGTTGTTAACTGATAAAAACGGTCTTCGTCGATAACATAATATATAGGATCATTTTCAACTAACATATTTATGTCGGATTTTCTAGTCACTGTTATTATATTTTCGCTCGACGCATCAACATAAATTATAAATTCGTTGTTGTTTATAATAACTTTTTTATTAAAAATATAATTGCTTTGATTTACAATTTCAGTAAAAATTTGTGGATCGTCGATTACACCATCGTCGTCACTGTCAAAGAAGTTTACTTCTACTTTTTTACTATCAATGTATCCGTCACCGTCTCTATAAACTCCTGAAATTTCCCAATCAAAATCTCTAGTAAATGGCGATGTTCCAGTGCCTGTGTTTATATCATTGTTAATATTAAGAACAGTAATTTTATCTTTAATTATTTTTCCAGACTTACTATCAAATATTTTTTTGTTATTGTCAAAGTAAAATCTTATTTCGTTGTTACTTTCAAAAACATATCTTAGTGTTCTATATGTTAATTCGTAAGATGATCCATTTGTTTCAAAAAGAATTATCCAACTGCTATCAAGAGACTGACCTGTTTCGTCGCCAGACAATCCTAAGTTGAAATCGTCAAGCACATTTAGGTTGTCTTGAGTAATTATTTCCCAGCTTCTTGTTTCTCTATCGTATCGTAATCCAAAAGTTCTATAAGCGAATATTTGATCAACCATAGATACTTTTACATCTTCTGATATTTCTCTTACAAACTTTGGTTTAACTAAAGTTAGAACAGAATTATTAGGAACAATATCATTAAAAATTATAGGACCTAGCCCTGTTGAAGTAACTGTTGTGCCATCACCTGTTACACTTATTACTTTAATCCACTTATAAGAAGTGGCATTTTTTGCATTAGCATTGTTAGTTACAGTTCCGTCTGGTAAGAAATAATATCCAGCTGCTGGAACAAACTTAATCATTGCTCCTGCTTCTATGAATCTCAAAGGACCTTCTGTGAAACTACCTACTTGATACTTTATCAAGTTTGTATCAGTAAAATAACCTGTTGATCTATTTGTATCCAATGTTACAAGATTCCATTTTAAATCTAATTCTACATAGTTTTGATCAGGGAATTCTTTTAAATAAAAACTTCTTACATTGTTGTCACTGAGTATATCTGTAATTTTATTTTCAACAATGCTTTCGATATCTGTTCTAGTTACAAAATTAAAGTTATCTTTTTTATCTTTGTATTCTGTATACAATATGCCGTCGGTGCCAAACAGTGTTGTCTTACTATATTTTCCTGTTGCATCTAACAGATCATAATATCTACTTATACCACTTGATGTTCTGTTAACTGCTTTAACTTTAATAATATCTTGACTTACACCCAATGGTCCAACATTATAATCTTCAGCTGTTATTAAACGATTTTGAGTATAATAAGTTGACGGAGCATTTGTTTTAATACTTTCGATTGTTTCAGTACTACTTGCATTATCAACGGCTGTTTTAAGTTCAAGTGTGCAAGTAATAGTTTCACTTCTTCCAATTTTGCTTATGTAAGGAATTCTAATTGCAACATTCTTTATACTTGCAGGAAGTATTGTGTAATCTTTATTTGCACTTGTTCTATAATATACTCTAAATTTTCCCTTAGGAAGATTTCCAAATATTCCATCAGAAAAAACGAGACTTATTCTGTCATCAACACGAGTTAACACACTGTAAATATTTTTTATTTGTTTATTTAAACTGTTATAAACAATGTTATTTCCTTCAACAGCAGAAACTTTTGTCCATAGCTCTGATTCGTTATTTGAACTGTCAAGGCTATAAAGCCAAACATCTGTGTCATTTATGTTTTGTACATCAACATCGACTTTTTGATTAGGAGTTGGAAAATCTATTAATAGATCATTTCTTTTTAAAGATCCTTGTCTAAAATGCATAAAGAATCCAGTGGAATTACTTCCTGCACCTTGTCCGTTGTCTCTGTATAAAAAGGAAAGCTGATTTCCGGGCAACGGTGGTTCTTCTGATATTTCTCCATTTGAAATAGTCGAACTAACTACTTCAAATTCAAAGTTTTGATTGTTAATCGGTTTTGAAAACGCATATACAGGGATTCCAGTTGTCAAAGACGAAAATCTATATTGTTCTGTTGGTATTCCGCCAACTACTTCGTATTTTACAGGACGACCAAATGTATTTTGTACTGGCAATGCTGCATTAATAACTTTAACATATTGTTCGAACCAATCTGGATTTACAGTATCATTCCAATTTATAGTTCTATTACTTAAATTGAACCCGTTTGAATCGCTAACATTTTCTGTAGTGCTTACACTAACAATTTTTAACAAACCATTTGCTGATTGATTTCTTGTTGGATTATATGAAAGTAATTGTGCTAATCTTAATACACTTTCTTTTCTTTCAGCTAATTCTAAAAAGTTTTCTCTTGCATTTAAGTCAACTCTAAATGCAATGTTTTGTCCTAAAAATGCAATCATATCAACTAATGCTAAGTATTCCGAAGATTCGATATAGTCGTTAAAATCTTCAGGATAGTTAGTTCGTAAATACGAAATCATTGTTCGACGCAGGGTGTCGAAATCATAACTTTTAAAATCTGCAAACTTAAAACTTTGATAGATTTTTTTCCAATCTTCAGCAAGTAACAGTCTGTTTTGTCTGTCAGTATAAGACATTAGCACTTCCTCAGTTTATGTTATATTTATGAGAATTAATAAGTGCGTAGTTTAAATAATACTATTATTTCTATCAAATCTAAATTGTAAATATTCCGAAATACTATAATCTAAATAGGTTAATTCACACTGTATTTGTATACCGTATTCGTAACTATCTACTACAATTTTATCTACAGTTACCCTAGGATCATAGTTAATAATTTCAGTTACGTTTTTTACAATAACTTCTTTTAAGGAATCAGTAAAAGGCTCATACAACACATCCCATATAATAGTTCCAAAGCTAGGATTTTCTAATTTTTCACCTAATCTTATATGAAAATGATTTACAATGTCCTGTTTTATTAGTGCAATATCAAAAAGTTTATATTCTTTTGTGTCAGGATCAGTAGTGCTTATTCCTCTATAAGTTCTATTTTCAACAGGACTTACAACCACATTTTGTGGTTGTATTTTTAAATTTTTATATAAATTTTTTTCTAAAGAACTCATAGTACTATATTTACCTTAACATTATTTGCGAACAGCATCCGACGGTGAAATAAACCTCCTTGACGTTGTTGTGACTGTTTGCACCTTAGGTGCTGTAACAGAGGATGCCGATGCGGTTGTTTGAGCCGGTGCTGTATAATTAGACAACCTCGGGCCACCTGGAGTTTCTACGACTTTATATTGTTGAGTAACTGTTACCAGACCTTTAGGTGTGTCGATTGTTTTTACACCTGTTACTATGTCGCCAACTTGAGCAACTCTATTTGCTACTGCATCATTGAGCTGTTCTTCAGTTAAGGGTTGTCCGCCAATGTCGGCAACCGGGGGTCTTCCGTTGTTTGATAACGTTCCACTATTTGCAACTGGATTTACTCCATTAATTAATAAGTCTCTTACTTTTTCACCTGTTCTAAAATCATATCTGTTATCCAGTGCATTTATAAGTTTGTAAGCATAGGGATCGCCAACTGGCGGCAATGACGAATTAGGTAATGGCTGAAATCCTGCTGATCCGCCAAAAACACGCTGGCCGCCGCCTGCTGCAATTTCTGCTTGAGTTTTTAGAGATGTACCAGTTGGTTGATAAGGTGCACTTCCATTTTCAATATCAACCGTTGAAAGATTTCCTGGGCCTCCATTTCTAATATCTGCAAGATTGTATGAAAAAACATCGGCATTATGTCCCGACGAATTAAGTCCGTCTCCTGAATAATAGCTTTGTCCTTTTCTAACAAACCCATTTGGTCCTTGCGTATCATAAGGTACCGGAACAGATGCAAATTCTCTAGCTAATTCTAACTGAAAATCTAAATCTGATAAAGATCCAGACTTCCATTGATCGAGCTTTCTTAGATCTTTTAATCTTAAAATAATTAGATAATCTTGAACGTCGGGACTAAATCTTATTGTGCCCGGTAGTCCAGAAAGAGTAACAACTTCTCTTAGTGTGCCTCTAATAAATTGATATCTTCCTATTGCCGATGATTTAAATCCTGCTCTAATTCTATCCGTTTGATATTGATCGATTTGTGCAAGTGTATATTCAGGAATCATTGGATCAGCAGTGCTTGGCCAAAGTGACGAATAAGGATCTGCTCCCCGAACTGCTTCTCCTTTAGCAACAAGGTCTAATAATTTTCTTTCTTGATCGGAAATCTGTATTGCCATGTTAAATCCTTACTGTGGTCCACTAGATGGTTGTTCTTTAGATATATAATCAGAGTTTTTAGGAGCCATAGGAATTATACCGTTTGCAGGAATATCTATAGTCCCGCCTTCGGCTCTAGCAACACTAAAATGCATTGCATCATCGATGTTTGGCCAATTGCCTCCCCAACCAAGACCCCATTTTGCAATTAATTGTCTAACTATAGCAACTGGCATATCTGTTCTTGGCGCATCTGGCGGGCGTGGTGAAAAATACCCGTTAGGATATCCATTTATTATAGGTGTCGGTTTGTTAATATCAAGAGCTGCACCCGATGCATGATACGAGAACCCTGTTCCGCCTGTTACACTTCTGTAAGCATATCCGTCTAGTCGTTTTATTACATAACCAGTTGCTTCTAGGTCATCAATAAATCCTTGGAAAGTATCTTTAAACACCTCTGCAACTTGTGCAGTTAATCCTCTTTTTGACCTAATAGTTGCAAGAGGACCTTGCCCTTCTGCTGGTATAGCTACTGAACCGCCAGCGGTTCTAGGATATTCAAGATCTCCGGAATTGCCAAGGCCGACACCTCCACTACCAGGAACCGTCACACTGGATTTTCTTCCAGTTACACTCTTTTGGAAAGTATCAGGTGTTAACACTCGATCATTCGTCGGCAATTCTCCAGGTAATTCTCTATCTGTTTGTTCGGGTTTAAATGCATATGGGTTCATGTTTTCGTGTTGAGTCCACGGTTCTCTTTGTGGTGCTCTAGTTACAATACTATCATATGGAACTGGAACTGTTGCACCAGGAAAGTTATAAGGCAAAATTACTGTAGGCAAAGGTTTTCCTGCATATGCACTTGTTGGTGCTGTAGGAGTGTTGCCGCCGATTGGTTTAATAGCCGGAGCAGGCGCTGTTGAGGTACCGCTGTTTAAATTAATAGATCCGCTGCCGTCAACATCGAACTTACTGGAAAGAACACTAAACGCATCTTTCGCTTCATTGAGAACTGTGTTGCCAATTTGGTGTACTTTATCTTTTGCCTGTGAATAAATGCTTGCTTGAGATGTAACGTGTACTTCGCCCGACGCTTGTGTAAAATACGAACCTGCAATGTCGTCAACCATGTCAGCAAAAGATTTTCTAAACCAACTTCCGACCGCAGTTTGATGTACAGATCCTTCTGCTCTTGAATACATGTTTTGATTAGTATTCATGCTTATATCACCACTAGCTGTTACCTTAAGTTCTCTAGAGGAATTTATATCTATGCTTTCAACAGATCTAACAGATGTATTTCTTCCTGCATACAAACTTAGATCGTATAAAGATTCGATGTGTACGCGGCCACTTTCTTTTCCATCCATGATAGGAGCACCGTCACTCCAACGTGCTGCGGCTTTCATATTGATATTTCTACCAGCTTCGAGATTTATGTCTCTTTCTGCTGTTATATTTAGATCCTGGTTGGTCATTATACTAATACTGTCATCAGCATGAATATCTATTTTACCGTCTGAAGTTAATTCTATCCATGCAGTGCCTCTGCTGTTTGCAATATAAATCAAATCTTCTGAATTGTGCAATAATATTTGATGTCCAGTTCTAGTTCTAATTCTAATACACTCGTTTTGAGGAATTGTTTCGTCGCCTCCGGGTTCTCCTGCTTCTTTGTTTATATAAAAAGGAGGACCATCAGCAGCATGTGTAGCTCTAATAAACTTATCATCGCCGTCGTCCATAACAATAGAACTTCCACCTAATCTACTCTTTGGTAAAGAAACTTCGTTGTTTGTTGTACCAGATTTTTTAGTAGGTGATTTTAATCTTTTATCTAAAGGTCCCGGAGTGTTTATACCAAACACTGCACTCGGAACTTCACGTCTTGCCGAACTAGTAGTTAAACCTCTAACTTCGTCATACAGTAATCCCTGAACTTCTAGTATTTCAGTAAAATCTTTATTATAAGGTTTAGTATATTGTGTAGGATCGTTGTTGACTTTGGTTTCTAAAGCCTTGTTATATTCGCCAACTGGTAGCTTTTTTCCTTTTAAGTTTTGAGGTGTTGCTGGAGATGTTAACTCAGTTGCTGCTCGACCGTCCGGAACCATAAAATTCATGTACGGCTCAGGAACACAGGCAAACCAATATCCTAAGTCTCGTCGACCTTCCACAAACATAACTAGTACTTTCGATCCTACATCTGGAGGAACTGCCCAAAAACCGTAACTTTGCTGAGTATGACGATATGCGTCTACACCTTCTGTATCAGTATATGGGGTTACTCCGTAAAACGGTGTTGCATAACTTACAACTACTGTTTCGTTTTCTGCTTTTTCACTGCGGAAGTCAGCATCACCAAACATACTTGTTTTTAAGAGCCTTACTTTTAAGGCTCCCATATAATTTCTATCTAAATGTCCAACAACTTCGGCAATAAATGGGCCAGGATTTCCAGACATTACTGCATCATTCGGAGAACGCGAAGTCTTGTTTGTTACTCTATTATTTACGCTCATTGTTATCCTTTAAAATAATTTAAATTTGCCGAGCGAACTTTGAATAGTGTTCGGCAAAGACTTTACAGTACCTGATATTTGATTTATTGAGGTGGAAATTGCACCTATATTTTCCGAAAAGGATGAAAGTCCTGAAATAACTCCAGGAAAGCCGCCCGTTTTTATTTGATTTATACTATTTTGTAAATTTCGAAAATCTGACTGTATTTGGTTAAACGGTGCAGCAATACCGTTAATGGTACTTATAAAATTGTTTTGTATTAATTGAAAACTATTAATAAAATTGTTCGCCGATTCTATTGCTTGAAATATAGAAGTTTCTCCTAACGACTGGAATAATTCTACTTTCATTAAGTCTAAATTAAAACTTTGATATTGTTCGGGCAAGATTTGTAAAAATGGTTGTATTATCTGACTTACAGATTGTATAGATTGATTTAATGCAAATTCTGCTGCTTCAAGATTAATTGCCGATACAAACGCACTCGTTACCATGTTTGAAGTATCAATTGATTCCGATGTTTGATTCGGTCTTCTAAGTAAAGACAACTCTTGTGTAAATTGACCTTTTGAAAAAGTTGATGTTAGAGTAACTACTCTGTATATTCCATTAAAACCGTTTGCAGGATCTAATGTCATTAAACCTGTATTTTTATTATAATCTATTCCACTTTTAATTTGTAATAAAACATCAACCTCTGACGATATATAATCCACTGTGCCATCTTCGTTTAAGTATATAGAATCTGGGCCTGATCTATAATTTCCAGCATCGCTGTCATTTAGATAATAAGGGTCGCCTAGTATTTTTAAATTTAAAGACACGTTATCAACACTGCTGTTTAATATCATATCATTAAATGCTCTAGCAATTATATTTTTTCTGTCAAACGACCCTAGACCACCTGCTAACATTATTTCTTTAGCTGTTTTTTCAACTCTTTTGTAGATATTAAAAGCTATCCAGGATACAGACGATTCTAACGGAACTATTTCCGGAGGTAATGTGTTTTCTCCGATAATGTTTTTCATATAAGCATCTTGTCCTGCTTCTGTATTAAACGAAGGATTATAAAACCCGTTATCAATTGAAAATTCAAAATCAAGTACTTCGGTATTTTTGCCTGTATACGAATAATAATAAGCTTTAACACAATCTGCAATGTTTGAAGCGTAGTTAAATGGTGTAGTAGATGTACTAAATTTAGAAAAATGAACTTTGTAAGGAATTACAATATATTCAATTTCATATGCTGGTCGACTTGATATCGATTCGTCTCCTAAAGTTAAAATTCTAACCTTAGAATCAATTCTAAACCAGTTTACCATTCCTCTGCCATCTGGTTGTGACAAACTCTGTGTTAAGTTTTTTCCCCATGCACTACTTAAAATAACTTCTTTTATTACTTCTTCTATTTTTGTTCCTTCATTAAAAGTATAAACTTTTTCACTAGGGTCAATAGTAATCGGTCCTCGTTGTGCTATATTATCAACTACTACATCTTCATCATTTGCAACGTTGTCTTTTGCAAAATCATTTAAATTTTCAATGATATAAGAATTACCAAGTTCGTTTACATCTGTATTAAATGACGCACCTGTAGGTGTCGATATTATTCTTGTAGAATTACCGTTATTAGGAAAACTTATAATATATCGATCTCCAGTTTTTTGATTTTTTTGTGCGGCAGCAGCTAGACCTGGGTCAACAGTGCCTTCGCCGTATCCTACTGGAATTATTTCTCTTCTGTTAAGTTCGTTTGCCAAACTATTCTCAGCAGAACTTAACATTTCACCAACTGTTGTTCCTTTAATAGATGTAGTCTTCTTTAATCTTGATATTTCATCCGTATACGCAAGATGATTGTAAGAAATAGCACTTACGTTATAAATTGTGCCGCCGGCGTCAACTTTAAAAGTAACATTTGTTAACTTTATAACAAAGCAGCGTCTTGAAACAAATTTTTCAATATTATTTTCTGAATCCCATCCTATAAAATCTAAAGATAACAAAAATGGTGCTTCGATATAATTTTTATAACCAGCTGCATCTGCTGCAACAAACAAAGACTGAAAAAACAATCCAACGCTGTATGGCTCAGTAACTGTAAATTCCATTGTCGTAACTGTAGTAACCCCAGTACCTGGGTTAGGAGAAACCAATGACGAAATCATAACATCGTCAATAAAATACTCTACATTTATTCCTAAGCTAGATTCTATTGCTGTCTTGGTTGGTTTATCTGGAAGACCCCCTGACCTTATTATAGGCAAATTTCCTCCAGTAGATCTATACAAATCAGGATTGTTAAGTTCGTCTGGTCTAAGCGGTCCAAAAGTCCACCGATAGTTGTAAGATCTAAACTTACTTAACTCGTTTTTTTGTACAGCCATATTAAATCCCTATAACAGTAGTAAGTGTTGATTTTTTAGGCAAGTATATTTGAGTTCCTGCAACAAAGTCAAATATAGGATCTTTAATTACTTCGATGTTTCTTACTGAAAATACCCACCAAAGTTTAGAACTTCCGTATAAGTCAAATGCTAACAAGTCAGGTCTATATGTGTATTGTGGTTGTATAGAATACACAATGTCATCTGCTTGTGGCGGTATTGATCTTTTAACATAAAAATCTAAATAGTTACCAATATTTACTTTTGTATTTGCCCAAGGACTTGATTTTGAATACACCGACATTAAATAAATCCTTTATTTGTTGTACTTTGTTGACCTATATAACCACCTTGTGCAAATTCATCAAGGTTAAATTTGCTAACATCGTCTCTGCTGTATATTGGTTGGAGTGTTACGTTTAGATTACTTAAAACCGGAACATAAGAATAGGACGACGAGTTGTTGTCTGTTGAAAAACCGCCATTTATAGGAACTTTAATATAGTCAACGTCGTTTCTTAAATCTAATGTAAATAATTTTACGACACACGGTACTTTGTTAAAAATAAAATCTCCGTATCCACTCAAATAAACAATAGGTGGCGGTGCTCCTAGGTTTGTTGAGCTTCCATAAAACATTTTTGTTATAGATCTTAAAAAATGAACCGATGCAATCCAGTAGCGTCCATCCGATTCGTTCTCAACTGGAAACTCGCCAGTTATAGTGATATCTTCAACTGCCGAGTTTTGGTATTGTAAGAATGGATAATTTGTATGTGTCGGCGATAATGTATTATAATTTGCCGAGTGTGCAACAGTAATTTGAGGAGTAGTTGGCCATACCATTGCATTACCCGAAAATTTCAATGGTGCAAACATAGAAGAATTTAAAAATTCAGGAGTATTAGGTAAACTTAATCTAACACGCCAATCAGCACCTGATGTTTGTGATGCTGCACTGTATGATCCATACGCTCTAGTTTGTTCTGTATATTCTGCACCGGCGGGCAAATTTCCAAGTCTGATTTGAGATATATATGTTACAGGATTAGAAATATTTTGTATATTAGATGTAAAATTTCCTTGTCTTACGTTACTAAATGTATTTTGAAAATTATTTTGTAAATTTTGAAAACTATCAACTACTCCGCCAACGGTGTTAGCAAAAGAACTTATTCTATTTGCTGTAGAACTAATACTTTGTGTAATTTGTGTTAACTTTGTTAAAAATCCCATGACACCATTCTCCATATATATTTAGTTGACAAAATTATATACGTATATTAAAATAAAGTAATTTCCTAGGAGAAAAAATGAAAAAAGTAAACTATCTTAATAACAAAGACATGTTATTAGAAATACACAAGTCAAAGAACACGTTTTCAAGCTTTGTTGACCCCGATTATGTTGATTATGATCTAATTTTGCCTGATCTAGACAAGATTAATATAAGAACTATTGCAGAAGCAAAGAAAAATAGAGCAAAAAAACTTACTTTAAAAAAGTACGAAGAAGAAAAACTTCTAAATAATAAAACAAAGTTATCTGAAATAGAGATAGACTATAAAAAAATAGAAAAAACTGACTTAATTTTTAGAATTATGACATACGATCACATACCAGAAGAAGCAGGTCGTAAAAAAAATCCAAAAAATGTTGCAGACACTAAAGTAAAATTAAATTTTCCACCATTTCAACATTGGAAATTTGATGAAAATGACAATCTTATATGTGTTGGAAAAAGTCATTGGCAAGGTGGCATGGAAAACGGGCATTTTTCTAAAGATCACGGAAAAGCAACAAACAAGCTTGCACTTATGTGGATGAAATTATGTGATCGTTATGCTACTCGTGGTAATGTTCGTGGTTATACCTACAACGACGAAATGAAGGGACAAGCAATACTACAGCTAGCACAAATAGGGTTGCAGTTTGATGAGTCAAAAAGTCAAAATCCATTTGCCTATTACACAGCCGCAGTTACTAACAGTTTTGTAAGAGTTATTAATTTAGAAAAACGTAATCAAAATATTAGAGATGACATTCTCGAAATGAACAACTTGAATCCTAGCTTTACTCGTCAAAGTGCTGGTGAATTCGAAGCTGGCTTAAAAAGATTCAATGATAGCCATGATTAATTTATAGTTGACATTTGTTATCTTATCATTTATATTATATAGAGTTACGGAGTTATCTTAGTGTTTAAGAAAGCAGCAGTGTTTACGGACCTTCATTGTGGTATGAAGGGTAATTCAAAAATTCATAATCAGGATTGTGAAGATTTTGTTGATTGGTATATCGAAACTGCCCAAAAAAATGGATGCGATACTGGAATCTTTTGCGGTGATTGGCATCACAACAGAAATAGTTTAAATTTAACAACTATGGATACCAGTATTAGATGTTTAGAAAAACTTGGAAAAGCTTTTGACCAGTTTTTTATGTTTGACGGCAATCACGATCTTTATTATAAAGACAAAAGAGATGTAAATTCTACAGCATTTGCAAAACATATACCTGGAATTACAACTATTAACGATATTTACGTTAAAGACGACGTTGCTCTTATACCTTGGTTAGTTGGCGAAGAATGGAAACGCATTCCTAAGATAAAATCCAAGTATATGTTTGGACATTTTGAATTACCAAGCTTTTATATGAACGCAATGGTGCAAATGCCCGATCACGGAGAACTTAAAAGTGAGCATTTTGTAAATCAAGACTATGTTTTTAGTGGACACTTCCACAAAAGACAGAAGCAAGGCAAAATTCACTACATAGGCAATGCATTTCCGCACAACTACGCCGATACATGGGACGATGATAGAGGAATGATGATCCTCGATCGAGAAAACAATAAAGAACCAGAGTACATTAATTGGGCAGATGCTCCTAAATATCGAAATGTTATGCTTTCTCAGTTGATAGACAACAAAGATACTTTAATAAAATCAAAAATGTATCTTCGAGTAACATTAGATATTCCTATTTCCTACGAAGAAGCAAATTTTATTAAAGAAACGTTCATGGAACAGTACGAATGTAGAGAGATTACTCTAATTCCACAAAAGCAGATTGAAGAAATTAGCACTGACCTTGATATAGGACAGTTTGAGAGTGTTGATCAGATTGTTAGCAATGAAATTTTAGCTATCGACAGTGAAAATTTTGATAAATCTCTTCTATTAAAAATTTATAGTGAATTATGACAATAAAAATTAAAGACTTATCTGTTAAAAACTTTATGAGTGTGGGTAATGTTACTCAGGCTGTCGACTTTAATCGAGAGCAACTCACTCTAGTGCTTGGCGAAAACTTAGATCAAGGAGGTGACGATTCTGGTTCCCGTAACGGTACAGGCAAAACCACTATTATTAACGGTTTATCATATGCCCTGTACGGCCAAGCACTTACTAATATTAAAAGAAACAACCTAATTAACAAAACTAACAGCAAAGGTATGTTAGTTACGTTAAATTTTGAGAAAAATGGGGTTGAATATAGAGTTGAACGTGGAAGATCACCTAATATTCTAAAATTCTTTGTTAACGGTGTTGAAAAGTCTAGTGAGATCACTGACGAAAGTCAAGGTGATAGTAGAGAAACTCAAAAAGATATCAACGAGTTACTAGGACTTAGTCACAATATGTTTAAACACATTGTTGCTCTCAATACATACACCGAACCATTTCTTAGTTTAAAGACCAATGAACAAAGAGAAATTATCGAGCAACTGTTAGGCATTACACTACTTTCGGAAAAAGCAGAATCTCTTAAAGAACAAATAAAAGTAACAAAAGATATTATTACAGAAGAAACTTTAAAGATTAATGCCATTCAAGCAAGCAATGAGAAGATAAAAGCCAGCATAGATCAGCTTGTTAGTCGTCAACGTGCATGGGAAAGTAAGAAAAAGCAAGATGCTGAGCATTTGCAAAAAGCTATTACCGAACTTGAGCACTTAGACATTGATTTAGAACTAGAACTTCATGAAAAATTAGTTAATTGGACACAATTAAACAACGAGATCTCTGGTTTAAACAAAGAAAAGTCAACTTTAGAAACTGCAATGCTACGTGCAAGCAATTCTGTAAAAAAGATCGAAGACGATATTAACAATTTAGATGATGCTGTTTGTTTTACATGCGGTCAAGCGTTACACAAAGATAAAAAAGAAAAAATATTAGCTGAAAAAGAAAAAGAACTAGCAGATGCTAACGCATACAAAGACGAAGTTGATTCAAAACTTCAGATTGTTCTTAAGTCGTTGAGTTCTATCGGTGATATTAACGGAAAACCTGTTACATTTTATGAAACAGCTAAAGAAGCATACGAACATCGTAGCAATGTCGATAATTTAAAAGTATTATTAAAGAATAAAGAACTAGAAGAAGACACATACCAAGATCAAATAAACGATTTAAAGACAACTGCGTTACAAACAGTCGACTGGTCTACAATTAACAAGCTAACTTCACTAAAAGAACATCAAGAGTTTCTTTTAAAGCTGTTAACTAATAAAGATTCTTTTATTAGAAAAAAAATTATAGATCAAAACTTAAATTATCTAAACAATAGACTGACTTATTACTTAGATAAACTAGGATTGCCTCATCAAGTAGAGTTTTTAAACGATCTAACTGTTCAAATTACACAGTTAGGTCAAGATTTAGACTTTGACAACTTGTCAAGAGGCGAAAGAAACAGACTTATACTTGGATTAAGTTTTGCATTCCGCGATGTTTGGGAATCTTTGTATCAATCAATCAACTTATTGTTTATAGACGAGTTAATTGATAGTGGAATGGACACCGCAGGTGTAGAAAATTCCTTAGGTGTACTTAAAAAGATGGGTCGTGAAAGAGATAAAAATATATTTTTAATATCTCACAAGGATGAATTGATAGGAAGAGTTAATAATGTTCTTAAAGTTATTAAAGAAAATGGGTTCACATCCTATCAACCTGACTTAGAAGTTACAAGTATAATTTAAAAATGACTAGAAAAACTTATCCTTTAAAAGTACACATTGATGATACACACGACAAACTAGCAAAGGCGTATCTCGAATATTTCAAAGCAAACGAAATATTCGAGCAACGTCCATCTGAACCAAAACGCCGTATAGTTCGAAAATGGCTTCAGGAGATAAGACATTATGCTAAATTACGTAGAGTAGAGGTAATTGAGTCTCATCTTAACAAGCAAGAAAGATACAAACGCGGTGGCAAGCAAAAGCAAGACAAAGGGGAAGGGGTTTGAAAGAGAAATTGCAAACTTCTTATCAGAACTCTACGAAGATTCTTTTACTAGAGTACCTGATTCGGGTGCATTTACCGGAGGCAAAAACGCTCATAGACGAGATAAGCTCACTGAAGGTCAAATTAGATCCCATAAAGGCGACATCATTCCACCCGACGACTGGAAAAAATTTAACGCAGAGTGTAAAAACTATGCGGAATTCCCGTTTCACCAATTAATTTCTTTAGGCCACATACCTTTACTCGAAGGTTGGATTTCACAAACACTAGAAGCAGCAGACCAAGGCGACATTAATATTATCTTTATGAAGTTTAATCGTAAAGGCAGATATGTTTTATTTCAAAAAGAAAACGACTTTCAAACTTACAGGCACGTCGACTATCAAGATAAATCAGGCAACTACTGGCGATTTACAAGCTTTGACGATTTCTTTTCCTTAAACAAAGATTTATTTCAAAAAAACTGCACAGGCATTTAAGGCTAACATCAAACAGCACATAAGGTTGGCGGGCCAGTTTATAATACCGCTGTGGAAAAGTCGGCTTGATACCCGAACACGTGACATGTTGAGACATTGCCGGTAGTAGGCTCTAAGTATTGACATTGAATGATTGCTGTCATTCAAAAACACCGCATACTCCTAAACACTTAAGGATTGAGGAACGAGCTTAAGACAGGCAGTGCAGCGTAAACAGTACATTGAAAAGTGTATTGTTTATGACGCATTGCCTGGGTCGACGCAGGTAGGGAAAAGGTTAGAGTCCCTGGAGTTGGTGTATAAACAAAAAACCTGCTTCCCGTGTCTCGGCTAGTGCAACTCACATGAAGTCAACGACGACGGAACCTTAAAACAGGTTCCGTCTGACCAGATTAATCTACATGAAGTATTTCACTTCGTGCTTAATATTATTTAGAAAAGAAATGTGTTGAGCGATAGCGAAACACAGATGAACGTAGTTCATCTTGTATAAATAATATTAACAACTCTAAAGGATTTCTCTTATGAAAATATCTTCTATTATCGCAGAACAAGAAAAAACAAATGAAGGCCCACTAAGAAATATAATGCCTGCATTTACTAAAACACAAAAACTAAGAAAGGCAGCTGGTAAAGCTGCCGCTGGTGCTACTAAAGATGAAATTCGACAAATGGAAGTTGAATTATTAACTTATATGGAATACTCGGGTCAAAAAAGAGCAACACCTGACGTATTAAAAAATTACTTTAAACAAAAAGGTCTTGGGAACGTAGGAACATCCGTAGTAGATGCATTTGTAGCATCTAAGAGACCAGCAGCACCTCCTAGTGATGCTGCTGGTGCTGGTGCTGCTGGTCTAGGTGGTAATCCGCCAGCTAATCCACCAGCAAGTAGTGGACCAACACCTCCAACTGGTAATCCTCCACCTGCTCCTCCAACAGCACTTCCACGTGGAACAAAAGCTAAATTAGCATCTGGAGAAGAATTCACTTGGCAAGGTGCTCAATGGAAGAGCAATCAAACTGGTCGTGTGGCTAGTAAAGCACAAAAGCAAGAACTTAATCAAGCTGCTGGTATGCAAACTAACAGCATGTACGAAGCTGCTGATCCAAATGCTTTAACCAAGGGCGAAGTTAGAAAAATTATTCAACAGGTTGTACAAAAAGCATACGGTGGTGCAGCAGGATTTAGTCAAAGTAGATTTGCAGAACCTGGACAAGCCAGTGCTGCTGGACCAAGTGGTGGTTCCGCTGGCGGTGCAGGCTTACCTGATTCAATAACAAATGCTGTTAGTGGATTAACACCTGCTCAAAAAGCTGCACTAAAGGCAATGCTCTAATTACCAGAACGGCTGTCCGGTTTTCTTAGCAGTATCAAGATTCTCTTTAATTAGGTGGGCTATAATTTCTCTTTCGTCAGGACTTAGTTCGTAAGCTTCTGAGAGACTTAGCCCACCTCTCATATACCAACATAATCTTGTTAAGTCAAACTTGATTTGCTTAGTTTCGTTTTCAAGGACCTCAACTTCTTCAAGTATTTTTTCAAGAGGCCAAGTTGAGATCCTTATGCGAAAAAATTTGATTGATCAAACGAAATTGGAACGTCTAGTTCTTCTGGTGACCCGTTTGCTATATCTTCTTCTGAAAACTTTACCTTTAAAGGTTTAATAGAAAACTTTTTACGTTGTGTGTCGATATGATTAACAACATTTTTGTAAACAGTTTTGTCTGCGTTTGAAAAGAATTCAATAATATAGTTTTTATTTGTTACAGGATCTTCATTGTTGAATTGAACAGCAACTACACTGTTAACAATGGTGCTGATATTCATATCTGTTATTCTATTAAAGCTTTCGTTGAACTTTTGTAGCTTTTGTTCTTCTGATAGCTCATCATCATTTATTACTTTGAACAATCTCTGCTCTTCAAATGTTTTCATTGCAACTTCAGTAAATTGTTTATAATTCATTGGTGCGATTTCAAATTTAAAATCGCCTGTATCAAAAACATTTTCGTATATGTTTGCTGTTAGATAATCTAATACTGTTCGTAAATCAACTTCGTATGTTCTTTCTTCGTAAAAAGTTTTGCCATCTTCTTTTTTAAACGGAACATTGATGTTAATGTCCATCTTCTCACCGTAAGTAGCAATTCTAATAGCTACTAATATAGCATCGACGTCGATGCTAGGAATATTCCAAGCATTTTTAATATTAGGAAAACAACTTTGAATAACGCTGGTTGTTGATTGTCCGTTTAACAGTGCATCTGGAGTTTTAAACATTAATTCGTCCTTTGCAGTCATTGCAAGAACGGGATACTCGCCTGTGTCAGATATTTCTATAGATCCTTTAGGATAAAAATTTCCGTTGCTTGGCAATTTGATGTAAAGTTTGGGCTGTCTAAAGTGTTTTGCTAACGGGTTCATTGAGGGAGTGTTCATGTATATTTTTCTCCAGATAAATACTATAACTATATATCTAGATATATTTTATACGCATTTAATTTGGAAAAATAACAGTGGCCGATCCGGTAGAAATTCAAAATGTAGGAGGTCTTAGAGGAGTAGCTTCAGAAGCTACTATGCTTGAGCTTCGCGACGCTATGAGAGAACTTAATAGAAGTGGATCTTCTAATAGAAGCTCTAATACATCTGCTAGAATTCAAGATTTATATAATAGATCCGTTAAAGAATCTACTAAAAGCAACTGGCTTGCTAGTAAAGCAAACGCTGCATTAGATACAAAAACCGGAAGACTTATTACGTCATTTGCTAAGGGTGCAACTACACTAAGTGATTTTTCTAGTGCAGTATTTGGTGCTGAAAGTTCTCTAACTAAATTAGCCAGCTACATTGATAGTAATATAACCACTTGGAGAGAGTTGTCCAGTGTTGGTGCAAGTTTTAATAATTCTATTTTTGATATGATAAGTTCTGCTGCAAACAGTGGAATGGAACTTGATGATTATTCAAAAATGATTATGCGAAATTCTGAACAGTTAGCAAGATTTGGTGGAACAGTTACAAATGGTGCTAAGTTTGTTGGAGAGTTTTCAAAAACTTTTAGAAGAGACCTTGGTTCAAGATTTTTTGAAATGGGTTTTACTATCGAAGATATAAACGAGAGTTTGATTGGTTTTATGTCTTTGGAAAGTAGAAGATCTGCTAACGGATTAAGAGACGATAGAAAAACTCAAGCTTCTGCGGAAAATTACATTTTACAACTTGATAAACTAGCAAAGTTAACTGGCGAAGAAAGAAAACAGCTAGCAGATCGTATCTCTCAACAACAAACAGATGCTGGTATTGCTGCAAGAATTAATAGTTTACAAGGAGCCCAACAAGAAAATCTACAAAGTGCTATAGCATTCTTTGATAGTCAGCTTCCTGGTGTGTCCGATGGATTCAAAGACTTAATGGACGGTGTTGCACAAACTGATCTAGGCAAAGCATTAGAAACAGCAATTCCAGGAATTGGCCAGTACATGCAACAAGTATTTACAGGTGAAGAAGATATTAATGAAGTACTTTCAGCATTACAAAATAGATTTGGTCCTGCATTAACTAATTTTTCTAGCGGATTTGGAAAAGCACAGATAGATGCAATGAGAACGCAAGGCGGCGTAACAGGTGCGTTAGCTGAGTTAATGGACTCTTTGTATCAGTTTAATCAAGTTTCTCAATTAAGTGCTGAAGAAATGGAAGAAGAACAAAAAAGAAGAAACGCAGTAACTTCTGCCTTTGGAAAATTTGAACAAGCAGTTATTGATCTAAGACGAATGTTTGTAGATTTTTTCTATGATTTTTCCATGGAAGAGGGGGGTCTATTTGACGCATTCTCTGGTTTAGGCGACGCTGTTGGCGAATTATTTGGCTCTGGTACAAAAAGTCTAAAAGGAGCAGGAATATCAATTACAGGCTGGATAAAAGACTTAATGCGTGGATTATTTGGAAAAAATGGATACGTTACACAAGGAATTAAAACATTTACAGATTGGATAAAAAGCGACAACTTTAAAGTATATGTAAATGATCTAAAAGAATCATTTACAGCCGTTTCGACATGGATGTCTGAACTAGCCACCGATATTAAAGATAATGGATTCTGGAATACATTTAAAGAAAGATTACTTGACTTAGGTAATTGGATCAAAGAACTTTTCATGGGATCAACAGTTACAGAAATGACGCCGGCTGGTCCACAAGAAGTACGTAAAGAGGGATTGTTAGAAAAACTACAAGAATTTATATTCGGTGACGAATTATCCAGACCGGGTGATTCTTTGTACAGTCGTTTTGTAGACTGGGTTGGATTAAACAGTAGATACGACGAATCGTTGTTGTCTCAAGTTTATAATAAAATTCTCGATGCATTCCTTGGCAAGGAAATTATGGTTGGCAGAGGAGACGACAGACAGCTAGAACGTCAAGGTGGATTACTTGAAACTATGGCAGATGCTTTTACTAACTTCTGGGAAGGCCCAACTGGAACTAGTTTAGCAAATACTATTTCTAACTTTTTTGAAAAGTTAGTTGATAATATTATTTTAAGTGTAAATCAAAATACAGGAGGAATGTTTTTTGGAGAAGCTGCTGCAAATATATTATCTGAACAACAAGCAGCTGGTAAGATACTAACTCCAGAACAACAATCGACAGTAAAAGAACAGCAATACGAAGATCGTGCAAGCTTAGTCGATGAAGCTGCTTTAGGTATAACCGGTCTCGGACTTTCGGCTGTTGATCTTCTGTTTGGATCAGAATTAAATAAAAGATTTTATGATTGGTCAAGAAGTAAAGAAGGAATGTCGTCTATGGGGATTGGCGACAGTGATGCAGCACAAGAAGGCTTCCGCAGTCAACACCTTCAAGAATTTGCAAATGGAACAAACGGTTTCCAAGATTTTGGAAAAGGATCTTTAGCAATGCTTCATAACTCCGAAGCAGTTGTTCCACGAAAGTCTTCTGCTGGTGACTTATTACAATCATTTTATGATTTTCAAAATAAGAAAACTGGTTCAGCCGTTGTTTCAACACCAACATCAACAGATACAAGTCAAAGTTCTCTAATTAAAAAGGTAGAAGAATTAAATACTACTATGATGCGAGTTGCAGAATTATTACAAAATAGTGTTGGATTGCAGGAAAAAACTGTTAAAGGAGTTAAAGGCCTAGGCTCCGATTATTATAGAGGAATTGGTAGATAATGAGTTGGAAAAAGTACTTCACTCCTGTACAAACAAATATGAATTCAAACGGAAGTTATAGTCCTTTTTCGTTTGCAAGAGGAACAGGACTTGGACCAGCTGCCGCAAATTACAGTAGCCATTTGCCAGACGTTTATGTTGGAAATCCTAATCGTATTGAACGATACGGTCAATACAATACTATGGACAACGATAGTGAAGTTAATGCCGCACTAGATATTCTTGCTGAATTTTGTACTCAAAAAAATAAAGAAAACAATACACCTTTTAAGATACAGTTTAACAATGCAGCTACTAATAGTGAAATTCAAATTCTTGGACAGTATCTAAAACAATGGTGCAAGATAAACGAGTTTGAAACTCGCATGTTTAAAATTATTCGTAATATTTTTAAATACGGAGATCAATTCTTTATCAGAGATCCTGAAACTAAAAAATGGTTTCATGTTGATCCAGCAAATCTTACAAAAATTATTGTTAACGAAAGCGAAGGAAAACGCCCGGAACAGTATATTATTAGAGACTTAAACATTGCATATGAAACATTAAGTGCAACAAAAATTAATACAACTAATGCGTATGGCCCAGGCGGCAATCAACCAGGGTACCAAACATTAGATCAAAAGTTTATGACTGGTAGAACTCCGGATGCTTCAACCAGCAGATTTATGAATGAGTCAAATGAAACTGCTATAAATGCAGAACACGTTGTTCACATTTCTTTAAGCGAAGGACTTGACAACAACTTCCCATTTGGTAACAGTTTGCTTGAAAGTATTTTTAAAGTTTATAAACAAAAAGAATTATTAGAAGATGCTATTATTATCTATCGTGTACAAAGAGCACCGGAACGTAGAGTATTCTATGTTGACGTAGGTAATATGCCTAGTCACCTTGCTATGCAGTTTGTGGAAAGAGTAAAAACAGAAATTCACCAACGACGTATTCCTAGTAAAACCGGTGGCGGCACAAATGTAATTGATAGTACATATAATCCTCTTTCGATTAACGAAGATTACTTCTTCCCTCAAACAGCAGAAGGTCGTGGATCAAAAGTAGAAACTTTGCCAGGCGGAACAAATCTAGGAGAGATTGATGATTTACGATACTTCACTAATAAGTTGGTACGCGGACTACGTATCCCAAGTTCGTACCTTCCAACTGGTGCTGATGACAGTGCAAGTCAATATAATGATGGCCGCGTTGGAACAGCATACATTCAAGAACTACGTTTCAACAATTACTGCGAACGTCTGCAAAGCTTAGTATCAGAAGTTTTTAATAATGAATTTAAACTGTATCTAACAGACAAAGGCATAAACATTGACGTTTCGATGTTTGACTTAAAATTTCAGCCTCCGCAAAACTTTGCAAGCTATCGTCAAGCTGAACTAGACAGTAATAGAATTAATACTTTTACAGCAATGCAACAAATTCCATTTATATCAAATCGTTTTGCATTACAGAGATTTTTAGGTCTTTCAAAAGAAGAAATTGCAGAAAATGAAAGACTCTGGAAAGAAGAAAACGACGAAATGTTTGAAGGAATGGAGCAAGATGCTTCTGCACAAATGCGTAGTGCTGGAATCACAGGAGCAGATATAAGCAACGACTTAGGAGCAGCCGAAGGTGAGATATCTCCTGATGTTGAAGCAGACGTATCCGGTGATACTAGTCCGATCGGCGGAACATCTGCACCTGCTCCAGCATCTCAGAGTAATCAACCATTTGGAACATAAATACATTATGATATTGCGTGAACTATATTACTTTGACAAAAAAACAATGGAGCCTGTTGAAGACAATCGCTTCGATGCGAAGCACGATCAATCTATAGTCGACCTTGATGATACAAGAAAAACTAGACTAACATTAAAAGATATAAATCGTGCAAGAAGAGCAGACGATATGCATAGAAAAGAAACAAACAAAGATCTTTCTCATATTCGTTCTATGTATGGAATAGCTGCTCAAGCACAAGCACAACCTCCTATGTAACCGGGTAGTTTATGGTTAAAGAATATATTCCTAACGAAACTAAAGACGAACGTCGTTTTAGAAAGTTATTACAAAAACAACAAAAATTATCAAGCAAATTGCCACAGGATGAAATAATTCATCCTGTAGTTGCACAAGATAGTTCTGTGGCATTTGTTTTAGGCAACGGCGTAAGCAGAAAACCTATAAAGCCATACGATTTAAAACCTTATGGTAAAGTATATGGTTGTAATGCATTATACAGAGAATTTATTCCAGATCATTTAGTTGCAGTTGATGCAAAAATGATTAAAGAAATTACTGCTACTGGATATCATTTAAAAAATAAAGTATGGACTAATCCTAGTAGGTTCACAAGAGAAATACATGGCTTAAATCTTTTTAATCCTAACTTAGGATGGAGCAGCGGTCCTAGTGCATTAAATTTAGCAAGTGAACATGAATATAGTACCATTTATATTTTAGGATTTGACTACGAAGGCACAGGAAAGAAAAAAGAACTAGTCAACAACGTATATGCCGGAACGCTGAATTATAAAAAAACTGATGACCGTGCAACTTATTTTGGTAACTGGACTCGACAAACATCAACATGCATAAAAAAGTATACAAAGATTAAATACATTAGAGTTATTGAAAATACAAACAGCTTTGTGCCAGATGTATTAGTTGGAATACCTAATTTAACTCACATAACAGTAGAAAGTTTTATAAAAAGGTTTAATTTAGATAACTAAAGTATAAAATAGGCTCGTTTGAGCCTATATCTACGCACTTTTTTAAAAAAAATGTAAATATAACTGACAGCCTTGACATATAGGAGAAAACAATGACTGATCGCAACAAGTTTGAAGAAATGCTTGAGCGTCTTGTAAATGAAGACCGTGCTGGAGCAGAAGAACTATTCCACGAAATCGTAGTGGAAAAGTCACGTGAAATTTATCAATCAATTATCGAATCAGAAGAAGACGACGAAGAAGTCGAAGAAGCTGCTGAAGAAGACGATGAAGAAGAGCTAGACGAAGCTGCTGAAGAAGACGACGAAGAAGTTGACGAAGCTGCTGAGGAAGACGACGAAGAACTCGACGAAATGTTTGGGTTAGACGAATTTGCTCCAGGCGACGGCAGCGACGCAGCTATGGGCATGATAGGCGGTGACAGCACCGACGACATGATGGGCGACATCGGCATGGACGACGGCGAAGAAGGCGACGACATGGGCGATGACATGGATGACCGTGTTGCAGATTTAGAAGATGCTTTAGAAGAACTTAGAGCAGATTTCGAAGCACTAATGGCCGGCGAAGAAGATGAGCCAGAGCACTCAGACATGGACTTCGATAACGACGACGAAGGCGACGACGATAGCGAAGAAGACGACGAAGAAGATAGCGAAGAAAAAGAATCTTTTGCTTTTGAAGCAAAAAAAGATCACAAAAAAGATGACAAGAAAAACAAGTCTGCTGGTGAACAAATGCGTGAATACGTAGAAAAAGTTAATGGTGGATTTGGAGCAAACATTGGCGGCGACAACGGTGCAAACTCAAAGTCAACTGTAGCAGGCAAAAACGACATGGGCGGTAGTGCCCAAAATATTGTTCGTGGTGACACAGAAGCTGGTGTAGAAGCAAACAAAGGACAACTAAAAGGTTCAAGTTTGATCAAGCAAAAGCCACAGGACATGAAAACTGGTAACGTAAATGTACCAGGGGGTAGTGCTTCTAAGTCATGGAAGAACAACCCAAAAGGCCACGGTGCTGAGAAAAAAGGTGCCGGTGAGACTGCCGACAAAGGCGCAGGTAGCATGTTAAACGGTGCTCCTAAGAGAGCCAAGTAAGGCAGAAAAAAGGACCAATGATGAACTACTTAAGAGAGAGTTTGAGTTTCGATCAGGCCAGGATGATTGTAGAGACTGCTGAAGAAGGCAAAAATCTTTACATGAAAGGTATTTGTATTCAAGGCGGAGTACGCAACGCAAATCAGCGTGTCTATCCCGTTAATGAAATAAGCAGGGCTGTCAACACTCTTAACGATCAGATTACTGGTGGTTATTCAGTTCTCGGAGAAGTAGATCATCCTGAAGGTCTTAATATAAACCTTGATCGTGTAAGCCATATGATTACAGAAATGTGGATGGATGGCCCTAACGGTTATGGAAAGTTGAAAATACTACCAACTCCGATGGGACAACTAGTTAGAACAATGCTTGAAAGCGGCGTAAAGCTAGGTGTTTCATCGCGAGGTAGCGGAAACGTTTCCGAAGACGGTAGTGGACATGTTTCAGAATTTGAGATAATCACTGTAGACGTTGTAGCACAACCAAGTGCTCCAGGTGCTTATCCTACACCAATATATGAACACCTAATGAATACAAGAGGTGGATATAAGGCAATCCTTACTAGTAAGGAAGTTCAAGGCGATAAAAAGGCACAAAAATACATTGCAGAGAGCTTATTAAAAATAATAAGCGGACTCCGATAAAAGGAAAAGACCATGGATATATTAAGAGCCCTTTTAGAGAGTGATGCAATTACTGAGCAAACAAAATCTGAAATTCAAGAAGCGTGGGATGCTAAAGTTGTAGAAAACCGTCTTGCGGTAACTACAGAGCTTCGTGAAGAATTTGCTAAGAAATATGAACACGATAAAGGTGTTATGATCGAAGCAATTGACGCTATGATTGGTGAAAAACTTTCGGAAGAAATGGAAGAATTTCACAATGATCGCAAACAACTAGCCGAAGCGAAAGCACGATATGCTATAGCAATGAGAGAAAATACAAAACTATTTAAAAAGTTTGTAACTGAATCTCTGGCTAAAGAAGTTTCAGAACTACATGAAGATCAAAAAGAAATGGCAGCAAAATTTTCCGTTCTTGAAGAATTCATTGTAGAACAACTTGCAAAAGAACTTGCAGAATTCCAAGAAGATAAAAAAGACTTAGCTGAAACAAAAGTACGTTTAGTACGTGAAGCTAAAGACCATATAGCAAAAGTCAAAAAAGACTTTATTGCTAGAAGTGCAAAAGCAGTTCAAGAAACAGTTGCTAAAGGACTTAAGTCTGAAATTAGTCAACTTAAAGAAGACATTGATGTTGCACGTAAAAACGATTTTGGTCGCAAAATTTTTGAAGCATTCGCCGGTGAATATCTAAATAGTCACTTAAATGAAACTTCAGAAACTAAAAAGTTACTTAAATTAATTACAGCAAAAGACAAACAACTAGCTGAAGCAAAAGCAATTACTGCAAAAGCTATGAATCTTGTTGAATCAAAAAAATCAGAAGTTAAACGTCTGGTTGAATCACAAGAGCGTCAAAAAGTTCTAAACGAACTTGTTGCACCTTTAAGTAAAGATCAAAAAACGATAATGACAGATTTACTGGAAAGCGTTCAAACTAACAGACTACGTTCTGCGTTTGAAAAGTATCTACCGGCAGTTATTGACGGTAACAGTCCAGCGAAGCAGAAGGCAATACTATCAGAAGGCAAAGAAATTACAGGCAATAGAGAAAATAGTTCGATTAAGTCAGCAACCGACAACAATGTGATTGACATTGTGCGTTTAGCTGGATTGAAATAAGGAGAAAAATATGTCAGAACTACTAGAAAGTCGCTGGCAGGAGACAAAAAACGCCCTTCTTGAAGGCCTACAAGGCAACAAAAAAGCAGTTATGGCCACTACTCTTGAGAATACTCGCAAGTATCTCTCAGAAAGTGCAACTGCTGGTGCTACTTCTGCTGGTAATATCGCAACTCTTAACAGAGTTATTCTTCCGGTTATACGCCGTGTAATGCCAACTGTTATTGCTAACGAATTGGTTGGTGTTCAACCAATGACTGGTCCAGTTGGTCAAATTCACACTCTAAGAGTACGTTACAGTGATTCGTTCACTGATAGTACTGGCGGAAGTGTTACTGCTGGTGAAGAAGCACTATCACCATTCAAGATTGCTGAAGGTTACTCAGGTAACGTTACAAACTCTTACACTGCTGCTGGAACTGCTGTACTCGAAGGTACTGCTGGTAACAGACTAAGCATCCAAATCTTGAAGCAAACTGTTGAAGCTAAGTCACGTAAGCTCTCAGCTCGCTGGACATTTGAAGCTGCTCAAGACGCACAAGCAATGCACGGCATTGACGTCGAAGCAGAAATCATGGCAGCTCTTGCACAAGAAATTACTGCTGAAATCGACCAAGAAGTTATCCGTAGCTTAACTACTCTTGCAGGTAGTGCCGTTGAAACATACGACCAAGCTGCTGTTAGTGGTACTGCAACATTCGTTGGTGACGAACACGCTGCTCTAGCTGTTCAAATCAACCGTGTTTCAAACTTGATCGCTCAGCGTACACGCCGTGGTGCTGGTAACTGGGCAGTTGTTTCCCCAACTGTTCTAACTCTTCTACAGAGTGCAACTACTAGTGCTTTCGCTCGTACAACTGAAGGTACTTTCGAAGCCCCAACTAACACTAAGCTAGTTGGTACTCTAAACAACGCAATGAAGGTTTATGTTAACACATATGCTTCAAGCGACAACGTTCTAATCGGTTACAAAGGTTCATCAGAATCAGACGCAGCCGCTTTCTATTGCCCATACATTCCGTTGATGAGCAGTGGTGTTGTTCTTGATCCGTCAACATTCGAACCAGTAGTTAGCTTCATGACTCGTTACGGTTATGTAGAACTAACTAACGCTGCTTCGTCGCTAGGTAACGCTGCGGACTACCTAGGTGTTGTCGGTGTAACAACTGCAAACCTAAGCTTCAGCTAATAACTGAAACATATAAAGAATAGGCCCTACGGGGCCTATTTTTTTGAAATTTTTTCTTGACTTATGTGTGTGTTGTGTTATGTTGTTAGAAACAATACAAAGGAATAGCACAATGAAAGTTTCACTGAGAAAAGCAAACGCACTACAAGCAGCAATTGTTGATATGGTTGCTACATTTGAATTAGTAACAGATATTTCTATTAACGAGTTTGAAAATGCTTCAACAAAAATTAATGAAGCAAAAAACAAATTTGAATTTAATTTAAACAATCGTTCTACACTAATGGGAGTTCAATACGAAATCCGTCGTGCTGTTAGCATTGCTAATGCACAATCAGGAATTAACAATTTTCTTGCAGAAGTAGCAATGATCGAAAAAGAAATTGCTCTTTACTCTAAGCTTTCAAAAGTACGCCCGGCACTCGAGGATGGAGTTATTTCTGGTAAACTCGAAAAGATTAAACATCGTAGCGAAGATCAGTTTTACGGTAGAGAAGATCAAGTTCAAACTTCGATCTTTGACGAATTTGAAATTAAAGAATTTAAATCTAGACTTGCTTCTTTGAAAAAAGAAAAAACTCGTTTGCAAGATCAGTTGCTTGAACTTAACATTAAAACAGAAATTGAGTTAAGTATAGATTCTGTAAACTTGCTAGCACAAGCAGGAATTATCTAAGTTTTGGTAGTATAGCCTACTTGCTTTAGGTGAGTAGGCAAACTACCCGGTAGTAGGAAAGAGAAGAGGATAGGTTACTGTTTCCTTGAAAGAAACATATGTCCGTAATAAGACTCCGGTTTTATTAACCCTGATTGTGTGCTCTAGCGTTTTATTATACCCTTGTTGGTCTGCATTTTGCTCGCTAGAAATAAACATTCCGTTGCACATTGTGGGTTGCACTTTGTTTTTTGCAAGTTGCTTTACTTATTACTCACTTTCCTACACTGTTATAATCAAAGGTTTAATATGAAACAAAAACCTTGGGAATCAAAGATTCCTCAAAATCCTAAAAATAAAAATCGAAAACGTTGCTATAGAATTTGGACCAAGCTAACTAACTCATCACGTGCAGGCGGTAAAATTGTATGGCTAACAGATAAACAAAAAACTTTTTATCTTGTTAAATATCCAAATAAAATATTCGAAGAAGAACTTGACAAGGATACAAAAGAGTATTATAAAAAGTATCTACATCAAACAGTAGATTGAGGGCTACCGTGGAAGAAGATACCTTTTGGCAAGATTCTATGAATACTTTAAAAACATGGCGTAAGGAGCATCGCGGATATGCTCCCCAGATTTATAAAATACAAAAAACATTTGAAGAAATGCGTATTCAATATCAAAAGAATATGCAGCAACACTTTCAAAAACGTTCTGTCGGTTCTTTAGAAAAAGCAAATAAAATAAAAGAAGAAGCAGAACAGATATTTAAAAAAATCTCTAAATTAGAGTTTTTAGCAACCTTATCTAAATAATCCGCCTTGTGCGGATTATTTTATAGGTACATAACCCATTTTTACTTATTTGATAAATACTATGTCGAGAGTATGCTGTATGGTGTACTTTATGCGGAAACCCACCGCGTAGACCTAGAACGTCAATTAAGGAGAAAACAATGGGACGTCCACTAAGAAAAGATGTACTTGGTATTGATGCTATTGGTACATATGCAAGTTCAAACACTGGTATTAGAGTAGAATTGTATGACGGTTCTTTAAGAACTGACGGAGTAATTCTCAAGCAACGTGGTGCAAAAACATTCCAATGCACTCGCGTTGGAACTATTGGTACTAGTTCTACATATGATTATTACGTATTACAAAACAGTACACCTAATGCTGCAAATGAAATGAGAATGTTTGGATTTTTAAATACAAACTCCGGAACACAAATTAACATTAGAAAAATTACAAAGCGTGTTGCTACTGATTTTTCCGGAAATAGATATACCTGGGTCTTAGAAAACGATAGCTCAAACGACTACATTGTACTGACTGCTATTGCCTAAGGGATAAAAAATGTCATCAAAAAAAGTAGCTGCGTTTGGTGTTGACGAGTATGTAATTAAAGTTAAGCCGTCAGGATTTATAACATTAGATTCGAGTGTGACAGTGTCTGGAGACTTATTAGTCGAAGGCACAACTACTACAATTGAAAGTACAGATCTTGTAATTAGCGATAATACAATAACTCTAAATTCAGGAGATCCTGGATATCCTGAACCAACAGGCGGCGTTTTTTTACGAAATGCTGGACTTATTATTAATCGTGGTAATAGACCAGACGCACTATTTTTATTTGATGAAACAAAAGTCTTCAAAGACTCACAGACTGGGGGCCAAACTACTGGCGCCTATACATTTGCAAACGACAATAATGCATTAGTTGGTATATACACTAACTTCATTGGGACATATAACAGCGAAGATTTGATTCTATTAGGTTCCGGGCCTACAGGAATGGGGTCTATAACATCTGTTGTGTCAGTAAGTGGAACGACAGATTACGAAAAGCAAGTCTTTCCTTATACTGGATCAAACATCACACCAAACTTATCAAATCCTGATAGTTTATCTAATCCTTACGACGACGATATAATCCCAAATATTAAGTCTGTTAAAGATTATGTTAAAGCGTACACAAGTTACAATTTTCCATATAAACTTGATAAACCGTTAGGTGACACCGAAGTTGAAGTTTCAGATCTTGCTGCCGGTGATCCTATAAGTAAAATTACGTTTACAGTTGATGGACTTGTTAAAGCTACTATGTTTTCTAATAGAATTGAATTAAATTCTATTAGCATTAGTAGTAATACTATATCATCTACTGGTACGAATCAAGATATAATTATTGATCCTAATGGCACTGGTATTCTACAAGTTGATACTTATCTTAACATAACTAATCAAGTGGAACCTACTACACCAGCCGACGGTGTAACATTTTATGCTAATGCAGCAGGAGACGGCGGCACAGGTATATATTTTAAAAATGACACCGGAATCTCAGATGAATTAGTTAGCAGAAATAAAGCATTGTTGTATAGTATAATATTTTAAAGGAATTAACAGATGGCAATTACAAGCAGTTTAATCGGAGAAATTAATACAACAGTTTTAGAAGTACCAGCTGATAAAAGATGGGCTATAACAACTATCTTGGTTTGTAATTATGCTTCTAGCAACGATTCTGCAAATGATAGTACATTTGACATGCACATAACAAAAGGTGTTGGTGGGTCAACTAGTAACACAAATAAAATTTTAAACAATGTATCTGTTCCTGCACAAGAAACTTTTACACTAAGCACAGAAAGAATAATCCTAGAAGAAAATGATAGGATTATTATGATTAGTACAGACCCTGACAAATTATCAACTACTATTAGTTATTTAGAAGTATAAGCTTATGAGATACATTAAAGATCAAGTATTACACAGAAGAAATATAGGAGATCAACAGCTCGTTATTAAAAGTGACGGCGACGTTGATATTAAACCTGCAAGTGGTATTGTAAATATAACAGGAAACTTGAGAGTTACCGGAAATATTGCAGGATCCGAAGAAAATCAATTAACGTATTATGTATCATTAGAAGGCGACGACAATAATAGCGGTCTTGGACCTACTCCGGATAGAGCTAAAAGAACCATTAAAGCGGCTGTTGCCGCAGCACCTGCAGGTTCAACAATACAACTTGCACCGGGCAATTATTATGAAAATAATCCGATAACTTTAAAGGAAAGACAAACAGTTCGCGGCACTAGCTTGCGTAATACACAAATTTGGCCTTTAAATAACCAAACTGACATTTTTTATGTAGACAATGCTTGTTACATCTATCAAGTTACATTTCGCGGACTTAGAGATCCAGGCTGGTGCGTAAAAATTAAACCAGGTGCTCTAGTTACAGTTTCTCCTTATGTTCAAAACTGTACAAACATGAATGGCCCGTGGCTTAACGACGGAACAGAGTTTGTACCATTTCAAACTGTACAAATTGAAGGAGTAGAACCTACTGCAAGACCAATCATCGACGACGAAAGAGTTCCATTAGCAAAGCGTGTTAACGAAACCGGTGGCGGCAACGGTATGCTAGTTGACGGTAACGAATACGATCAAAGATCTCTAGTATTTTCAATGGTAGCTGACGCCTTTACTCAAATTGCTCAAGGTGGCATTGGTTTCCATATTACTAACTTTGGTTATACACAGATTGTTAGTTGTTTCACAGTTTTCTGCCGTACTGGTTTCTTAACTACTAATGGTGGTTATCTATCTATTTCTAACTCTGTTAGCGACTTTGGTACATACGGATTAATAGCCGACGGTGTATTCGATACTCCTTATACATCAGCAAGACCTGTACAAGATTATACATCATCAGTTGGAAGTATTTCGGTAATCAACCAAGGTTCTGGATATACTAGTGCTCCGTCAGTTGTTATTGATCCCCCATTAGGTTCAGGAGGAGTACAAGCAACCGCAGTTGCAACTATCGACCTTTCTACTGGTAAAGTAACTTCGATTAGTATAACTGAAAACGGATCTGGCTACACAGAAATTCCGGGTGTAGCATTAGTTGGCGGCGGCTATGCGGTAATTGCAACAGCAGAAGCTAATATTACAACAAATCAAATTATAACAATTAATAGCTTTAGAGATAGACCTCAAGTAGGATCGGTAATTGTGTTCGATGGCGATCCTACAAAGTATTATATTACAAATACTAATATAACAACACAACCGTTAATTTACGAAGAAGAGGTGTGTAGAAGAGATGTTGCATACATCGTTGATGCTGTATTAGGTGACATGGTTCTTGGTACTAACTATCAATCAGTTGCGGCTGGCCGCAGTTATTTAAGATCAGCCGCTGCAAAGGTATTAAGAGAACAATTAGCACCAACAATATACGGTATTGAAGCAGCTAGAGATGCTGTACTAGAAAGAATACCAGATTCTAATCCAGCAAATGAAGTAGCAAGATACGAAATTATCGAAAGATTTGCTGCTATAATTAACATTATCGAGGAAGGTGACAGCTCGGTTGCTCCTGATATAGTTTATGATAACTTGTCTTTATCTGCAGAAACTGTAAATTCAAAAAATAACATTCTTGCAAACAAAGAATTTATTGTTGAAGAAACTACAAAATATATTGCAGAACAATTTACAAATCTTTCTTACAATCAAGAAAAATGCGAAAGAGATGTTAAATTAATACTTTCAGCAGTATCTTATGATGTTGCACTAGGAACAAATTATAATGCAGTAGTTTCAGGATTAGCATATATTAGAGGAAATGCTGCATATGTGCAATCTAATCAAAAAATACAAACTATTTCTGCAATAGACTATGCTAAAACTCAAGTAGCAGGATTAAGTTCAGTAAGTTCGGATGCTACAGCTTTAGCAAGAAGCAACGCAGCCTTTGACGAAATTATCGATTTGTTAAATGCAGGTGACAGCTCAAGTGCAGCAGACTTACAATATCCTTCACCGACAAATGTTACTTTAACTAGACTAGGTTCAAAAAATCATTTAAGAGCAAATAGAGAATTTATACGTGCAGAGATTATTGCATGGATAGATGACAATTACCCTGAGTTAACCTACGATGTAATAAAATGTGAAAGAGATGTAGGCTATATAGTTGATGCACTAAGTTATGATATACTTTATAAAGGTAATAGTGCAACATTAACTGTTGCAAATTCATACTTTGTAGACGGAGTTAGTCAACTCGGTCTTGGAGAAACTGAAGCCACTATTGCTGCATACGAAAGACTACAATTTATTATTAATCAAATTGTATTAGGTAATTCTATTACAAAGTCACCGTTAAACGCATTGTCTCAAGATTTCTCAAGCGGAAATGCAACAGGTACCGAAGTTGATTTATTAACAGATCTAACACAAATCATCATTGATGTTATTACTGATAACTCTTTGGATGACTTGCCAGAGATAGAATATCCAGACACGTCATGGGTCGCTGCTGGCATTGAAACAGCAAAAAGACAAATATTTGCTAATAGAGATACAGTAGCCACACAAGTTACAGAATATATATTGTTAACGTATCCTGATTTTACATATTCTGTAGCAAAATGTAAAAGAGATGTTGGATTTATTATTGATGCAGTTGCAAGAGATGTTAGATTAGAAACTAATCATAATAGTATAACTGCTGGTTTAGCATACAAAAGATCTTATGCTAACGTTGTAACAGCAGATCAATATCCTGCTACAATTGCAGCAATAAGAGAAGCAAAAAGATTAGCAAGTAATACAGTTGAAGCAAATACAACAGTACAAACAGAAGTAAATAACAGATTCGACGTTATCTTAGATATAATTGAAGAAGATCAGTTACCTAGCGAAGGTACAGTTTTTACATCGCCGCCAGTTGCGTCGTTTGCTGAAATTGACTCAGCAAGACAGCTTCAAGACAACAGACCATTTTTAATTGAAGAATTTATTGCATATACTGACAATAATCATGGAGGATTCGTTTACAATGAAACTACATGGAGAAACAATGCTGGGTATATCATTGATGCAATAACTCATGACTTGCTTTATGGCGGAAACTTAGCAACATTAGTTGCAACAAGAGCTTATTTTGACGAAGGTGCAACTACTATTGAAGGTGAAGAACTTGAATACCTTGATGCATTAAGTAGACTACGAGCAGTCATACCGGATGTAATTCAAGGTAATATTATTGTACCTTATAGTAGTGCAGAGCCGCAAATTTTAACACCAAACTTCGGAACCTCAACTGAAAGCACTACTGCAACAGATTTGCTTGATATATTAATTACAGCACTTTCTGATTCAACTGGACTTGAAACAACACCGGAAAACGAAAGTCCTAACTTTACATGGCAAACAAGTTCTGTTAGCAATAGTGTTGATTTATTAGTAGATGCTAGTCCGACAATTCAACAAGGAGTTATTGATTATATAACTAACACTATTTTAGGATTTACATATAATGTAGAAAAGTGTGAAAGAGATACTGTATATATTATTGAAGCAGCATTGTATGATATGATGTATGGCGGAAATAAACAAACTAGACGTGCTGCTCAAGCATATTATAGTAATGCAGTAATAGTTGGACAAGAAGTATTTACAGAACTAACCTATAAACATCTTGCAACAATAATGCAGCAAATTGCAAAAAATACTGCTATTACACCAAGTGAAGGAGTTACATTAACTCAGACAATAGGATCGGGTGCTGGAACAACAAGTGCTGATAACTTATATATTTTAGTAGAAAAAATAGCACAAGTTATTAAAGGTGCAGCATTACCAGATGAAATTAATCACAACTATAGTTTAGGTGATTCAGATCTTAACAGCAAGAGAACATCTATACTCGGCGATTTAGGAAATGTAGTTGATGATGCAATTTTTACGTTAAATGCAGAGTATGGTGGCGTTGCATCTATTACTTTATTCCCAGGAGTAGTATCTGTTCTTGAAAATACATATTCTGAAATGATTAACGTTAGTACCGTAAGTACTTCTGGACATTCATTTGAATATGTAGGTGCTGGTATTACTTATAACGCATTGCCGTTCTTTGGTGGTACACCGGATGCTGACAATGAGTTTATCGAAACAAACGGCGGTAAAGTATTCTCAACAAGTACAGACCAAATAGGTAACTTTAGAGTTGGAAACTTCTTTACTGTTAATGCACTTACAGGCGCCATTGATTTACAAGCAAACGAAATAAATCTTTCAGGTATTGCTGCAATTGGTCCGTTTAGAAGAAACGGAATTCCGGTTGGTGTTGAATTAAAAGAAGTTAATGACAACACTGACTTAACATCAAGCCTTGGTGTCCCAGATGGCAACACTGTACCAACTCAAACAGCCGTTGTTAGTTATGTAGAAAACAGATATCTTAATAAACTAACAGGTGGAACAGTCGACGGTCCTGTTGAAATTAACGACGACACTGTTTCTATTAATGTTACAACTGGTGCATTGGTTGTAGGCGGCGGAGTTGGAATTGCTGATGATGTAAATATCGGCGGAACATTAGATGTTACTGGTGCTGTAACATTTACAGAAGAGTTAACAGTACCGAGTGGTGGTACTGGAAATACAACTTTTACACTTAACGGTGTACTATACGGTAACAACGGAAATGCTATACAAGTTACAGCAGCAGGTACTGCTGGACAAGTGTTAAAAGTTGACGTAAACGGAATTCCGTTCTTCGGTGACCCTGACGGCGGCCCTTATTAAATTAAACTATAACTCCTAGATAAATAATTACAGTGATTGCTATCACTGTAATTATTTGGGCGACTTCGGTCCTGACCCGTACCTATATAGGAGTTTATTTTTATGTCTTCTACTATTATTAGACACAAGCGTTCGGCTATCCCAGGAAAAATACCACAAGCATCTCAATTAGAGCCAGGCGAATTAGCAATTAACACAGCAGACGGAAAAATCTTTTTAAAGAAAGATGACAACACCGTTACTGATGTTACTCAAGGGATTTTTCAAAATAATACCAGTGTCACAGTAACAGACGAAAACGATAGCTCCCAAGGTATTGTTTCTATTGTAGTTGACGGTTCTGAAAAAGTTAATATAACCGATGCTTCTATAAACTTAAAAGATAGCGTTGTTATTGAAAATGAAAATACTTTAACTTTTAGAGAAAACGTCGGCGGCGGACTTGAAGGTGTTAGTATTAAAGCACCTAACAATTTAGTATCAAGTTATTCATTGACTTTGCCAACTAACCTAGGTCCTGCTGGATCTCTTATTGGAACAGATGAAAACGGCGAATTATATTTTAGTAGTGCTGACATTTACGGCGGCAAAAATATCTTTGTTAGTTCGGAAAATGGCGACGATGCAAACGACGGTATAAATCTTCCAGTTAGATCTGTGAAACGTGCATGTCAACTTGCTTCCGAAATGGTTTATAATATAGATAGCACAGTTAATGGAACACGAGTAACTATTAAAGTTGCCGCAGGCGATTATAGTGAAAATAACCCAATCATTGTTCCTGATAACGTTGTTATCAAAGGTGACGGATTGCGTGGATGCATTATAAGACCTCAGAATGCAAATCAAGATATGTTGCGTGTTAGAAATGGTTCTTATTTTGCAGAATTTACTTTTAGAGATGCAATCGATGAAAATTTTGTTCCATTATATACATTTGACTATGCTGTAGCTTTTGACGACCCGGATGACGTTACTGTTAGTAGAACTGGCTATACTTATTTGCCAGATACTAAACCTACAATTGCATCATCGCCTTATGTACAAAACTGTTCTTTGATTTCTTTCTTGGGCGGTAACGGTGCTAAGATTGACGGTAGTAAAGTTAACTCGCCAAACATTCCAAATTTACAAATCGAAGTCGAAAATCCTGTTGTAGGACCTGCGCCGGAGCAAGGTAAGTCAATGGTTAGCAACGCATTCACTATGCTTTCCTTTGGTGGTACTGGCTGGCGTTTAATAAATGATGCTTATGCACAGATTGTTAGTTGTTTCCAAATTTTTATGCTTAACGGAGTTTATACACAAAGTGGCGGATACTGTTCTATCACTAACTCTGCTACAAACTTTGGATTATATGCATTAAGATCATCAGGATACTCTTCTAGAACATTTAACTTTGACAGAGGTTATGTTTTTTCAACTGGTATAAGCAGCGGTGCACAAACAATAACAGTAGTTGGGGTTAACAGAAGTGCTCCTGTTGAAGAATTTGTTTTAAGATTTAGAGAACCTGAATACAAGATAGCTTATGACTTAATTGAATCTGAAAAAAATACCATAGCTGATGATACAATAAGTTGGATCAACACACAAATATCTACTGCAACTCCCGGTTCTTTATGGTATAATTTTACATATACTGAGTCTGTATATCGTGCAGCATTTTTAATCATTCTTGATGCAGTTGCAAATGACACTTGGAGTACCGGAAATGCTGCATCTCGACAAGTAACGCTGTCTTATTTTTCAAATAGACTCGGAGATAGTTCTAGTTTAACAATTAGCGAACAAGAAGATCAATTTACCGCTGCAATAGAACGATTAAGTGTTCATACAGCAGGTTCGTTATCTTCGTTAGACAGTACAGTAAGATCGTTTGTTGACGAAAAGTTTGATTTAATTAAAAATGGTATTTCTGAACCTAATACCATTCCACAACCGTTTGAAGTATCATCAGAAGGAGATATTTCAAACGATTATAAAAGTACTGGAACAGAAGTTACATTCAATGCAGCAACTGCCGTAAATGCCTCTCTTGACATTATTACTATTAATGGACACGGCCTAACTAACGGTCAAGCAGTTATATACGATAACAACGGAAATACATCAATTGGTGGACTCGATCCTGAACAAACTTATTATGTAAAATATATCAATGATAATGAATTTAGTTTGACATTTGATAATAGCTTAGAATTTAATGTTAACATAAGATCAACTAGCACAGGAACTCATAAGTTTGTTTCAAATGTACCTGAATTCTATGTCAATGATGTAATTTCAAGTCACACTTCGTATCAAACACTTATATTACAATCAGGCTCGGAGTCTTATAATTTTGTACCAGGTAGAGCAATAACTGGTACAACCGGTGCTAATAATAACAGTGCAATTGTATACAGTTGGAAACCTGCTGACAGAGAATTAATCGTATCTGTCGAATTAGTTACTGTTGGTGCATCAACACAAAGAGTACAGTTTGATGAAACTAGTAGTATCGATAGCGACCACAGCGTTGTTCCTAATACAAATATCGGAGTTAATGAAGCCGCAGCAAAAACTGGATTAAGTACTTCCACTTTCACTGTAGGATCAACTATACAAGGCGGCCAATTAACTAATCTAATTAATTTGTTAGAAAAGCAAATATGGTTCCACAGACCGTCGATTGTTAACAGCTCATCTCATACATGGGAATACGCAGGTTCGGGTATAGATTATAACGCATTACCACAAAACGGTGGCAATACTAGAGAAGCGTTTGAACAATACCAAGAATTGCCGGGTCGTGTTTATACTTCTGGTACTAACGAACTTGGAGACTTTAAGGTTGGTAATTTTATTACAGCGTTTAACCGTACTGGTAATATTACATTTAGAAATAAAGTCACAGTTGATGAATTAGACGTACTTAGACTTGCATTCTCAGACATAGTCATTGAAGAAATTTCGACTGATACAAATCTCGGTGACGATGAATTAGGAGGTTCGAGTAATTCTAGACTTTCAACACAATTAGCTATACGAAGTTTCCTATCAAACAGACTTGGCGGATTTATTGATAAAACAGTTTCAACAGCAGCAGTTCCAGGAGCAATTGTACAATTAAATACAAACGGACAATTAAACGCTGAACTAATTCCTGCAACAAGACAGTTTACTAGTACTACAACCAACGGATACTTATCTAAGCTATTGCAAGTAGACGAGATTCCGGCAGTAGACTTAAAAGCAGGTGACATTGCTACTGAAGAATATGAACAAATCGAACTTACACTTAGCGGCAATATTACAGCAGCCGATGGTGACACAATCACACAACCATCAACTGGTGCAATTGGATATGTAAAAGGAGACTTTAGCAATAGTCCAACTGTTATTGTTGCTAGCATAGATGGAGAATTCAAAGCAGGCGATGATAGCACCGGAACAGACTTTGACACAGCCGGAACTATCTATGTTAATGCTGTAAGCAGCGGAGTTTATCCAACCAGCCTTGGTACTAGTGCAGCGATTACTGAAAACTTCTTCTTGAAGTCATCAAATACAAGTCAATATTTGGTTCTTTCTAACGACAGCAGTTATACATTTACATCCGCATCTATTAGTAACGTATCTAGATCAACCAACGTTGCTACAATAACTACTTTAGGTAATCACAACTTGGTAGCAGAAAATACTGTTCAAGTTATTTGTACTTCGGATCCAACATTTACTGTTAACGCTGAAGTTATTTCTGCACCAACCCCGACTTCATTTACTATAGCCAATACAGGTTCGGACACTGGTAGTACTGCGGCCACCGGTACTGTAAGAACTATTGTATCAAGTGCTGACGGAAATGCACAAGGCGCAGTTACTGAAACACGTTACGGCGTATTAACAAATGTAGATAATGCTAACATAACCGGTGGATCTAGTTATACTCCAGCATCAGGATCAGAAACATATGAATTTGTTGCATTAACATCTACAACTGGTGTTGGAACAGGTGCATATGCCGACATTACGGTTACAGCCGGACAAGTAACTGATGTAAACTTAAGACGCGGAGGAACAGGTTATGCAGTAGGTGATACTCTTTCTGCAAGTGCTGCTAGCATCGGCGGTACAGGCTCAGGATTCGAAATAGAAGTTTCAGCTATAGAAAAAAGAGCATATGTTAACATATTAGGCGGCGAACTTTTTGTTGCTTCGACTTCCTCAGTCGACTTTGTTGAAGATAACACTGCACCTGCGTCTAAAAAAACAGTTACCCTAACATCGACTGTAAGTAATAATTTCCTTGCAGGTGATAGTGGGTCAGGTGGTAATGTAAACTATACTACAAACCAAATAACAATATCGAGCCACGGATTGTCTAATGGCGACCCTGTAAAATATGATACACTCGGTAACGTAGCAATAGGCAGTCTAATAAACGGATCTGTTTATTATGCAAAATCAATAAATTCAAATACAATAGAATTGTATGAAGATTATTCATTGCTTAACAAAATTGAGTTCACAAGTACACCAGCAAATAATAATCATAACCTTACACGTTTTACTGTAAACGTAATAGATAACAGTATTGTGGTTCCACTACACGGATTTACAACTGGTAGTGCTGTAAGATTTGAAGGTAACGATCTCTTTGATATTTCTGGTACGCAAGTTGAATCAGGAAGTAGATTCTTTATTGGTAGTGTAACAACAAACAGCTTTACACTACATGAATTAAGATCAGAAGCATTATCAAGTATAAACGGTTTAGTTACTGGTGCAAAAAACATTGACGGTGTTGGTACTGGCACTGCAATAATTTATCCACAAAACGTTCGTGTTAACTCAGTAGTTAATACAAGTTCTAGAATTAAAGCTAACTGGAATAGTTTGACTGCGTCAAACATCGACGCTAGTAACATTGTTTCAGGAACAATTTCACCGTCGAGATTAGCAAGCTCAGGTACTGCAAATACTGATACATTCTTAAGAGGCGATAGCAGCTATCAAACAGTTGTACAATCTCTCAAAAAAGCAAATACTACCGATAACCCTATTACATTAACAGGATCTAGTTCTTCTGGAGAATTCTACGGAGATCCAGTTAACATAGGTATTGCTAACGTTGATTTAGACGTTGGACAAACATACTCAACACTAGGTGTAGCTAGATTTTTACAAAGTCAATTTGACGTTGATCCTAATGCTACAGGACAAGTGTTTATTAAGAGTGGTGTAATAGATGCAGGAACACTCGACGGCCTTGACAGTGCTTATTTCTTAAATCCTGCAAACTTGACATCAAACGTTCCTGTTAACAGAGGTGGAACAAACTTATCAACATATGCAACCGGCGACATAATTTACGCTCAATCAAGTAGTACATTAGGTACACTATCCATCGGTAGAGCAAATTCATTCCTTCGCTCAACTGGTACTATACCTGAATGGAGCACTGCACTTGAACTCGCAGAAGGATTAGATGTAGGTTCTGCAAGATTGTCTTCAAGCAGCGTCGGAATTGGTACAGTTTACAACGAAAACGTAACATCGTTGGAGTTAGGAAGCAATGCAGACAACGTTAAGATTGGTAAAAGTGTAGCAACAAGAGCAATAACATCTTTTGTATCTGGATACTCGGCTTCTATATCTACTACTGTTGCTGTGAACCTTGCTAGCTTTACGGCAAATACTGATGCTGTAACAGCGTCAGGGACAAACGAAGTGCCGATGGGTTCAACATCCGGAATACTTTATGGTATGCTAGTTACAGGAAGTGCTTCGATTCCTGCAAATACTACTGTTACTGGAGTTACTGCTGATTACATTTATTTGAGTAACGAAACTACAGGAACTATCTCAAATCCTACAACACTAACATTTACATATACACCTCTAACACTAGGAATTAGAGCAGGTGATACTGTAAACATAGCAAGTAGTGGTATTACAAATCTTGACGGACAGTGGCACGTTTTAGGAGCAACAGCAAACGCTAACAGCTTTACTATTGCAGTCGCAGCGTCAGTAACAGCTAATCCAGCTAATCCGGTTGCAGGCTCAATAACTAAAGATAACACAATTGTTATTAGAAATAGAAATGTAATTTTTGGCAGTGCAGAAGCAAGTGCGTCTCCGATTGCTGCAACTATTAAAGGCGAAAGCGGTATAGGTACAAACGTAGCCGGCGGTAACTTTATAATCCAAGGCGGCCTAAGTACAGGAAATGCAACTGGCGGATCTGTAATTATTAAAACAGGTCAAACCGGTTCATCTGGAATAGCAGAACAAACTTCAACTACAAGACTTACTATTGATACAGCAGGTAAAGCAACTTTTACAGGAGAAGTAGGAGTAGCATCGACATTAAGCACTTCGGAATCAACGGTAAACGTTGTTAATACAACTGCAACAACTGTAAACTTTGCAGGTGCTGCAACTGCATTGAACTTAGGTGCAGCCACTGGCACAACTACAGTTAACAATAATCTAACAGTTACAGGTAACCTAACTGTAAACGGAACTACCACTACTGTTAATTCTACTACAATATCTGTAGATGATAAAAATATAGAATTAGGTTCAGTTGCATCGCCTACCGATGTAACAGCAGACGGTGGTGGTATAACACTTAAAGGTGCTACTGATAAAACAATCGTTTGGGATAATGCCAATGATAACTGGACATCGAGCGAACATTGGAATTTAGTAACTGGCAAAAGTTATAAAATTAATAATGTTAGCGTATTAAACAGTACTACACTTGGAAGTTCGGTTGTTACTTCGAGTTTAACCAGTGTTGGCACTATAGGAACTGGTACTTGGCAAGGAACAATTATTGCCGGTACATACGGCGGAACTGGTGTAAACAACGGAACTAAAACTATTACACTTGGCGGAAATCTTGTTACCAACGGTGCATTTACTTTACAGTTAACAGCAACTAATAACACTAACGTAACATTACCTACTTCGGGTACTTTAGCAGTAATAGGAAATCCATTAAGTCAGTTTGCTTCAACAACTAGTTCTCAACTAGCGGGTGTTATAAGTGACGAAACTGGTAGTGGTGCATTAGTATTTGGTACTAGTCCAACATTTAGTACTAGTTTGTTAACCGATAGCACAACACTGTCTGTATTCAATACAACTGCAACAACTGTAAATGCATTTGGTGCTGCAACAGTTATTGCTATGGGTGCAGCATCATCTATGGTTACTTTTGGCGATGACATAACTGTAACTGGATTAACAAAAGCAACACAAGGTGTACAATTTGGAGCAACAGACTCGTTACTATACGAAAGTGCAAGCAATGTTGCAACAATAAGAATAGGTGCCGATGGCCCGTTTGTTAGTTTTACAGATAGCGGTTCAAACGTTGCAACATTAAGTAATGCATCAGGAGCATTAACTATAGCAACCGGTGCAGGCAACGGTGATATTACACTGTCTCCAAATGGAACCGGCGACGTTGTTGTTTCAAGTGGTAACTTTGGTGTTGGAAGAAGCGATCCTCAAACTAAAGTTGATGTTATAGGTAGCATTACTGCAAGACCGGCTGCAACACAAGATGGAGTAATACTTGCAGGAAGAGCTGGCGGCACTTCAAATTATTCTGTAACTATTACACCTACTACACTTGCTGCAAACAGAACATTAACTCTTGCTGATGGAAACACTACTTTACAAGCCGGTACTATGGCAATCACAGGCGGTACACTGGCTCAATTTGCGTCAACAACTAGTGCTCAATTAGCTGGTGTTATCAGTGACGAAACAGGCAGCGGTGTATTAGTATTTGGTACCAGTCCGACATTTACTACTGGAATCGATGCAGCTAGTGCAACTATGGCTCTGTTTGATACAACAGCTACAACCGTAAACGCATTTGGTGCTACTACTACTCTAAACTTAGGATATGACAGCACAGCAGCTAGTACAACAAACATTAGCACAGGTGCAGTAGCAAACGCTACAACTAAGACAGTTAACTTAGGTACAGGTGGTGCTGCTGGTTCTACAACTAACGTTAATATTGGTTCAAGTTCAGGTGGTACAACCACAGTTAATAACAACTTAGTAGTTTCGGGCAACTTAACCGTAGACGGAACTACTACCACTGTTAATTCTACTACAATATCTGTAGATGATAAAAATATAGAATTAGGTTCAGTTGCATCACCTACTGACGTAACAGCAGACGGTGGTGGTATAACACTTAAAGGTGCTACTGATAAAACATTAAATTGGGTTAATGCAACAGATGCATGGACTAGCAGTGAACATTTTGCATTAGCTGCTGGTAAAACATTGTTAGTATCAGGATCTAGTTCGGGAACTGCAACCATCACAGCACCTGCCGCAGCAGGCACACCTACATTAACTCTGCCTTCTACAACTGGTACATTTGCTAGACTAGAAGATCATTTAGGATCTTTTGCTGCAACTACTAGTGCTCAATTAGCTGGTGTTATAAGTGATGAAACTGGCAGTGGTGTATTAGTATTTGGTACTAGTCCATCGTTTACTACTGGAATAAATGCAGCTAGTACAACTATGGCTCTGTTTGATACAACTGCAACAACTGTAAACGCCTTTGGTGATACTACTACTCTAAACTTAGGATATGATAGTACAGCAGCTAGTACAACCAATATTTCAACAGGTGCAGTAGCAAATGCTACAACTAAGACAGTTAACTTAGGTACAGGTGGTGCTGCTGGTTCTACAACTAACGTTAACATTGGTAGTTCGGTTGGCGGAACCACAACTATAAACAGTGGCACTTTAGTAGGTGCTGCGACAACACAAAACGTATTTGACACTGTAGCAACTACAATTAATTTTGCAGGAGCAGCTACAACTGGTAACTTCGGTTATGATGGTACAGCAGCTAGCACAACAAATATTAGTACCGGTGCTACTGGTACAGGAGTAGTTAAAACAGTTAACTTAGGTACAGGTGGTGCTGCTGGTTCTACAACTAACGTTAACATTGGTTCAAGTTCGGGCGGCACAACCACAGTTAATAACGACTTAACAGTTACAGGTAACTTAACTATAAGTGGTACTACTACGGTTGTTAATACAGAAACTGTTACAATCAATGATAACATTATTGTTCTTAATAATAACTCTGCATCAACTCCTACTGAAAATGCTGGTATAGAAATAGAACGCGGTGCTAGTGCTAATGTTCAGTTGCTGTGGAATGAAAGTACTGATCGTTGGACATTTACAAATGACGGTACAACATATTTTGACATACCTACTAGTTCTCAATACAGTGTACCTAACAATGGTACTTTAACATTAGCTGTATCTGGAACTGGATTGTCTGGAAGTGCTACTTTTACTGCTGACCAATCAGGTAATTCTACATTTACTGTAACATCAAACGCTACTAATGCAAATACCAGCGGCGCAATTGTTGCAAGAGACGGAAGTGGTAACTTCAGTGCTGGGACAATCACTGCCGCACTAAGCGGTAACGCATCAACTGCTACAACATTACAAAATGCTAGAACAATTAACGGTGTTTCATTTAATGGATCTGCTAATATTGCTGTTCCATCGTTGTATGATACAAATTACAGACGTATTACCAATCCGGGCGGAGCGGAGTATGTTACTACTACAGCAACAGTTACCGGTGCTATAGAAATTGTATTGCCAGTTGGTTATACAAACAGCATGATGAGAATGACTGTTACAATATATGAATATGTATCTGGAGAGTCGTTTACTGTTGAATGCGGTGGTTACAATTATGCTGCAACATCGCAGTGGATTAATACATTTGCTTATATTACAGGTAGCCCAAGTGTTGACAGAAGATTTAGTGTACGCTTCGGATTAAATGCCGCAGGAAAAGCAGTTGTTTATATAGGTGAACTAGCATCAACTTGGTCTATTCCTCAAGTATATGTAACCGACGTTCAAGTAGGATATGGCGGCCAGTCTGCAACATGGGTATCTGGATGGGCAATTAACTTCCAGTCTAGTGCATTTGAAAATGTTACTTCAACTATCACGAACCCGCAAATTGGTTATGCAGTTTCTACAAACACAGCAAACAGTGTTGTGTTACGTGACGGCAGCGGTAACTTCTCAGCAGGTGTTATTACAGCGTCATTAATCGGAAACGCAGCAACAGCTTCTACCTTACAGACAGCAAGAAATATTGCTATTAGCGGTGATATTACAGGTACAGCTACTAGCTTTAACGGTAGTGCTGATATCACAATATCTGCCGCTATTACAGCTGGTTCGATTGTCAATGCAGACATAAATGCAAGTGCTGCAATTGCAGATACTAAACTAGCAACTATCTCAACTGCTGGCAAAGTAGCCAACTCTGCTACTACTGCGACAAACGCAAATACTGCTAGTGCTATTGTTGCACGTGATGCAAGCGGTAACTTTAGTGCAGGAACAATTACTGCGGCATTAAGCGGAAACGCATCAACTGCAACTACCGCCGCAGCGTGGACCACGGGTCGCACTATTACTTTAACAGGTGATGTAACTGGTGTATCTGGATCATTTGACGGTTCTGGTAACATATCATTTGCAACTACTATTGCAGCAAATAGCGTTGAATTAGGAACTGATACAACAGGTAACTATGTAGCGGGACTTACTGCAGGTAACGGTATTTCTATAACAGGAACAGCAGGCGAAGGTTGGTCTCCTACAGTAGCAATGACAGGTTCTTATACTGGTAACTTTACCGCAACTGGCGAAGTTACTGCTTATTCGGATATTACACTAAAAGATAATATCGAAGTTATTGCAGATCCATTAACTAAGATACTAAAACTACGTGGTGTTACATTTACTCGTAATGATCTAGAAGATAAAGAAACTAGACATATGGGTGTTATTGCTCAAGAAGTTGAACAATACTTCCCAGAAGTTGTACACACTACAGAAAACGGTATCAAAACTGTTAACTACGGTGCAATGGCAGGTGCATTTATCGAAGCGTTTAAAGATCAACAACGTCAAATCGATGAATTAAAAGCACTTGTGCAAAAATTAATATAAAATTAAAGTAGCCGGTTTCGACCGGCTACTTTTCTTGACAATCATAAAATATTGTGTTAAATTAGAAGTTAGACATAGGATAAGTAGTAAATGGCATTACCTCCAACCGGCAGTACAATAAGACTTTATGCTGATATTTCTGTCTATTTTGGCGGCCCTTCAACAGTTGTATCTCTTGGAATACTCGGTACATATATCGGTATTGCAACAGGTAATACCATTACTATGAGTTCTACATTTGGCGGAAGATAATAAGGATATATTATGATTACACAATACGAAATTGAACACGTTTTATTAGCTAAAGAATATAGTAAAGCAAGAAAGTTACTCAAACTTTACGAGTTGAATATCGAAGATTCTTTAAAAGAATCAATAAAAGAAAAAATTCTAAATGGAGAAACTCTCGAAGAAGTTATGAGCAGAAAAGAATCTGATGATCGTATGCATTGGATTACTCTGTTAGGAAAAAGAGCTTCTGCAGATTTGTTATCACTAGGAAAAGTTCAACCTGAAACTATGTTAGAAATGTCTTCGCTTCCGAACGACGATTTTAGAGAGGTTGTTAAAATTGCTACTAGTACCGCACGTTCATTGAACGAAATTACTATTGATGCAGAAAGAGAATTGTCTCTCAACACTATTCATCCATCAATTAAGTAATGAAATTAGCAATCTGTATTCCTGCAAGAGATACAGTCTATACAACTTTTGCTCAATGTTTAAATAATTTAACAAACAGATTGTCAAAAGATTTAATAGATTTTAAGATTTTTTTTAATCTTGGCAGCGTTATACCTCAACAAAGAAATGAACTTGTAGAATCTGCGTTAAATTATAATGCAGATTTTATACTTTGGTTAGATAGCGATATGCATTTTCCTGAAACTGTGTTTTATGATTTAAACAATCATAGAAAAGACATAGTTGCTGCAACATACAGTACTAGAATTAAACCGCAAAAAAGTGTTGCATTTGTTGATAAACACAACACTACTTTAAGATTAAAAGAAAAAAGCGGATTGCATTCTGTATTTGCTGTAGGAATGGGTTGTATGCTAACAAAAAGTTCTGTCTTTAAAGAAATACCCAAGCCTTGGTTTTCTCTACAATGGAATGAAGACTCTAAAGATTTTTCAGGCGAAGACATATATTTTTGTAAACAAGCTGCGGATACTGGTTTCGAAATATATGTAGATGCTACATTAAGTAATAATGTAGCACACTATGGGTTAAAAGCATATCATCTTAACGAAACATGAAAACTATAGATAAATTTCGTAGATTACAGACAGCTCCTTATTCGGGGTTTGATGTATTAAAAAATCATATATTTGATGGATATCCGATTGAGTATGTTGACAACACCGATAATCTTTCTGTATTAGAAAAACACAATTCGGATTTTGTTTGGCTAGTAAACAAAAACATAAAAATATTAGACACATTCCCATGGTGGTTAAAACCAAAAGAAAAAGATGCTGTACATTTATTTCCGTATGTAAACAAATCTAAATGGCATGTTCGAAGTTGGGACATGGTAAAACTAGTTCCCACTAACATTAAAACAGAAAAAATTGTAAAACACGACTACATTTGTGGAATACATGACACATATTACGGAAAACGTATCTATGATATGTTTTTTGTAGGAAATATTAATACTGATAGCTATGAGAAATTAATTAAAAAATTTCCTCATACAAAAACAGTGATGTCTTTTAATGAAGCAGCACAATTATCCGAAACTGATTTGTTTTGGTTAATACCCGACGACGTTATTATAACTGATAGATTTAAATTTGATTACGAACCAGACGACTGGAGTTTAGGTATTATTCATGTTTTTAAAAACGGTATAGAAGGTATGTTTGATGGTGTTGCATTATTTCCAAAAACTTCTAAACCAACAGCAAAAGAATTAAATTATAGATTTTATGCAACAAAAAAAGAAGTTAATGTTGTTGCATCAAATCCAGTGTCTTTTGAAAAATACAGTTTTAATAATTATACAGAATATCTGTATGCATTAAAAAATTCAAAAACTGATTGTTTTTGGTTCATACCCAATGACGTCGAAATAAAAGAAAACTTTTTATTTAATGCATATTACGACAGATCAACTAACCATACTTTTTTAAATGGAACATATACCGACGGCATTGTGTTGTTTAGTAAAAACTCCCCTGTAACTGAAAAAGAATTTTTAACTAGGTGTTATTTACAAAAAAAAGAATGGAATGTGATTGCAAGTTTTCCTAAAAAATACGAACAGTTTGTTATAGATACATATGAGGATTACATAACTGCAAAAGAAAAGAGTAAGACAACAATGTTTTACGGAATTCCTAGCAATGTAAAAGTTAAAGAATCTTTTAAATTCGATGTATACTTTCCTCATAACAACGAGTTTGACAATAATATTACACATGTTTTTTTAAACGGCACTCAATATAACGGAGTTGCGTTGTTTAGTAAAAATAATAATTTAACAGAAAATGAAATAAATTACAAATTCTATGTAGAAAAGAAAGAATGGCCTATAATTGCAAGTACGCCAGTTACTTTAGATCAAACTAAAATAGTAACAGATGCATTTACAGCATGGGCTAAAGGATTTATCGAAACAGCTAATCTAACCAGCAGTCTACATTTTAATGGTAAACTTAATGTCGAGGTCAGAGATCAAATTAATATAAATTGTACAGAAAAAAAAGACATTGCGTTTTCTGAATTTTATATATTAGGATCTAAACAAGGGAAGATTTTTGGGTTAGAAAACTTAGGTGAACCTGAGAACCTGTTAAAAATAAATGACAGCGTTTGGCTTAGAGAACAGTTCAACCAATTAAACTAATTAATTTAAAAATTGTTTCAAGTTTTTGCTGATTGGTTTTATTTCGTAACGTATTGGCCAACCCTGTATGTAATGGTTTTGGCCATTTTCCAAAACTAACCCAACAATATCCATCGTGTTCTTGATTTAAAGTTGGTATAAATTCATCCTGTACAACGCATAGATATGTGTGAAATAAAAATTGTTCGTCATTGCTAACAAAAGTTTCTAGCGGAATTGTTTTTTTTATTTCCGGAGGCGTACCAATTTCTTCTTGAATTTCTCTACGCAGTCCTTCCCAAGGAGTTTCGGATTCTTCGTTAGTACCGCCGACTAATCCCCAAACATTACTTTGCTTTGACTGTGTTCTATGCAATAACAAAAATCTGTTTGTGTTTAATGTATAGAATAACGCTCCGGAACAAACTATCTTTTTCATAACAATAGTTATCCTTCAGGAAAAAGCATCCACCCGCCTTGTGAAAATTCTCCTTCGTAGCTTTTAGTCCAATAATCGCCAGTCCACTTGTATTGAGATCCTGTAGCTAAATTAGTGATGTAAATAGGATCAGGTGATTGACTTGCATTAAAAATAACAGACCATTGTGTTCCATCATATTCTACTATGTCATTTTCATTTGCAACTAGATCTCCAAACGGCGAGTCTGATGCTTTCCACCCATAAGCACCGTCGTCGTTTATTTCGTTGCCTATTTTTCCTAATAGCATAACACGCAACCCAGAAACAAGTTTAGTAGTCGGGTTCCAGCGTAATGGATCAATAATGTAATCAATTGAAGTATAACTGCTTGGATTTCTTGCTGGCCCTGGCAGCACAGTGTTGCTAGGCAATGTATCAGAATCCCACTCAACAAACAATTCACTCGGTTTAAGAGGATTTATTGTAACATATCCAACTATATAAGTTCCGTCATCTTTTAACATTCGTATCTGACTTATTCCAGGTTTATAACATCCAGGATAAGCATCAAACAACGAATTCCAGTTCATGCTTCCTATAGTGCCTTTGTCTATAACATACGCATTGTTTCCAATTACATATAATCCAAGAGACAGCCAAGTACTGTTCATGGATGTTGATCCAGATTGACGTGGTTTAATTTTTCTAGATACTCGAATATCCATTTCTCCAGTCCCATCGTTTGGAAACTGTCCATTGTCGACTATTCTTTCTGCTTTACCTTCTGTAACAACAATATTACCATCTTCGTCTACTGTTGATGTTGAAGAAATTGCTTCTCGTTCTTCAACAATTTCAAAGTTATTTGCATCTAATAAATTAGTTGGTGTGCTTATGCCTAGGTCTATATTTCCTTGACTTTCGGTAAAGATGCTAGTAATAATGTTAGTTATAACACCCAAACGTTTTACTTTTGCAGGAGGCGAAATATATATAGGTGTAGTAAATGCAAGAGTAGCTATATCTATTTCGCTTTCTAATCCAACCGGTATAGATCTATTGCTAAATTCTATTCTGTCTAAGTTAACTACTGTTAAGCTAGTCCAGTCAACAAAGTTGTCAGTTGTTTGTATTTCTAAGCTAGGATGAAACAGTGTTAAAATTTGTTCAACAATTTGTAGTTTTTGATCTGTGTTACTACTCCAGATATCTACATTAACTGACAACGTATATGGGCTTGGCATAAGACGTTCTACAGTATAATTACGACCTTGAGTGTTTAAATATTCTTGTCCTGTTTCGTCGACTGCTCGTTCTCTAATGTGCACCTTACTTACAAAAGAAGAATCACTTGTACGAGTTCGATCCATTTCTAAACCAGTTATGTATACTGACATTCTAGGAACACTAGGTAACTTATTTTCAGAGTTATCTTTAATGATAGATGCAACCTGTCGTGTCAAGTCACCGTATAGTACAGGAACCTGTTTAATATCGCCGTCGGCATCTTTATACGAAAAATTACTCATTAAACGTATTATTTGTGTTAAATATCTTCTAATCTGACCGTCATAATAATGTAACATTAGTTATCTGCCCTTGGTCTTAGTGCTTTGCTAAGGCTTTGTCGTTCTTCAACTACGTCATCGCATATAGTACTCGAATTTGTATTATTAATAAACGTACCTTTTTGTGTTTGTTTTGTGGTAGTATTCGATAGGGTGTGTCTTACATTATCTTCAACTTTAACCCAACGGGATCCGTCATATCTAAAAAGTCTATTTGGCATAAAATCTGTTCTTAAAAAGTAATCTCCTTTGATAGCATTTAAAGGAAATGTAATTCCGCTACCAAATGCTTCGCCGTTTGGAGCCAGGCCGTCGCCTAATAAATATCCACTATACCCTGAACGTTCAGGAGTTTGGTTTATTCTATCTGCCATCTCGTTTTGAGTTGAAGTATCAAGAGATGTTAAATCGGCAGTAACAAGTTCAGTTCTTCCATTTTGATCAACTTGTAAAGTATAAAAATGACTGGTCTCGTATCCACTTAATCTAGAATCTGCTTCTGCTTGTGCAATTACAGCATTATTAATTTGCATATCTTTCTCGAATGTACTCAACACATCCCCTAGTGTAGTGTCGGATCCTTCTTCTATAGGCAACTCGAGTATATCTTTGTATTCTTGACTTGCTGTAATTTGTTTTAATTTCAATCTATAAAGGTGTGGGTACCATGTTTGGCTAAATCCTTCTGCTGCACGAGTAACCTCTTCGATAACGTAATATCTTTTTAATGCAACAGAATAATCATTTAATGCGTACTCGTCTCTAAGATGAGGCAATTCTATGACATCGCCTGAGATAAGTTTTCTTCCTATAGTTTTTACACTTGAATTAATATGTACAGTTACAAACAAAATGTCGTTGGATAAAAATAATCCAAATTGCGAAAGATTAAAATCGTAGTCTTGTAATTGATAAATTCCTCTAATACGATAGACATCCTGATCGTATTTTCTGTCTCTGTTTTCTAAGAGAAGTAGGTCTTGTATATTTGTTTCTTTAATAACGTCGTACTGCGGCTGGTCAGCCGTTGCATTTTCGCTAGTTGGATTTTTTGGACCGAGATACTTATGAACAAACAAGTCTGTACCACCTACAGAGAATTGCTCATTGATAATCTTGTCAAAAAATTCGTAATCGTTGCTTTTTTCGGGTCTGTACAGGCTTAATCTTGGCATACTATATTTATTATAAATATAATATGGAGAACCCCAATGGACAGTAATTTAGTAACCTATAAACAAGAAGTTTACGACTATGTACATGCTATGCTCGGCGGCGGCATGGTAGACGTTGAACTAGATCCAATTCATTATGAAACTGCATTAAATAGATCGTTAGCTAGATTTAGACAAAAAAGCGGTAATAGTGTTGAAGAAAGTTATGTAACGTTAAAATTAATAAACGATACAAACGAGTATATTTTACCACATGAAATAATCGAAGTAAGACAGTGTTTTAGAAGAAGCGTCGGCAGTAGATCCGGTGGTGGAGATGGAAGTTCGCTTTACGAGCCATTTAATCTTGCATATACAAATACATATTTGTTGGCAGGATCCGGTATGGGAGGTTTGTTAACATACGAACTTTTTGCTCAGCAACAGGAATTAGTTGGAAGAATGTTTGGTAGTTTTATAGAATTTACCTGGAACCCGCCAACTAGAAAACTTACATTATTACAGCGTCCTCGTGCAGGAGAAGAAATTCTGTTGTTTTGTTATAATCATAGACCGGATAGTGAATTATTAAATGATTATCTTGCTAAACAATGGATTAAAGATTATGCACTTGCAACATGCAAATATATGTTAGGCGAAGCAAGAGAAAAATTTGCAACAATCGCAGGTCCACAAGGTGGTACTAGTTTAAATGGTACAGCTCTTAAAGCTGAAGCAAATGCAGAAATTGAAAAACTTGACAATGAAGCAGCTCTTGCAATTGCTGGTGGTTATGGGTATGGATTTCTAATCGGATAACTTATGTCAAAAAAATATAGTGTTAAAATAGATAATAACTGTAAACAAAATATAAATTATAACGGTAAACCGACTAGAGAACACTTTATTGATTTTTTAATTAAAAAAAATTCGTGGACGGTTGGTGTTGAAGTAGGAACAAGAGTTGGCAGAACATTGTTTCATTTGTTAGATAACAATCCTACATTAAAAATGTACAGCGTTGATAAAGACATTAGTCAATTTTATAATACTAAAATTAAAGAAAAGTATAAAGATAGATTAATCGTACTTGAAGGATCGAGCTGGGAACAATCAATTAATATAAATGAAAAAATAGATTTTGTGTTTATTGATGCTAGCCATACATACAAAAACGTAGTTAAAGATATAAAAGCATATAGTCCATTATTAAAAACTACAGCAGGACTATTAGGCCATGATATAAACATGTATCCTGTACAAGATGCTGTAGTTGATTGCGGTTTTAAGTATTTAATGGGACCCGATAACGTTTGGTTGACAAATATTTAATCTTGTTATAATATCAAAACATGAATAAAAAGCTATTAATAATTGGACACGGACGGCACGGTAAAGATACTGTTTGCGAAATTCTTAGAGACAAATATAATTTTAACTTTGAATCTTCGAGTCGTTTTTGTAGTAAGAAATTTATCTTTGAACGTTTAAAAGATGTCTACGGATATTATGACGAAGAAGAATGTTATGCAGACCGTCACAATCATAGACAAGAATGGTATGAAATGATCCGCGACTATTGTCGTCCTGATGCTGCACGTCTTGGAAGAGAAATCTTCGAAGAACATGACATATATTGTGGATTGCGTAACAAAGCCGAATTTCATGCAATGCGTAATACCGGTGTTTTTGATTATGCTATATGGGTTGATCGATCAGATCACTTACCGGCTGAGCCTCCTACATCAATGAGTCTTGAAATTTGGATGGCTAATTTTGTCATTGATAATAACGGTTCTTTACAAGAATTAGAACGTAACGTAGATCAACTAATCAATTACTTGTTATAAACTACGCTTTTTTTGGTGTTATAACACCAATTTTCTCGGTGGATCTGCTAAATAATAGTAGCAACAAATCCACAAGGAGAAAACACACGATGGCATTAGTATCACCAGGCGTACAGGTTAGCGTAATCGACGAGAGTTTCTATACTCCTGCCGAACCTGGTACTGTACCCCTTATTTTTGTAGCAACAAAAGAAAATAAAACAAATCCGGGCAACACTGGTATAGCACCCGGTACACTAAAATCAAACGCAGGAAAAGTATATCTTATCTCTTCACAAAGAGAACTTTCGGAAACTTTTGGCGATCCGCTATTTTATACCGACGCAAATAACAACCCTATTCACGGCGGCGAACAAAACGAATACGGATTACAAGCTGCATATTCTTACTTAGGTGTTGCAAATAGAGCTTACATTGTTAGAGCAGACGTTGACTTAGATTCAATAGCTGCAAGTAGTACTCCTGTTACAGGAGATCCAACTAACGGTTCTTACTGGTTTGATACTGATGCTTCATTCTATGGAGTGTTTGAGTGGAATGGCTCTGCAATCACTACTACTAATGGTCAAAGTTTTTCAAACAAAGTTCCAACTGTAATTACTGATACTACTAAAGTAGTTGATTACGAAGGCGAAGACTATACACCAAAAGGCAGTGTTGGCGCAATCGGCGATTATGCAATTGTTGCAGTAACAGATGTTAACACTCTTTGGTATAAAAACAGACTAGGAACTTGGGTTAAAGTTGGAACTACTGAGTGGAAAGCTAGCCATGCTATTGTTACAGGTTCGAATGCTAATCCAACATTGATTTCTGGAAGAACTATTACTTTTAGTTTAACTAGTGACAGTACAGGAAATCAGTACAATGTAACTACTGTAGGAACTACTGTATCGTCGTTAGCATCAGCTATCAACGCTAATACTGCACTAGTAACAGCAGGTATTACAGCCAGTGTTGTAAACAGCCGTCTTGCAATATTCTACACAGGAGAATCAGGCGATGTTGTTGAACTATACGGCGACGATGCAACATTTACATTGTTGGGAATATCACAAGGTGACTATTATGCACCAAAGTTAGAAATTTCTCCACACACATCGATTCCAGAATTTAAAACAACAGATTCTAACCCACGTCCTACTGGATCTACATGGGTTAAAACTACTACACCAAATCTAGGTGCCAATTGGAGTGTTAAGCGTTACAGCTCAGACACTGCATCATGGACTACTATACCAGCTTCAATTTATGCAACAAATACAGCAGCAATTTATGGTTTAGATAGCACAGGTGGTGGTGCAAACCTAATCGAAGGCCAGCTATACATTCAAAGCAACGTTGCCGAAGATGCAGATAAGCTTGCAACATTTAAAATTTTTAGAAGAAACGGCTCAGGTGCTACTTCTATTACCAGTGCAAGAATTACTGCTTCGTCATTCCCAGCTGGAACACATACATTTAGTTTAACAGAAACACTTGCTGGTGAATCAACTACTGCAACTATGACTGTTTCTTTTGTTGCAACTGGTGCTACTAGTGACGCAGACGTTCTTGCTAATGCTATCAATGCAAAAGGCTTTACACACATTAATGCAAGTGTTAATTCACAAAACAAAGTTGTAATATCTCATACCGCTGGCGGCGACATGCGTTTTGTTGATACTAGCGGAGTTGTTGATAACATCTTTGCTCCATTTGTTTCAACAGATCCTACAACTACAACTAACTTCTATTATGCTCCAGGCACAGATGTAAGTACTTCACCAAAAGAGTTTATAGCTACACTTTGGAAAGTATTAACATACTCTGCACAAACTACAGAACCAACTACTACTCCAGCTCAAGATGCGTTGTGGTATAGCAGTGTTATCGACGAAGTCGATATTCTATACCACAATGGAACAACTTGGGTAGGATACAGAGATAACGCAACTGGATTCCCTAACACTGATCCGAATGGTCCAATTGTTGCAGCAGCAGAACCAACTGAGCAATCAGATGGCAGTGCTCTTGTAACTAACGATTTATGGATTTCTACAGCTGATATAGAAAATTATCCTACTGTTTATCGTTACAACGCACTAACTTCTAAGTGGTCGCTTGTTGATAAAACTGACCAAACAACCGAAAATGGCATGTTGTTTGCTGATGCTCGTTGGAGTACTGCTGGCAGCAGCGAAAATGCTAGTGACATTGTTGACTTGCTTGAAAGCAACTATCTTGATGCTGATGCACCAGATCCTGCACTATATCCAAAAGGAATGCTGTTGTGGAACTTGCGTCGTAGCGGATTTAATGTAAAGCGTTTCGAAAGAAACTATGTTGATCCAGAAGGCATTAATACTAGATTCGGTGACGAAGCAATGACTAATTATTATCCACACCGTTGGGTTACTGAGTCAGCTAACAACGTTGACGGTTCTGGATCGTTTGGACGTAATGCTCAACGCAAAGTAGTAGTTCAGTCATTACAAGCAAGCGTAAATAGCAACGAAGACATACGTGACGACGAATCAAGAATCTTTAACTTAATTGCAGCACCTGGTTATCCAGAACTCATTGGCGAAATGATTAGCCTAAATTATGATAGAGGTTTAACTGCATTTGTTGTAGGTGACTCGCCTATGAGACTGCAACCAAACACTACTTCTATCAACAACTGGGCTAACAACGTAGCATTAGCAGTTGAAGACAACGATTTAGGACTTGTAAGCAGAGACGAATATTTAGGTGTTTATTATCCTGCAGGATATACCAGTGATAATGCTGGTAACAACATTGTTGTTCCACCAAGTCATATGGCATTGCGTGTAATTGCACTTAACGACCAAGTTGCATATCCGTGGTTTGCTCCAGCTGGAACACGTCGCGGTGGTATAACCAATGCATCAGCAGTTGGATATATTAGTTCTGAAGGCGAATTTGTAAGCATTAGTCTTAACGAAGGCCAAAGAGATACACTATACCAAGCAAATGTTAACCCAATAACATTCTTAAATGGTGCTGGATTGGTTATATTTGGTCAAAAGACTCGTGCAAGAAATGCCAGTGCTCTAGATAGAATCAACGTTGCAAGACTTGTAATTTATCTACGTAGCCAACTTAAGAAACTTGCAAAGCCATATATCTTCGAACCTAATGACAAGATTACTCGAGACGAAATTAAACAACAAGTCGAGAGCTTAATGGTCGAACTCATTGGACTAAGAGCTATATATGACTATCTAGTTGTATGTGACGAAACAAATAATACTCCGGCAAGAATCGATAGAAACGAACTTTATGTTGATATTGCTATCGAACCGGTTAAAGCAATAGAATTTATTTATATTCCGTTGCGATTGAAAAATACAGGGGAAATTGCAGGTCTATAAAATTGTAGGGGTCTTTTAAAGGCCCCTACAATTGATAAATACTTGTAATAAGGAGTTAATAATATATGGCAATCTCATCATTAACAAAACTAACAGTACCATTAGCAACTAACGACAGTGCATCAGCACAAGGCTTGCTAATGCCTAAACTACAATATCGTTTTCGTGTAACACTTGAAAATTTTGGTGTTAGTACTCCGACTACTGAATTAACAAAACAAGTTGTAGACGTAACTAGACCAAACTTGACATTTGAAAACATGGAAGTTCATGTTTACAACTCAAAAGTAAACTTAGCTGGTAAGCACACCTGGAACCCAATCACTCTTAACTTGAGAGAAGATGTCAACAACAACGTTCAAAAACTTGTTGGTGAACAACTACAAAAGCAGTTTGATTTTATGGAACAAGCAAGTGCAGCATCAGGTTCGGATTACAAGTTTTTAACTCGTATTGAAATCCTAGACGGCGGCAACGGTGCTTTTACTCCAACTGTTCTTGAAACATGGGAAGCGTATGGTTGCTATCTAACAGAAGCAAACTACAATACTCTTGCATATGAAACTAGTGCACCGGTAACTGTTACTCTTAACATTCAATATGATAATGCAGTTCAATTTAATGGAGCAACTGGATCTGGCCCAGATCGCGGACTTGGTGCAAACGTAGGACGTACACTAGGTACAAACGCAACTGGCGCAGGTGCTTAATACATAGAGTAAGATTGCCAACAAAAAGGGAGATTAATTTCTCCCTTTTTTCTTTATAATAGTGTTTTTTAAATTAGATAAATATTTGTATGGCATTTTTCGGATATTACGATAACTTTAGTTCTTATGGCAGCCAAAAAGGAAACTTAGGCGATTACAGTCACGCATCTAAGTTGTATCGTGCTAATAATATGTTATTGGCACCTAAAGTTAAATTTTTATTTCATGTTGTTTTTAACATAAATCCTTTTGTAAGTACATTAGGAATTGACCGAAGTGAAGTAAACCTTTTAGCTAAAAGTGCCGATTTACCTAAGTTTAGAACACAAACCGAAACATTAAATCAGTACAATAGAAAAAAAGTTTTACATACAACAGTACAATATCAGCCAACTGTTATCGAGTTTCACGATGATAACAAAGGTGTAACAACCAAGCTTTGGCAATCATATTTTAATTATTACTATCAAGATAGCAGATATAGCACAGTATCGGGATCTTCGCCAAGTATAACAGAAACTGCATATCGTCGAACTGTTAACGGTTTAAACACAGCTTACGGTTCGCCGGATATACAAACTTTTAGATACGGGCTTGATGCACACGGAAAAATTTATAACTTTTTTACAAGTATACAAATATTTCAATTACATCCAAAAAATACTGTTCCTACTTTTACATCGTTTACGTTAATCAATCCGTTAATAGATTCATTTGAACACGATAGCATGAATTACGGCGAAAGTGAATTCACAACAAATAGACTATCGATTTCGTTTGAATCTGTGCAATATGCAGAAGGCCCGATTTCTTTAGGAATTTCACCTACAAACTTTGGCGAGCCAACACATTACGATTTAGCTAAAAGTTCTTTAAATAACCCGTTTGTTAATACAAATATTAATAGTAGAATTGTTGAACCTAAAAAAACAAGTTCGGCTATGGCATTGTCAACAATTGAAAATCTTTCAAAACCGGCAACTGTTCCTACACCGCAAACAGTTGTTACTACGACACAATTAGGAAATATAGCATTTCCGACACAAAGTTCTGCAAGCAATACAACAATTGCTTCACAAAAAAGTTTTTAAGGTAAAAATATGTCTTCAGTTACAACTACAAACACTGTTACAGATAGTAACAAAAATACTAGATTATTTTTTGATAGATTTTTCCAAAAAGAAATTGCCTATCCAAGCAATCAAGTTGACGCAGTAATTGGATTTTTTAAAAATAGAGGATTCGAAGAATCAGCAGCAATAAGTATAGGCACAGTTCTTTTACAAGAAGCTAAGATTGACAACGTTAATGTTCTTGAATTATTAGATACTCTTAAAGGATATGACAAAGTCAAATTAAGTAATCTTGTTACTGCAATTTTAAATTCTAATAGATCTAAAATAAGTAAATTAGGTTATAGATCTCAAACTGAAACAAATCGAATCGAAGCAAGAAATATTGTATTTTAATGGCAAAATGGGCTCAGGGAAAGTTTACTGTAAAAAATACAGACAAATACGCAGGAATTAAATCTCCTACATATAGAAGTAGCTGGGAATTTGCGTTTATGAAATTTTGTGACGAAAATCCCAGCGTTATCAAATGGGCGTCAGAATCTATAAAAATTCCTTATAGAAATCCATTTACTGGAAAATACACTGTATATGTTCCGGACTTTTTTATAGTATATGTTGACAAAGAAAATAAAAACCACGCAGAAGTTATAGAAGTTAAGCCATTGAGTCAAACTAGCTTAGCCGAGGCAAAACGCAATAAACTACATAGGGCACATGCAGTTTTAAATGAAGCGAAATGGGGAGCAGCACGGGCTTGGTGTTCTCAGAACGGGTTAACATTTAGAGTTGTAAGTGAAAATGACATTTTTCACAACGGAAAATCAAGATAAAAAAGGAATGTCCTATGAATAAAAAGTTAGAAGACTTATTTAATCTGCCCGAGGCAAAAGAAATTCTTAAACAAGAAAAAACTAAAGAAAAAAAAGAAGAAGCAATTGCAATAGCAGAACAAAAAAAAGCATTTAGAGATATTGCAGAATTTGACAAAATTGCAGCAGCTCTTCCGGCGGTTGAAGGTCTTGGTCAAATGGCCGACAAGGAACTAAACGAAGTCGCCGACAAAGCAATGAGTGCATACGATGATTTAATGGATCTCGGTATGAGTGTAGAAGCACGTTATTCTGGTCGAATTTTTGAAGTAGCTGGAAACATGCTAAGAACTAGCTTAGACGCAAAAGTAGCTAAGTTAGACAAAAAATTAAAAATGATTGAACTTCAACTTAAAAAAGAAAAACAGGATAAAGATGTTGCCGCAGATCCTAACTTTACAGAAGGCGAAGGATACGTTGTAACAGACAGAAATAGCCTGTTACAGCGTCTCAAAGGAATTGATAAAGATAAATAAGTTATAACAGGATTACTAACCATGAAGAAACTTAACGAGTATATCACAGAGTCTAAAAAGACGTATCCCTTTAAGATAGGTTTTGCGGGAGAAGTTCCATCTGACATTAAAGAAAAATTGAATTTACATTTAGAAAAATTTGGTGTTTCTAAATTAAGTGCAGCAAAAAGAACTCCGATACAAGAACGTCCATTAGACTTTCCTAATTTAGAAAATTCAGAAGTAACTTATTTTGAAGTAGATTTAACATATCCTACTACAGATTTCGTATTACACGAATATATAGGAAAAGTGTGCAGTATTCCTAGAACTCATATAGTTGTTAGAAATATGAATAGTCCACTCGAAGAAATTCGAAATACTCAAGAAACTGATACATACGAAGCTCTTTTAAACAAAGACGACATGGGCGGAGAAAGTGCCCAAAGTTCAGTTGGACAATCTCGAGTAATGGATCTGTTAAAAGAATTAGAAGTAGCACGTAAAGATCGTGAACAAAATTCCAGTGGTTTCAAAATTGAAACATTTAAAGAGGAACCACAAAATAAAAAAAGTGTGGTAGGAAAATAAAAATGAGTATGTTAGATATTTTGAAAAAATTTGATACTATTGAAAAGAAAGCTTTAAAAGAATCAGTAGTAACTGAATGCCCACCTGATATGGGCATGTCTGGTGCACCAACAGGACCTGCATCATTAAATATTAGTGCAGGAAATGCGTCAGAAATGGCACAAATTTTAAAAGCATTAATGTCAATAGATTCAGGAAAATCTGAACCGTCGGCTATTGTTGGATTAACGCCAGAACCAGAAGGCACTGTAGGCGGTATTGCCGGAGCAGCCCTCGGTGGCGCAATGGGAGGAATTCCTGGTGCAATTGCAGGCGGTGCTATTGGCGATAAACTTAGTGGTACAAAAGACACTAATGAGTGGGACAATACTCCTGAAGAAGAGTATCAAGATCACACTTATATGACAAAAGATTTGTCAGGCGGAATTAATCGTCCAAAAAAAATGTACAAGCCAGCAGCTAAGGGCGACAATCCAATGGCTGTCGAAAGTATCAAAGACAGACTTTATCGTGCATTAAGCGAAAAAAAAGCCAAGCCAGATTTCTTAGATATGGACAAAGACGGCAACAAAAAAGAGCCAATGAAAAAGGCTATTGCTGATAAAAAAGTAAAAGAAGCTGCAAAGCCAGATTTCTTAGATATGGACAACGACGGCAACAAAAAAGAGCCAATGAAAAAGGCTATTGCTGATAAAAAGAAACACCCATTTAAAAAATAATAAAAAGTGCCGAAAGGCACTTTTTTTATTGCTAAATATTTTATGGGAAAAAGTTTAGACGGCGTATTAGTTAAAAAAGCCAACCAAAAAGAAACATACACTGAACAACAGATTGAGGATCTACTTAAATGCATGGATCCAGATGAAGGTTATTTGCATTTTGCAAAACACTTTGCTTACATTCAGCATCCTGTTAAAGGTAAGCTATTGTTCGAACCTTACGAATATCAGTTAAGATTGTTACACAGCTATCATAATTATCGATTTAACATTAATATGATGCCTCGACAAACAGGTAAGACTACTTGTGCAGCAATCTATCTTTGCTGGTATGCAATGTTTCATCCTGATCAAACTGTTCTTATTGCTGCACACAAATATACAGGTGCACAAGAAATCATGCAACGTGTGCGTTATGTATACGAAACCTGCCCAGACCATATACGTGCAGGTGCAACAGGTTATGCAAAAGGCTTTATTGAATTTGAAAACGGTTCACGTATTGTAAGCCAGACAACAACTGGCAACACCGGTCGTGGTATGAGTATTTCTCTACTATACTGTGACGAATTTGCATTCGTGCAGCCAAATATTGCAGAAGAGTTTTGGACATCGATTTCGCCTACACTTGCAACTGGTGGTCGTGCAATTATTACATCAACTCCTAACAGTGACGAAGATACATTTGCTACTATTTGGAAACAAGCAGAGCAAAAGTTTGACGAGTATGGAAACGAAAGCGAGATAGGCATTAACGGATTTCATGCATTTAGAGCACACTGGAACGAACATCCAGATCGAGACGAAGCATGGATGAAAGAAGAAGTAGGTCGTATCGGTGAAGAAAAGTTCCGTCGAGAATATGGCTGTGAATTCTTAATCTACGACGAAACACTAATTAGTTCTTTAACATTAGCCGAAATGGACGGAAAGTCACCTATTATCAACATGGGCCAAACTCGTTGGTATAAAAAACCAAATGCAAAATACAATTACGCAGTTGCATTAGATCCTGCAATGGGCACCGGCGGCAACTACGCAGCAATACAAGTTATAGAATTGCCAACATACGAACAGGTTGCAGAATGGCAACATAATACTACAGCAGTTCCTGGACAAATTAGAGTTTTAAAAGACGTGTGTCAATATATCTCTGACGAATGCCGAACTGGCGGAAGCAACATTTATTGGAGTGTTGAAAATAACGGACTTGGCGAAGCTGCGTTATTAGTAATAAATGATTTTGGCGAAGAAAATATTCCAGGGTTATTTGTTTCAGAACCTATAAGAAAAGGGCATGTTAGAAAGTTTAGAAAAGGCTTTAATACTACACATAGTTCTAAAGTAACTATATGTGCTAGATTAAAAACTATGATTGAAAATAAACAGCTTATTGTTAATAGCAAACCTTTAATAAGTGAGCTAAAAGCATTTGTAGCAACAAACAGTTCGTTTGCTGCAAAACAAGGATATACAGATGACCTTGTTAGTGCAACATTATTATCTCTAAGAATGATCGATATTATAAAAGATTGGGATCCGTCAATATATAATAGTTTTTCTCAAATTGATTCAGAACAGGACTACGAAATGCCAATGCCTATCTTTATATCAAGTAATTATTGATAAATAATATATCATGAAAAATCTCGACGTAATAGCAAAAGATTTATTTAATAAAATAAGAGGAAGATTTCCTAATATTACAATCGGCGACACCGAAGGAAATGTTACAAACGTTCCTAACGATGCAAGGTATTTTGACTTTTCTTTTTCTGATGAGAAAGAAAAGAAGATTAGCGTTAGTCTTGACGAAGATAACGGAATAGTTGTTATTGTTGGCAAAGACATAGTTAGTAATCAACCCGAAGCTGTTCAAGATAAGTGGTATAAATTTTTAAAAGAATTAAGAGTTTTTGCAAAAAAGCGTTTATTAAATTTTGATGTAAGAGACATCAATAAAACAAATTTAAATAAAAGAGATTATAAATTTTTAGCAACAACACGACCCGGAGACAAATCAATGGCCGAATCAAAAATGTACGGTACTAATAAAACCAGTTACCAAAGAATTGGTAATGCTAGATTAGCAATTAAACATAGCCAGGCAATAAACGTAGAATCGGCAGCCGGTCGATCACAAAAGATTGGTGCAATTTATATCGAATCTCCCGAAGGAGAAAGATTTAAGTATCCATATAAACACATAGCTGGTGCAAGAGCTATGGCTAGACATGTCTCAGAAGGCGGCAATGCTTACGACGATTTTGGAAAATATATCTCCGGGTTATCTGAAGAAGCATCGAAATTACAAAAATTTAAAAAATATATGAATCGTAGTTCCGTAATGGCCGAAACACTTTCCGGTTACATGGAAACCGTAAATACACGTATTCAAGAAGTTAAAAAAGAAATAACACATTTACAACGAGAAGCATTTTATAAAGAAGCAGTTGCAAATTTCACTGTACCAGTAGTAGAAGACGTTCCGGAAGATGTAGCTGAAAATTGGATAGATCAACTTACTATTAAACAGTTTAACGAAGAATTAAAAGATGTGTTTCCTTACATTTATAAATTAGTAGGCGAAGCAACACGAGCTAAAGAATTAGGCCCAGAAGACTTAATGTCAGAAGCAGATGAACACACTGAGATGAATGAGTCAAACGATTATCTTGACAGTGTTATTCAAGCACACCAGCAAGAATTTGATCAATTCATAGCAACTGGTGAAATTGATACCACCGGTGATCTTTACAACGAAATGTATGAATACTATGCAAACGAAATGAACCCACGTCAAAGACGCAACATGGAAGCACAGTATGATTACATCACTGGCAAACTTCGTGAACTTGGTGCAATGAAAAACGAAGCCTGGGTCAAAGAAGCCGAAAAGAAAGGCCTTTACTATTATGTAAACAAGCGTAAAAAAGCAGGAACTAGTAGACCAAAAAATCATCCAAAAGCACCTAGTGCTCAAGACTGGAAAAATGCAGCAAAAACAGCAAAAGAAGAACTGGAAATCGAAGCAGCATTTGAAAGTTTAATGGGGCAATTTGCTGAAAACTCAGTAGACGAAGGCCTAGGAAAAAAATTAGCAATTCTTGCACTACTTGGACTCACAGGTTACGGAGCCATGAAAGCTACTAGTCCTGTAAATTCTCCATTAGGACAAGCATTACAAAGTGCAGCAGAACAAGGCGACAAAGAAGCAGCATATCATTTAAGCAAACTTGGTGCTTATGTTGACGCAGGCGACTCACAAACATTAAAACAATTAAACTTCCAATACATTGATGAACCAGCAGCAATGAAAGATGATGCAACTGTTCCAAACGATTCTGTATCGTCACCGTTGACAATGACTCAAGAAAAACCAAAAACTCCAATCGGCGAATTTATTTTATCATACTTTGACAGAGAAACAGGAAAGTTTCCTAAAGGCGAAACAGCAGTATTGACTGCGGTGCAAAAAGATTACGGCGATCAATATGTTAAACCTGCCGTAGAATTTATTAAAAAAGTTGAGGCTATATCAGCTAAACGTAAAGTAGAAAAAATACAAAATTCACCCCACCCTGAAACAGAAATGATCAAACACTTAGCAGGTGTTTAAACTTTATTTTAAGCGTAGTGGAAACACTACGCTTATTTTTTTAATTATTAAAAACAAAAAATAATCAAAAAATTGATTGACAAGATAAATAATATTGTGTAGTATTAGAAATGTGCTACACAGTATTAGGCACAAAACGCATTAAGCACATAGGCATTATTATAGGAGGCATTTACTATGGCATCATTGGCAGAAATTAGAGCAAAACTTAAAGAACAAGAAACCCGCACTTCGGGCACAAGCACTGGTGGCGACAACGCAATATATCCGTTTTGGAATATGCAAGAAGGACAAACAGCAACCTTCCGCTTTTTACCAGATGGTAATCCAAACAACACATTCTTCTGGGCAGAACGCTTGATGATCAAGCTTCCTTTTGCTGGAGTAAAAGGAGAAACAGATTCGAGGCCCGTACAAGTGCAAGTTCCTTGCATGGAAATGTATGGCGAATCTTGCCCGATTTTAAATGAAGTTCGCGGTTGGTTCAAAGATCCTACATTAGAAGATATGGGTCGTAAGTATTGGAAAAAACGTTCATACATTTTCCAAGGTTTTGTTACTGATAATCCTTTGAAAGAAGACACATCACCTGAGAATCCGATTCGACGTTTTATTATCGGTCCTCAAATTTTCCAACTTATTAAAGCAGCACTAATGGATCCTGATATGGAAGAGTTGCCAACTGACTATACTGCTGGCGTTGATTTTAGACTCAACAAAGGTAGCAAAGGCGGCTTTGCTGATTATGGTGCTTCAAACTGGGCTCGCAGAAGCAGACCGCTGAGCGATACCGAAATGCAAGCAATTAACACTAATGGCTTGTTTAATCTGTCTGACTTCCTTCCTAAGAAACCTACTGATGTTGAACTTAAAGTTCTTTCGGAAATGTTTGAAGCAAGTGTTGACGGAGAACCATACGATACAGAGCGTTGGGGTCAATATTTTAGACCAGCTGGAATTTCAGCAAAGACTGGCGATCCTGTAGCAACACCGACCGCTAGCAAAAAAGCAGTCGTAGTTGATGAAAATGATTACGATGACATTCCTGTTAAACCTACTGCACCAGTTGTAAAGCAAGAGTCTGCACCTGCCACCGGCGGAGCAGAAAACATTCTTGCAATGATTCGTGCTCGTCAGAATCAATAATTTACACACATAACAAATAGTTGAGTTGCACTGTGCAACTCAACTAACTTTATATCTTATTAGGAAACAATTATGGCTAAAAAATCAGTAAAAAAAATCAGCGACAAACTTAGAAAAGTAAGTGATTCGTACACCATCAACATGTATGACAACGGATACATGCTTGAAATTAGTGGCCGCGACAATGACGACGAATGGTCTAGTGCTAAAATTATGTGTTCAACTGTTGAAGAATTAGTCGAACTAGTAAAAGAAGCAACAGACATGGAAAGAGAGTAATGGCCTCTAAAACATTTGACCCAACAAAGTTTCGCAATAGTTTAACAAAATCTATTGATGGAATGAGTTCCGGATTTCACGATCCTACTGATTGGATCTCAACCGGAAGTTATTCGCTTAATTATTTAATTAGCGGAGACTTTAAAAAAGGTATTCCGCTAGGTAAGGTTAGTGTTTTTGCTGGAGAATCAGGTTCTGGAAAAAGCTATTTTTGTTCTGGTAACATTGTTAAAAATGCACAAGAGCAAGGTATCTTTGTTGTTCTAATTGATAGCGAAAACGCACTCGACGAATCGTGGCTACATGCACTAGGTGTTGACACAGATGAATCAAAATTGTTAAAACTCAACATGGCAATGATCGACGATGTTGCTAAGACTATTTCGTTGTTCATGAAAGATTACAAAGCAATGGACGAAAAAGATCGTCCTAAGGTACTATTTGTAATTGATAGCTTGGGTATGCTTATGAGTCCTACAGAACTAAATCAGTTTGAAGCAGGGGACATGAAAGGTGACATGGGTCGTAAGGCCAAAGCACTTAAAGCATTAGTTACCAACTGTGTAAACATGTTTGGTAGCTACAACGTAGGCATGGTTGTTACTAACCACACTTATGCAAGCCAAGATATGTTTGATCCGGATGATAAAATTTCAGGCGGTGCAGGTTTTATCTATGCAAGTTCTATTGTAGTTGCAATGAAAAAACTCAAACTCAAAGAAGACGAAGATGGTAACAAAACTTCAACTGTAAACGGTATTAGAGCATCGTGCAAAATTATGAAAACACGATATGCAAAGCCATTTGAATCTGTACAAGTTAAGATTCCTTACGAAACTGGCATGGACCCTTATAGTGGGTTGTTTGACATGTTTGAATCCAAGGGCTTGTTAGAAAAGATTGGAAACCGTTATCAGTATATTACTAGCGAAGGCGAAGTATTGCTTGAGTATAGAAAAAACTGGACAGGTGAATTATTAGATCGCGTTATGGAAGACATGCCTAATAAAAAAGCATCTATGGTAAATACCGAAGATGCTGATATAGAAGCAGTTGTTAGTAACGAGGAATAATTTAATGAATGAAGTACAAATTGCAGACATTTGGATGTTATTTAAAGAGTATGTTGACAAGAAAAACGTAAGCATTGCTGCTGAAAAATTTGTTGACATTTTAGCAGATTATGGTGTTTCAGATGAAACTTTTCATTCTCTACTAGGTGTTGAAGGTCATCTTGACGATGCAATTAATTACTATCTCGACTTAGATTCAGATCTTGATGAAGACGACGAGGATTAATAATGGGATGGTATTCAGAAGTATCAAGAGATATTTCAAAAATTCCTGATGCAATACAATACTTTGAAAGCGAGCTTTTAGAAGCTCGCTTTGAAGTCAAAATTAAAGGCAGTATCGAACGTGCATCTGCAGACATGCCGGGCATAGTAGAACACCGATTTAATCAACTTCAAGAAATTGAAGCAATCTTAGAATATTTAAATATAGAACTTCGTAGACTGCGTAGTATGTTTTTCAAAAAATATCTCGAAAACTACCAACGTGCATTATCTAGCAGAGATGTCGAAAAATACGTCGACGGTGAAGCTGATGTAGTTGACTATGAAAAGATTATCAATGAATTTGCATTACTAAGAAATAAATGGCTTGGTGTTTTAAAAGCATTAGATCAAAAGCAGTGGCAGATAACTAATATTGTAAAACTTCGTGTTGCAGGAATGGAAGACGCTTCACTATGAAACTACCTAAATTGCAAGGAAATAAATCTACACAAAAACATGTGATTTATTTTTCTTGCGACTTAAAATATTATCAAGAACACGGAATACCGTTAATTAAAAGTATTGTTAATACAATATCTTGGATCGGTGTTCATGTTCATTTAGTATTGTACAGACCCCCTACTAATTTATTTTATCATAAACGTGTTTCTTACACATATGAAATCATTACAGAAGAATTTGTAAATTCTATTGTGTTAGCAACTGATAGCGGCAAGTTAACTATCAATAAAGAATTACTACATACCGACAACGATTACAGAATTAAAGAAATAATTTATTTTAGTTGTGCTAGATTCTTAAAATTATCAGAGTTGTTTCAAAAAAATCAATTTGTATTACAAATAGATGCCGATGCTATTTTGTTTAACGAATTTTCTTTAAACGAATTTAAAGACGTAACGATTAAACCAAGAGGCATGAGAAAACCAAAAGATCCAAATACATTAATTGCTAGTTGTATTAGTTTAGGCACAGGCGATGCTGGCGAGCATTTTAAAAAAGTTTTTTCAGACTTACTATATGAAGAATTTTCTAAAGGTGCGTACTGGTATATAGATCAAGAAATGTTAAAAAAAGCATTTTATAATATAAGCTTTGAAACAATAGACACAAAATGGTGCAATTGGGGTCTTAAAAAGACAGATTATTTTTCAACTGGCAAGGGTAATAAGAAAACTCACCCTAGGTTTTTAGAAAGAGTGAGTGTATGGAAGGATACATAATATATCTTCCAGAATATGCTAACAGTGTTAGATGGGCATACAATGCTCTTGACAGTGCAAAAAAACACAGTTGGAACGTACAACTATATAACGGCATCAATGGCACTAGAATGAAAATACAAGATGCTGGATTATCTGTATATGCTCATTCAAAAAAAACAAAAAGATTATTTGAAAAACCTGGCGTACACGGATGTTTTTTGTCTCATTATCAATTATGGAAAAAATCAGTTCAAACAAATAAAACTATTGCAATTTTTGAGCATGACGTTGAGTTTTACAAACCTCCAATTTTAAATAACTTTACAGAAGTTTTAAAACTAGAAGGGTTTGTTGAAGCAAAACCAATATTACCCGGAAAGTGGTGGGAAGGTGCAAGAGCATATGTTATAACTCCAATGGCTGCAAATAAACTAGTAACTTGGGTTAAAGAAAACGGTGCTATGCCGGCAGATTGGATGTTGTGTGATGGTATTGTCGACGTTAAGTTTGATAATAACGAACTAGTTGGGTATTGTAAAAACACTTTTAGTTTTACAAAGGATTTATAATGAAAAGATTAATATATCAAGTATATGTTGGACAAACAAGCAATCTATACGATGCATGTATAAAAAGTGTGTCTGACTATTGTAGAAAATACAATATAGATCATATTGTACAAAAAAATTCTATACTAAGAATTCAACCAGACTTGTCAAGAACCGGCAGAAGCAAAGAAGCAGTTAGTAGATTAGGATATCTACCTATCTTCGAAAAAGAAAATGCATTTTCCTATATCGACAAATACGATCAAATTGCAATAGTTGACAGTGACATCTTTATTAAATCAACTGCCCCAAACATCTTTGAAAGTTTTGAAAACACGTATGACTTTGGTGCAGTAGCAGAAAGAGAATTGCCTTGCAACAAAAAATATAAATCAAAAATAACAAAGTATTCTCATAATGCATTTGGAAACTTAAAAGACGTAGATTGGCGATGGAACGATCTCGGTGCTGAATTTTATAATATGGGACTAATGCTTTTTAATTCAAATAATTTTAAAAAGTACTTAAAAAATCAAACTCCAAGAGAATTTATATCTAGACCGGAATTTAAAGATTTTGTTGACGGAGTTGGATTTTATAGATGGTCAACGGATCAAATGCTGTTAAACTGGTGGGTTAAAAAAGAATCCATGAATGTTAAAAACTTAGATTGGCGATGGAACGGTTTGTACAAAGGTATTGATGATAAGTACTTACAAGATGCACATTTTGTACATTTCTTCTTAAAGGATCTATTGCCCGACCGTGGTGAAAATGTAGACCAACTCATGAAAGCTATTCGATGAAGAATATTATCCTACAGCATTTTGACGGCGAACTGAGAGAACTGGATAAACTTTCAATCGACAATATTAGTCAATATGCTGACATGATTGGTGCAGAATATAAACTTATTAGAGGTAAACCCTTTGACGACAGTTTAACTTCTCCGTGCCAAAAGGTCCATATGATTGCTGAAGAGTGGGACGAATACAGTAATGTTCTGATGTTAGACATTGACATGTTTGCTCCTATTGGAATGGATGTAAATGTTTTTGAACAACCCGGTGTAGGTCTTTATGGAGATGTACAAAAAAAACTTCATAAAGAACTTGTCAAAAAATACAAGTTGTTAGGAAGCTATTCAGCACCGTACTGGGGTGGTGCAATCTATAAAATGTCTAGACCCATGAGACAATCTTTAAGAAACGGCCTAAACACAGACACTTCCTGGATGTTAAATTTTAGTCAACCCTATCGGTTTGAAGACGAAGGAATTATACACGTTCTAGCATATCTAGCTGGATTACTATCCAGTGACGACATGTACCTAGAACCTAAGTGGTGTCAATGCAGTTTTCTACCAAATCCCGAGCAGGCCGGTTTTATACATATTAGGACAAAGGTAACTCCGCAAGGTCCTAAAAGAGAAAAAATAGAAAATTATAACGCTTTAGTAGAAGCAGGTGTCCTATGAAAAATTTAATCTATCAAGTTTGGGCAGGCAAATTAAGACCTGGATGTGAATATAGTGCTAAACTTGTAAAAGAATATGCCGATCGTATCGGAGCCGATTATCGTCTTGATATCGATCCTAATATTGCAAGTTCTAAATGTGACGTTCCAATGTATTTTGAGTGGCTGAATCCTCTTTTGGATGATTCATTCCTTGAGTACGATAATGTTGCTGTACTAGACCTAGACGTATATCCTGTAGACGGGTTAACAGAAGATATTTTCCAAGTTAGCTTAGGATATGACTGTGGTATTTGTACAGAACCTTTCCAGGGTAAGTATCGTGCTTCTACTACTATAGGCGGACATATTAATGCTCAGAATGACGATGCATGGGCAAAGTCTGTAAAGAAACTGTATGATGTAGATCTTCCGAGAGACAGCGACGGTTATCTAAAAGTTTATAATGCTGGTGTAGTAGTGTTCTCTAAAGAGGCACTTAATATCGCTCGTCGTAGTTTTATTCCCTTTCAACAGTACATCAATGACATGCGTAAAGAAGGATTTAGACGATTCTATACAGTAGATCAAAACTATTTCCACGTTATGATGTGTAAGTACTACAACTATATAGAAATGCACAAGGGTTGGAACAGCTATATTCATTACGTTCGTGGCCCGTTGGGTGTGAAAACTCCTATACATGATGGAAGACCTTCTGGCGATGATGGAGAAACACGGTTGGTCCATATCCAGCTAAGTAATGCTGATTATTTCTCTGACGAAAAGCTTTATAACATCACAAATAAGCCAATCTCTGAATGGAAGCTTGATTAAAGAGTTTGATTGTTTTTGAGATTTAAATGGAGGTAAAAAAGATTGATTAACGCAGAATTGGGTCATGTAAAAAATTTAATAGAGTTCAATGAAGACATTCGTAAACAGCACGAAGAAGCTCACGGAGAAGATTATTGCCAAATCTTTGATGCTATTACCAAATACATGAAAGAATGCAAAACTTATATGGAACTCGGTACTCACCACGGCGGCACGGCATCTGCGGCAATGCTTACTAAACCAGATCGAGTTCTATTAGTTGATATAGACATGTCAAGATATAATAAATTCTTAGCATCAATTGCACAAGAATGGTGCAATCAAAACAACATCGAATTGATTGTAAAAGAAGCAGATTCTACTTCCGTTGACACAACTAGTATAACTGATATGTTAGTTATTGATTCCTATCATCATCCAAAGCATATGAAAAAAGAATTAAATCTTCACGGTAGCAATGTTCGTAAGTACATTATTGCCCACGATACAAGTATTGTTAATGGCGAGCCAAATGATTCGCTTTATCAATGTATGAAACAATTTGCCGACGTAAACGGATGGGAAGTTGTGGAACGCGGCACTACTAATGTCGGTTATACTGTATTAAAGAAAATACAATAATGCTCTGGGATACACTTTTAATTGAGATAGAAGCTGAACTTAAGTCTAGAGAAGACGATTTCTTAAGAGGTCCTACTATAGCAAAAACTGTATGTCCTGTTGGTACAAAAACAGTTCCAGAATTATTAGAAACTCTTAGAATAAAAGATACAGATATATTAAGCGTAATGAAAGATACAAAATGGGGGAAACCCGTGTTGCATCCTGTATTTAAAGTTAGTCTTTCAACAGCACAAACAGGCCGTTATATCAAATTAATGAAAGACTATTTCAATATTATACCTTATACAGACTTGGATCATATCGTTGATCTCGGCGGCGGCTTCGGAAACATGTATAGGATAATGAGCACACTAGGTTATAAGAAAAAATATCAAATAATTGATTTTCCTATAATGCACAAATTGCAAAGAAAATATTTGTCAAAAATTTGTACTGATATATCGAACCTAGAACAAATCGATCTTGATATGGAAAAGGCCGTCCCAACAGGTAAATCTATGTTGATTGCTACGCATTCTGTAAACGAAATGCCCATGGATACTAGAAAAAAGATAGAATCTTACTACAAGAATTATGATTATATATTCTTTAATCATAATAAAACGTTTGACGATATAGATAATATCCAGTATTTCCAAGAATTAATGGACATGTTAAAATCTGACTATCGTATTCACGATTTTAATTGTAATATACACCAATCTCATCATTTTAAATTATTTCAAAGACTCTGATATGAAAGCATATATCATTACAATTTTTGATAATCAAGATAGTGTCAAACATGCAAATATCTGCCTACAGTCGATTAAAGATACAAACTCTGATCTTGATGCTCAACTATTCTCAGCAATCACGCCGGATACTATGTTTAATGTAACCTGGACGTGGCCTGCACGTAAAAAACAAACGTGTAATAAAACTGGACTTATTTTAACCGCTTATAAAAATGCAGACATTAACAAAAGAATTGCCTGTGCTCAAAGTCATTATATGCTTTGGAAAAAATGTGTAGAATTAAACGAAACTATTTGTATTTTAGAGCATGATGCTTTTTTTATAAAAAAATTTAATTTAACAGATTTTTCTGGCGGTGCAATGTCAATAAACTCGCCGTTAGATGCTACATTTAAAGATCGAGAGTATGACTCTTTGTTAGAAAATAAAGAAAACGAAGTCCCGTGGGTCACTGAAATAAATATACCGCAAGGACTTCCTGGCAATAGTGCTTATATAATTAAACCTTGGGCTGCTAAAAAAGCAATAGAATTACAAGACACCGTTGGATGGTGGCCAAATGATGCTATACTTTGTAAACAGTTATGTTCGTGGTTAACAGTTTATAAACCTTACTTTACTATATTACAGAATATCAAATCAACAACAGTGAATTAAATGATAGATTTAAAAAAATATAAAGCAGATAGATCTGCAATGAATATTACTGCGGAAGACGCATTGTGGGCCAGTAACATTCTTAATGATGATTTTATAAAAAATTGGATTGAACGTAATCCGGAAAATTATTTTGCAAGAGAAAAATATTACCCACCTTTTGAAAAGAAAACCAATGAAAAGGTTGCAGTAATTAATTTTTTAAAATTAAAAAACTCTAGTCCAAAAACTGTGCTAGATATTAGTACAGGTGCTGGACAGTTTATTAAACTATGTAAAGAATTAGGACACGATGTCGAAGGTACTGAAACACAGCAAAAGTTAGATACTACTGCTACAGAAATACACACCCACTATGGTGTAAACGTTTTTGAACTTACAATACAACACGGTAAAGAAATAAAGTTTGAAAAAAGCTACGACTATATTACATCTTTAAGAACACAATTTAACGATCTTGGAGTTTTATGGACTAGTAATGATTGGAAAAACTTTAAAGAAAACATGTTTGATTATTTAAACCCTAACGGAACACTTTTTTTAAAAACTAATTTAAAAATTCAAAAGCACGATGTTGGAAGAAAGCAGCAAGAAATGATAAACGCTTTCGGCCCACCTCTTCTTGGCTGGAATAGTTTTACATATTGTCTCAAAAAAGTATAACCAGAAAAAAGCGGGTTATAAATAGTTGCATGGATAAACGAATTGTACTTATTACTGGCGGGTTCGACCCATTACACAGCGGACACATTGCATATTTTAAAGCAGCAAAGTCTTTAGGAAATTATTTAATTGTCGGCGTTAACAGTGATGCATGGTTAACTAGAAAAAAAGGTAAACCTTTTATGCCATGGACAGAACGAGCTGAGATTATAAAAGAGCTTGGTATGGTCGATGAAGTTATTGATTTTGATGACAACGATAACAGTGCAAATTTTGCAATATATAAATGTTTACAAAAATATCCTAATCACAAAATTATTTTTGCAAATGGAGGGGATCGTGTTCCTGAAAACTGTCCAGAATACATTTATAAAAATACTCCGTGGGTAGAATTTGCTTTTGGTGTCGGTGGCGAAGACAAGAAAAATTCATCTAGTTGGATTTTAGAAGAATGGAAAAATCCAAAAACTTTAAGAGACTGGGGTTGGTATAGAGTACTTGACGACAAACCTGGATACAAAGTAAAAGAACTTGTTATCGAACCTGGAAAAAGTCTAAGTGATCAAAGACACTTTTTAAGATTAGAACATTGGTATGTTCTAAAAGGATCCTGTACTCTTAAAACAGAATATAAAAATATTACGCAAAAAATAGAATTAAATGAACTAACTTCCGGATATGTAATAGGAAAAGAGGTATGGCATAAAGTTACTAATAATACAGAAAACTTTTGTCATATTTTAGAAGTACAATACGGCGAAAAATGTGTGGAGAATGATATTGAACGAAGAAATTAAACCGTTAAAAATTTTTATAGGTTGGGATAGCAGAGAAGATATTGCATACCAAGTTGCTAGACAAAGCATCTTAGACCATGCAACTGTTCCTGTAGAAATTGTTCCTCTAAAACAAAAGCAACTTAAAAAAGAAGATTTATACTGGCGGGCAGTTGATAAACTAGCTGCAACAGAATTTACATATACTCGATATCTAATTCCGGAACTTACTAATTTCGAAGGTTGGGCTCTCTTTATTGATTGTGACTTTTTATTTTTAGAAGATGTTGCTAAGTTATTTGAACTAGTAGATGACAAGTATGCAATAATGTGTGCTCAGCACGATTATAATCCTCCTACTGGTGTAAAGATGGATGGTAAATTGCAGACTCAATATCCTAGAAAGAATTGGTCTAGCATGATGTTAATAAACTGCGGCCATCCAAAAAACAAAGTTTTAACAAAAGATCTTGTTAACAATCCTGCAAAAACTGGTGCTTATTTTCATAGATTTTCTTGGCTAGATGACACTGATATTGGTTCTGTAAGTTACGAGTGGAACTGGCTTGTAAATTGGTATCAAGAACCCACTGACGGCAAACCAAAAGTATTACATTATACAGAAGGCGGCCCGTGGTTTGAAGAATATCAAGATTGCGAATACGCAGCAGAGTGGTGCAAAGTTGCTAATAGATGCTATGCATCTATTGTTGATAACTTAACAAAAGAAATAAAGACAATCAGTAACCGACACATTGACATAGATGATATAACTTATACAAATCAAAAAAAAAATTATTTAAACACATAATACACTCTATAATAGATCCTAATGAAAAATATTATCCTTTATCGAAGGAAGAAGCACTAAAGTTATGGAATAACGAAATGGGAAATAAAATTGCAGCAATCGACAGCGAAGGTGGCGTAAATTATAAATCAAAAGGCCATTTGTATGACCCGTATCTTACTAACTTTATTATAGGATCTGGTGGATATATTAGCAGTTGGTCAGAAGAAGAAAACACTGATACTTCGTTAGTTATACGAGGCCTCGGCGGCGGTAGCAGAAAAGCTATAAAACATTGCTGGAAAACAGGCCGAACATTTTACGCTATCGACACTGGATATTTAGGAAATGTAAAGACTAAAATTTGGAATAGAGTTAGTAAAAATTCATTACAAAATTTAGGTCCTATCGTTAATAGACCAACTGATCGACTTAAACTGTTGAACTATAAATTTAATCAATTTACCCCGGGTAGAAAAATATTAATATGTCCACCTAGTGATAAAGTAATGGATCTTTGGGATCAACCATCCCCGCAACAATGGACAGAAAATGTTATAAAAGAATTAAAACAATACACAGACCGACCTATTGAAGTTCGACTTAAGCCGGATAGAACCGAGCGTGTTAATAATAATTCTATTCAATCTGCATTAAGCGACGATGTTTACTGCTTGGTTACATATAATAGTATAGCAGCAACCGAGGCATTGTTATTTGGAAAACCTGCAATTGCACTAGGACAAAACGCTGCACAAGTTTTGTGTAACAAAGAATTAAAAGACATAGAAAATCTAAAAATTCCAAAAAAGGATGAGATGTTAGCATTTGCTGCTCATTTAAGTTATTGTCAATTTAATCAGGCCGAATTTGCTAACGGTACAGCATGGCGTATAGTAAATGAGAGTCGTTAGTTATATTAATGTTGTACCTTTAAAAAATAAATCACAAGAGAAGTCTGATCTTTTAACAAAGTTTATTAAAGGTGTAAATGCATCAGGAGATACAGGAATTATACATACTGGATATAATCTTGTAGATTCGGATGTTGCAATAATTCAAGGTTGGCAACACGAGAGGGGCAAAAATGCCCCTCATCTACAATTAAGACAACAGATTATTGATACTCAAATATCTAAGAAAAAATTTGTATGTACTGCTGACAGTAATCTATTTCTTTACGCAAACAAGTCTAACGAACCTTATCATTATTTAAGATACAGTTTAAACGGTGTTTTTCCTAATACAGGAATATATTTTGACAAAAATACTGATCCGTCGAGGTGGGATCAAATACAACGTGATACAAGTATAGCCCTACAATCTCAAAAAACAACAGGAAAAAATATTGTGCTGTTTTGTCAAAGAAACGGCGGATGGAGCATGGGATCTGAAAATGTAACCGATTGGGTTAAAAGCACTGTTTTTAAAATTAGAAAATATTCCGATAGACCCATTGTTGTTCGACCACATCCTGGAGACAAACAAGCTGCTGAATACTTTAATCCAAAAAAGACTAGTTTAAGACATCTAAATAATGTAACTATTAGTAACTTTGATACTCCATTAGAAATAGATTTAAAGGATGCATGGTGTGTGGTTAACCATAACAGCAGTAGTATAGTTGGTCCTATAATAAAAGGATATCCAGCATTTATAACAGATCCTATCAAAAGTCAGTGTGCCGAAGTTACACACCATTCGTTTGAGTTTATAGAGAATCCTAAAGAGTTTGATAGACTATCGTGGTTACAAAGAATTTCCATGTTTCATTGGAAATTTAGCGAACTAGAAGATGGCAGTGCGTGGAAGCATATACGAAATTACTGCCAATAACTATTTTTATGTTGTGTGATTATATCTGTTTTTTTAGATTTTCCAAGTGACTTTCTGTCACCCTTCATATGATCCATCCACTTACCTAGTTTACTGTTAATCAACGGATGGCCGCCACCACCTGATTTTGCACCAATCAATTTTAGTTCGGCTGTATAATCGATAACATTAGGATGTCTAATTTTTAAAGAATTAAGAATCTTTCCAAATACAAATGAGTCATGCCATTCATCTAATTTAAAAATTCCATTTTCTGCATCTTCGTACATGCGTTCAAACTCTTGTAAAAATTCTTTACATGTTACATCGTGCAAGTTAAGTCCGTAGAAACCACATTCGGGCCATGACTGAGATTCCGAACCTCTTCCTACATAAGTAATCCAACTGGTTTTTGGCAATATTTCTAACCAATCATCATAATTCCAAGTTGAATGTATGAAGCTATCTGCATCCATCCACACAACCCAGTCGTCACCTTTTGTACATGCATCAAAAACTGCATATACTTTATTTGCAAATCTCACAGCATCCCATTTAAATTCTTTATGAAAATCTCTAGGACGACGTTCTGGCCACGGACACTTACCATTTGCTTTTGGAACATTTTTCCACTTTTCTTTAAATTTAGATAATTTAGGAAGAACTTCTTTGGCGTTTAGTATAGTAATTTGATTTGTGTCTGGATTAATAGGAAAGCAGTCTTCTGCATACACAACTAATTTTATTTTTTTATCAACATTTTTTGAAAATGAATCAATGAATCGTTGACCATATAAATCCATCCCGGGTTTATGAAAAGTTGTAATCACAGTTATGTTAGTCATGAGTTGTCCTTATTAAATAGCTATAGGTATTTACAAATGAAATTTAAACTATGGAGAGAATACGGTGCATTGAATTCAAAGCCAGTCTTTGATGCATTTGCCAAGGGGCTTGAAAATTTAGGCTACAAATCTGTAAATGATAACTCAGCCGATGTTGATGTAATATGGAGTGTATTATTTCAGGGTCGCATGTTACTAAACAAAACTGTTTGGGATAATGCAAAACGAGCAGGAAGACCGGTAATTGTTTTAGAAGTAGGCGGAATATCAAGAGGAACAACGTGGAAAATTGGTCTAAACGGTATCAACAAAGGTTCGTACTTTAAACCCGAATCTGCTGACAATAGCAGAGCTGCACAACTAGGACTAACCCTACAACCGTGGAGAATCAACGGAGAGTTCATCATTATCTGTGGTCAACATAACAAAAGTTTACAATGGCATAACATGCCGGCAATGAGTAAGTGGGTTATGGATACCATAGACACTATTCAACAATTTTCAAAACGTACTATAATTATTAGACCACACCCTAGATGCCCGTTGCCGCATATTGAAAATCAATTTAAAAATGTTTACAATCAAACACCTATTCATATAAGCGGAACTTACGATAGCTTTAATCTAAACTTTTCGAACACGTGGGCAACTGTAAGTTGGAATTCAAATCCTGGATCTCAAAGTATAATTGCAGGTGTCCCTGCATTTGTAAGTGAAAGCAGTTTAGCTAGTCCGGTAGCAAATATAGATTTGTCAAATATCGAAAATCCTTCAATGCCAGACAGACAACAGTGGCTTAACGAACTAGCATACACAGAATATACTATAAAAGAAATAGAAAACGGAATGCCTATAAAAAACTTGACACATATGATGCAACATGTTAAGTTTTAAAAATGACCCAAACCATAGAAGATATTCTTAGCATAGTAGTGTCTGTTAGCGATGCAGTTCTGCCAACAGACAAAGGAATTCTGGCCAGCATTGACAGGCAAATCAAACGTGGATCTGCACTAACTGATCGTCAATACGAATTGGTTAGGACAAAACTACTAACGTACAGAGATTTTTTGACTTCTGTTGGTGTCGCAGATCTAAACGAAACACTGGATAATCTAAAGTATCCTCTGCGGTCGGTGGATAGATCTAAGTCTGTTGTTATCAATAACAACCTAATCGAAGTCAGATTTCCTTTTAATAAAAAAACAATTTTGTTGCTAACCGAAGTAATCAAAAAATGTAAGCGGTTTTATCAACACGAAAAAGGAACAACTGTACACAAATTTAAAATTAACGAGACAACAGTTGACGAGATTGTAAGTGTGTTTATGTCGAAGAACTTTTACATAGATCCTACAATTCTTGAAATCTACAAAAAAATCAACGAGGCCAAAATGGATAAAGAATCAATTCTTCCAGGAATCTATAATAACGAACTAAAGAATTTTAAAAAGTCGGCCCTTGACTTAATGAACCAAGAACTTGGACCTTTGACCAGCGAAAACTTAATTAAATTTTACGATCGCAGACGTCGTTACGGAATCTGCGAAATCGAGTGTTCTGCACACAGAAACACGTTAACCGAAACTATTGCATTCCGCGAAGAAACTGAAATTGCAGTTAATCCGGAAATTTATTCACTAGATTCTATAGTAGACGCAGTGCTTAAACTTGAAAGATTTCCACTGTTGGTATTGGTTGATCCTGAAAATCCATTGCACGATGTTTCTAAAATCTATAACGCATTCAATGGAGTAGTTCCTAACGAAAAACAAACAGTATTGTTTAGAGTAGACAATACTGAAACTTATAACTTGAATAACTTTATTCATGACAACAAATTAAACAATTGGCTTGACACAAGCACAGAAATTGTTTATATTAATAAGAATAAGCTTCCAAAATTGTTAGTTCGTGACAGTTGGAAACCTATGACCACGTTAGCATTATCAAGCTATCGTTCTAATTCCCACGTTTCTCTGTATGTTAAGGACGTGTGTGATCTTATCATTTATCATGATAAGAGTATGAGTATTATCGGTAACAAACAAAAGTATGGCAACTACTACTAAACTAATAATCGAAGACGAAGTAAATATAAAATTCGAAGGCCTAAGTGTAGACGTAAGACGTAAACTTTCAAACGCATTAAAGTTTGATGTTCCGTATGCTCGCCATATGCCCCATTACAAACTAGGGCGTTGGGACGGTAAGGTTGGATTTTTTGGTATCGGCGGGTCTGGCTATCTAAATCATTTAGATGTTTTATTACCAATACTTGAACAAAGTAACGTCACTATCTCTGAGATTGAAGATAGAAGGCATCCAGTTAGTTTAAAGTTTGAACCGATTGCAGAAGACTTTTGGGGAGACATAAGCTGGCCCAAAGGACATCGCTTTGCGGGCGAACCGATCAGACTGCGTGATGACCAAGTAGAAGTTATTAATCGCTTCTTAGAAAATCCCCAAGCACTTCAGGAAGTTTCTACAGGTGCAGGTAAAACCATCACAACTGCTACACTGAGTAAACTGTGCGAACCGTACGGACGCACACTTGTGATTGTACCCAACAAAAGTCTTGTAGAACAAACACTTGACGACTACGTCAATTGTCAGTTGGACGTTGGCGTTTACTACGGCGACAGAAAAGATTTTGGCAAAATGCATACTATCTGTACTTGGCAAAGTCTTAACATTCTTGAAAAAAGATTCAAAGATCATGAAAGCACCTTCGGACTCGACGAGTTTTTAGAAGGTGTATCTGCGGTAATTGTTGATGAAGTGCATCAGGCAAAAGCAGAAGTACTAAAAACAATATTAACAAGAAATTTAAGTCATTGCCCCATACGTTGGGGTTTGACTGGAACAGTACCAAAAGAAGCATTTGAATTCCAAAGTATTTTAGCAAGTTTGGGTCCTGTAGTAGGATCAGTGACTGCTAAAGAATTACAAGACAAAGGAATTTTATCTTCATGTCATGTTAATATATGTCAGTTAATCGATATAAAAGAATTTAGAGATTATCAAGCTGAATTAAAATATCTTGTAACAGACGAACAACGATTAAATTACATTAGCAAACTTTTATTAAAAATCAAAGATTCAGGCAACACACTTATTTTAGTAGATAGAATTACAGCAGGCGAACAACTACAAAAACTTATCCCGGGTTCCGTTTTTATTAACGGTTCAGTTAAAACTAAGGATCGTAAGGAAACATATGATGAAGTACAAGAAGCTGACGACATGGTTATTATCGCTACCTACGGTGTGGCGGCTGTTGGTATTAATATACCTCGCATATTTAATCTTGTGCTTTTTGAGCCTGGTAAGTCTTTTGTACGTGTTATTCAAAGTATAGGTCGCGGCGTTAGAAAAGCAAAAGACAAAGACTTTGTACAAATATGGGATATTACAAGCACTTGCAAGTACGCAAAAAAACATTTAACCGAGCGTAAAAAGTTTTACAAGGATGCACAATATCCATTTACAATAGAAAAAATAGACTGGAAAAAATAATAACATGAGGATTTTAACCCTTGAAAATAAAACATTTGAACTAAATCACTTACCCGATACCGTAGAAGAAACTGTTAGATTTGCAGTTTTGGATAACAGCAATCCTGCAGATCCGGATTTCTTTTTTAATCCGCTGATTTTTTTAGAAAGTTTTAACAGTCCTGCAATTGTACTTGAAATTGGAGGTCACGAAATCACCATGCCGTTGGACTGGTGTATTGCAGTAGGATGCAGCGATGCAGGAAGTGACTTAGAAATACTTCCTCTTACTAGCTTAAACGACAGAGGTTTTGAAGCATTTTTATTCAATCCTCTAACTGGATCTTACCCACAATTTGGCAAGATCGAAATACTAAATTTTTACAATGACGTAAAGTGGTATTTTCCAAAAATGCGTAATGGACAATTGTTAAGTGTTCCTATAACAGATACTAAAAACCCCCAGTGTGCATTTTTTGTAAAAGACATTAGTCGTCAAAGTGAAATTATTGACTTTGGAAAATTATTATAAATTAAGGCATAACGAAAGGTTTTAAAAATGCTCATTCAAACTAACAAGGCCCCGTCTCTATTTATTACCAAAAAAAATACATTAAAAGGTAAAGTGTCCTACAGCGAATATGTAGAAAAGACAGAATATAATTCTGAAGTATTAAAAAGAATAGTTAAAAATAATGAACCTCTAAACTTATTGTTAACACAAGTTTATACTTACGACAACAACCCTGGAGACATCCATTGGTCACTGTTGCAGCCAAAATGGGCCGACATTATACCAGCAACGTTCTTAGGTCATTTAGCTATTACAAATGATAACAACGGAGCCGACGGTATGCGTTATTGTAATAATAATAATTCGTTTGCTGAAACTGAATATAAGATTTGTACAGTTAGAAGTAGTAACATAAATGTAGGTCCAAAGGGTGGCTTGAATATTCCGTCAAGTAATAAAAGTACATACCCAACAGGTATTAGTAGTGCAATTTCGGCGGCATATTGCATTCACTCAAACGAAAATCTCGATACTAAAAACAGAGAAACTTATCTTTGCTTAACAGATGTTAATAACAAAGATTTTCATTTTATCGACTTTTGGAGATTGTCAGGCGAAGTGGCTCTTGCATCTTTACAAGAATCGGACAAAAAGCAGAGAATGATTTCTCTTGCAAAGTTTATAAATTACGGCGAAACTATCGAAGCAGTTGTTCCTACATATTCTTGGCAATTGTTTGAACTAGATCAAAAAAGAAAAAAGCATCCTGATACAAAAGAACGAAAAAAATATGAAAAATTATACAAAGCTCTTAAGGATGCAAAATGAGTATCAGAGCAGGTTGGATAGATATCATTAACGAACGTAAAGCATTGGTAAATGATATTATTAATTGGGCTCCTACAGCTGGTGTAAAAATTAAATCTATTAAAGTATATGTATAAGGAGAACACATGGGAATACGTGCAGGAAAAATTTGGGGTAATACCGAACTAATACACGCCAATGGTGTATTAGAGTTTCACCGTATAGAATTTAAAGCAGGTTACAAATGTTCAGAACACGAACACAAATTTAAGTGGAATGGCTTCTTTGTTGAAAGTGGCAAGATGCTAATACGTGTTTGGCAAGACGGCGATCAAAACGGTCTAGTTGATGAAACAATACTGGAAGCAGGACAATTTACTCAAGTAAAACCTGGCAAAATACATCAATTCGAAGGTCTTGAAGATGGCGTTGCTTTTGAACTTTATTGGGCAGAATTTAACCACGACGACATCGTAAGAAGAACAATAGGTAAAAAAATTGGGTAATCTAATTCCGGGTGAAAAATTAATTTACGAACGTGTAGGTAAAGTTATCTATGCAAGATATTTTAATAGACCGGAAATACCCAGGTGGCCTATTGGCGGACAAGACATTGAAGAATACAGCGTTAAAGACTTGTCTAACATTGTTGAGTTAAGTAAAACAAATTTGACTCTTAAAAAAGAACTAGACAAACTAATGAATCTATATTATATTGTAAAGGATCACAAATGAAAATAATTGCAGGCCCGTGTCAACATGAAACTTTAGCACAGAGTGCAGAAATTGCACGTGAATGCAAGCGTGTTTGTGAAAAATACGGCGTTGAATACTATTTTAAAGCTAGCTATGATAAGGCAAACAGAACTAGTATAAACGGACAACGCGGCGTAGGGCTCGAAGCTACAATGTACGATTTCAGAAGCCTTAAAGAAACTCTAGGCGTAAATACGTTAACAGATGTGCATGATATAAATCAACTAGTTTATATCAATACAGCTTGGGGTGATTATATAGATGTTTATCAAATCCCTGCTTTTCTTTGTCGCCAAACAGATCTTATCAGAGCTGCTGTGGAGACAGGCAAAACGGTCAACATTAAAAAAGGACAGTTTCTTGCGCCGTGGGATGTCTCGGGCATTCTATCGAAAACCCGAGGCGCCAAAGAAGTCTGGATAACTGAAAGAGGAACAAGTTTTGGCTATAACACCCTTGTTGTTGACTACACTGGTATGCAGTATATTATGGATAATTATGATGTTCCGTTTGTGTTCGATGCGACACATTCTGTTCAAAAGCCCGGCGGACAAGGAAACTCTAGTGGTGGTAACCGTAGTTATGTTGCTGGCCTTTGCCGTGCTGCTAGTGCAATGGGTGTTGATAATTTCTTCTTAGAAGTTCACCCAGATCCAGACAATGCACCAAGCGACGGGCCTAATATGTTACGTCTCGAAGACTTTGAACAAGTCGTAAAAGACATTTATGAATTTAATTATAACAGGAGAATACAATGAAGAAAATTACACTCATTGCAATGCTATTTGGTACCGCAGCATTTGCACAAACAACAACAACTACACCAGTTAATCCACAGATTACCGACGCAGTAACACAAGCACAACACGACGAACTTACTGCTAGAGTTTTAGAACTAGAATCAATAATGGACGAACTTTTTAGAAAAGATCAACTAGAACACACTAGAGCATTTTTTGCGTTTGATAGCTTTGTTGCAAATGAACAAAGTAAACCAGTAGTAAACGAACTTGTTTCTTTTATGAAAGATTATCCTGCATACTTTCTCACTATCGAAGGACATGCCGACGAACGTGGCACAAGAGTATATAACTTGTCCATCGGCGAAAGACGTGCTAGTTGGATCAAACAAGAACTTGTAAAAAACGGAATTGATTCAAACAGAATTCAAACTGTTAGCTACGGTAAGGAACGTCCAGCGGTAGTAGGATCAAATGAAGTTGCATGGTCACAAAACCGTCGCACTGTTTTTGTTTTGATCAAATGACTACTGCAATTTTAATACCTGCTAGATTGTCTAGCACTAGATTTCCAAAAAAAATGCTAGCCAATCTCAACGGGCGTCCGTTAATACAACGTGTGTTTGAATCATGTTGGAACTCCGGATACGACACTTATGTTCTTACAGATAGTCAAGAAATTGCTGATATTCTTCCAACAAATCGAGTAATAATGACTAGAGAAGATCACGAGAACGGAACCAGCAGATGCATGGAAGTTATCGACGAAGTATTACAATATGACAGATATATTAACGTACAAGGCGACATGCCAGACGTTACTGCTGAAATGTTAATGAAAATTGACATAGAATTAAAAACATATTCAGACGTTGCTACAGCATATTCTACTATGGACTTTAATGATCGTCAAAATCCAAATGTGGTCAAGATGATTCATAACAGAGGCAGAGCTCATTGGTTTTTAAGAGCACCTCTGTCATATGGAGATAGACATTTAGGAATTTACGGTTATAATAGAATAGCAAAGTCATATTACACTGCAAGTAAGAAATATGTCGAAGAAGATATTGAAAAACTTGAACAACTTAGATGGATACAAAACGGTATTAAAATTGGTGTTGTTGAAGTTGAATTTAACGGCGTTGAAATCAATACTCCAGAGGATTTGGAATTATGGGAAAAAATAAAGAAGTAGACTTGTTCGAAGACATGATTCCTGCAATTGATCTCAATATAAAAGAGTTGTGGGATGCATCGAACGAAGCAGGTCAAAAAGAAATCAAAGGCGACATGTGGACTCTTAATCGCTACATCAGCAGCGTAAAAGGAAACAGAGAAAAGCAAGAGCTTGCTGTTTTTAAAACCAATGAGTATTATAATAAAAATTGGAATTCCATAGGACTGCGTCACCCAAAATTACAGTGGCAACTTTTGTGTATTTCTGGAAATACAGGGAAAAAAGAATTCCATCCGTGGATAGGATTAAAACAAGCCAAAGGTGTAAACACTAAGGCTGTTAAATTTTTAGAAGAAATATATCCAACTAAAAAAATAGACGAGATTGAATTAATTGCTAGAATATTTACAAAAACAGAACTTGAACAACTCGCTAGAGATCATGGCTACGAAAAAATTAGCTTTTGATAAGCCTTTTGTATGCGAGTACTGTGGTACTGGATATGCAAAAGAAAAAACTCTTATGGTTCATATGTGTGAACAAAAAAGAAGGCACTTACAAAAGTCTGAGAAAAGAGTTCAACTTGGATATCAGACCTTTGTAAGATTTTATCAAAAATCGGCCGGACACAAGAATATAAAAACCTATGAAGAATTTTGCAAAAGTCCTTTCTACAATGCGTTTGTAAAATTTGGTTCATTTTTAAATAATGTAAAACCATTATACACCGAAAAGTATATTGACTACATTGTAACAAGCGGTGTTAAAATTGACCATTGGTGTAATGAAACACTTTATGAAAAATATGCTGTAGATTTAATAATGAAAGAAAATGTTGAAACAGCATTGGAAAGATCTGTTAACACTATGATAGAATGGGGCGTAGCTCACAATGCACCTTGGAATCATTATTTCAATTATGTTTCTTTAAACAAAGCTACGTTTGATATCAAAGACGGAAAGATATCGCCGTGGCTTATATTAAATTGCAAGTCCGGCAAAGAAATGTTGTCTAAATTCAATGACGAACAGTTAAATATGATATATCATATAATGAACCCTGAACATTGGGCGTTGAGATTTAAACGCCAAAGTCGGGATGTTGAACTTGTAAAAAAAGTTGCTAAAGAAGGTAATTTGTAATTGGACGTTGACATAGACTTCGGTGATAGAGACGTTGTTCTCTCTAAAATTATGCATCATGTTGCTAAACTAGAAACCGGTAAAAAACATAATACTGGAATTTATGTTACTCCTATTCCTCACAATCCGATTACTAATATATCTACAATAGATTATAAAGATGCTGAAAGTAGAGGATATTTTAAATTAGACTTTCTTAACGTTTCATTATATAAGAATGTTAAAGATGAATCGCATTTAATACATCTATCTAAAAAAGAACCAATGTGGGAATTGTTAGAACACAGCGAAGTGGTAGATCAACTATTTCACATTTCGGGTCACAGTGACATTTTAAAGAAACTAAAGCCCAAGTCTGTTTTAGAATTAGCATGTGTTCTTGCTATTATAAGACCTGCCAAGAGACATTTGTTAAACGAAAGCTGGGAGACTATACATCGTGAAGTGTGGACTAAACCGTCTAATGAACAATACTATTTTAAAAAATCTCATGCAGTGTCTTATGCATTAGCTGTAGTAGTTCATTTAAATTTGCTTTGTGAAAGCTTTACTTAACTTTTTTTATTAATTGAACGCTTTTGCGTTTTACTCTTTTTAGTGCAAGATTATTAAGATTAACACACGGGCCTATTACAATTTTAACATCTTTACTATTCATAGTCATCATACAATATCTTAGAGAGTCTATCTCTCGTCTTAAAAAGATGTTTATAGGAATCAATCTGTTTGACTCCCACCACCAAATTTCCCCAAGATCAAGCAGTAATCTTTTGTGGTCTTCGGTTTTTAAATTTGTGTATACAAACATTGTTGTAACATACTGATCTTGGTTTGAGATGATGCCGACGTATTCGCTGCCGCCATATGCAACCACACTTACGTAAGGGAATTGGTGTTCTATTTCTTTTAATAACATTCTTGCAATAAATATAATATAGTTAAGGATTCGGTATGCAACTAGCCCCTAGATATTTAGTCAACGAGAGAATAAATGTTATTACAAACGATGCCGGATTCTTTGTGGAGTATAGACCTGTGTATAGTAGAACCTTAAATGTGTATAAAAACATCGATAATACAATATCGTTTAGATTATTAAACGCAGATCAAAAACCTGTACCAATAACAAACGGTGTTCCGTATATTGTAATATTTGATGAAAATCAAACAAAGATTCTAGAAAGAGAATGCACTGTAACTGACGACGGTTCTACAACAGCAACTAGAGGAATGTTTCAAGTTACTATAACAGAAACAGACATGCTGGATATAAAACAACAGTATTTACAATACAACATTTATATGTTAAATTCAAATAATACAAAAACAGTTACATATGCAGGAAGAAATTTTTCAAGTGCAGGAAGAATCTTTTTAGATGCAGGAGCATACCCTGGACCAAAAGGCAGTATAGAAATCACAAACTTTTTTGCCGAAGGACTATATTGGGTTGCAGGATCTGACACAGAAGACAAAATATCTGCCGAACCAGAAATCAATGGTGCAACTGCTTTACATACTGTTGCAATCTACAACGACGGATATGCAGGCAATGTTGAAATACAAGCAACATTAGATAATCAACTTTCTATGTCAAGCAACTGGGCAACTGTTAGCACTATCACACTAACTGGCGACGAAACAGAACCTGTGCCTGCTAACTTTAATGGATCATTCACATTCGTAAGATTTAAATTTAACAACGATCCAACAGCGACAATTACTAGAATACTTCTAAGAAACTAATTGACATTGAGATTCTAAAATGCTAGTATACTGACATGAGCATCGTGTCAGAAACAATATCCTCTTTTCTGCCGTCTAAGCGTAAACAAACGCCTAGTGGATGGTTGTCATTTAACGGTCCTTGTTGTGTACACAACGGTACTTCTGCTGATAACAGAATGCGGGCTGGTATTATCGAAGAAGGTGAATCTGTATCCTACCACTGCTTTAACTGCGGATACAAAGCTTCGTGGCAACCCGGTCGACACATTTCTTTTAAACTAAAACAGTTAATGATCTGGCTCGGTGTACCAGACGATGCTATTAACAAACTTGCAATAGAAGTTCTTAAAATTAACGAAGGTGTTGAAACACAGTATCGTTCAATTGAACTGCCAACTTTTGAAAGTGTTCCGTTACCAGAAAACGCTGTAAAAATACATGACGATCCCTGCGATGTTTCAACACAGTTAACCGAAGTTAAAGAATACATGTCCGGACGAAAACTCTGGATAGACGAAGGGTATGAATACTACTGGAGCTCTAGTTTAGCCTACAGAGATAGATTGATTATTCCTTTCTACTATGAAGGAAGAATTGTAGGGTGGACTGCTAGAACAGTAAAGTCTGATAAAAAACCAAAATACATTACAGAATCACAGCCGGGATTTGTTTTTAACTTAGATGAACAAAGACCGCAAAAAGTATTTTGTATTGTAGTTGAAGGTCCTATTGACGCTATACACATAGACGGTGTTGCACTTATGCGGGCCGAAATAAACGATCAACAGGCAATGTTAATTGATCGTTTAAACAGAGAAGTTATAGTGTTGCCCGACAGAGACAAAACAGGTGCAGCACTGATCGAACAAGCAATTGATCGCGGGTGGTCAGTATCTATGCCTGATTGGGCACCAGAAATCAAAGACGTAAATGATGCAGTTCTTAAATACGGTAGACTATATACACTGTATAGTATTGTTTCGGCAGCCGAAACATCTCCTTTAAAAATTAGATTGAGAGCGAAAAAATGGTACGTAAATTTGTAAACTTCGTAACTTGGCCTTATCGATATATTCGCGATGAGTTAGCTTTAAGAAAAAAAATTAAAGAATTGCGTAAACGTGATCCGTTCATATACAAATGAAAGTATGGGGTATTAGTGCAAACAGTCACGACGCTGCTCTGGCTGTTTTTGATAAAAACACACAAGGTAAACTAACACTGGAATTTGCTAGTCACAGTGAACGTTTCAGCGGAATAAAAAATGACCCGCACCTAAATGCTGAGATGATTTCTTATGCAGCCAAAAACTATGGCAAACCAGATCGAGTAGTTTGGTATGAACAGCCTTTTAAAAAAACCATGCGACAATTTCTTGCCGGGCAAGGTTGGAATTATCAAGAAAACAATATACGAAAGTATTTGAAAAAATACAGCATAGATGCTCCTATTTCCTATGTGAGTCATCATCATGCCCACGCCGCAGCCGGTTATTATACCAGCCAGTTTGCTGATGCAACTATTATTGTGATAGACAGCATCGGCGAGTTTGAAACAATGACCATATGGGAAGCCGAAGGCACAACTCTTAAAAAGAAGTTTTCTCAAGGTTATCCTAACAGCATCGGATTGTGGTATAGTTCAATGACCGATCGTGTTGGTTTAAAAGCCAACGAAGACGAATATATCCTAATGGGCATGGCCGCATACGGAAATCCGTTAAAACATTATTGGGATATAACCGGAGACTTTTTTAAGTCATTTGGCAATGAATACGATATCAAAATCGAATTTGCAAAAAATTTACACCGAGGTTGTAGAGATTGGCGTCCACAACTGAGAAGTCAACAAGACTATTTCAACATTGCTGCTGCTACTCAAGAAGTATATGAAGCACTGTTATTAAACATCAGCAGTTGGGCATTAAAAAATTGTAAATCAAAAAACCTAGTTCTCATGGGCGGATGTGCTTTAAACTGCAAAGCAAATTCTCGAATTAAAAACCATTGGGACAATGTATGGATAATGCCAAATCCGGGTGACGCTGGCAGTGCAATAGGTGCAGTGCTTGCACACTATAAACAACCTGTTGAATGGCCTGGACCTTATTTAGGATTCAACATCAATCGCCCTTACCCGGTTGACTCACTGATAAGAGAACTTAAAAGATCTGGCATAGCAGGTGTAGCCAACGGTCGTGCTGAATTCGGCCCACGAGCTCTTGGCAATCGCAGCTTGCTTGCTGATCCACGCGGCCCTACCATCAAACATCGTGTAAACGAAATCAAAAGACGTCAGCAGTTTAGACCTTTTGCTCCGGTTATACTGGCGGAGTTTGCTGAAGAGTATTTTAGTGGACCGGTCAGTTCTTATATGCAGTATACTGCCGTCTGCAAATTTCCGGATCAGTTTCCAGCTATTGTGCATCGAGATGGCACCAGTAGAGTGCAAACAGTTTCAGCAGCTGACAATTCTGGATTGAGACAACTGCTGGAACAGTGGTATGCAGAAACCGGCTGTCCTATGCTGCTAAACACCAGTTTGAATATCAAAGGACGACCTATGGTTAATACCTGGGAAGATGGCCAAAAATTTGCTAGATATTATAATGTTAATGTTTATTGACGTTTAAGAGTTTTATAGTATAATTAGAATATGACAACAAGACAAAATACAGACTACGGTTACGATATACAAAAGCTTTATTTGGAAATGATGCTAACCGACGCCGAAACATTCATTAGGTGTCAGAGTGTGTTTGATTCAAACAATTTTGATAGACGTCTGCAACCAGCAGCACGGTTCATCAACGACTATGTAACCGAACACAATGCTATGCCCACCTTTGACATGGTAAATGCAACCACCAAGTCAGGACTAAACAATCCTGGCGAATTGCAAGAAGAACACTACGACTGGTTGTTGATAGAATTCGAAACATTCAGTAGACACAAAGCACTGGAAGCAGCAATCTTAAAAAGTGCAGACCTGTTGGAAAAAGGCGAATACGGTCCAGTAGAAGATCTTGTAAAACGTGCAGTGCAGATTGGTTTGCAAAAAGATCTGGGCACAGACTATTTTCGTGATCCTCGCAAAAGACTAGAAGCGATCAAAGATAAAAACGGACAGGTAAGCACTGGTTGGGCCAGTCTTGATCAAAAACTATTTGGCGGCTTCAACAGAGGCGAACTCAATATTTTTGCTGGCGGTTCCGGTGCAGGCAAAAGTTTGTTCTTGGCAAATCTAGGAGTCAACTGGGCTCTGGCTGGAATGAACGTGCTGTATCTAACTTTCGAACTCTCAGAAAACCTAGTCAGTATGCGTATTGACAGTATGGTTACAGGTGTTCCCACACGTGACGTTTTTAAAAGCATTGATGACGTAGAAATGCGAGTCCGGATGATTGGCAAAAAATCCGGTGCTATGCAGGTCAAATACATGCCCACTGGTAAAACAGCCAATGACCTTAGATCTTATGTTAAAGAATATGAAATCAAAACTGGCAAAAAGATAGACGCAGTATTGGTAGACTATCTCGATCTTATGATGCCAGTTTCAGTTAAGGTATCACCAGAAAATCTGTTTATCAAAGACAAGTATGTAAGTGAAGAACTGCGTAACCTAGCAATGGAATTGAACACAGTGTTTGTTACTGCAAGTCAGCTCAACAGAGGTGCAGTTGAAGAAATTGAATTTGACCATAGCCACATTAGTGGCGGCTTAAGTAAGATTCAAACCGCAGACAACGTATTTGGTATCTTCACCAGCAGAGCCATGCGAGAACGTGGACGCTATCAGCTACAGCTAATGAAAACACGTAGCAGTAGTGGTGTTAACAGCAAAATTGATCTAGAGTTTGATGTGGACACACTGCGTATTTCAGATACCGAACAGGAAGAAGATTCAGCTGGTGCAGCACCACAATCTGCAGGATCTGCAATAGTTTCTGCTCTCAAGAGAAACAACACAGTGAACACTGCCCCGGATCATCCGGATCGCGGCCAATCTATGCCAAAAGTCTCCGCTGAAGTTGACAGCACTAGATTGAGAAACTTCATCAACAATCTGGGCAGCGAATAAACTAGCTGAGATACAAACGCATCTGCACTGAACGAATCACTGGTCTAGTGCTGGAAGGATATCTTGGGTGCGGTGCTAGATCCAACACAACACCGAACCCAGATTCGGTATAGGGCACAGCCCCCGAGATGCCCCAAGTGTTGTTTGCTGCCCCATAACGTTGTACAGAATCATAGCTGTCGCTGGCTAGGTTCTTGCCCAGCAAACCGTTGAAATACAGTTGCACCACAGAGTCACAGATGCGATTCAATCTCAACACATGTGTTTCCACTTCAATGCCCAACACTGTACCAGATTCAGTGATGCCAAAACCACTGAACTGCAAACTGTTGCCACCGTACACATTCACTGCTGACTCCGCAGCAGACGTGCCTACTCCATAAAGAGGTGCTACAGAAATCAATTTTGACGGGCGATCCAATACAGAATCTCCATCGGTGTAATCTATTTCGTTTTGAGTTAAAACTGCGACCTGTTGAGGTCTATACCATTGTGTCCATGCCATACGGTATTTACCACAGGCCCTGGCCGCGAAGCGGTGCGTAGCAAATTTTTTAAGCAAATTTTTTACCCTATAATATACTCAGTTAACGGTAGAACAACAGAAAATCTACTGTGCCAGCGACCAGAGTACTATTGCAACGTAAAATCGAAAAAAATGTAAGACCACGTCATACGGCCCCGTATGACACGTCGTTAGCCACCGTATGACACGGTCTTGATTTTTAGCTCATTTTATATATTAGACTACACGTTGTATAACAATGTTCGACCCACTGTAGCGAAGCAGGTAGAGTGTTATAGCACTGTCTGAACCATGACTCACTGACAATGCTGCCCGACCGGATTCGGGCATTGGGCAAACAGTGAATCCTAGACTTTCAAATTGTGCAGCCACAGGCCGGAGTATCAGTGCATGTAGAGCACGAGTATAACTGGAAGCCGTAACAGCAGGATCTACTGAGATGTGCCACGTTGCCATGCTAGTCTGCTGACTCTGCTGTTATTTGTATACTGCTGTTATCCCAAGACAGCATAAACACTGTGATAGCACTGGCTCGACTGTGCTGTACTGTAAACTGTCTACGTCGATGAGGATTGTAGTAAGAGTCCACTGGAGGCAGCACGGTAAACCCATGTTTTAAAAATGTTTGTTTAGCATATTCAATGCTGATGTTTTGATCTGACCATATATTACGAATATGAATCTGAATGTTCCAAGTGTACATACAAATAAACTAACACAAACGTAGAGCAAGGTCAACCTGCCCTACGGGCAGTACCGGTACCCCGGAGGGGTACTCGTATGATAAAAAAATTTGCTGCAAAAAAAATTACAGGAGTACTTACAGTACCACGGTGGTCAGTTTTTGGCCCAAGGGGTTCCTGGGTTGTAAAAAAATTCTGCCGAGAAAATTTATATAGAAGTACTTACAGTTTCAGGGTGGTGATTCGGCAACCCCAGGTTTGGCGTAGCGTGGGGGAAAGATTTGGCTGCCGCTGCGTTAAAAACTGTGTCAAGCATAAAACGCATACGACCCCCCCGAGAAAAAAATATTTTTTTTATTTTACTATACGACACTTGACAAAAGTATTTTTGTTAGTGCAAGCACAGCACTTGCACTAACAGTTAGCTTATGTTACGCTGCGTGTTGTTGCTGTGCAACACTAGCGTTTTTGTATGCTTGCAACACTTGCAAAGCACTATGCAAGCAAAAATTAGTGTGTTGCTGTGCATACTTTTGTTTGCTTTGTGCAACAAGTATTGCAGCATTAATTGCGTGTTGCATGTTGTGCTGTGTTGCACATTTGCAAACATGTGCTGTGCAAGTGCAGCGTGTAGCATTGTTTGCTTGTGCAGCATAGTGCATGTTAAGCTGCATAAGTGCAACACTGTGCTGCACATAAGCTTTTGTTGCATTGTATTTGTAATAGTTAGCTTTTGCAGTGCTGTTATGCTGCGTTTGCTTTTTTGCGTAAGTGTTAAGCAAGTTGTTAAGCATGTTGTGCTACTTTGCTGTTTGTGTTGCTGTTACATACTGTTTACAGTATTGCGTTAGCTAATGCAAGTAAAATAACGCATAATAAAATTGCTTTATTAGTGCAAACAACGCAATATTATTACGTGCTTTTTTTGCATTTTGTTGTTGCGTTTGCTGTGCTGTGCTGCTATACAGTATGCATACAGCAACTAACAGCAAAGTGTAACACACATGCAATACGCAAACTATGCTAGCGTTGTTAACGCTATTAACTGTTATGACGACACTGTGCTTCGTGAAGCACAGCAGCTTGCACTAGCTATAGCACAGCACAACGAAGACTACTGCACAGACAGCTTGTTTGACGCAGTTAACGAAAGCGTTGACGACTTGGGTATGCAAGCTTGTTGGCAGCACACGGAAATGCGTAGTGCAATTGAACAGTATAACGACGAGTGCTACAGCACAGCAATTTACGAGCTTGTAATTGCAATGCTAAAGCGTAGCTCAGCATACGAGCAAGCGTTTACGTAACGCAAGCTTTTAAAAAAAACAAGCACAGTGCAAGTGTAAGCTTGCACTGTGTCGTCGTTTGTGCAGTTTGTTATTTTGTTATTTTGTTATTTTGGGGCGGGCCGGGGGATAGAACTTGGGGTAGCTAGTGCAAGCATTACACTTGCACTGGCTGTTTTTTTACAGTTTGTTTATGCGGCGCAGGCAGTAGGCGAATTGACGTGCAGGACGGGTGCGAGTGCTAATAGACATGCTGTTAGCATAGTATTCGTAAACTTCGTTATAAAGGGCTCCGGAGCTGTCAAGTTCTTTTGTTTGTTTGTATACTGCAAGTTCCTGCTTTGCTGCGTTGCTAAGTTCCATTTTGCAGTTTCCTTTTTGCTGTTTGTTTGTATTGTATAGCAGCTTGTATTAGCTAGTGCAAGCATTATTTTACTTGCACTAGCAATTAACAGCGGGGCCTTAGTAGACCCGTTTGTTACAAAACACAGTATTCCGTTTGAGGAACAAGTTCGTTTTCCTCAATGTAACGCAACACGCTAACAAACTGCTCCCGCATGTCAGTGTCAAAATACACAATTGTCGTGTGCAGTTCAACAGCGTCGCTCGTTGCAATAAACGAAGCAAGTGCGTCAGCAGCACGGGCAATGTCGTTTGCAAACATTGCAATGTGTTCCTGAGGAATTGCAGTTGCAAAATAGTTTTGCGTGTAAGCTGCAATAGCGTCACGCATTGCTTTTACAGTGTAAAACTTACGCAGCACAGTCATTTTACGCATTGTGTATTCCCTCTATGCGTTGCTTATGTGTACTGTATAGCAGACAGTGTCGGCTAGTGCAAGCACAAAATGCACTTGCACCGGCAGTTTTTTAGTCTTGCAATTGCAATTGCAATGTGTTAAGCTTTTGCAGTGCAGCGTCTTCTTCTGCTAGTGCAAGCTTATAAACTGCATAGCTGCCGCCTTGCATAGCTTCTGCTCGGCACTGTGCAGTAAGTGCTACAGCGTTTGCGTAACGCTTTTGTGCATTAGCAAGTTTTTTGTTTTGCATAGCGTGTGCTCCGTTTTGCTACGTTATGCGTTGTTTATAGCAGCTTGTGTCTGCTAGTGCAAGCATTATTTTACTTGCACTAGCAGTTTTTTGTGTTACGCTTCGTCTGCGTCTTCCTCAATTTGCTCCAACATAGCCGTAATGTCGTAGCCAACCGTCTGCATTGCAATAACAATCTGTTTCGCTGCTTCGTATGCATCCCAGCTTTGCACTTCGTCAGCATCCGTGCTGTCGTATGCATTAGCAGCAATTTGTGCAATGTTAGCAAACAGTTCTTCGCGTGTCATGTGCAGTCCCTCTTGTGTTGCCCTATGTGTTATGTATAGCACAGCACACAGCACTTGTCAAGTAAAAAGTGCTGTGTGCTGCAAGTTTTTTTAAATATTACACGCTATAAGTGCTTCGTCAAGCATGTCGTGTACTGCACTGTCGTACGCATAGTTATACTCCGTAGCAAAATCCACGTCGCTGCTGCACATAATTGTGTCATATTTGTTAATGTTATACTGTTTAAATGCAGCAATTATGTCGTTTGCACTATTACAAAAAACGTCAACAGTTTTATTAATACGCAGTACAATTGCGTTTGTAGCGTCGTCAAGCATTACAAAAACGTAATTAGTATTTGCTACAGTGTTTTGCATATTGTGCTCCTCGCATATGCTGTGTTGCTTACAAATACAGTTATACACTATGCAGCACAGTTTGCAAGTAACGTTTTGTTACAGTTTTAGTGCGTGTTGTAACAATACGTTATCTCCTACCTCTGCCTCACTCTACACCCCAGCCACAGTATTTCTTCCCACGCACAATATCAAAAAACTCTGCACCTGCAACCGCACCAATCCAGTCGTAAATGTAGTCTCGTGCTGCCGTGTCCATCTCCCACAGCCGGTCTTCAACCAATCGCCAATCACCTTCGGCTAGCAGCACACAAACATCAAGCCCAGCACTGGCATCTCCCAACAGCATAGCTCGCATAGAACGATCCGCTGCCCAACGCTCCTGGTCCGTCCGCATCTTTTCCATTACCAGCAGTTCCACTTGAAGTGCAAGTTCCTGCCAGTTGATGTGGACAGTGCCGGTAAGAGTGGGTTCATTTACAGTTACGATAGACATCTGTTTGTCCTCTGTGTTGCTGTCTGTTGTATGCTGTATACAGTGTTTTCAGCTTGGGGTCAACCCCAAACGATCGTTTAGGATTGAATTGATTTTACGGAGGATCATGTCTTTGATGCATGGCGGCGCAGGATCGTCCTCCAGCAGCATAATTGCATCCAGCAGTTGCATATCCGTGCAGGCCTCAAGACGAGCCAGTTCTTCAGCCATTTCTTTTTGCATTGCAGTTTCTCCTGTGCTGTGCCGTTGTTATACAGACTGTAGGAGCCGAATGCAACCGTTATTTTCGCCGGCCTGGGAACTGAATTACTGTGGCAGATTCTGCCACATCTGCTGGCATCAGATCACTATACAGCGGGGCCGAATCCAGTGTATAGTCTTCAACAGCCATCAGTTGTGCTGTAACATCAAATACCGTTTCCAGGTTCTCTGGGTAGCTGTCGGTACCGTATGAGTCGATGGCTGTGTTGACCGCAGCACGTAGAGCTCGCAGCACAATCTCAGGTGCAGTGTAGCTCTCAAGAATTCTTCGCAGTTGTTCAGTAGGGTCCACAATCTGTTTCCTTGGGTTGGAGGTGTTCGCCTACTGTGGGCGAACACCCATTGTTGATTAGTCCAGACGCGAGCCAGCGTAGGCAGTGAAGCCATAACGCTTCAGCACTTCTGCGGCAGCACGAGCACCAGCTTCTTTGGTTTCGATGTTTTGTGCACCGTGACGGCTTGGGTTCCAGCATTCGTAAGCCTTGCCGGTCCAGTCTTTGCGGAAGCCCAGAGCTTCGATATCGCGACGTTCAATCTTACCATCGCGGGTGTTGCCCTTGTGCTTGGGATAGATCGTAACCCAAGCAAAGCCACACATGCCGCGGTCTACTCCGCCCATTTGTTCAGCAAAGAACTGGTTGGCAGCATCACGGGCAGCAGTTTCAAACTCTTCGCGGATTGCAGTGGTGTCCATCAGTGGTCTCCTTGTTTGCTCTATGCCTAATGTATAGCAGATCACAGTCTCGGGGTCAACAGGAAAAATAACCCGCACAATCAGATTGTGCAAACCGTTTCGCATATCGTATACAGCGGGGCCATCAGTTGTGGTAGGTCTTGGTTACGCGGAGAACTTCGCCATAGCAGTTGATCTCGTAGAGGTATGTCCAATGACGACGATATTCAACTTCCTGACGGCATACACGGTAAGGATCTGGCTCTTGGTAATAAACCACAGGCGGCGGATATTCGGTTTGTGGATACACCACCTGCGGGCGTGGCGCCTTGAGTGCATCTACTACGATTGCACCCACAATGAATCCGCCGAGGATCTTTTCGAAGTCACCTGCGTGAACGGGTGCAGCAAATCCCAGTGCCACCATTGAGGCAAGAATCATTTTACGCATGTTCGGTCTCCTTGTATGCTCTTACAGTATATATCTTAAGAGCAGATGTCAACCCTCTTTGAACGAGCAAACCTAATTAGATCTCTGTCGACGGAGGTCAATCTTTGGACATCGTATCCAAAAGGTGTATTGACACTTTCCAATCGAGCTGCTAAGTTGGCTGCGGCATTAGCAATGGTGTCGTTCGAGGAATTCTCAGCTAGGTCTCTGAGATCTTGCATTATACTGTATAAGGTCATTTTCTTCTTTTTGTTGACGGGCAGTTTAGTGTCTTGCCCAGGACACCGTCTCATTCGAGAGGTTCAGTGCAGTCGCAGTCCACAAACTCGTAGCGGCCTGCGTCAATCTTGGCTAGCCATTTGCCAAATCCTGTAGGATCTTCCAGTGCAATAATCAGTAGCACTATCGTAAACAACAGGAAAAAGCTCAGCAGCATATCGCGGATGTCGGCAAAAACGTTCATTGGCATTCCTCTAGATTATAGTGTTCACAGTCAGCAAGGTACTCAGGATCCAATTGGGAAGCTAGGAAATTTTCGTGTGCAGCCCGGTCGGCCAATGCTTCGGCCGGTGAAGTTAATACAGGTACGTCGCCACAAGCAGCTAACGTCAGTGCGGAAATCAACATCATCCACTTCATCTGCAGGGCCCTTTCTCTTGCTCTGTATCTTTTTATAGCATCAAGCGACACTGAGGTCAACCATTACCAGACGTGAATAGAAAGACTTTCTGTGTTGTGTTTCCAGTTCATTTCTTTGCCGCCTGCTGATTCAATGCTTTTGCGGAATGCCGTGCTGTCACGACGGCTCTTAAGCACATACCGTTGAACTTTGACTTCGGTGTGTGCAGGACGACGCTTGGTTGCAGGACGTGCAGTTTCATAGACTGCACCGTAGCTGGCAAAGTAGTCCTTGACACAGTCAACAACAGCGGCTACGGCTGTTTGGTGTGCAAACGATCCAAACACATCCGGATGACGGTCCATGGCTGCTTCTGCACGACGATTGATGTCTTCGATAGCAAACCAACTGGAGCCGACACTGTGTGTCTCTTTGGTTTCTTCCTTAATCATAGTAATCTCCTACTAAGATGTATGTTGCAGGTGCACATTCTTCATTATCATTAGCATAGAGCAATCCGTCCTCGCGGTCAAGGAAAAAGTCCTTGCTTTCAGGATCGATATCATCTACATCAACGAATTCAACCTGGCCGAGATAGGCAAAATCGTCGAGGCACCCGCAGCTTTGAACAAAGCGATACACTCCAGGCTTATCAACAGTCTTGCCGATAATATCACTGGCTTCTCTCTGCGAGAATTCGTTGAGGTAGTCGATGCTGACTTTAATCATCACAGCTCTCCCTTGCGATGCTTTTGTTTGCGGGTGTATTTGGTTTTGTCACGCACAGTGCGGACGCGGAACTGAGGTGTGGCAAGTTCACGTGCAACAGGGTTGCGACGCTGAATGTCTTCTGCACGGATTTGGATTTTCATCGTGTTGCTCCTCGTTTGCCCTATACCGTTTATATAGCATTGAGTTCAGTTGGTGTCAACCATTATCTTCTCAAGTTCGTCGACGTGATACATATAGCGTTGGCGAGTCTTGAACCTTTTATCAAGCCGCACACGAAGCCAACCTTCAACAAAGCCTTCATCTTCAACAGTGCCCAACAGGCCCTGGGTGGGACGAAGTGCTGGAGCACGGACCTTCACACGGTCTCCAATTTGGATTGTCATCTCTTTCAACCTCTATTTGAACTCTACTCTAACCAAATCGCCTTGTGGATTGAACATGGTGCAGACTCTGTTGCCCACCGCCTTGACAGTGGTACGAGTTTGCCACCACAGTTCGGCTTCTGCCTCAGTGTCTACCAACACCGCATTCCACTCCAACGGTCCACCAGGATTATCTGCTGGTGGTTTGGAGAACTGTGTTCTTACTTGCCACATCTGAATTCTCCGTGTTGCCCTATGCTCGGTTATAGCATAGGGCAAGGGTGGTGTCAACCTCTGTCTGTGTAGAAGATGTGATTGTCGATACGCACCACACGTTCAAAACTCTTGGCCCAAGTGGGCTTGACAGATGCAGCGTGGAAGTAGGTCGCTCCCTCAGTGGGATCACGTTCTACTCCGTATGACTGTAGGACTTCTTCTGCAACGACTTGTGCAGTTGCCCAAGCGGCTTGGTCCTTAGGTCTATCGCTCTTGCCATCGTGTGTCCAGGAGAACTGTTGATCTTCCCACACTACAGCACAGATGGTATCGGGGAAGTCCGAGTCCATTACTCTGTTGAGTGTAACCCAGCCTACAAACTCCTGTCCTACCTTGCTCTCGCCACGAGATTCAAAATAGACATTCAGTGCTAGGCAGTGTCGGTCTTCTTTGCTGACCTCAGCAAAGATGGCTTCGGGATCAGGGCGTGGCTGCATAGGTACAGGCACATGAACAATCCGTTCTACCACTCTGTCGATATACACTACTTCTTTGGGTTCGACGGCCGCTTTTGCCTCATCTGCCGTCAAGTAAACCACTGCCATTGCAACGATCACGGCTGAAGAAGCAACGCCGCCGATGATGGTACTCATCCTCATTGGATTCTCCTTTTTGTCGTTCGTGTAATAGTTATACTGGTATTGCTCGGAGTAGTCAACGTATATAATAGGAGTCAGCGAGATCTTGCTGGTTCCTAAGCAGGTTCTTGCTTAGCCTAGAATCAGAAGTTAGGCTCGTAGTCACCGAACTCTTTATGCGTCAGCATCACTTGTTTATACAGTTGCGCCGCAGTAAGCCCACGATGCAGTCGTGCTAGACGGCTCATCGCAACTTGAATACGCTCGTCTGTGGGCTCTACAAAGCCGTCGTCGTCCGCTGCTACAGCCGTCTGTGCAGGCTTTACAGCACGTTCTTTGGCTGCTTTAGGCTTAGGTGCAGCGGCAGGCTCTCGGGCTGCTACACGCTGCAACAGTGCTCGTGCATCAGGTGTGCAAAAGGGCGACTCCAGCAAGTGTGCAGCGGCTGCCTCTCGAGTCATTGCAGTGGGCAGCTGGATCAACTGGATGTCAGTGTTCTCGCAGCGTTCCAGCATAGCAATACGACCCGCAAGATCGTTTGCAACACGGAACTTAAGCTCACCATTTTCCTTGCTAGTGCCAGCAACAGTGAAAGTCTTCATCTTGCATCTCCTTAGTCTGCATACTGAGCGTTGAACAATGCTGCCTTGAAGGTGCCACCGTGAACAATCTTGTTGTCTGCTAGGCGTTTGCCGAACCAAACATTACCTGCATTCCAGAACGTCCAACCTTCCATCTTGCATCTCCTTGCGTTATGCACTGTGTATAGCAGAATCTTTCTGCCAGTGCAAGAGAATAATTCCTCTTGATCCGGTGAGTTGTTTGTGTTATACAACTTGTGAGGCCGGAGAGTTCCGTACGGGAGGGCACGGAGCCCTGAACCTATGGTTTAATCATTAAACCATTCAGTCAAGGGGAAAGGGTGCATTGCTGCACCCTTGTTCTCGTTCACATCTGCCAATAAGCTTCGCTTGCGGGCGACATGTAGTTGGGCGTATTCACCGACTCCATGTATGACTGTCCAGTCATCAAGTTAGTGCGTTCTACTTGACGCTCGATGTTGTCTTGGAAGTAGGTGTATTCAGCAACCGCATAGTCGTTCCAGTTCAGGTAGCGTGTCACATGACGCTTTGCTGCCTGCTCAGTTGCAAAGAACTCGTCGCCGTTTGCACGACGTGCGGTACGAGTAGTATCTTTACGGTAAACCACATAAGCCATTGTGTCTCTCCTTGTTGCTTACAGTTACACAATATAGAAAAAGCGATAAGGGGTCAAGCCCCTTATTTCCACTCTTGTCCATCGGCACGGAGTGCAACAATACTGTCCATTGCGAACGTGCGGATAACAACCTTGTTCTCAAGTCCGCCTTGCTCGCCTTCACGCTTTTCCGGAAGACCATCGATTGCCGATTCGTCAACCGGTTTTCCGTCGAGCAGGTATTGCACGTCGCCAGCACGGAGGAAGATTACTTCCAAGTAATGAGTACCTTTGTGTTCCACAAACGGCGTGCCTGCAATACGCTCGCCCCATGCACGAGGGCTGAGTTCAAAGCCGGCAGGGTCCTTGCCTTCTTGCTCCAAACGACGCAGCACCATTGCGTTATATGCACTGCCGTTGGTGTTGCTGAAGCACATAACAGTGGCACCAGTCATTGCCTTTGTAACACGGCCCTGCTGCGGGTTCTTCTTGCCACCTTTGAGCACAACCGAAGTCACAGTGTCCATGCCAACGAACGTGCCGCCTGCAAGTGTGTCGAACGCAGTCTTTACAGTTTGGAAGTCCATTGCGTAGTCCTTTCTGTTTGTCTATGCTCTAGTTATAGCACCTAAGAGAAAGCGGTGCAAGCGTTATTTTGCCTGTACCGCCATTTTTTTTAGGCAGCAACTTCGGTCTGCTCAGCAGCCTTTGCAGCAATACGAGCAGCCAGTTTGGCTTTCTGCTCTGCCTTCTTTGCAAGCGTTTCAGCAATCAGCTGATCCAGCAACGCTTGACGAGCTTCTTTGGAAAGGAACTTGCCGCCTTCGCCGTGCGTCGGAATTTCAGCAATGGTGGGCAGCTTCATCGGACGGCCACGCTTGCCAGCAGCCTTCGGAGCATTCTTCTCAACGTAGGCTTCCAGTGCAGCCATCGCAAGTTCGGTTTGGAAAGCGGGCAGCGTCTTAAGGTGTGCCACAGCCGCCAGCTTGGTCATAGCTTCGGGCAGCTCAACGATCGCAATGTTCTCGTGGCCGGTGTATTCAAGCATATACAAACGAGTGTCAAAGCCATTGCTGAAGCGAGCTTTGGTCTTGCCGTTCAAAGTCGAAACGCCAGCAACAGTGTAGGTCTTGGTGTTGGTCATTTTACAGTTCCTTTGTGTGTGTTTGTGTGTGTTTCTGTTGTTTAGTATTAGCATCATTGCTAACACAAGTCTAGTTCTTTTTTTAGGCAGCCTGCAATTTTTTTGCGTCTTGCTTGCTGTCTATGTGTTGTTTATAGTTCCTATCGTTGTGTGTTGCAACCGAAAAGTTGTCTATATCTAAACTTTTTTTCGGTTGCATCTTTTTCTATTACCAGCTAGAACAGTAATAAAATTCCCAATGTTTGGTAATCTCCTCGTTGCCAAGGATCTCTTCCAGGCCCTTTACAGTGTCTTCCAGGTCCCGCCAGTAATACTCGTCGTATTCAGTGCCGCCAAAGAAAAAGCCGCTTTGGGTAGGCAACAGTGCTTGGGCATTGGCAATTGCATTAGGGCCGTTGCGGCCTGCAAGAACAGAACGGCAAGTATTCAGCAGTTCGTTCAGCTGTTCATCAGAAACGAAAGTCTCTTGACATTCGTCTTTGCCTTCCTGCACGTTATCAACGAACCATTTGTGGATCTGGTTCGACTTGCGCCAATACATCATCTCGCAGCTGACTTCTTTGATGCGGCGGCCTTTGAGCTCGGGGAACAGCGGCTCTACCGCAGCTTGGATGTGCTGGTCCGGGCTGTCAGAGAAGCCCCAGATATAGCGACGTCCGGTAAGATACATATCAAGTCCCATGTGCATCCTCTTTTGCTGTTTGTGTTTACAAGTTAGCAGAATCAAAAAGCATGGTCAACCTAATAAATGAAAATGCCCTAGCAGGGAGGGCATCCTGCTAGGGCAGTAAGCGAAGCGTTGAGAGGGCACCAACAACTTCGAAAGTGACAGGTTGACGAGGGCAGTCTTCCTGTCTTATACGCCCGAACAATGAGGGCAACTGCCCGGGCGACTTGACCGTAGTGCGGAGTTAGACTCGACGCATTACGGTGTTCTCTGCTATAGCTTCCCAATCGTTCGGGAAAGCCTGGGCCAGATCTGCAACCTTAAGAACGGTTCGCAAGCTGAGCTCACGCAGTCGTTCACGGTTCTGATCCACAAACTCAACCACATCATCTTTGATCTCGTCTGTGAGTTTGTAGTCATTGAGCATACCGTCACCAACCAATTGACGAATACGCAACATCTTTTCACGATCAGTATCGATGGTCAAGTCAATATAATGACAGCGTGATTCCAATGCAGTCAAGTGTTCACGCAGACGTCCACGCACCTTGCTGAACTTGATGTTGGTGATAAAGATCGCAGAACCTTCAAAGCGGAACGAATCCGGAATACCTTCTTCACGCAGCTTGCGGCTATCCGAGTTCCAGTGCAGTGTCCTGGTTTTCTTCGAATCCAGTGCAGCTTTGAGCAGGTTCAACGACGTTTCGTCTGTGAAGATGCTGTCGCAGTCATCGAACACAACCACACAGTCTTTGTCTGCATACTTGTAGAGCTTGCAATAAAGACCCAGCGGGCTTACAGCACCTTTGATCACTTCGTACTTCTTAGCACCGCCCATGTCTTCCAAAAGCTTGTGCCGATCCAGAACTTCTTCTACACCGTAGCTTTTGCCAACACCTGGAGGTCCTGACACGATCATTGCTCGCACATCACCACGCTTAACAGCTTTGGTCATTTCGGTAAGCATGTTAAAGCGGCTACGCATACGATCAACAATCTCTTCGTCGGTTTCCTCGACCGTAACAGCGGGGCCTTCTGCGTCAGCAACTTCGACGCTTTCAGGTCCTGACACATATACCTTGATTGCACGATCCGGAAAGCCCGGAACAGCTTTACCATTTACCATTACGTACCCACCACGAACTCCAACTCGGTAGCCACCGACCAACGGCATAACCTGGTTGGTCATGTCAAAGTCTTTGCCACGAAGTTTAAATGTTCCTTCCAGAAATTTTACCTGCATGTTTGCCCTCTTCTTGTTCTTGCAGTTTACTAGTACACAGACCAGTTGTCAACCTAAAGTTTCAGCGTTGTGAAGTGTAGGAATATCCCAAGAACGGCCAGAACGATCGCAATAGCAACCGGCGTATTGATCACAGCCCAAAGCTGCTTAACCAACCACAGTGCTACACTCAAACCTACTAGGCCGACCAAGATCAGCAGTATTAGTGTTTGAATATCTTCTGAAGTCATTGGAACTCTCCTTATACTCCAACTTAACACAAACGCTCTACAGTGTCAACGAAAAAAATGGTAGCCCCTGCAGGACTCGAACCTGCGACCCACCGCTTAGAAGGCGGTTGCTCTGATCCGCTGAGCTAAGGAGCCATTATTGTATCTTAAGCTGAGCTACGGAACCAGCAAAAGAAGTTTGGTAGGGGATACCGGACTTGAACCGATAACCTGCGGATTATGAGTCCGACGCTCTAACCAATTGAGCTAATCCCCCGAAACTTTGGTACCCGCTGCCGGACTCGAACCGGCACGCACTAGCGGGAGATTTTAAGTCTCCTGTGTCTACCATTCCACCAAGCGGGCATCTCTTATTTATACTGGCTTAGACAGGCCAGTTGTCAAACTCAACACCACGTCCGACTGTAACGCTCATGTCAACCATGCTGATGTCACGCATCAGATTGATCGCAACCTCTTCGTGCCGGCGATGCAACACAGTTGCAAGTCGTTCACGATCACCTTCGCTAAGATTAGCAATAGATTCAGCTACTTGTTCGACAACGGTTTTCACGTTCTGCTCCATTTGTTATACAGTATCTTAACACTTTTGTCTGTGAGTGTCAACCGGTAATTGACAGTTCTTTTACCGGTTGCAACAGGCTTGCGTGGACCTTCCACACCGTAGCAGCGTTGCTCTGGCGCACTTGAATGGTCTTGATGTTGACTTTGGTCACAGTGCCAACGACCTGCATCCCGCGAGCAGCAAAGCTAACACGGTCGCCTACTTGGAACGTAGCAGTCTTTTGACGTGCAAGGTAAGTGCGACGCAGCTTGATCGCTTCAACAACACGGTTGAGTTCGTCGTTGTCCATCTTGTGAATCGCAGTGACGGCAGTTGCAAAGTTGTTCATCTTGTGGTCCTCTTGTTGCCCTATGTGTTACTTGTAGCACCAATAGACAGGCTCGTCAACAGGAATCTCTTCATCTTCTTCTGCTTGCTTGAGCAGATGCTGTTCAAACTCCAGATATTCTTCCAGTGTCAAATCCATATTATTTCTTCACCCGCACATAAGCTTTGCCAAAGAACGCAGTGAGCACAACCACAGCCAACCAGTTCCAGAAGGTGTAAGCGATAGCAAAGCCGAACAGCGTGTTCACAGCCCAGATCGCAGCCAAGGGCCACAGTATGATCCAGGTAATCAGGAACACGACAATTCCGGCCTTGGTTAGATTTTTCATTTCACTTCTCCTATTTGACAAAGTATTCACGACGGCTACCTGCGCCATCTGTTTGATTTGTAGGCAGATAACTGAAGCCTGCATAGCGTCCAGCTTCAAACAATACTGCTTCGATCATGCCGCAAACCGATTCGCGACCATCCGCAGTGCTGCTATCACTGGCAAGATAACTATTTGCACACTTCAGCACAAATTCGACATCAACAGTTTTACGCATCTTTGCAGCCCTCCTATTGCCCTATGCCGTGTTATAGCATAGGGCATGATTCGGTGTCAACCAGTTATTAGTCTTCTTCTGTTTCAGTTTCCAGTGCAGTAGAAAGTTCGTAGATGCCGTTGTAGGTGTGAACTTGCCAGACAGCACCAGGAGTGAACAGGTAGTCGTATTCTTGCCCGTGTTCTGCACGGAACTGACGCCAGTTGTGCTCAGTGCAAGCATCAACATTATGCTCGCCGCGATCACGCCCGTATGCATTGCACTCGCCATCGGGAGCCGCATCAAAGTCGTGGGCAGTGCCAATCTCAGCACCAAGCGACGAAATGTTGCCAAGAGCAATCAGTTCACGCACCTTGGCTTCGTCAGCGTAGTGGTCTTGCAGGATTTGACCGTTGTGGCTGAGGTAGCCGTCCCAGTGGCAGTAGATGCCAGAGACAGTGCCGTCAGCGTTCTGGATTGCAATAGTCGAACGAGTTCCCATTGTGTGTATCCCTCTACACAGTGTTGCGTTGTGTGTTAGTTATATGACAAGCCTTACGGCTTGTCAACCTTTTCCGGAAACATTGCTGCGACTTTTTCAACGCCAGCAGCAGTCAGATACAGCACACGATTGCGGGTAGCAGTCTCAACATACACGCAGCCAGCATCGTCGCCGCGGCCCTGGTTCCAAGTCTGCAGACGCATATCCGGGTTCTTCAGCAGTTGCGTTATAGCCCGTTTGCGAGCCAGCTCACCTTCGTTATAGTTGCCATTGCAGCCACACATGCAGCCAGGACGACCCGAGTAAGCACGAACAGTATCCATAACAGTCAGCATCTTGTTTCCCTCTTCGTTGCTGTCTATGTGTTAGTTATAGCAATCATTGACTCAAGCGTCAACCACTTTCTCCATCTCAGCGAGCAGATTTTTCAGAGCAGCGATACGCTCTTGCGTAGGGAAGAAGCGACCCGAGTAGCTGTAGCCATCATTGAGTTCTTTCTCCATAGCACGAGCAATCCGCACCTGCTCCTTGCGACGAGCTTCACTGTCCTGGATGCTACGCAGTTTGGCGGCATGCATCAAGCTAGGACCATAATCGTCCTTGTATGCTGCGCCACGCTTGTTGAACACGAACTCACGATCATCGCTCTGGACAAAGATGTGCCCATGTCCGTTGATCTTAGTCACAGTGCCAAAGCGGGCAGTCAACAGCGTTCCGCTGTTGCGATGCTGCCGAGCAATACCAACTGTTTCACCAACTGCGGTAACGAAATCACCGTATGCCATAGCGTGTATCCCTCTCTGCTATGTTTCTGTCTATGTGTTAGTTATAGCACCAGTACCAAGTGCTGTCAAGCAATCTTTTCGCCAGTGCGTAGATTGTATACAAAGCAGATACCGCCCAGGGCATCACGAACTTTGATAACGTCGTAGAAGCCCTGCTCCTTCATCAATTGGTGAGCAATTTTGCCTTCAGCGGCGTTGTAAACTGTGGTTACAAAAGTCTCAACTTGATTGCGGATGCCATAAACAGAATAGGAACGCATAGCCTGTCTCCGTTGTGTTGCTCTACTCCAATACACTAGCATCAGAGTAGAGCCGTGTCAACCAGTTAGGCAAAAGTATAATTTTCTTCTGCTACACCGTTCACAGTGCCGTCCAACGAGCGACCAGTGCAGACATAAGGCCGGTTCCATTTGCCCACATTGATGTGCAGGTAGTAGGCTGTGTCGAAGTAGTCCGTCATGATGTCCGAACGATCATACCACAGGTTGCCACACATAGCAGCAGTCAGTTCGCGGAAGAACTGACCAACAGTATTGTCTGCATATTGATCCGGACGATAGGCGTTGGCCTGGTAGTAGTCCTTAACTTCGTGGAAACGCTGTCCGGTGCGTTCTGCATATTCACGATTGAAACGGTTTGCTTCGCCAATCAGATCCAGCTTGCCAGACTTGATTGTAACAACCAGACTGGAATAGTTATCTACTGAAATGGACCCTTTCATGCCATACCGCTTGAACACGGCTTTGATAGCCGGTGCCAACTGTGCCTTCTGCTCTTGATTCATGTAAGCCATAACCGTTATCCCTCTTTGCTCGGTTGCGTCTATGTTCTAATTATAGCACCAGCTGACAGTGCTGTCAACAGATTTCAACACCTTCTGAGTTGGCAAAGTCAGTAAACTCGTCTGCTATGTTGTTCAGCTGGTTGTGGAACTCGTAGCAGGCAGCAGGATGCCGCTCGCCCAGCAACGATTGCTGAATTGCATCTGCTTCATCCAGCAGGTCGATCAACCGCTGCCATTTTTCTTGTTGGGTCATTGTTTCCTCCATTGTGTTGCCCTACTCCACATACATAGCATGTAGAGCAGGGCAGGTCAACCAGTTAGTAGATGAAATCCAACTCGCCGCGGATCACAGAGATCAGGTCGTAACCGTCACGGCTAGGCATATACTCTGCAATCTCTTCCGCACTCCAGTCGCTGTGATCGCACTCAGCAGCATAGGCAAGGTCTGCCCACTCGTTGGTATCCATTTGACGTGCATCAACTGCATCGCCCAACTCAACCAACGTGACCATATAGTCGTCGTCTTGGCCACGCCAGATAACAGTATACAGAGCCATTATTCTGTCTCCTCATATGCACCAGCTTCGATGTCAGCTTCGATTTCGTCTGCAATACCACGCAGGATCATTACAATTTCCTGAGGATCCAGATTGCCTTCATTCAGCAAGTGCTCCACAGTCGCTTGCAGCATCGTGTCCATTGTTTGCTCCTTGTTGCCCTACTCCACATACATAGCACATGGAGCAGGGCAGGTCAACAGTTTATTCAGGAAATTCCAAACGCAGTCGATCCTGCAAACGACGAACTTCTTGACGAGCTTGATCCACGGCTTCTGCAAGCATGTCTTCAAGATAACCACCAATGCCCGACTCAATGTCATCAGCAGGATCACAGTTCACAGCATAGCAAGATCCCAACGACTCAGATCCTACAAGATGCCCTGCATAGAACACTCGAACTCGTGCGATGTAATGAGTGTCAATGCCACGATTGCAACGATCAATCATGCTGTCGAGATCTGATACAGTCTCATCAAAGCAATCGCCTAATGCAGCCTGTTCGTAGGTCCAGTCTACAGTTACATCAAACTGATCCTTGCGGAAACGCTTGGCTTCGTAGTAATGGTTCACAGTGTCCCTCCAGTGTTGCCCTATATCCAGACAATATAATACTGCCTACAGTGTGTCAACTGGAAAAAACTTTCAAAATCAGTATTGACCACAAGAACAGAATTTGCTATACAACAAGTGAGGCCAGGAAAGGTTCACGGACATGAACTGAGTAGGGAACGCGAGGGTCGCCGAAATCTGAACCTACGGTTTAATGATTAAACCATACAACCACCAAGTGTATAGTTGAACAGTAAACCACCCAGACTGAGATGGTTTAACGTTAAACTATCAAAGTGAATCCACCGAGATAACACCACCACCACGGCCACCACCACAGTGGCCAAATCATACAAAATGAAATTCCGGTTTTCGAAATGAGATTAACCTTCCGTACGGTGGTTATCGGGACGCCGTACGGGGCCGTATGACGTGTCGTTTGAGGCCGTTTGACGTGTCGTTTGAGGCCATATGACGTGGTTTTGAAAGGAAAAATTTTAAAGGTCCAAAATCTTATATAAGAATTTTTTCGGTTGAGGCAGGTGATGAGAGGCATAGTGTAAATACTCTCGCCTCATCTTTTGTTTTTTCTCACCTTTCGGTTTTCTCACCCCATGTTCACGGTTCTATTCTCACAAACAGTTCTTCTATTCTATACAAGTGTTTGATATTGTTAAGTTTTCTTTACAGTATAAAAGATTGACATTTATCTTTAAATCGTTTATATTAGCGTTATTGATACAGTCTGTTCTAGCAGGATTCGTACCGTAACGCAGTTGCAGTCTGTATTATCTTTTATGATTGTTCTATGATAGTATGCCAATGTAATAAGCTCACAACAGATCAGATAGTCACAGCTATTCGATCAATATCATCAGCTGGATCACAGCCTACTCCACAGTCTGTGGTTTCTCATTTGGGTTGCAGTTTCGATTGTGCCAACGATGTGCCATTGATATTGGGTATAACCAAAACGATACAGCGGGGCCGCACTGTATAGCGTAGTAGCTATAAAATAATTTTAACCTTGAACAGTAACAGCGGGGCCACACTGCGGCTATATACTATTATGTATAGCGTAGATCAAATAGTCGCTGTTGCTATCTTTGTTATGATTCTTTTAACTGTGTGTATAGGGATCTCTGTATAGTGTATCTCTATATCATCTGTGACAGTTCAGAGTCGGTAGTAAAGATCGGATACAGTCGTGATCCGGATTCTCGTTTACGATCATTACAAACAGGTCATCCTCTACCATTGCGTGTATATCATAGTGTATTGGTTTCAGAGGATCGTGTGCGTTTATTAGAGCGTCAGTTACATGCGGAGATGAATCACTATAGAACTCGCGGGGAGTGGTTTCGTATACCAGCAGGTCAGGCTCGTTTGTTATTAGATCACTGTGTAATACGTTGGTCGGATGATCCTCTGCTGGAGTAACAGCGGGGCCTTTAGATCCGTTTGTTTTAATAAATATCTAAAACAATTGAGACAGTGAATGGCATTTACACAGACCACATTAGACATCACTTCGGTGGAGATATTTACTGCTGACCGTACAGTAGCGATCACAGCATTATATTTGGTCAACACCAGCAGCAGTGCAGTCACGGTCACAGTGTATCTGGTTCCACCTGCTGGGTCGGCCAGTTCCAATCGAATAGTTTATTCAAACCTAAACTGTAATTCTGATGAAACAGTTGCAGTGCTCACAGAGCGTATAGTATTAACTGCTGGGGATAGTATCTGGGCTGAGTGTAGCAGTCAGTTTGCTGTGGTAGCCACTGTAGCAAGTGTAGCAGTATAATTTTTAAAATAGCAGGTGTATCACTGTCCAGTCCGATTCAGTGAGTTCATGTTCATCTACGTATACTTCAACAGTAGGGCTATGTCTCGGATGTGGTCTGAATACAGTAATTCTTTTTTCAATAAAACCAAACTGAGGTGGTGTTAGAGCAGCTCGTAACCACGCATCGTGCTGGTGAGCATTACGTGTGTTGGGTCGGCGTGTGTATGCTCTTGGTCCTAGGTGACTGAATACGCCACTGCGGCTGTATACCGCTACACTATTGATTTCTGATATCTTACGCATTGCCGTTCTCTTAATCTCACAGGGTTAACAGCGGGGCCTTACACAGCTAACTGTAGCAGTGTTAGGTGTCGTTCTGAACGTAAGAACAAGCGTTCTTCTACCGTTTCTTGTATGCTGTTTTTAGATGTATAGCGGCGGTACTGTGAACTCCACGTGCCCTCGGGGTTGCCGTACCGATAATAACGGTCCCCCAGTACTGAACCGGCTGCACGTTCGTATCGGGTTTTTTCTTGCCAAGGGTGACCCGGTTCAAATGCATTGCTGCTGGCTGGCCAACTCCACATCAGCATCAATTCAAAGCCTGCTCTGTGCATTCGATATCTACGATCCAGTCGGACTGTTCTATATTGGCTCATTCCAGTAACTCTCCTGAACTCACTATCAACTGCATAGCAAAACGTTGTCGCTCTGTCAACTCCGGTAGGTGTATCCAGTATTCACCGTCTGACACGCAGTAGAGGTGGTCGTCTCTCACAAAGTCGGGGTCGATGCCGGAACTGCGTAACCATGCAGCTAACTGATCCAACTCACGATCAATCTGTGTGCCTTCGAACTGTGCTATCTCGCCGTAGTATATTCTATAACGCATCAGCGGCTCACAAGGTATAACAAAGCCAAAGCTGCCAGTATCCAAAAGCCCGGGGTCACAGTGCTGCTGGTGTTGCGAGGTCCTCTGCGTCGTTGGCGTTTTTTTGTACCAAATAGCAGGTTTCTCCAAAACTGTTGTGCTCGTCGGGCTTCTCTACGCCGCTGTGCTTCGGTAGGTGTACTGTTTCTAGAAATGGTCTTAGTGTGAACGAATCCAGCACCATCACGCCAGGTTTGTGTAATTTTACTACCGGTCTTGGAGTTACTGGTATAGGTAGTGCGAAAGTTTTTACTTCCGTTAGAAACAGAATTGGTAATGCTGCTGTTGCTGTTATTAACAGTAGTGGTTCTTCTTGAACCCACGCCGGTTTTTTTAGAAGTTCTCTTGTATGCCATTGATGCCTCGTTTGATTGCAGTCTAGCATAAACTGGTCTGGGTTGTCAACAGTAGATAAATATTCACATGCGATTTAATGAAATTTCAGTGACCGAAGCCACAGTAGACAACATTAGAGTGATAAGACAGCTGACCAATGCTATTTGGAGCAGTATACCTGAAGTGCCTGAAGGTACAGTTCGTGATGTGTATCTAAGTCAACTCAGTGGCTTTGATAGAATATACAACATGTATAAGGATCACAGTAAGTTCAGTAAGCCGTTTGCTGTTATGGAAACTACAAAGCTTCGCATTGTTAATGATCCTGAATACCAAGATCGTTACTACAAAAAGGAGCAAGGTGTTTGGGGATATCACAGTTCAAACGATAACCTATTGTTGGTGTGGTTAGACAATATAAGAGACAGTCTGGGCTACTCACCGGACAGTCATGCTCGCAGTACACTGGCACACGAAATACGACATCTGTTCCAGTACGCACTGTATCCCAAGTACTTTAACGATCGTCAAGCGTTTTCTAAACCCTATGAAAGTCAGCAGATTGAAATTGATGCTGTGTGGAGTCAGCTGTTAGGATCCGAACTTGACGTAGAAGATTATAGAGGTTATCCTCAAGACTTTGTTGAAGAAGTAATCAATCAGCTAACAGCTAGAAAAAAATTGAGTAATCGAGAAATCGAACACTACCGACGCAAAACTATAAAATACTATCGTCAGTTCTTTGACGAGAATACCGAAGCAGAATGGCGTAGGCTAATTGCTAACTGGGGCCGAGAAGTACAAAAGCACAGCCACTATTCAGTTGAAAACTTTGTTGGCGATGTAATGCAAGAGCTAGATGACTACATTGAATACAAAATCAACAATCCAAAAATCAAACAACAGGTATTAGATTACTACGCTGGCGAAACACGCAAAGAATATAAAAAGCTATCGTCAGGTCACAGACAGAATCGCAAGAGAATGGCTGCAATTGAACGTTTAGTTCCTGTATGGCAAAAAATTGTTGATCAGTATCATGATCAATGGTTTGACCCTAAGGTCAGCAGTGTTAAACTAACGATGCAGATACTCGGTGACATGAGAGACAGCATGGACCAGATTGCCGGCTCGGATTATGATTTGAGAGGTAAACTTTCAGCATGGTTTGGCAACATGACTAGAGAAAGAATTGCTAACTCACGTGAATGGTCTAAGGCACCACCGACTCCGGGAAACAGTCAATGAGATACAGTGAAATTGCAGAACGCAAACAGCAACGCACAGAAATTATGTATCACGGTACCAGCAGTAATCTTGTGCCCAGCATACTAAAGAATGGGCTGTTGGCTGCTCCACCAAAGAAAACATATGATATTGATACCTACGGTGCTTCGACTGCTAGTATGGGCGGAGTATATGTTACGCCCTCGAGAGAATACGCAGAGGAAATATCAAGAGAGTCTGCAGAAACACACGGCGGCAAACCTGCAATGGTAACCATACAGTATGTTAGAGGCAGTGCTGATCTTGACGAGGATGATATTGTTGCTGCAATAAGTCAAGCTGCTAGTGATGTAATGCGTCGTCTTTCTCAGAAAGCACCTGCCCAAGCTGCAACTAGAGATTTTGATACACAACAGACTGCACAGCCCGATCCGCTGTCACAGTACAGTTCGTTGAGTTATCCACAAGAAGGTTGGGCGACTGACCGAATGATACGTAACAAGAAAGCGTATGCTGTGGAGATAGCAAAACAATCAATACAGCAATTAAGCAAGAAGTCAAAGCCAAGACGCACTGCATATGATTTAATTGTACAGATTGCCGCAGGATTGCTTGACCAAGCTGCACAGGAATCGGATGTGAGAGAACGTTGGAATATGATACGTTTTGGTGCGTATGACGTAGTAAGACAAAACATGGAAGAGCCATTAGGACAACTAATGCGACAGATATCTCCAGATGTGGCAGGACAGGATAGTGAAGCACCTAGAAGAATCAACAGAGACGTTAAGTTCAGCGGCAAGACCAAGATAGTTAAAATAGAAGTAGGTGATCAAGTGATTTACCCAAGAGGACAACGTAATGAGATACAATGATATTAAAATCATATTAGAATACGATAGATCTCGAACTGTGCAACGCTTTGGTGATAAAATCTCTGCAAGGGCAAAGTCAGAACCTACACTGCGTGGAATAAACCCTGATTCAGTAATAGATACTGTTATGCAGGAAATAGAACAAAGTGATCCTACAGCCAATAAACAATACGTTGTGTGGATGGCCACACAGTATATAAAAGGACAACTAAAGTTTGAAGACATCTACAAACTCAAAGCGGACCTAACACAGTTTTCTGATCCTAAGTTTAGATCAGAAATGAAACGTAGAAACATCACAGCCGACATCAATCAGTATACTCCTAGAGGATTAGCGGATCTTGTTACAAAACTATCCTCTACAGATATTGCACAACCAGATGACACTGACACCGCAGTCGAAGGTGCAAAAGTATTGTATGATGGACCGTTGGGCAAGCTGGTCATTCCGGAAACTGAAGCGGCCAGTTGTGCTTTGGGTAGCGGAACTCGTTGGTGCACCGCAGCAGACAAAAACAACATGTTCAATACCTACAGCAGTCAAGGTCCGTTGTACATTTGGTTTGAACGTAAGAATAAAAGCATTGGCAAGAAGTTTCAGTTTCATTTTGAAAGTGGCCAGTTTATGGACGCACAGGATTCACCTATCAGTGGGGAAATATTAGATTACTTTGCTAATCAGAATCCGGTAACTGCTAAACTGTTCAAGCAAAAGAATCCGCAGATGTATGAGTTGGTGCAGGATTGGGCTGACTATCAAGAGCGTGAACCAGATGATGATGGCGATCGTCCGTACGACGACGCACTGGAAGATCTAGAAGTAGAAAATTTCATTCCAATGCTAACAGACGAACAGTTGTTGGCACTGTTGAAAAAATATCGTTACGTTACTGATCTAAGAAAAATGGTATTGCGTGTAATTGACAGCAGCAGGCCTGCATTATCAATGGAATTGAGTACAAAATCTCCTGCCTCGGCATATGACTACGCAAAACGCAATCCTGGAAAGGTTTCGGATGAACACATTAAGCTGATAGCCAGCGATCCGAAAACTGCTTATTTCTATGCACAGTACGAACTCAAAGGGCCTTTTCCTGAGGGCGAAGCTGCTATTGCAACAGAACCTTCTTACTCATTCTATTATGCAGATAAGGTATTGAATGGCAGATTCCCTGCAGGAGAACCAGCAATGAAGACTAGACCCGAGACTTGGAATCAATATCAAAAGTATATTGCTAAGTCTGGTTCTTAGGACTTAATGGAAGTATTCCTGAGCTAGCTCTGTTAATAAGATCATAGTAGGATTGTTTTAGAGGAATACCGGCTGCATCTAAGTGATAGGCAGCTTCTTTAAGTGCAGCTAGCAGTTCTGGAGCACAAGCTATTAATTTTATATTGGCTTCTTGGTATTCGTTGGACAGCACGGGTTTGATATTGCTGTCACGCAATATTCCGGGCATAACAGAAGTTGAATCCACAGTTAGTCGAGGATATGCCAATGGTATTACTGCAACCAAGTATCCTTCTCTGTCTACTATTACTCCGTTTTCTTGATCAATAATAGTCCATGGCAACGGACTCATAGTATTGTTCTGAATAAAAAACATACAATATTTATAGCGATAAATATGTGTACTCAACAAAGGAGATCTTATCATGAGCACACTTAATCGCATCACAGTAGACCTTGAACTTGGACAAACAATTCTAGTAGGACCAAACAACAAGCCTGCACAGATTACTAAGATTGAATATCATCCAAAGTCTGGCGAGATCTCCCTTAACACAACTCGCGGACCCCGCAATGCTTTAACTTTTAAATTGCCCCTGGCTGAAGAGCTCGAAGACCCTGCGGATCGATTTAGATAAGGTAAATACACTATGAGAGTAGATGAAGTATTAACCCGTGAAGATGACGTAGAAGAATGGAAAGCCAGTAAAGAGCTTTGCAAATCTAGTCGTGGAAACAACTCTTTGGGTGCTTCAGCTTTGGCCAGCTGTAAGTCGCAAGGATATCGAAGACGAGATAGCAAAGTTAAACATACCATTGGTAAAAAGCGTCAGAATATATCCGGGCGAAAAATAAAAGGCAAAGCCTATGGCGGTCCGCTGCCTGACTGGAGTTAACTGTGAGCCGGGTCGGAAAATTCTTAATAACACGGCCCACAGTTGATTTAGGATTTTTTAAACAGCAGGTTATATTGCTGTATGAAGAAACTCAAGCTGGTACTGCTGGTGTTTGCCTAACTTACCCTACTCATCTTTGTTTAAAAGATATAGCATTGCAAATGGGAGTTGACTATCCTACAAAGCTTCATCCGATTTACAAAGGTGGTCCGATTGCTCAGTCATCGATAGTAATGATTCACACAGATGAATTTATTACTGCTAACACTTTGCATACAGGTAAGGGTATAGACATATCATCAGACGACCTAATGATTCTAAAACTTTTGGAAGGCAACGAGCCAAAAAAGTTTAGATTGATTGCAGGAGGATGTCGATGGTTACCAGGACAGCTTGATCGAGAAATTGAAAGAGGATTTTGGTTAGTATCTAATTTAAAAAAAGAAATAGCATTTGACTTAGATAAAGAACAACAGTGGAAGGCCGCAATCGAACATGCAAGTAGTGAGTTGGTTGCACAGTATTTTTAGAGGTAATTATGAAAAAAACAATAGCAGCACTACTAATAGCAACATCACCTGCACTAGCCCAAGAAGAAGAAAATCCATTTGGCACTGTACTGGAAGTACATGTTAAAGGATATTGTGCAACCAAGGGCGTGGGATATCTAAATGAAAGAAAGATATCTTACGGGGAAACACCTTTATTTTATGCAAATGGTGCATCAATTTTAGTCAACGAAGACAATTCAACGGTTGACTCACCCGGTACTCTCATAGTATTATCTAACCAAAGCACAGGAACAATGAGTGTTGCTATGCTTTACCCAGATGGAGTAGCTTGTGAGATATTAACTGGAATAGATTTCACACCGTACATAGAAAAATGAAATAGAAAGAACTTAAAAAATGTCAGACACATTGCTTATTAACGCAGACGGCCAGCCAGTTAGTCTAGTGCCTCTAAGTGCGGTAAGCTGGAAAGAAGCAATCCTATATATGTACCACGACAAGTGCGATGTATTGGAATGGTACGACGATTGGGTTGTGCATTCGGCTAATTGGGAAACAAAAGTCCCGGCGGTAATCATGCTACGTGATTACCTACGCAGAAACACATCACCACGCTTCTCGAAGAGCAATGTGTATCTGCGTGACCTTTATACTTGCCAATACTGCAATACTAAAGTGACCAACAAGACTGCAACCATGGACCACGTAATTCCTTTGAGTCGTGGCGGAAAAACCAGTTGGGAAAATATTATCACAGCTTGTGCTCCGTGCAACAGTCGCAAAGCTAACTTTAGTCGCATGAAGCCTAACTACAAGCCGTATCAACCGGGCTACTACGAATTAGTTCGCAAGCGTAAGCAAATGCCATTTGATGTCAAGCACGAAAGCTGGTATCAATGGTTAGGGCTTGATGACGTAATAGCGTAGAATCAACGCATCCAGGCAACACGCTTGCCGGATGCAACTCTACGATCATATTCTTCAGCTGACGACGGAAATCTCCAAGCCCAAATAGCTACCAACGCTAAGAATATACCTGAATAAATTACAGCCTTGATGTTCCCTGTTGATAGCCAAGTTATCAACAGGGTGCTTCCCATTGTGACCAACATAAAGTATTTTAATTTCTGCGGGAATATTCTTTTTTCTTCCCATCCTCGCAGGAATGGTCCAAACAGTTTATGACTGTATATCCAACGATGCATACGATCACTGCTACGAGCAAAACAATATGCAGCACCAACAGCAGGTGTACTCCAAGGAATGCCGGGTGTAACCACACCAATATATGCAATTCCTAGTAATAATATCCCTAGACTAAACCACAGTGTTTTTTTCATTGTTATTTTTTTCTTTTCGATGAACTGTGGTATCGTAATAATCAAATACACCGTAAACTGTGTATATTCTAATAATGCCCATCTCAGCAAAAGATTCTTCTGCTAAAATCCAATCATTCCAACATTCTTTAATAAATTTCCACATACTGTATTTAACATAAATAATTCATAGGAGAGTTGTTATGGAAGATGATGTAATCAAGGTTAATGTTGCACTTTTTATGCGTTTGTTAGAGCTTGCTAGAGAAGATGTCAAAGATGATATGAGTTTGCATTTTGTTACTGAAATAGTCACACGACTCAGTCAAGACCGTGTTGTAACCATGGATGATTATGATAACATTCTTGCTTACATGAACAAGAATAAAAAGAGTGATGAATTAGAGACTATCAAGCGACTAGGCGGAATATAATGAGAGCAACTGATGTAATTAGAAGTGTATTAGATTTAATTGATCAAATGGATACAGGTAGTGGTCATCGTCAGAACCCTCCCGAACTGTTACCCACATACAACGATGATGGAGAATTGGTATCTCGATTCCGTCAAATATATCAAATACTGGACAATCGAGATTCACCAACACAGTACAGCAATACACCTAATGAGGTTGTAACTGATGTTGCTAGTGTAACAACTGATGTAGGCGGCGGTCCTAACGGTATCAAACATCCAGATGATATACGTGTTAAAGATCCACAAGGATACAGACAATGAGTGCAAACGGAATTAGCAATCTTGCAACAAAAGAACTAAGACAAAAAGCCAAACTTGAATTAGCTGCCGTTGAACGTGCTGCTGACGGTCGTAGATCAGTCTATGATTTATCCGAATTGCCTACAAAATATGTTGGAAACACTGTGGTAAACAATCTCAACAGTGGCGGACTAGTACTAGGACGTCCTTGGAGTTCTACTGAAACTCCTAACTTGTTCTCAGGGTTGGCCATATGGTATGACACAGCTACAGCATCAACTATCAACGGTGGTACATTCTCAGATGGCACTACTGTTACCGCATTAACCAACAGAGCAACTGGTACAAATGGTGCTGGAGGTGGTACTGGACGAGAGCCAACAGTGCAGAATGGTGTGGGTGATACACTCAACGGTTATCCTGTGATTAGATTTGCCACAGCCACTACATACGATAATATTAGATTTACCACCAATGCCTTTGACAATGCCACAGGATGGACTGTGGTTATGTTAGCAAAAACAGTTATCACAGGGGGATTCAACCCTGCCTTGTTTATGATAACTGATTCTTCACAAGTCAGTATAACTGGAGTTAGATATTTTGGCGGCAGTCAATTTATATTCTATACCCCTGCGGGATCAGCCAATGTAGCCAGCAGTATAGATCCAGACGGCACTTGGAAGATTATCACAATGCGTTACGATAGCACAGCAGCCGTGGCCAGTAGATGTACGTTTAGATGGGCTAAGGTAGCAAGAACTGTGACCAACGGTGGCACACCACCAAGTGGAACTGTTCCGGCCACAGCGACCTATGTTGAAACTATGAGTGCATTTGACGGCGACCTTGCAGAACAAGTAGCTTACAACCGTGCGTTGTCAGACGCAGAAATCACAGCCCTAGAAGACTACCTCAGCAGCAAATGGGGAGTATAACCTGTGCCTAATTTAAATCCCAACAGCACCAACTACGTTCACAGTTACGAGCCAAACACCAATGACCTTACCATGGCCATGGACTACAACACCAACGGCGAACCAGTCATACGCACCATTGTCGAAGGTGTTACCATTGAAGGTGATGTTACTGTAGACAAAGTTAGACTGTGGGACGGCACCAACGATCTGTTCTTTGATTCAACAGTCAACGACGGAGAATCATCTCCTACCGCGGTATTGCCCACAGAAAGTCACAGCATGGTTTACAACGGTTCGACTTGGGACCGCTTGCGTGGCAATATCACAGATGGTGTACTTACACAGATCAGCAACGATTACCTAGCCATCAGCAAAGACACCAATGCCAACAGCGACAGCAATCGCATCTTTGTTAATGCTACGGGCACTGTAGAACTAGGTACCACAACACTGGCAGCATTGGAAACAATCACAGTTAACCAAGGTACCAATCCATGGACTGTAAACGGCAATATCAATGCTACCATCGACGGCGAAGTATCAGTAGCAGGATCCAATCCAGACGCATTTGGTCGTGCTAGAATCAGCGAACTGTTTACTCTAGGCGACTACAAACATATCTATGCTGTAGATCCAAACTTCCTTGACGGGTTAGCCAATGGCGGTTCTGTGACATTTCTTCCTGATCAAGCCGCTTGTGTGTTAGCCACCAGCAGCAACTCTGCTAGTTCTGCCATACACCAAACCAAATTCTATCATCACTACCAACCAGGCAAGAGTCAGTTAATCTACAGCAGTTTCAACTTCCGTGCTCCTAATCGCAATGTGACCAAACGCACAGGATACTTTGATGCCAACGACGGTATCTATTTTGAACAGGTGGGCAGTGACACAGCAGATGGAAGTACTGTAAGTCCTACTACGCAAACATTGAACTGGGTTATAAGATCTTATGTGGGCGGAAGTCCTAGCGAAGCAACTTTTAATACAACTGTTAATGGATTGGCCTATGTATATAAACGCCGTGTACCGCAAAGTGAATGGAACGTAGACAAATGTGATGGCACAGGACCTAGTGGATTTAAATTAGATATTACCAAAACACAGTTAGCCTGGATAGATTTCCAATGGTTGGGTGTAGGCCGTGTTCGTTGCGGATTCGCCCACCAAGGAGAACTGATCACCGCACACGAATACTATCACGACAATGTTTTGCCCACAGTCTATTTGAGCAATCCTAACCTTCCTGTTCGCTGTGAAATACGCAATACTGGAACAACCCCAGGAGGTGCCTTTGATCAGATCTGTGCCACTGTGATGAGTGAAGGCGGCTATGTGGAATCGGGCATTGACTGGAGCGTGTATACCGCACCTCGTACTACACCTACTCCAGGACAGACACGTTTTCCTTTGATTGCTATTAGATTGAAAAACACATTTAATGGTTATCCTAATAGATTGAGTGTGCGTCCTAACAGCCTAGGATTGTATGCTGAAACCAACAGTATCTTATTTGAAGTAGTTAAGTTCCCTAATGCTGCTAGTCTTAGCACCACCGATCCTGGGGGGCTGGTGTGGACATCGGCAGATGCTGACAGTGGCGTAGAATACTGTGTAAATGCCACAAGTTTCACAGCCGCAAATGGTGATCGATTTGCTTCTGGATATGTGCCTAGCGGATCAAGTCAAAACAGTCTAAGTCCGGTGGCTACCGGTACTCTGACTGCGGCAAAGAAAAATATCATCAGTCAAAACATTGACAGCACCAATTCTGAAGTATATTGTGTATTAGTCAGCACAGTTAATGCTGGCAATCAAACTACAGCCACAGTGGCCGCAACTATACAGTGGCGAGAGATTTATTAAGAGATAAATAACATTATGCGTATGGACGAGATCACAATAAACATTCCGATTACCATTGATCTAGATGGGGTTAAACCACGTGTGAATGTTGCAGGCAAGGATGCCAAGGACGATGAAGAACTTGATCAAAATCCTGTGATGATGAATCCACTACAACAAGAACTAGAACTCAAGAAAGCAGAGTTGGGCAAAAAGTCACCGGTTATCAATAAAATGATCGATGACGAAACTATAGGCGAAGAACCAGCAGATGATCAAGAAGATAGCATTGCTAATCTAAAAACACTAGCAGGTTTGCAACGATAAATACTCTAACTAGGGTATTTAGATGGCATTCACACAAGATTTTCGCACTCAAAGACGCAATTACAATGACGGCGATACTCGCTTAGGCGAAAAGGATCGTCTGTGGTATGATAGTATTACCAACAGCATACGCATCGGCGACGGCGAAACTCCTGGCGGTGTAGCAGTCGGAGGAGCAGGTGGTAGCAGCTACACATTGCCTACTGCAACTACCACAGTCAAAGGTGGTGTTAAAATCGATGGCACCACTATCACAATCAACAACCAAGTTATAAGTGGATTCAGTGGCAGTTACAACGACCTAACCAACAAGCCCACAATACCCACAAACACCAATCAGTTGACCAACGGTGCTGGATTTATTACCGGTTATACAGAAACTGATCCGGTGTTTGTAGGACATGCGTCCTACAATATAACCAGCACACAGATAACAAACTGGGATACAGCATATGGGTGGGGTGATCATGCCGGCGCAGGATACTTAACATCAGTTGGTACAATCAGTTACAACGATTTATCAAACAAACCCACACTATTCTCAGGTAGTTATACTGATTTGTCTAATAAGCCTACACTGTTCTCGGGTAGTTATAATGACCTAACAGATAAACCTAATCTCAGTAGCACATATCAATTTTCAGTTGCAGGCGACGATTCGACTCAACGACTAATAAGCACAGGCGAAACAGTTAAATTTATAGGCGCAGGCGGAATCACCACCAGTAGCGATGCAGAAGGTGCTGTTACAATTACCCAGGGTAGCACAGATAACATAATTAAGGTTGCTGGATCATTCGGGACTGAAAGCCCATTCAAGTCTGAAGTTGTTGCTGATCTTGCCACTGGTGTTAGAATTAGCACTTGGTGGGGTCTTCCAGCATTTGCTACTGAAGAACGCTGGCAGTTTGACTATGACGGGATACTAACATTCCCGGACGGTACAGAACAAGCAACCGCCTGGACTGGTACAAGCACCACCCTACAATGGACTGCCGCTGAATTTTTCCCAAGTGCCCCTGCACAAACAACTATAACGGCCGGCGATGGTGCTGTTGATATCAATTTAGTAACAGGTATACCTGGTTCATCAACTTCGGTAAACTGGTCTTTCACTAATCAAGGTACTATTGAGTTCCCAGACAGCACTACACAATACTCTGCCTACACTGGCGATAGTTCTACCACTGAAGCACTGACTATTGGCACAGGACTGAGTGGAACAAGTTTCAACGGCAGCACCGCAGTTACTATTGCACTGGATGATAACTATGGCGACACAAAGAATCCTTATGCCAGCAAGACGGCAAAATATTTCCTAGCTGCACCAAATGCAGACAACGGTGCTCCAACATTCCGTGCTATTGTTGCTTCAGATATACCTACACTAAATCAAAACACCACAGGATCTGCCGCAACATTGACTACAGCCCGTGCTATCAATGGCGTAGACTTTGATGGTAGTGCGGCTATTACTATAACAGCCGCCGCAGGAACACTAACTGGCACAACATTAAACTCAACAGTAGTATCTAGTAGTTTAACCAGTGTAGGTACACTTACATCGTTGACTTCTAGTGGATTAGTAAGATTCAACAATGCTGGAGTAGGCGCATCATATAATGCCGCTGGTAACTCTGTTAACATTGGCGGAGTATTAGGTGTCGCTTCAAACATCTATGCTAATGGTAACATAGACATTGTTGCCGGTAGTGCTTACTACATAGGTGGTAATACTGTATTGAACGGCAACACATTAGGCAGTAACATTGTTAATAGTAGTTTAACATCAGTTGGAACACTAACAAGTTTAAGCAGTGGTGCTATCACAACAACAGGTACACTAGCACTAAATGCCAGTGGCGGTATTACTACCAATCAAACTACATTCCCGTTAGTTAACACAACGGCAACTACAGTAAACTTTGCCGGTGCAGCCACAGCATTGAATATGGGCGCAAGCACTGGTACTACCACAATCAACAATAACTTGTCAATGGCCAGTGGCAAAACTATAGGTACAACTGCTAGTATCACAAGTAATGCCGCAACAGCGTTCATTGCTGGTACTGCCGCTGAAAGTGGTGTAGCATTACAAATGCCGCTTGAAGGTGCTCTACGTAATCTTACTAACGGACTTACTAATATGTATTTCGATGTTAGCACTGGCGGAACAACTCAGGGACAGTTCCAGTTCCGTAGTAGCAACGCATTCACCAATGTGTTGACTATGAGTCCTACTGCGTTTAATGTTAACACTGGCGCAACTGTAACAGCAAGAACACCTAGTCTTGGTAGACTGCCATTCAATTCTGCAATCGACACTGAACTAACCATTGATGATATGCGTTTCCGCATCAGCAACCAAGGCGGTATATTTCCGCAGGTTATTGGCAACGGTTCATCAAGGAATCTTGCCTGGACAGTAGTAGCCGCAAGAAACGGTAGTGCAATTCAACAAACAGGTAGCACCGGTACTATTGTATCAAGCAGTGCTTGGACTAGTTTATATACTGCTGCCGGCATGGACGCCTCTGGCGATACTTATACAGCTACACTACAGGATAAAGCAGCAGGTCGTATCTATCGTGTGACATTTATGCGTAGCGACAACGGTACTACAACAGGTTACAATATTATAGCCGAACGTATATTATAAGCGGATGCATGATTAGAGGTGCGTAAAACGTTTAACCCCTGCTAGCATTACACTAACAGGGGCTTTCTATAATATATAATAAACAGGCTATGCCCGGATCTTTAATAATAAGTTTACAGTTTATTTAATCTTTTTTACCAACATTACCGTTTACAAAGTTGTAGAACTTTTCAGCAGCTTCCAGCACTTGGTCAGCACCAGGTACTTGCGGCATTTCTACTTTGGTTACAACTTCCTTGCCATCTTTTGAAACACTGGTTTCATACTGGCCCCACTTGGTGTGGTAGTCTTGCCAGACTTGGCTTTGAGCCATTTCAAGGACCTGGGCTCTAATTTCATATCCATTTTTATTAAAAGTTACTCGAGGCATTGCTGCCTTTAGTTGTTCGCCGAATGCCTGTGCGGCTTCTTGCATTTGTTTCGCGTAATCGTTCATTTTGTGTTCTCCTGTATCTGTGTGTTTGTGTTACGTGTTGTTAATGTAACAGAGTATTTACTGTTTGTCAACTGGTTTAGATTCCTTTGTAGGAATCTTTTCTTCTTCGTTGTAGTATGGTATGTGAGCCATTATTCAATCTCCAAAATTAGTTTTCTAGCAAGATCATGATATCCTTGTCTTGCAAGTTCAGCAGATGCTCTAGTACGGCCAACACGTTCAAAGAAGTTGGCAATACGATGCCACATCATTTGCCGCCTTTTTTCTTTTCGCTGTAATCGCGATAGTAACTGTGATCTGGATCTATCATCATGTCCACCCTGCTAGATTTTGATTTGCTCGGATCTGCCACGGTGCTTCGTGACGATCGATTCTTCTAATACGATTCTCTAAATCAACAAGATCAACTGCCTCAGCTAGGTATTCTTCGATCTGATCTTTTTCAGTTCTTGCTTTGAATAGATTTTTAAACATAGCGAGCCTCCTTGCCATAAGCAGCCTCTAATGCAATTTGCTCAATCGAACTATGACTTAATCCCAAGTCCTTGAGTTGATGCACAGTCAACGAACTGAGTTCTTTGTAGGTTTTTCTGTAGGTTCGGTTTCTAGCATACCATTCTGTCAACAGTGATATCATCGTGTTACTCCAAATTTAGGAGCAACCCCGTACTGCTTCATATGAAAGTATGCGTATTCAGCATCCTTCTTGTATTCGGTGCGAGCCCATATGGCCAGATCACGATCTGACATAGTGGGTTTAGTGATTTTGGTTATACTATCAAAAAGTTTTAGTGTTAACATCATTTCTCTCTTTTGTTCTGTGTGTTTGTATATCTGTGTTCAAATGCAGAATTATGCTGCACTTGCACACTATATTTACTATAAAATGTTGACAAAAACGAGCGTGATTATTGCAAAGACGATATGCGTGTAGTGCATAGCACAAAAACTTCTTGACAAATGCTACTACATAATAAATACTATAAGGACAAGGCAATGAAGAAAAAAACACGTGGTATCTTAGAAGAACTTTCCAGTGTAGGTCGAAAAACTTACACTGATGAATTCATACAAACTACTGGAAGCAACCTTATTGAAAGTGCTGTTAATCTTTTGACAAAGATACATGAGACATATCCTGAAGAAGTTGCTATAGATTTGGAAAGACGTTTTCTAAATGCAATACGGGGGTCCAATCCTCGTAAGTTTAGATACGGTGTTGAAAAAATAATAGAATCAAAAAAGAAGTAAAAATGGGCGGAAATGTATTCATAGATGTTGTGCCATTTGACCATTCTCAAATAGGTGCAATTGCAGAACATTTAGATTCTGTACTGTCTCAGATTGGAGTTTCTGTTATTCCAATTGGTAGTACAGCCAATCCGGTTGTAGGTAAAAAAAGCGGAGACTTCGACGTTCTTGTTGAAGAAAGAATCCTAGCACAGGTTTTCAATGAAGACAATCCTAGAAACATTAGAAAAAAATTAAAAGACTTATTTGATAAGTCTGGCGATACAACTACATTAAATGGAATTGCCGTTCATGTACGAGTTCCAATTAACAACGAAGCTTATCAAGCAGATATATTAGTCACACCTCAGGCAAAAGAAGTAAGCAAGTTTCACATACACAAAATACCTGCCAATTCTAAGTACAAAGGTGTACATAAGCATCTTGCTATGATGTACCTTGCAAAATCAAAAGGTTTGCTTTGGAGTGCGTTTCAAGGTTTGTTTAATAGAAACAAAGAAGGAAAACGTGGAGACTTTATAACTAACAAATTAGATACAATTGCTTACTTGTTGATCGGAGTAAACGGTAAAGAACAAGACTTTGATTGTTTTGAAAGTATTGTAGCAGCACTTCCTGTTGATGTTGCAAATAAAATGATTGCAGACTTGAAAGAAGATCCTAGCTGGAAAGAAATTGCATGAAAATTTTTGAAGTAATTAGAAGTAATGAAATAAATCCTAACATGGCCAGAACAGCAGAGTTGACAGCTGACTATGCTGACCGAGTAACACCAACCAATCACAAAATTGGCAACTGGAATATATTTGAAATTAAGCCTGGAGTACGTAGCCGTGCTGAATTAATGCTATTTGTTGGGGTCGAAGACGGACCTAATGAATTACCTGAATTGTACGGACAGCTTGCATTACTAAAGCAACCGCACCAAGGCAAAGACTTTGTGTTTTCCGAAATATACTTTGATCCTGTTTTACAAGGAAAAGGAATTGCATTACAGTTGTACAAACTGGCTATAGAAAAATATGGATACACAATTGTAAGCGACACCAGTCAAACAAAGGGCAGTGAAAAACTTTGGAATTCTCTTGCAAGAGATCCACGCATTAATGTTTATGCATGGGAAACCGATAGCGATTCTTTTAGAGAATTTGACCCAGATGATCCAGACGATGTGTATTATGATCCTAGCGAAATAAACATACTTAAAAAAGAACTATCAGACATACAAGATCGTCTACATCAGCAATACATGTCTGGCAATATCGACGACGATGAATACGGAAATTTATTAAAACAGTATGCTGATCCGATATATGACGACCTAGAAGCAATGGAAAGAGCACAAGACACTCGTTTGGTTGCAACAGCAAAAAATATAAAGACAACAGTATCTGAGGCTGTACTCAACGAACAGCCAGTTCTTTCTAGTTGGATAACTGACATTACCTTACAAAAAAATGAACGTGATGTCACAATGACATTGGGCAACGGACGTAGATATAAGGTTGCAAGTGTTGGCAGACCTGTGTATACTGCTTGGGTAAACAGCAACTCTAAGGGAAAATTTTGGCACACAAATATCAAACGTCGTCATCGAGTATTGAGACTTTTGTAAAACCAAGAGTAGGCAGAGAATTTCAGCACCTTGAAGACCTGGTCTTTATTGAAGGGAGTGCGGGTGCAGAACGTGCATTGCATGTAATTAAAAATCTAAGAGAAGCTTCGGTTAAGTGGGACGGAAATCCTACGATATATTGGGGACGCAATGCACTTGGACAGTTTGTACTTGTAAATAAAAATGCATGGGGCAAAGCTGAATGCACTAGCCCGGATATGCTAGAAGAATTTATTCTAACTAGTGGCCGAGGAGAACCCTGGCGTCCTGCATTTGCAGAAAGTCTTGTGCGTATTTGGCCACTTTTAGAAGCAGCTACTCCAAAATGGACACAAGGATATGTGTACGGGGATTTGCTTTTCTATCCTAATCGCCCTGCACAAATTGCAAACGAGTCTGTAGAGTTTACTCCAAACAAAGTAACTTACAAAGTTAATACAAACACAGCATTGGGTGCAAAACTAGATGAAGCAAAAGTATGCATTGCTGCCCACAAGTTTTATCGCAAATTTGGAGATGCAGATGGTGTATTCTTTCAGCATGAAAATGTGTATGAAAGCACAAGTGTATCTGTAATTACACAAACTAGAATTAAATCTAACATTGTAGTTGAGCAAAACAAAATTGCAAAATTGCAAAACATAATTTCAGAGTCGGATATAGACAGTTTTCTTGCACCTATAGCAGGATTAGGCGATCTTAAAAATATTATCTATACATATGTAAATCAAACAAGTAAAGCAGGAAAGTTAGATACACTAGGAGAAACTTTTTTTGATTGGCTAGCAACTTCAAAGGTGAGTCATCCAAAACAATCTAAGATCGCTAAATTAGCTGAAGAGCATCCTTATGCATTGCCCACTATCTTTAATTTAGTAAAAGGTATCATGGAATTAAAAAATAATATAATCGAGCAGTTTGACTCTGTGTCAGAAATACAGTCGTACACACTAAACGAAAGCGGCGGCGAAGGATATATGATTCTTGATGAACAAATTAAGCTAGTGCCCAGACATCGATGGGTTCCTGATTAATTCGTGTTTTAACCCCATTATCATAAGTATTTTTGCTTCTATGGTAAATAATAATAACAATACTTACGGAGCGTAAGTTTGTTGCCATAGAGTACAAGGAGATTTAAAATGGCAGACGTATATTCAGTATCAGTTGGCGCAACTACAGTTGGCGCAAACGCTCGTGTAGCAAAAGCAAATTATGCATTTGGTACACCAAACCTAAAGTTCGTTAAAGTTGCAGCAGTTAACAGTGCCGCAGCAGTTAACTTTTCAGCAGAAACTGCAAACAGCAACTTCTACAAAGCACTAAATGCTCTACAAGGTTTTGCTGAAATTTATTGGGCAGATGGCGGCACTGAAGGTTTCATCGTAGCATACAATGAAAACACTGCAAACAGTGGTTCAGCAGCAACACCATCAGTAAGCAACGGCTCATGGGGTGCAGCAGAAGCAGCAATTCTAGCAGCAATTGGTGCAGACACTTCATGCACAATCACAGCAGTTGATTTGGCAACTAACGGTCTATCGATCGACTAATAGTTGTAAAACTAAAATCAAAGGGTTCGCGTTTTGCGGACCCTTTTTTTATGACCGATAAGTAATGTTATGAGATTTCAGTTATTAACACTTATAGATATTACACAGACTCGTGCTCGAAAAGGTGACGACAGTTTTTTACAAAAGCAACAGCAAAACTATCTTACTGCCATACAAACTATAAGTATGCGAGCAAATCCAGAAATACGCACAACAACTAGTTGTGATGACAGAGATATAACAGGATTAGGTTTTGGCACATTGTATAAAGGCAACCATCGAGTATGGAAACTAAATTTTAATTTTGAGTTTGACAACAGTCATTCAATTGACACATTAAAGTTTGATTTTAATTTAGTCCCTGTTATTAAAAACTTAAACGAAACAGTTGACTTAGAAGATGCTGCGTTTATAACAAGCTCAGAAGAACTCAACAACATAGTGTTTCTCAACTTAGACGATTTTACATAATATGATAAATATACAAAAGGCAAGAACAAAGGCATTTAAAAATATTCATTACTGTCGCAAAATGGAGAAATAAATGTCGACTGCCTTAACAACTGACTTAGAAAAAGAAAGCCTTGAAGCACACGTTGATTTATGTGCATTAAGATATCAACAACTAGATAATCGTTTGACCAAGGTAGAAGGAAAACTTGATAGTATTTCTGCAGAAATGAAATCAGCCAACCAATCATTAGTCAAGGTTATAATCGGTGCCGCTGCTACTATTAGTTCTGGCTTGCTCGGAACAATCGTAGTAATGTTAATGAAATTCTAAACACGATAAATAACTTTATGTTATTGCGTGAATTATTTGATCAACCTGTAAATGAAAAAGTAGTGTGGGGGAGAACTGGTAAATCAGTTGTTCGCAAATATCGTTGCTCCGGCGGGAAACGACACGGTCGTGTTGTTAGCAAAATGGCACAATGTTTTGCTCCACTTGACTTTAAACAGAGTGCAAGTTTTAAGCGAACCAAATCGAGATTTGGCAGACGCATGGCTAGAAAAGCTGGAAGAACAAAGCGTGTAAATCCTGCTAGTCGTAGAATACAAGCGTTGAACAGATAACAAACAGCGGACAGAAAGAAAATAAGATAATGCGAGCAGATGAATTTATTAACAGCGACGAAAAGCTAGACGAAATATTACCTCTTATTGGAATGGCTGCCGGGGCGGCTGCTAGATCAGTAGCAGGCATGGCTGCTAAACAGGTTGGAAAAGCTGTAGCAGGCGCCGCTGCACAGAAAATAGGACAAAAAGTTGCCGGAATGGCAGGCTCGCAAAAACAACCAACATTGCCCGGCGATAACACAGCCTATGCAGACGTTGATAGAGCAAAAGATGCTTTATTGCAACCGGGAAAAAAGTTAGTGCTTCCAACTCAAGCCGGAACCCCTCAAGCATTCAAGATTACAAAAGTAGCAGGCGATGAAGTAGAAATAGAAAACCCGGATGCAATTAAAGATCCTAGCCAGCCAGATAAAATTACTTATAACAAGCAAGATATTAAGAAATCGATATCAATATGAAATTTAATGAGTTAATTAAAGAATTTTCAATACAGATGAGCAATGAAGAAAAAACATTGCTTGACAAGATATCAAAACCGTGTTATGTTGAGTCATTCTCACAGAGAGAACAATATGTGATTGAAAACTTAATTAAAAAAAGTTTGCTTTCAAAGGTATATTATAAAGGTAGCACGGTAGTAATTCCAAATGAAAGACCTTGACATAGCTATTCAGGAACTTGAAGACATAATCGACTCTAAAATGAACAATTTTTCGTTGCCTTATAAAAAGGGCAACAGTGTCAGACTCGGACATATTGTCATAAGAAAAAGCAAAAATCTCGGATATATAGTATTCGATACTAAACTAAACAAACCCATAACAACTACTTTTAGTATAACAGGGGCTCTTGCCGTAGCAAAAGCTTCTATTAAAAAGTCTCCAATTTATACTATTATGAAATACGATAACATAATAGAAAAAAATTATAATGACAGTCAATTTTATTCTCACATCATACATGGAAACGCCAGCGAGTCTCGCAAAAAAGCAGTAGCTTCTCGTCTTGAAATATCGAAGACAAAAATCGATGCTGCAAAAAATGCTCTTGATGAGTTCATTATGAAAGATATGTGATAAATAAATTAAACAATTCCAGGAACCCAACCATGAACATAAGAGAATTTGCTAAACCAGTTACTGCTAAGTCGTTAAACGAAAGCCTTGCTGCTCGATTCGGACAAAAGATTAATTTAGAGCGTTTTACAATAGAACAGCTTCAAGATGCACGTAATAGATTGCGTACAAAACTAAGTCAAGTAGAAACAAACGAATCGTTTGACGCTGTTCATAATGAAACTTATCAAAAATCAAAAATGATGCTTGATGTATTAAATGCTGCTCTTTCCGAAAGAGGACATGTTGAAGAAGACACTTCAACTAAGCGTTTAAGAGAAGGCGAAGAAGACAAAGCTGAATTGGTAATGTCAGCTAAAGACATGGTTGATCGTCTAACTGGTTGGATGGAAGATGTAGCAGAAATGCAAACAGAATCTATGCTTGAACTTGCTGACGCAATTCGCGACGAGCTAGGACAAGAATCTTCAGAAGCATTTGTTGGATTGGTAAAGCCTGCACTTGACAGCCTCTACCAAGCTATGGAATCAACTCGTACTTCGTTAACTGGCGGTGTAAGTCAGTTGACCGGCGAAGGAACAGCACCAACACCTATGCCAGGTGAAGAACCAGGAATGGATGCAGATTTAGGTGCAGAAGACGAACTAGATGCAGACCTCGGCGGCGACATTACTCCGGTCAGTTCGGTAGACGACGACTTTGGAGCAGCAGAACCAGCAGCCGGCGGCGAAGAACCAGCAGATAGAGCAAAGCGTGAGTCAAAAGACTACTCAGCTAAAAAAGCAGCCGCAGGTAAAGACATTGGCAAGCCAGGCAAGCAATTTGCAAAGATTGCAAAGAGTGCAGGCGAAAAGTATGGTAGCAAAGAGCGTGGCGAAAAGGTAGCCGGTGCTGTTCTTAAAAAGCTACGCACAAAAGAATCAGTAAATCCAACTACACTTGCAAACATACTTTCAAAAAAAAAGTAACTGAAGAAGTTAACGCTAATAAACTGTACCAACTTCTAGTTTTATTAAAAAATAAAGGAAACTTCAACGTTTCCTTTAATCAATTAAATCAATATATGAGTAACATGGGTGACGAAGGTTTCACTTATGATATCTTTCAACAAGCATACAACAGTGACCCTAAAATTCAAAATATAGTGGCTGACTTTAATAAAAACTCTGTTAAAATAAAAACAGGCGATGAAAATAATTTATCGAGAAAACCTACATCAGGAAAAAATACTGTTTCGGCAATGGCAAAAAGAGCAACTGACTTAGGTGATTTGTAAAAATTGTAATTAGGCATGACATTAATAAAAAAGAAATATGAATATAAAAAACTTTTAAGAGTTGAAGTAAATGGCAAAAGAAGATATGACTGGGGTGGCAGCATCCCAGTTCCTAGTGTTACAACAATTCTGTCAGAGACAAAAGATCAAACACACTTGATAGAATGGCGAAAGCGTGTTGGCGAAGAAAAAGCAAAAGAAATAACAGTTGAAGCTGCTGGTGTAGGTACTCGTATGCACAAGTATCTAGAAGATTATATCGACACCGGCAGTTGGCCAGTGCCTGGCAGCAATCCTTACGCTCAAAAAGCACATGCAATGGCAACTCGGATCAAAGTACATGCACTCGACGATGTAAACGAAATTTGGGGATCAGAAGTTTCTTTGTACATGCCAGATCTTTATGCAGGAACAACAGATTTAGTTGGACTGTACAAAGGCAATCCGTCAATCATGGATTTTAAACAGAGCAACAAAGTTAAAAAGAAAGAGTGGATTGAAGATTATTATCTTCAAATGACTGCGTATGCACTTGCTCATAATGAAATACACGGTACTAACATTCGTGAAGGACACATTTTTATGTGTACTAGAGACGAACAGTATTTGCAATTTGATCTGTGGCCCGATGAATTTGACGAATGGTCTCACAAATGGTGGGACCGAGTACACGACTACTATTCCAAGTACGCATAAATATATAAAAGCGTAGGAGTAGTTAAATGGCTGTAGTTCAAATCTCGAGAATTCAACATCGTAGAGGTAGAAAACTTACCAACACCGGAATGCCTCAATTAGCGTCGGGCGAAATTGGATGGGCAATTGATACACAAGAATTGTTTATTGGAAACGGGTCAGTAAGCGAAGGTGCTCCGTATGTTGGTAATACAAAAGTTCTTACCGAACACGACAACATTTTTACTCTTGCTGATCAGTATACTTATAAACCAGACGACAATCTTTGGGGATCTCAAATACCTGTAAGTAGACCCTTACAAGAAAGATTAGACGAGTTTGTATCTGTATTTTCTTTTGGAGCAACAGCTGACGGAACTGACCAAACAACAGCTATAGAAAATGCAGTAAACAATCTTTATAAAAACAGCGATAACGCTAGTAGAGTAATACTTTGGTTTCCTGCCGGTACCTATTTAATTTCCAGCACAATACAATTGCCTCCTTATGTAACACTTAGAGGTGCAGGAAAAGGTAAAACAAAAATCATTACATCAAACTGTGATGCGTTTACAACAATACACTATAATCCTAACAATGTGTTAGAAACAATCACAAACTTAAATCAAGCAAGATACATTGAAATGTCGGATATGACTATATCAATACCGTCAACATCTTACAAAGGTATAACAGTTGCATCCGGTGTTAACAGTGTGTTTAAAAATTTACGTTTTGAAGGTGCATGGGACTTTGGTGCTACAAATACTTCACACAGTGCAATAGTATTAACAGCAACAGCAACTGATATTACATCATCATTCAATCTTTTTGAAAATATTGAGATTGACAGTTTTAATTATGCAGTATATAGTGATGATGATGTTAAACATAACGTCTTCTCTAATTGCATTTTTTATAAGATTAAACAAGCAATTGCATTTGGACTAAACAGCGTCATTGGTAGTAATAACCAAATGACCGGTCCATTGTTTAACACTTTTGAAAAATGTATATTTGATCGCGTAGATCAAGAAGGCATCTATGTAAAAAATGGTGAATACAATGTAAGCAGAGAAAACAAATATCTAAACGTAGGTAATAACAGTGCAGGTACTCCAATACCGTTTTACTCTAATGTACGTTTTGAAACAAACACAAACATTTCTGATAACGACTATTTTGAAAGAACTGCATCACTTACACCAAACGAAGATGGCAACCCTTCTGTACTAAACTTTGATACACGTTATGTTCCTGAAATACACGGAAGAACTAACGTTAGACTACCTTATGCTAATGAAATTACAATAGGATATATGCCTGGTAAAGTACCAAGCGGTGATCCACAGGAAATTCTAAAGTTTCCTGTTATCAATAGCGGAACTATATTTGTTGATTATGTTTACACAGAAACTAACAATAATATAGTAAGAGAAGGTGTGCTTGAAATAGTATGTAACTTGGACACAGAAGAAGTTACAGTAAATGACGATTACACCTACTTAGGATCATCAACTGATTACAGCACTGCATTAACTTTTTATGCAGAGTTTGCTGACTTAGGTGGCGATCTAAACAAAGATACTATTAGAATTAATTGTATTAACACAATTGCTTCAGCAGACGACAAGTTTTATTATACAATAAGAGTAAAATCGTAACACATGTTTGATAAAAGATTTGAGGACAGGCTGCGAGCCTGGGCTGATTTTAGAAATCAGCTAGAGTTTTCTCACAACCCAATACAAGAGGTCATAGATTTTTATAATCGTGCTCCTTTAGTTAACATACAGGTTGATCCATATGACCAGACCAGTTGGCTAGATCCTTGGTCACTTTTAAGAGAAAATAATTATTGTAATTTTGCATTAATTTTAGGAATTGCCTATACTTTGCAATTAACCACTCGCTTTTCTGAGGCTCAATTTGAGATACATATCTGTACCGATAAGGAAAAGTCAGAGATAAAATATCTACTTTTTGTTGACAATTGTGTTATTGGATACAATAGAAATTGTGCAATAAAAGTTGTAGATTTACCACCATCTCTGCAATTCGAAAAATCTTATCGGCTACCTGCCCTACAATAAATATCTAACAAATTATAGAGTCTTAAAGAGGAATTTAATGATGATTCAAGTCACCAAACGTAATGGTAAAAAAGAACCCCTTGATATCGAAAAGTTACACAAAGTAGTTTTTCATGCATGTGAGGGTATTACAGGAGTAAGTCCTAGCGAAGTTGAAATTAAAAGTCAAATACAATTTTACAATGGTATTAAAACAAACGACATTCAAGAAACACTTATCAAGGCAGCAGCAGATCTTATTTCGGAAGAAAATCCAAATTACCAATACGTAGGTGGCAGACTAATCAATTATGGACTACGAAAAGAAGTATACGGGCAGTATAAACCATGCACAGTAAAAGAACTTGTAGTTCGCAATATTGAAAACGGTTTTTACGATACAGAACTAATCAACTATTATACTGACGAAGAATGGGAAAAAATTAATAGTTTTGTTAAGCACGAACGTGACGAAAACTTAACTTATGTTGCAATGGAGCAACTAAGAGGCAAGTATCTAGCACAGAATCGTGTAACAGGTGAAATCTTTGAAACTCCGCAGATGTGCTATATTTTAATCGCTGCAACACTGTTTCAAAGTTATCCAAAAGAAACAAGACTACAATGGGTCAAAGATTACTATGATGCTATATCTCTTCATGATATCAGTTTGCCTACTCCTGTTATGGCTGGTGTTCGCACACCTCAAAGACAGTTCAGTAGTTGCGTCCTTATTGAATCTGATGATAGCCTTGACAGTATCAATGCTACAACCAGTGCTATTGTTAAGTATGTGAGTCAAAAAGCTGGCATTGGTGTCGGCGGCGGGAAAATACGTGCAGTTGGATCGCCTGTTCGCAAAGGTGATGCATATCATACTGGTATTATTCCTTTCTACAAAATGTTCCAAGCAGCCGTTAAAAGCTGTAGTCAAGGCGGTGTTCGTGGAGGAGCAGCAACTATATACTATCCTGCCTGGCACTTAGAAGTTGAAGATCTTCTTGTGTTGAAGAATAACAAAGGCACAGAAGAAACTCGTGTACGTCATATGGACTACGGTGTACAGTTTAACAAACTAATGTACGAGCGTCTAATTACCGGAGGAAATATCACACTATTTTCGCCTAGCGATGTTCCTGGACTGTATGATGCGTTTTTTGCAGATCAAGAAAAGTTTAAAGAGCTTTATGAAACAGCAGAACGCAATACAAGAATTCGTAAAAAGACTGTTAGAGCAGCAGACTTGTTTGGTTCATTTATGGAAGAACGCAAAGCAACCGGCCGCATCTATTTGCAGAATGTAGACAATGCAAACGACCACGGATCGTTCTTGCCCGAAGTTGCACCTATTCGTCAAAGCAATCTTTGTGCAGAAATTGATCTTCCGACCAAGCCATTAAATGATTTAAATGATCCGGAGGGAGAAATCAGCCTTTGCACCCTTTCCGCCATTAACTGGGGTAATATTAAAACACCAGCAGACTTTGAGCGTGTATGTACTCTTGCAGTTCGCGGACTTGATGCACTGTTAAGCTATCAAGATTATCCTGTTCTAGCAGCACGTCTTTCAACTGAAAAGCGTCGTCCATTAGGAATTGGTATCATCAATTTTGCATACTGGATGGCCAAGCACGGCCTTTCCTATCAGCACATCGATACAGCAGGTCTTGCTGTGATTGATGAATGGGCAGAAGCTTGGAGTTACTATCTAATCAAAGCTAGTGCAGACATTGCTAAGGAGCAAGGTGCACCAAGTGGTAATTTAGAAACCAAGTATGGTCACGGTATTACTCCTAATCAAACTTACAAGAAAGATGTAGATACTCTTGTTCCGCATGTCGAACGCATGGATTGGGACAGTCTTCGTGCTCAACTACGGGAGACAGGTATTCGCAACAGCACACTAATGGCACTGATGCCCAGCGAAACATCTGCACAAATAGCAAATGCTACAAACGGTATTGAACCACCACGTGCCTACATTTCAGTTAAGCAAAGCAAGCACGGTGTTCTCAAGCAAGTTGTTCCAGAATACAAGCGTTTAAAGAACAAATACGATCTGCTTTGGGATCAGAAGTCGCCCGAAGGCTATCTAAAGATCATGGCTGTCTTACAGAAATATATTGACCAAGGTATTTCAGTAAACACCAGTTACAATCCTATTTTCTTTAACGACGAAAAAATTCCAATGAGTGTTATGCTACAGCACATGATTATGTTCTACAAGTACGGTGGAAAGCAGTTGTATTACTTTAATACAAACGACGGCGCAGGCGAAGTAGATTTATCTAAATTTGCCAAAGAAGATGTATTCGAAGCAGAATTACAAATTAGTGACGACGTTGCCTGCGAAAGCTGCACAATATGATTGACAGAGCCTACGGGCTCTGTTATATTCTTATATATAAATCTACTTAAGGACAGATTATGAGCGTTTTCGATCTTAATAATAAAGCTGATCACACAAAAGTTTTAGCATTTCTCGACCCCACAGGCGGCCCAACAGTTCAACGTTACGATACTATGAAGTATCCGTCGCTTGATAAATTTACAGACAAGCAACACGGATTCTTTTGGAGACCCAGCGAACTTGATCTTTACAAAGATGCAACAGAGTTTAAAGCTCTTACCGAACACGAACAACATATTTTTACCAGCAATCTAAAGCGTCAGATTTTGCTAGATTCTGTGCAGGGTCGTGCCCCAGTTGAAGCTTTTAGTCCTATTGTTAGTTTGCCCGAACTTGAAAATTGGATTCTAACTTGGACGTTTAGCGAAAGCATCCATAGCCGTAGTTACACTCACATTATCAGAAACGTGTATAACAATCCTAGCAAGATCTTCGACGAAATGATGGACATCGAAGAGATTGTGGATTGTGCAGAAGATATCAGTAAAAATTACGACGATCTGATTGAACTAGCATCGTGGTATAATCTGCTAGGTGAAGGAACTCACACAGTTAACGGCAAGACTATCACAGTAGATCTTTACGATCTTAAAAAGAAGTTGTGGCTTGCACTGATGAGTGTGAACATTCTCGAAGGTGTTCGTTTCTATGTTAGCTTTGCATGTAGTTGGGCATTTGCTGAACTTAAGAAGATGGAAGGCAATGCTAAGATTATCAAACTGATTGCACGTGATGAAAATCTGCATCTTGGTAGCACACAACTGTTGCTCGGGCTGCTTGCCAAAGACGATCCTGACTTTGCTAAGATTGCAGAAGAATGTCAAGAAGAAGCAGTTAAGATGTTTGTTGATGCAGTTAATCAAGAAAAAGTGTGGGCTGACTACTTGTTTAAAGACGGCAGCATGATCGGCTTGAACAAGCAACTGTTATGCGAATACATTGAATGGATTGCAGCACGTCGAATGAAAAAGGTTAATCTTCCTTGCCCATACAACGTTAAAAGCAATCCACTTCCTTGGACTGAAAAGTGGATCTCGGGTGCAGAAGTACAGGTTGCACCACAGGAAACAGAAATTAGTTCTTATATCATCGGTGATATCAAGCGAGACATCGATGACGATACATTTAAAGGGTTAAGCCTATGAGAAAACCTCGTAAGCCTCGCGGTCCTGCAAAAGTTAAAGCAGCGGCAAAAAGAGCAGTAAAGATTGGAAAAAAAAGGAAATGAGTGGAACTATCGTTTGGAGCAAAGACAATTGTCCGTATTGCGTAAAAGCAAAACGTATGCTGGATGGTAAAGGTATTCGTTACGAAGAAAGAAACATTAGCACCGGGCCGTGGACTAAAGAGCAATTGTTAGAAGCAGTTCCCAACGCACGAACTGTTCCGCAGATTTTCTTGCACGGAAATTATATTGGCGGATCAGATGCACTTGAAAAATATTTTGAAGATCATGACATGTGGAGAAATGATTAATGCTTATTGAAGCACCTATGAAAGACGGTGACACTGTTACTATCAAAACGTTTAACGGCGACGAGCTGGTTGCTAGACTTGTAGAAACTAAACCAAACACTTATGTGGTTTCCAAGCCAATGGCAATTATGGCAACACCGCAAGGACTAGGATTGGGTCCTTATACGTTTACAGTTAATCCGGATACAAAAATTGAGATTAACAAAAATGCAGTAATCTTTATTGCTAAAACTGATAGCGAAATGGCTAAACAATATATTAGCAGCACTAGCGGAATCAAACTTGTATGACAAACTTTGCTAGACTAGACGACGAAACTACAGGTGTTTGTAGCATACACGGTCCTCAAAGCGGAAAAATTACCGGAAGTGCAACAATAACATTTATCGAAGGTAAGTTAGCAGCAAGAGTCGGTGACGAAGTAACAGCTGATTGCGGACACAAAGGTAAAATAAGTGTAGCTTCGGGTAACATAATTGCCGAAGGCCAACGTGTTGCTAGGAAAGACGACCCATTCACCGGAACCTACACTGGAACAATCGTCGGCAGTGCTTCTAGAACAGGAACTGATAACAGCGTTTCCGGCGATGGCGGACCGCAATAACATATAGGTAAAAAATGAAGAAAATCTTAACAGACTGCGATGGTTGCACGTTTGATTGGGAAACTCCCTTCCACGAATGGATGGTTGAAAAAGGCTATAGCAAGGTTGTGCATGATACATATAACCTCGACATAGCCTATGCTATTCCGAAAAGTGAAAAGCGTGATCTTGTTCGTGATTTTAACGAAAGTGCTTGGATCAGTAACTTGCCAGCTTTTCGTGATGCTCGCAGTGGAATAGCACGTTTAGTTGAAGCCGGTTATACGTTTGATGCTATTACTAGCCTAAGCAAAGATCCGTTTGCACATTCTCTGCGATGGACTAATCTTCGTTCTCGTTTTGGAACTGATGCATTTGAACACTTAATCTGTCTCGATACTGGTGCAGACAAAGACGAAGCATTGGAAAAGTACGCCGACACTGGGTTATGGTGGATCGAGGATAAGCCAGAAAACTGCGACACTGGTTTAAAATTTGGTCTACGGCCGATCTTGATTGACCATTCACACAATCAGTGGTATACTAATCCAGCAGTGATTCGTGTCAAAACATGGAAAGAAATCTGTGAGGTAGTTCTCGGTGAGTGATACGCACGAACAGCTAAAACTAGCTTGGGCTATTTATTTGCAAGAAAACGATAAGTTTGAAGCAAAAGGCATCAAGACTAGTGCTGTTCGTGCGAGACAAGCACTCAACAACATGAAAGATCTTATCACAGAACGAAGAAAAGAAATACAAGAAAAGAAAAGTGACCTATAATAAATACAGTATAGGAGAACAGCATGAACACACTAAAAGATCTTAGAAATTACATTAAGTTAGAGTATGGTATTGATCCTGTGATGTTTGATGGAAAAACACTAGAATACAGAGCTGTTTCATTTGAACGTAACGAATCACCGTACATTTACGTAAACAGAGAAACAATGTCTGACATGTGGACTGTAAGACGTAAAAACCATAGTATTGATTTTTTTAGAACACGTGAGTTAGAAAAAGCTATTTCTCCTTCTGGAAGCTTATTGTACTACTTTATACCGGAGTCTAGATTTTAATGAATCAAGAAAACATCGATTATCTATATAATATTGGTAAACGTGTAGAATATTATTTCAATATAAGAAAAAAAGCAGTTAATTTTATTTTATCAAACAAAATAACAAATAACGATTTGTCTGTTCATTTAGTATTAATGTCGGCTATTTGGGCAGCAACACAGATTGGTGATGAATTAACCCAAGAAGATTTACTAGTATTGTTTGGACTTACTAGTAATTTTAATGACGAATTTAATCAGCAAGTTATGAAAATGCACCCAGACCAAGCACACTTAAGTTTAGAAGAAATCTTTAAGGCTGTAGTAGAAAATTTTAAATAATGGAAAAAAAATGTACTCAATAAGCAGAAATCACCACAATACTCCTCAAAATCTTATAGAAGAATTTATATCCAAAGGCGGACAAGTAAAAGTCTGTCCAGTAGGTGAACGCACAGAAGACATAGAATACACTGGCGGATTCTATGGAAAAAGAAAAAAGAAAACAGAAACAGTAGACGTTGAAATCAACGAAGATGAAAGTTAAAGCACATCTTGTAGATATAGACTGGCCTGTTAAGCTCGGCAATCCTTGCGGAGAAATCAGTCTTCCAGTGTTGATAAGACCGATGGATATTACCTATCTACGGTTAAAAGGCATTACTGTATTTGATTACACAGAAAGCTTAGGAATGGAAGATGAATGGGTTGATCCCGAATCATGCTATTCGCTAGGTATCGAAAAATAAATAACTTGTGACACAAGATCAATATAAAGAAGCCAATAGATATTATTGGATTGTTAAAGGCCAGCTAATTCCGGACGCTTGGAGCGAAAAAGACATATTGAGTGTATACAACGGCTACTTTGAACGTATCTGGGGTAATCACGAAAATGTTGTTCACGAAGAAGGCTTTGAAGAAGCATGGTCAAAAAAAATGTCACTAAAATAAAGATTTTACAAAAATTTCACAAAATTGTCATAAAACTGTTACAATGATGTTGTAAACTAATAATATCTTCAGAAATTGAAGATTTCATTAACAAAAGGATTAAAAATGAAAACATTTATAGCAGCGGCCGCAGTAGTCGCATTAACAGCTACGACAGCACTTGCAAGAGACAACGTACAGGTTACTGGCTCGTCAACTGTTCTACCATATGCAACTATTGTTGCTGAAGCATTTGGCGAAAACTTCGAATTCCCGTCACCGGTTGTTGAAGGCGGCGGTTCAGGTGCAGGCCGTAAGAAACTATGCGAAGGTACAGGTGAAAATACTGTAGACATTGCTAACAGCAGTTCTAAGATGAAAGAAGAAGAATATGCAGCTTGCGAAGCTGTAGTTGGCGAAGTAACTGAAGTTAGAATCGGCTATGACGGCATTGTATTTGCTTCAAATATTGACCAACTTAATATTGATAACTTAACGGTCAAGCAACTGTATAACGCACTACACGAGTCAAGCACTGCAAAACTATGGAGTGAAGTAGATTCGACACTTCCGGAAGTAGAAATCCTTGTATATATTCCAGGAACCAAGCACGGAACTCGTGAAGTGTTTGATGTAAAGGTTATGGAAGATGGTTGTAAAGCAGCTCTTGGTGTTGAAAAACTAGACGACGATCAAAAGAAGGCTTGTGTAAAAGTAAGAACTGACGGTGTAGCAATTGACATCGACGGCGACTATACAGAAACACTTGCACGCCTTGATGCTAATAAAACTTCACTAGGTGTATTTGGTCTTAGTTTCTATCAGAACAACACAAGCAAACTAGAAGTTGCAACAGTTGATGGAGTATTCCCAAGCGTCGAAACTATCTCAAGCGGTGATTACCCAATCAGCCGTCCATTGTTCTTCTATGTTAAGAACGCACACCTTGGAGTTATTCCAGGTCTTAAAGAATACGTCCAATTCTTTGTAAGTGATGAAATGGCAGGACCGGATGGTGCTCTAGCACAATACGGACTTGTTCCAGACCCAGAACTAGCAGCTACACAAGAGATGATTGCTAACTGGTAATTAAAAATAAAAATAGAGTGGCGAAAGTCACTCTATTTTCTTGACTGATACTAAGAAATAGCATATAAATAACTTGTGATGTTGAAGTTCACTGAACACGGGACAGACCCGGGGGCGGTACCCGGCGACTCCACCAAGTACACACTACCTAATAACAGCGGCGTACCCGTGGAGTTATTAGGAGTCTTGCAAGCTAGTGTGTATTTGCTGGGGTCGAAATAGGATCGATGTACGAACTAGGCAGGATGGAGTCACCCGGCGAAAGCTCGGTTAACGCAATAAAATTATAGTCGCAAACAGCAACTATGCTCCTCAGGAGCTCATGGTAGCCTAAGGGTTACGGGGGTTAGTCGCCTAGCAACAGAAAGACTGGAAAGGGTGTCTACGGGCACCCTTTTTTAATATGCCTTTTTAGAGTGTAACGTTTATATTAAAAATATAAATACTATTATTACAAACAAAAGGATATGTATCAATGTTTACTACAATGATTAAAAAATCAATACATAAAAGTCAGCACTGTCAGAGAAATTGGGACTTAGATAAACAAATCTCAGAAGAAGATTTACAAGTACTAGAAACTGCGGTAACTGCCTGTCCAAGTAAACAAAATATCGTTTTTTATAAACCATATTTTATCCAAGATAGAAAAGTTATTGAAGAAATACACAACACAACTAATGGCTTTACTGTAAACTACGATACAAAAGTATCGGTAACTAATAGTCAAACACTGGCAAATCTTTTAGTAGTATTAGTTGAAGATCAATCGTGGTTTGATGAGAAATACAGAAATCTCGAAATGTTAGCATCCCAAGAAATGCAAAAAGAACATGAAATCATGCAAAGAGACAAGCTTCTTTCTGTAGGAGTAGCAGCTGGATATCTTAATTTATCGGCTACTATGTTGGGACTATCAACTGGATGTTGCAGTTGCTTCGATGATGATAAGATAAGAAAAATTCTTAATATAAACGATTCTGTTTTGTTGTTAATGGGTATCGGATATCCAAACGATAACAAAAATCGAAGAGAGCATCACAAAGATCAAAATTTTATGTTCCCAACTTTCTCTAAAAAAATGGAAGTTATTAAAATTTAAAAACTGTGTCAAAGTTTTAACTAATAAGGCTAGGTTACATAATACCATATGAATTGGATAGAGATCGATAAAGTGCTTTATAGAATTATAGGGCGTCACGACAATGTAGACGCAATTTATTCCGAAGCACAAAAAACATTTAAATGGGATTTATCGCAAGTTAAAGCGGCGGTGGATCCGATATTAAAAAGACACAGCACAATTAAAATTACAGAAACTCCTAAAAAACTCACAAGGAGAAAATTAAAATGAAAATATACACAATATCTCCTAAGCCTGCAGAATTTGTTGTAACATTTTTAACAACAGATTATCCTAGTATACTTGAACCAGGGCCCCAAGAGGGCCAATTTTTTTTAACACAAACTGTTAAAAAATGGCAAGCCATAAATGACATAAAGCTTTTCTTAACCATAGAAAATAACATAGCTACTATGAAATTTTTAACAGACGAGGATGCAGAATTCTTTTACGAAGAGTGGGCTAAATAATGTATGCAAGACGAAAGCCCTAACACTCCTACTGAAGAAGAAAAGTTCGAAGTTAGCTTTAGAATTTTAGGTAACGAATTACTAGCTATGCAACTTATTAGTGCAAGCAAAAAAAAGAACTGGATAGTGTTTGGGCTAATTGCATTAATACTAATGTCTGTATTAGTAGAACGCTTATTGCCTGTTATAGACAAAATGACAACAGCATTATAGCTGTTGCAAAAATAGCACACATATCAAAATTAGAGTAGCAAAACACGTCAAACCTGTTCAAACTGGTTGCACGTTACAATAAAAACTGTATAACTACATTACAGATTCACAGAATTAACTGTGATCAGGTTTTAAAAGGATAGATAATGAAACTACTACTTTCTTCTATTGCAGCTATTGCGTTTGCTGGTGCTGCATTTGCTGCCGATGTTTCGACTGAAATTGGTGCAGACGTTACTAAAAACATTGCCGGAGACTACATTGTAACTCCGTCAGTCGATCTTTCTTTCGGCTCGAAAACCGAAGGTGCTACTGCATTTGGTAGCTTGGGCGTTGTTTCTGATAACGGCGACTTGGCTGTTGATACTTGGGCGTTGGGTCTTGCATTTGGTGCTACCAGTGTTAGCTTTGGCGATCAAGAGGACTTGTTCAGCTTTGGCGGACTTGAAGTCGTTGGCGGTGATACACTTGCAACTGTTGCAGACGATCACGAGTCGATCATTGTTAAGCACGGCAGCATTGCTGGCTTGATTGGTTTCACTGATATCGGTGCTGATGTTTCAGAAATTGAAAACGTTCAGCTTTCGTATGCTAAAGACTACGGCAAAATTGACGTAACTTCGGCACTTGACTACAACTTGGACACCGAAGACACTACTGTTGCTGTTTCAACTGGTGTTGAAGTTACTGAAGCAGTTTATGCTAACATGACTGTTACTTATGCAGATGCATTTGCATACGAAGCACTTGGTGCTTATACTCTTAACGAAGCTGTAAAAGTAAGTGCTTTTGTTAACGGCGACGAAGATGAATTTGCTCAAAACGTCGGTGCCGGTGTAGTTTACACCAAAGACAGCTTGAGTGCATACGCAGAAGTTGGCTACAACATTGACGCAGAAGAAGTAACTCCTGCTGTTGGTATTAGCTTCTCGTTCTAAGCAATAGGGATAGGCTATACGCCGTCCGAACTAAAGGTCGCCTAGTGCGGCCTTTTTTTATATTCTTTTTTAGGTAAATATTTTTATATTTTTAAATAACCTAAGGAAAAACATGAAAAAATTACTATTAGTATTACTTTTGCTTCCAGCTATGGCGTTTGCTGAAGTAAAAACACCAACTGGTGTAGCACACGAATTAAAAATTCTTCGCGTAGTAGACGGCGACACAGTGGAATTCGAAGCAGCATTCTTGCTAGATCCACTACCTAAGAAGTTGTCATTGCGTGTATGGGGTGTAGATACCCCAGAAAAAGGTGGCAGAGCAGAATGCAAAAAAGAAGCAGACATGGGCGATGCTGCTAGTAAGTTTACAAAAGATCTTCTAGCAAAATCTAAATCAACTAAAATTGTAATCTACGAATGGGACAAGTTTGGCGGCAGAGTTTTAGGCGATGTGTTAATTGATGGCAACAGCTTAACCAAGATGCTAATTGAAAAAGGATTTGCTAGAGAATACTACGGCGATAAAAAAACATCGTGGTGTAATTAAGTTGACAACTAGAGTTACTCCTGCTATATTAAGATATAATTTGCTAGGAGTAACTCTATGTCAATGCATCTTGTTGGACCTTATTTAACTACTACTAAGTACAACTCAAAACGTAAGATTGCTAATACAAAAAAACTGCGTGATGCAAAAGCAGAGCACGAAGCATGGCTTAAAAAGCACGGAATTGACGATGCTAGTCTTGCTAAAAAATTACCCAAGGATCGTCGAGGTAACCGTGTAAGTATACACGAAATTCCTAATTACCAAGAACACGCACCAAAAGTTAAACTCAGCAATCAAGTTGCAGGGTCTGGTGCTAAAACAGAAGAAAAACGCTACACAGGTACGCTTATTAAAGGTATTGCTACTATGCACAAAAGCAATGCTGTTCCTATTATGAACAAACAACAGGCTATCGAAGTTAGCAACATGCGTAGAGGTTAATCTACTGTTATATTGCTAAAAAAGGTAGGATAAATATTACATGTTCTTAGGTTTTCTTACAATGCTAACAGCATTGAGTATCAGTGCTGTTGCAATATACTATTCGGTAGCAGGTCTTGTAGCAATATTTGCTGCGGCCGCAGTGCCTATTATTATCATGGGCAGTGTGTTAGAAATAGCAAAGTTGGTTACTGCCGTATGGTTACACTACTACTGGGATCGTGCAGTATGGTGGTTAAAAACTTATCTACTAGTTTCTGTTGCTGTTTTGATGTTGATCACCAGCATGGGTATCTTTGGTTTCTTATCTAAAGCACACATTGATCAAACTGCCAGTGCTAAGGATGGCTTAGCAAGATTAGAACAAATTGACAACCAAATTGTTAAACAACAAAGCATCATCACCAAAGCAGAACAAGAAATTGAAAAACTTGAAATTGCTGGTACTAACCGCGATGAAGAAATACAAACACAAATTGACAAAGAGCAGTTGCGTATAGATTCTGCTTATGCTCGTATTCAGCCTGCAATTGACGAACAAAATAGTATTATTGAAAAAGAAGAACAAAGACTTGGCGGCGGTCTATCGTTGTATGAAGATCAACTAGCTACAGTTAACAGCAATTTACAAAATATCGAACAATATATTTCGTCTGACAACATCAAAGCATTGCAAGCATTGGTAGGTGTTCGTGCAGATGGCAGACTAGGACCTGCTACCACACAAGCAATCGAAGCGTATAGAATTGCACAGACTGCTGAAAAACAAAGATTGGCAGAACTAATTGCACAAGAAAGCAGCAAACTATCCTCGCCAGTAATTGATGCAGCTCGTAGCGAAATACAACGTTTACGAAGTTTAGCTGAAACAGAAATTAAAAATTCAAATGAATTGATCAACAGACTTAGACAACAGCTAGGTACAACTAACGAAGAAAAAGTTGCAACGGAAATAGCACAACAAAACACAGTTATTGTTGAGGCTGAAAAGGTTATATCAACTTTAGCAGAACAAAAATACGGATTAGAAGCAGAATATAGAAAACTAGAAGCAGAAGTAGGCCCTATCAAATATCTTGCAGAATTTGTATATGGCGAGTCTGGTAACAAAGATCTTTTAGAAGAAGCAGTGCGTTGGGTAATTATTTTAATAATTTTTGTGTTTGATCCATTGGCTGTGTTGCTGCTGATTGCAAGTCAACACACATTTAATTTTCACAAAGAACTTCGCACAAAAGAGGATTTAAAAAATGATGTATCTGATAGACCTGATTATGAACAATCAGATAACAAAGATCTCAAAGCCACAACCACAACCCCAACCAGTGTTGCAGCCACAGCCACAACCACAGAGAAAACCGGGCCCAACAATGGCGGAACTGAAATTGATGATACCTTGTCTAGAACAAGATCTCAAAACGGAGGACTAGACAATGATAGAATTATTCCGAAAACTAACACTGATGCAGATGCAATCGTGGGAGAACTTCGTACAGAAGACCTTGCTTCCGCCGCAGTTGAAGATGATGCAGGAGTGGAACCGCGTGAAGTATCAGATGATGAAACTCGACAAAGAAGAATAAACGAGCTAGATGCAATAGAAAGTCACGCCGAAAACAAGCTTGCAAAAATACAGTGGAAACAAGATCATCCAGATTTAACTATCAAAGAGTTTAAAGAAGCATATATAAATGGAGAGATTGATCGCCTTCCTTGGGAAGCGTATGTTCAAAACTCCGAACAAAACCCTAACAGTATCTGGAATAAAATAAGATCTGACAATGAATAATATTGTTATAATTACTCCGCCGGATATATTAAACAATGATGCATTTAGTATTTGTTTAATACATCCTAGAAAAGAGTTAAAAGAAACTTTGCACGATATTTTAACTCGCGTTGAAATAAATGTAAATGTTTTTTTATACGAATTATTAGCAGACTATGATATTGAATGGCTGTTAAATGTGGTAAAGTCATCCGATGTAGTTTTAATTGATGTTGATAATTGTGACGTACTTACAAAAGTTTTTTCTAGTCATATTATTGCACAACCGAAAACATTTTACTTGACAAATGATAACTATACCCCTTATAATGTAATAAGCAAGAACAGAGTTTATGATCTGTCTTGGTTAGAAAATATTCTTAATAGAGGAACAAATGAATAAATTTCACCAAACCGATAGCTATCCTAAAGGTTTAAGAGTTGAGGTCCATAATAACGATCTCACAAAGGCACTACGCAAACTTAAAAAGAAAATTGCAGACGACGGTATTATGCAAGATATTAAAAATAAAGAATTTTTTGAAAGCAAAAGTCTCAAGCGTCGTAAAGCAAAAGAAGCTGCAATTAGACGTTACAAGAAAACACAAAAAATGCAAGACCTCTAAGGTTTAAAATGCGTTTAGATTTAGATATAAAATTAGATTATAAAGACGTTCTTATACGTCCCAAAAGAAGTACATTAGGAAGTCGTGCAGAAGTAGATCTAATACGTAACTTTACGTTTAGAAACTATGTTCCTGGATTTCCTGAAAACACAGAAGATTATCATTATCGTGGTATTCCTATTATGGCAGCCAACATGGACGGTGTTGGCACATTTGAAGTAGCAGATGCTCTTGCGAAGCAAGGACTGTTTACATGCCTTGTAAAAACTTACACAGAAAAAGAATTAGTCGATTATTTTAATCAAGAACCGGGCGGCATTTATAGAACAGATCATGTTGCTATGAGTATCGGAGTAAGCAATGCAGATTACGAAAAGTTCTGTAAAGTTTATTTAAGTCTCGGTGCTAGATTAAAATACCTCTGTATCGATGTTGCTAATGGATATACAGAAACTTTTGTTAATCATGTAAGAAACATTCGCGAACGCTATCCGGAAATAGTTATTATTGCCGGTAACGTAGTAACAGGCGAAATGACGGAGGAACTTATTCTTGCTGGAGCAGATATCGTTAAAGTTGGCATTGGTCCTGGTAGTGTTTGTACTACTCGTATACAGACTGGTGTGGGTTATCCGCAATTATCAGCAGTTATCGAATGTGCAGATGCTGCTCATGGACTCGGTGGTCATATTATTGCTGACGGGGGTTGCACTTGTCCTGGCGACGTAGCCAAAGCATTTGCAGCCGGTGCTGACTTTGTAATGCTAGGTGGAATGTTAGCCGGGCATGATCAAGGCGGCGGCAACGTTATACACAAGGCTTTCAAGACTGGCGAAATACACTATGATAACGGCGACGAAATACTTGATATAAAAAAGTTTGTGCAGTTTTATGGTATGAGTTCAAAAGCTGCTAACGATAAACACTTCGGTGGCTTAAAAGATTACAGAGCATCCGAAGGTAGAGAAGTTCTTGTACCTTACAGAGGTGATGTACAAGTAACTGTGCAAGAAATACTAGGCGGGCTGCGTAGTACTTGCACGTATGCAGGTGCTAAGACATTAAAACAACTTAGCAAATGCACAACCTTTGTACGTGTAACACAGCAATTTAATGCTGTTTATGCGAACAATGGTAAATAAAAGTGGAACGCCAAAACGGGTTCCGAAAGATCTTGCTTAAATAAGGAGATATAAAATGACAAGACTTACAACATTAGACCTACCCTCATTTCATCGTGCCACAGTTGGCTTTGACAGAATTTTTAATGAAATTGAACGTCAATTTGCCAATTCTCCAAATACCAACAACTATCCTCCATACAACGTTGCTGAAATCAACGAAAACGAATGGATGATCAGTATTGCAGTTGCTGGCTTTGGAATGGACAATCTCGATATTGTACACGATAAAAATATCTTGACTGTTGAGGGCACATCTCCAAAAGGAGACGAGGAAGTAAAGTATCTACACAAGGGACTCGGAAGACGCAGTTTCCGTAGAAGCTTTACACTAGCCGACTTTGTTGAAGTTGCAAACGCAACCCTTGAGCTCGGTATGCTAAATATTCATCTAAAGCGTAATGTTCCAGAAGAACTACAGCCGAAGAGAATTGAAATTATTGCTAACTAATGTCTAATTGTTAGAGGGTGCAACACCCTCTAACAAACCTTGGAGAAAAATAAATGACAAATGATGTATATAAACAAAAAGAACAACTCGACATTGCTAAAGTTAATGAAAAAATAAAAGTTGATTATAAAGAACCGTCGAGATTTAAGGTTGTGTTTTTAAATGACGACCATACTCCAATGGAATTTGTAGTTATGTTATTAGTCAAACTTTTTAAACACTCTGAAGAAACTGCACACGCTCTTACTATGAAAATTCACGAAGAAGGTTCGGGAGTTGTTGGAGTTTACAGTTATGAAATTGCCGAAGAAAAGGCCATAGAAACAATTTCTGTTTGCAGAGATAACGGGTTTCCTTTAAGAATTAAGTTAGAGGAAGAAGCTTGAAGTTAAAAGAACTAACATACGAAGTTCATCAACGTGCTGAACGTACCGAATTTGCACGAAATCTTCTTAAAGGGCTTTCTCCAGAAGAATACCATCGTTATCTGTATAATCAGTATATGATATATTCTATACTTGAAGATGCTGCCAAGCATGTATTACCTGAACTAAAAGAAATCTATAGAGCAGAACGCATTTATGCAGATATCAGAGAACTCGAACGAGAATACGCTATAGGCACCACACCCAGTCTCTTAATGCCAGTTGTGCGTGAATATGAAAAGCATATTATAAATCTAAATCGAGAAGGTATACTTGCTCACATTTACGTTCGTCATTTTGGCGATATGTATGGCGGCCAGATGATTAAGAAACGTAATCCAGGATCAGGAACTATGTATGATTTTGATAACGTTGAAGAACTTAAAACTAAGGTTAGATCAATGCTGTCAGATGACATGGCAGAAGAAGCAAATCGTTGTTTTGAGTTTGCTATTCAATTGTTTACGGAATTAACCAATGAGTGAAGTTTGGAATCAGTTAGTCAATCTTCAAGATAAAATTATATCTAAACTCAACTCGTGTGCCACAGAAGTATACGAGCCTGGCATGGATAGATTTAATCAGCCGGGCTGGGTGAATAGAGTTTGGCAAAACGACACAATTCGTCGTGCCCATGTTGATGTGGTTGATGCAAGATCAACTAAAGGACTGTGGATGATGCATGTTTGTTTATTTCCACATTGCACAGATACTGCACCAATTTACGGGCTAGACATAATAGCAGGTAAAAATAAAGTTACAGGATTTTTTCACGATTTTAGTCCAACTGTAGCACCTAATCATACAATGATTATAAACTTTGGAAAAGTTGTATCTGAGTATGACTGGAAAAAAGAAAGAGAGCTTCCTGACTGGGCTAAAGCTATTTTTAGTCAGTATATGGTTGCTGTTGGTAATGTAAATACCAACGAAGAATTAGAATCGTTAATAGACTTAAGTCTTAACAATCTTGATGACTGGCTTGGATATTACAGATACACAAAATGCACTTACGAAGAAGGCGCGGCAGCACAAAATCGTTATGCATATTATCAAAAACAAAATCCGCATACACCAAGAACAATGACAGCTCTTGGACTAAACGAAGAAGATGTACAAGTTTTTGTACAGGAATGCTTGTTTCCTGATATAAAATAATATTAGCATACATAGAAATGACTCCGTTAGTTAAATAATAATGGAGGGCATTCCAATGAAAAAAATAATAATAATCGCATGTTTGATTGCGAATCCGGCCCTAGCGGATATCGTGTTTGAATTTAATTCCCCTGCTTTTAGCGGCAATGGATATAGTACACACGTTCTTACTATTGAACAGTTAGAGCAACAACGCAGAGATAAAATTAAAGCAGACGAGCAAGCAGAACTTGATCGCATTGAGCGTGAATATCGTAACAGTAACGCTTATAAATTTCAAAACAACTTAGAAAGTCGTATCTACGCACAACTGTCAAAACAAATAGCAGATGCACTATTTGGCGAAGGCGGCACCATTACAATAGGAGAATGGGCAGAAGCAGAAACTCCATTCGGCGATAATATTCGTTGGATGAGAGATGTTGATGACAGAATTTATATAGAGGTATACGACTCAAATGGAGAGTTAGTATCTAGCTTTGATGTACCAGTAGGGGAGTTTGCGTTCTAATGAAAATACTATTATCTATATTGCTGGCCACATCTATATTAGCAAGTTGTTCATCTACAGTGAATAGAATTGAAAGTGAACCGCCGCAGGTTGTGATCACAGACGAAGAATACCTAAATGCACTTCCTCCTCTAGCAGGACCTATGGTAGCAGCAGTGTATCAATTTGAAGATAAAACAGGGCAGCGTAAACCTAGTGAACGCCTTGCAAATATCAGCACAGCCGTTACACAAGGTGCAAGTGAATACGTAATTAAAGCACTACGCGAAGTAGGCAACGGTACATGGTTTAAAGTTGTTGAACGTGTGGGATTAGAAAACTTGTCTAAAGAGCGTCAGATTATTAGACAGACCAGAGAAAGTGTAGGAGACGAAACTCCTCTAGCACCAATGATGTTTGCAGGACTAATTGTAGAAGGTGCTATAGTTGGTTATGATTCAAATACTCTAACAGGCGGAGCGGGGGCACGCTATTTAGGTATAGGACCGAGCACTCAATACACAGAAGATGTTATAACTGTAACAATGCGTTGTGTAAGTGTGCAGACCGGTGAAATATTAACCAGCACGGCGGTAACAAAAACAGTTGTAAGCACTAGCACAGATATGGGGGTATTTCGCTTTATTGAGTTAGGCACACAAGCAGTTGAATTAGAAGTGGGCAACAGTCAAAACGAAAGCGTAAATCATGCTGTAAGATTGGCAATTCAAGCAGCAATAGTAGAAATGATAAAGGAAGGTGCGGATAACGGTATCTGGACCATCCAACAATAAACAGAGTAAGATAAAACTTACCAATACGAGGGCAAAAAAATGAAAAAGATTCTAACCACAGTGGCTTTCTCTATGTTGGCAACAACAGCGATAGCAAGTGAAGTATATATTGATCAAGCAGGTGGTGCATTGAATGTAGATGTGCTACAAGAAAATGGACTTAACCGTGTTAATAGAGAAGACAACCCTTTTGATATTGAAGGAAATGACATTGATATTAACATAACTCAAAACGGCGACGGCAACGAAGCAGATTTTGAATTAGAATCAGGGGCAAATAATACTACACTGGTCTACAGTGCCGCTGGAGATTATAACACTATAATTGGACAAATATTTGGCGGAATTTCAAATACATTTGATACTACTATTACTGGTAGTTCGAACGCTATTACATACTGTAGAGATTATACAAACAGTAATTGTAATGGTGTAATTGTTAACAATACCACAACTACAGTAGAACTAATAGGTAGTAATAACCAGTTGAACTTTGCATTAGACAGTGCAGATAGCACTAATAATATAAAAATAGGACAAACTACTCCTAGCGATCAAAACGTGTTCAATCTTACACAAATTTCAACAGCAGGCTATGACTCTGTAACTGCTAACATTGATGGAGATTCAAACACTACCGATATTACTCAAAATACCACAGGTGGAAACAATGTAGTAATTATGGACATCATTGGTGGAAACAACGTATTAGCATTTACTCAAACTGGAGCAGCAGGTTATAACAATATCACAATGGACATAACCGGAAACTCCAATGCATTTACGTTTGATCAACAGACTGCTATAGGATATACTTATATCACTGGTGTAGTTGCTGGTAATTCAAATACTGTGAATATATTACAGAACTAATATGTGGCGTTGGTTTGGAATAATGGTTATTATACCTAGCATAGCATTTGCTGAAGTGGGCAGTATCACAGAGTTTGATGGCAATCCTGCAGGTGCTGTTCGTAGCAAAGAAGAACTTGTTTTTGAACAAGCAGGGTTCGGTGTGGAAATGCTAGACAAGTTGATTACTGCTCAAACTAATTTAGAAATTACATTTGAAGACGATTCAAAAGTAAGAATTACTGAACAAAGTGAATTAGTGATAGACGATTTTGTATATGACCCAAACACCAGCACAGGAAGTATGAGTATGAAAGTTGCCCTCGGCACTGTACAAATGACCAGCGGTAAACTAGCTAAAACTAGCCGAGATCGTGTAAGTATAAACACGCCTACTGCTAGCATAACAGTTAGAGGTACTGATTTTTCAATGACTGTGGACGAGTTAGGTCGTAGTCTGATAATTCTGCTTCCAAGTTGCCCTGACGAAACACTCAACGAAGACGAATGTCCAGTGGGTGCTATTACAGTTAGTAACGCAGCAGGTAGTGTATCTCTTAACGAAGCATACCAAGGAACTATGGTAAGCAGTATGGCAATGTTACCAAGCGATCCTCGTAGATTATTGTTACAAAGATCAAATATTAACAATGAATTAATCATTGTTCCTCCTAGTGAATTTCCAAACGGATTTGCTACTGAAGACGAAGAAGAAGAAATTAGAACAGGCCTTGATGTAGACTTTTTAGAATATCAAGAACTTAGCGTAAATTTATTAAACGACGATCTTCTTAACTTTTCACAATTAGACGTAAACAGGCTTAATAACAAATACTTGGATAACTTTTTAGATTTCACACCAGGCTTAGACGACAACGAACTAGATGAAGAAGAAAATACAATTTTACCAAACATACACAAATATCCATGGATGACATGGATTGCAAACGAAGAAAGCATATTTATAGACAGTGATCGCCCTCCTCACATTGCTGTTCTAAATACCAGGGCAGACACACACGGAACTTACAGTCTTACACAAGACGACTACGTTGCAAACGTTCAAATACAAGACGGTGGCGACAACATCAATATTAAGGTGGTACAAAAACAATGAAAACAATAATAAAAATAATCGCAACATTTTTTGTACTAACATTTGCCACAGCAGCAAACGCTGCAATTACAGATGGTAAATTTGGTATAGCACAAATATTTGACGTTCAATATTATTGGAATGGAACAACGCTTAATGCAAGCAACTTTATTGCTCCATACGATAAGGACTTCAACACAGTAACAGCAACCTCCGGGCAGTATTTTGAATTTTTTGATTCAACAGTGCAACCGGGAAAACAAGGTCTAAGATTAATGAATTCCAACGGAACACTGGATCGTATTATTCATGACTACGGAGACATTACAGCACTAGGCTCCGGCGCCATATTTTATATCGGCAGCGGATTCTTTGGTAATGTTATCTCGACAGCACAAGGTTATAACTATGGATCTAGTGCTTCGTTTACAAATATGGATACAAGTGTAGATTCAAGTGATTTAACAAGTTACACTTTCGCAAGTTCGCAGCCGCTAGCAGCAGGACAAAGTGCTGCTCCAGCAGGTCCAACTTATACTAACCTAAACAGTACTATAACAACTGTTTATCCAACTAGTACTAATACACCTGCAGGTGAAGAAGCCATTAAAGCAGTCGACGGCAGCGGCAGCACCAAGTATCTTAACTTTGACAGAGAAACAGCAGGTTTCACTGTAAAATTAAGTGCAGGTCGTGTGGTAAAAGCATTGCAATTCACAACAGCAAACGATTTTGCATTGCGTGATCCAACTAAGTTTACACTTTATGGTTCAAACGATGGTGTTACTTGGACAGCAATTGTACAAGATCAACCTATTACACTGCCTAGCGGACGTGGTGTAACAATAGATCCTGTAGTTATTACAAACACAACAGCATATGTTTATTACTTTATTACATTCCCTGAATTAAAGTCAACAACAGATCCTAGTTGTGCTAATCCAACTACACAACAACAGATACTTGCTTGCGACAGTGTTCAGATTGCAGAAGTAATATTCTTGATGGAAGACGGCGATACCACTACCAGCACTGACCAAGGTTCAGGAAGTGTAAGCAACCCAGGTCCACAAGTACAAGTACCGTTAACCAGTATCACAAGTGTACAACAAGCACAAGTTGCAACAGCATTTGCTATTACAAGTGGCAACAATGTTGACTTTACTATTATAGGTAGTTCAAACACAGTTGACATTGAACAACTAAGCAATGGTAACTATGTATTACTTTACTTAAACGGTAGTTCAAACACACTGGATATTTCACAGAGTGGATCAAATGCTGATAGAAACTTTGCTGACATTAACATTGTAGGCAGCAACAACACTATGACATTTGAACAAAGTGGTAACAGCAACAAAACAGCATTTTTAGATATTGACGGTAGTTACGGAACATACAACATTACTCAAACAGGAACTGGACTACATCATTTAGATCTTACCAACGTCGGCGATGATGCTACAGTTACAGTATTGCAAGAAGGTGCAGGTAATCATCAAGCAATAGTAGAACTAGAAAATGCAGGCGGAAACTGGAACTTCAATCTTACACAGAGTGGAGATACAAGTCAGCTGTATAGTCTTCCAAATAACCTCAGTGACAATACTGTAGTAAATGGCGTTTGTACTAGCGGCACTTGCAATATGACAGTTAATCAACAATAAATTTGTATACCACCTTAATGATAGGGCCTACGGGCCCTATCATTTTAAATAAATACGTTAGGGGGCAATAACAATGGATTTAGTATACGGAATAGCATTGAGTTTTCATCTAGGAATGAACGAGGACTACAATAATTTGCATCCACATATTCGTTTACAAAACGATGACTTTATTGCAGGTGCTTACTACAATAGCGAAGATGCATTAAGTGCTTATGCTGGGATTGAGCTAGGCAGCGGAAAATGGAATCACGAATTCGGTTTAGTATCTGGATACAATGAAAGCACTGTAATTCCTTTTGTTAGATCCACTTATGAATTAAATGATAATACAATAGGTTATATATCGCCAGGGTTCGAAGATAACAACATTGGTGTAGTATTAGGCATAGAATTTCAAATTAAAAAATGAAGTGGCTGATCGATCTATTTAAAGGAAAAGAAGATGAAGTACACAGTGGATCATCGGACCTCCATATTAGAATTGCTGAAATCCAGACCCGCATCGCCGCTGTTAGAAGCCGCAATGGCTGGGACAAAGAACCCTATAAAAATACTAAAATACAATCCCAACCAGTGGTGGCCCAGGAAAAACCTAAAGTAGGCAGCGAAGATTTAAAAGCTAAACTACTTGCTATAAAAAAATAAATACAGTATGAAAAAATTACTGTTATCGCCTGTTTGGAGCATTTTAGTATTAGTATTGTTGGCTTGGCTACAGTTTGCTAATCCTAGTTTTTTAGAAAGTCTACAGCTACGTTACTTTGACCAACTTATAGTAAATCAAGAACCTGTAGCTAACAACGTTTACACAGTAAACATAGACGAAGCAAGTTTAAAGGCAAACGGACAATGGCCGTGGCCAAGAGGCGAATACGCCAAACTCATCGAAGAACTATATGCACGTGGTGCAGGATTAGTTGTGTTCAACGTTCTAATGAGTGAAACAGATCGTGCAGGACAAGATGGCGTATTATCTACCACAATGAGCAACTATCCTGTTATAGTTACAATGTTGGGTACAGAGGAAAACAAAAATGAACCAATCAATCCTGGTGCTAGTATTATTAATAGCGACTACATCGATCTTATTCCTTCCGTGCCTGGCATCACAGCAAACGTGTCAGATATTGAACGTGCGGCTGTTGGATCAGGAATTGTTAACACTTTTCCAGAAATAGACGGTGTTACAAGACGTGCTCCACTAATACTAGAAAGCGGTGGAATACTGTATCCTAACGTTACTATGGAAGTGCTTCGTGTTCTTGCCGGCGATCCAAGTTTCCAAATTAAACTGTCACCAATTGGTATAGACAAACTTCGTATTCCACAGTATGGTGTATTACAAACAGATGAAATCGGCAGAGTTTGGTTAGATTGGAGTCAAAATTTTTCCAGTTACAGTGCTGCTGAGTTGCCCGATGATTTTGCAGGCGGTATAGTTTTTGTAGGACCAACAGCAGCCGGCATTACACAACCAATTGCAACAGCCGCAGGCGGTATTTGGCCGCATGAACTACAAGCTATAATGCTAGGTACAGTGTTTAATCAAAGCAATATAAAACGTCCAGCATGGGCAACAGGTGCTGAATTGCTAGGATTTGTAATTTCTGGCATAGCTTTAATAATAGCAGCACGTTGGACCTATGCGGGCATAGGAATATTTTTAATACTAGTTGGAACATCAATCGGTGGCAGCATCTATATGTTCTCTGCTTATAACTTCTTACTAGACGGTTTTGTTCCGGCAGCATTCTTGTTGTTGGTAGGATTAGTAAGATATACTGTTAAGTTTGTAAGTGAGTTCTTACAAAAGCAAAAGATCAAAAAACAATTTGGTGGTTATGTGTCGCCTAAGATTGTTGATTTACTGGCTAAAGATCCGAGTGTAATAGAACGTGGAGTAAAGAAAAACATCTCTATTACTATGACTGATCTGCGTGGCTTTACTCCTCTTGGAGAAAGTTACGGTGCTGATGTTGAAGGATTGCGTCAAATCATGAATGACTACATGGAAGCAATTACACAGCCAGTATTACGCAACGAAGGCACTATTATCAAATATATCGGTGATGCAAGTTTACATATAAACGGTGCACCATTTGATCAAGATAATCATGAATGTGTTGCGGTAAAAACTGCAATTGAAATGATAGATGCTGTAGAGGTGTTTAATGAAGAACTTAAAGCAAAAGGTAAGCCACCCGTTGGCATGGGTGCTGGTATCAATACTGGTCCTACAGTTATTGGTAATATTGGCAGTTATAAGCGTTATGGTTATGACGTTTTAGGTGATAGTGTAAGCACAGCCGCACGTCTTGAAGGACAAACCAAGCCCTATGGTGTTTTATTAATACTAGGACCAAAAACTGCCGAAGTAGCACGTCATTTCTATCACGTTGTAGAATTAGATCTATTAGCAGTCAAAGGTAAAACCGAAGCACTTCCTATTTACACAGTAATTTGGAGAGAAACACCCAACACTGAGTTTTGGCATCATCATGAAACATTCTTATCAGAATACAGATTAGCAAATTGGAAATCAGCTCTGGAACAAATTCAGTGGTTAAAAATTAATGGTCCTGTCACACTAGTCAAGTACTACGAGATGATGGAAGAACGTATTGCTGATCTATCTAAGAAAAAAATACAGCCCGGAAAATGGGACGGAGTATTCAGAGCTACAAGTAAATAAGGAGCCAAAAGGCTCCTTATTTTTATTAATGTAAAGTGTTATTATGAACGACTCATATAAGCACTAGAACCAAAGAATGATGCTACTACACCAGCTTGTGCAATGTAGAACATACTTAAAATGTTGTCTAATGCTGCTAGTCTGTCAATACCGATAAAAGGTAAAAATAGTAAAACTGTAAATACAACCATACTAAGCATAGCAACCCATGCCATTCTTCTAAGTTGATCTTCTTTTTGATCTTTGTTTTCTAAGTCAACAATGCGTTCTGCTTTAGCAAGTTCTTCGTCGGAAACTACGCCATCGCCGTCGGTGTCAAACTTGTTAAATTGACTGTCTTCTTGTAGTGTCTTTGGTGTTCTTGGTGTTCTTGCCATTTCTGGATCTCCCTCTATTATTTTTTTTTATCTTCTCTGCCGGTGCTGTTAAAAACTTGGCTACGGCTTTGATACTTGTTAATCAATTCGTCGAGTTCGTCTTTTTTGTCATCTGGAAGCGAATCTATGTGTTGTCGATATTCTAAAACCATTGTTAGCTTACTGTTTAAACGAATCATGTCGTTATCTAACATACGTACACGATCCACTAGTTTAATCAGCGTCCCCATTGTTTCACCAATCACAGGATCAATTTCTTCAGTTACCCATTTCCATATAAAGAAAACAAAGTAGCCCATTCCCATTGCTGCAATGATCGGAAATCCAAAGTCTTTAATAGCCTGTGCAATATCAAATTCCATTAGTCTCTCCTTGCATCGTTTTTGCCTTCGTTAGCAGCAATACGATCTATATTAGGTTTAACATTTAACGCATAACTTAATAGTGCATCTATCTTAACTAAATCATTATTCATAGTTTGAACACGATTATCTAACTGTGCAATAATATTTTTTAGAGTTGTAACAGATCCTGTTACTCCTGCTAGAATAAACTTCAATGTTAAGAAAACAAAACCGCCGGCTGCTAATGCACCGGCAATTGGAAACCCTACTTCGCTTACTAATTGCAAAAAATCCATTAAAACGCCCTCACGTTTTGCATAGTATTTAGCATAATGCGATTGTTTTTTATTGACAAAATGCTTAAATATACTACTATATTACAAAGGAGACTGCATGAACAATTTTATAGAAGATTTTATTAAAAAAAATACATTTCACAGACCGACTTTAGTGTTAGATATAAATGAAGTGGAAAAAAACTTCTATAATCTTAAACGTGGGATGCCCGATGCTCACATACACTATGCTGTTAAAAGCAATCCGCATCCTGAAATACTAAAATGCTTAGTGCAACAAGGTTGCAAGTTTGATGCAGCATCGATGGGAGAAATAGATGCTTGTTTAGAAGCAGGTGCAAAGCCCGAACATATCAGTTTTGGCAATACTGTAAAGCGTTGGCAAGACATCAAATATGCACACTCTATAGGTATTGACCTTTTTGCAGCAGATGCAAGTGAAGAACTTGAAAAGATTGCAAATTACGCACCTAACTCTCGCGTGTTTATTCGTGTATTGATTGGGCAAACTGAAGCAGAATGGCCGTTATCACGAAAGTTTGGTTGCGATCCCCAAATGGTTCTTGAGCTAATGGGATATGCTACAGACCTAGGTCTTAAGCCAGTTGGTATTAGTTGGCACATTGGTTCACAAACAAAACATCCTGAAATGTGGTTCGACACACTAGAAATGATGGCTAACCTTTGGGATGAAGCCTGCGGTTTTGGATACGATTTATCGTTGGTAAACATCGGCGGCGGATTTCCTGCATACTACGGTGTTGATATAACTCCGCCAGAAGAATACGGTAGAAAATTAATGGATCGTGTTCGTAAGCAATTTCCAGGTGCAGACTACATTATGGTCGAACCGGGTCGCGGATTAGTAGGCAGTGCTGGTGCTATTGCTGCTGAAGTGTTATTGGTTAGCAAGAAGTCATCCTACGAAACAGTGCGTTGGGTTTATTTAAACATAGGAAGATTTAGTGGATTGGCTGAAACCGAAGGCGAAGCTATTAAATATCAATTTTCTATACCAGGTAAAGAAAACTCTACTACAGGACCATGTATTCTTGCAGGTCCTACTTGCGATAGTGCAGATGTACTATATGAAAAGAACAAGGTTCATTTGCCAGTTGACCTTTGCAGTGGCGATCGATTTATTATACGAAACTGCGGGGCTTACACCAGCACCTACAGCACTATTGCGTTTAACGGGTTTCCGCCGTTAGCTGTTGTAGTTTGCAAATGAGGTTGACAATTTTTACAATTTATGTATAGTAAAGAGAATAGCAATGATTGTCGCTGTTGGCCCGTGGCGATACATTGCTATAAATCTATAAGTCTTGACAATGAACCGAGTAAGATGATATTATCTGCGAAAGTCCGGCGAGAGCTTAAATTTGTCAAGGGTCACAAGCACTAGTCCAACAGTGTGTGGCTAACGGGCCGCCAATAGGAGGAAAGTTTGGTAAATAATAACATGAAAACGTATCCAGCTAATGAAATATTTCAAGACATTGAAAATGACAAAAACAACGTCTTGATGAATATTCCTCCTGAAATTGCAGAAGAATTAGGATGGGTACCGGGAGACGTCTTGAAGATCGAAATATTAGAAAGTGGCGGCGTTTCTATTTCCAAGGTAAAAAATGGCTAAAGAAGATGTTATTGAAGTAGAAGGCGAAATTGTAGATGTTTTGCCTAACCAAACTTTTCGTGTAGAACTCGAAAACGGTCACAGGGTAACTTGTTACACTGGCGGAAAGATGAGACAATTTAAAATTAGACTCGTACAGGGCGACAAAGTTAAAGTAGAAATGACACCATACGATCTACAAAAAGGTCGAATTATGTTTAGGATCTAAAATGATACAAGAGCTTTTGAGTTTAGAAAAAGCGTTTAATTGCAAACTTTCTCCAATTACTTTAGATTCGTGGAACAATTATAAAAGCATACCCAAAGGTCTGCGTGGTGTTTATATAATTTACGACGACGATAAATTCTACTATGTTGGAAAAGGATTTGTCAAAGATCGTCAACCGCATCACGAAGAAAAGTTTTCCGGTATTTTTAAAAAAGCTAGAGATACTGCTGGGTTTAGATGGCTTAGAGAAAGCGGAGTAGAATTCGACGTAACAAAAATGCGTATGACATACATTCCGTTAGAGCAAGAAACACTTATTTCTGCAATTGAAGGCAGTTTGATACACATGCTACAACCTATTGCAAACGACGAAGTAGTAAAAAGTCTTTAACAGGGCTTGACACGCCTTCTGCGATTTGCTATATTGCTACAAATGCAACAGCTAAAGGCTAGAAAAATGTTTCCTACAGAACAACTGCTTGAATTTGCATATGCTGCATACCGTATCAATAACGGATATGTAAAATCAACAGTATATCATTCTGCAAATGATACTACAACTTATCCAAACAAGGATATTGTTCTTTTTTCTGCATTGAAAAAATTTCGCCCCGATGATTATATTCCGTCATGGTTTGTTATGCCAGAAATTACAGACCGAGACCGTGAAAATGTAAAACTTGCCCTAGAGCATTATAAACGTTATACGTTGCTGCTTTTGGGGACAGACCTGTCAACGTTTCAAAAAGATGTCTTTGCTGTAATCAGTCAAGATACTGTTCCCGTTCACAAAATCGGTCTAGTTGCTGTTGTTCCAACTGTGGTAAAAAGCGAAAAAGCAGAAAGTGTATATCTACGCAAACTAAAGAAAGATTTTTCTGATAGCAAACATTATGTTTTAAAGACATCTGTGAGTGGAACAATCGAAATTCTTAAACGTATCCACCTCAGAGATTATTCCACTTATCTGTATTTTGCAGGATTAGGAGAAAACTTGATTTCTTTTACTAAACCGACTGAGTACAGTGTTGGTGCAGTATACGAATTAAATGGTAAGGTAAAATCTCTCGAAAAAGAAAGAGAGACTGGATTCAATATGACAAAACTAAACTATGTCAAGTTAAATGCTGTTGAGGTAACAAACAATGATTGAACTGTGGTTTTTGGCTGTTGCTGTAATTTTTACAGTATTTGGATATATCATTGGCGTAAAAAAACAAGTAAAAGTATCTGCAGAGATGATTATTTCAACTACTATCGATACTCTTATTGAAGATGGATATCTTAAAACTAGAGGCACTGGAAACAACTTAGAGATTTTAAAAGTAGATGACAAAGCCGATAGAACTCAGCCATAGTCAGTGGAAAAAACTTTTAGAACGTCTTAAGGAGGATTACCCTCCTAGTGTTATTCTTGTTCGCAGCAAGATGAAAACAAAGTTAGGATTCACATCTCGAGAATACAAAGACTGGGATGACAGCATAGGTAAGTATGGCGGCTGGCGTAAAAACTGTATCATGCTTGATTTTTATTCGGAAAAGAAAAGAACCTTCTTTATCGTGAAATACAGCGAATTTGTAAAAAAGGAAGATCTTAATGACAACTTCTAATAATGATCACATCTTTATTGCGTATTGGGATTGTTACGGATTTGAATGCGTTGTAGACTTAACTTCATATGAACGACATAAATTGTTGTCTGATATTAAAGGAGACCCTCTTAAATCTCCTGTTAATCTACATTATTTAACTATGCGAGCTCGGTTTAATCCACAACGTGACCCTGAAATTTGGCTCTTTACTTCTGAAGTAGACGAAGCTACACTGCAAGAGTTAGCAGAAGAACAGCCGCAGATGTTGGCAGATCTTATTCGCAGTCATGGAAAAAATCTATACAAAAGTAAAACACTGGAACCAAAAATAAAATGATACGTTATACTGACATCAACACCGGCAACAATCTACTAGACGAAGCACTAGAAAACTATCTCATGCATGGGTTTCAGCCCGGCGGATTTCTAACCAGTGTTCTTGCTAACGACTTGCAGCTAGCTGTTGGAAGGGCAGATCATTGGAATAAAACTCGTCTGCCTGAAATTGTAGATGCAGTAGTGTACAATGTCCCAGATCGTGCTTGGGGCAGTTATCAGCGTGTCAGAGATTGGTGTGTAGACAAAGACGGGCATCGTACCGCATATGCTCAACGTAAAGAAAAAGAATATACGTTTAACGTATTGAAAGGCAATGTACGTGCAAAAGAACCGCAAGACCCCCCGTTTTGAAGTAGACTATAAAGAACGTCTTGAACAAAAACGAACAGCAATCAATGCTGTTCGCTTGCCTCGTCTTGGCTATTCTCAATATCGTGTATATGATATTCGAGAGCGGTCCACTCGTCAATACAACAACGGCAACTGGCAGAACTGGATCTTGTGGGCAGTTGTTGATGAACTAGAATCTCGTACAGAACCACCTCATCAAGTAAAATGGCTCAAACCTAAACAGGTGACATTGCTTAGACTACAAGGACATAGGGTAGAAGAAGTATGAATTACGTTGATGTTTTAACAGTTCGAGAGTATGTTGACTATTATAAGGCAAACGATCCTTATGTACACGCTGCTGTATTAGAACAAGCAGGATACACTCCAGTAAGTATTAACCCAAAAGTTTTTTGGGAATCTGCACACGAGTATATGACCAAACGTTATGGCGAGGACAATTACGTTTGGACTGGTGAAAAATTTTGGTTTGATAATATGGAAGAAGCAAGTCATTTTTATGCATACTACAGCAGTTGGTTAGAGGATTAAATGATTACTTTTGTTTGCGAAATTAATCCAACATATGCCAAGCAGAATGGACTTAATAGATACTATCTTGCAAAGGCTAAAAATGCAAATTGGCAAAAAGAAACAAATCTTCCTCGTTCACTACTGTATGGCTCTGACCGTGTGTGGAGAATTTACGAAAACGGAACAGTTGATTTTGTAAAAAATAGATTTACAGGTATTATGACTCCTGTCGATCAAAGAGAACTTACTGTTGCTCTCTTGAGTGCAGTATGCTATAACAGTGTATGATCAAAGTACAAGGCAAACTCCCTCGCAGTGTTTACGTCGGATGTTCCGGCGGCTCGGATTCTATGGCTGTGGTCGATTTCTTGTCTCGTAGACATGATGTTGAAGTTATTTTCTTCCATCATGGCTCCGAACACGACACTGTTGCACAAGATCTTGTTTATAATTACTGTCATAAAAAGAACATCGAATGTATTCTCGGCGGCATGAACAAAGACGATACAATCAAGCCAGGAATGAGCAAAGAAGACTTTTGGAGATGGCGTCGCTATCGATTCTTTGAGCAATTCGCTAGGCCTGAAACTCCTGTTATTACTTGCCATCATCTAGATGACTGTGCTGAAACTTGGATTTGGAGTAGCTTGAACGGAAGTCCTTGTATTATTCCTTATCGTAGAAACAATGTGATTAGACCGTTTAGACTTAACAGAAAAAAAGACTTGGAGCTCTGGGCACAACTTAATGGCGTGCCCTACATCGACGATCCTACTAACACCGATACTACTTTTACTCGAAATTATATTAGACACGAGCTAATGCCACATGCATTACGAGTTAATCCTGGACTGCACAAGGTTATTAAAAAGAAAGTTTTAGATGATGTTTAGTATTTTTAAAACACGCCATACTCACAGATGGGAATTGGTTGCGTGTAACGACAACTATCATACTGAATACACAGATACTGGTAAAAAAATATATTGGAAACAGCGTTTTTACAAATGCAGTTGCGGTGCTCGCAAACACGAAGACAATCGTAATCAGTATCAAACTCACGAAGGAATTGATGCTGCTAAGAAAAACTGGATTGATGCTGGTGTTGTTCCGAACGGCAGTTATTACCCCGGAACACAAAATGGCTATGTCAAGATTGATGATGTTCCCCAGGATACGTTAGATCCAATTGAAAAATTAAATAAAAATCTCGAAGAGTTGTTCAACATGATGAGTGTAATTAAAAGAGACTATGATCTTGAAAAAAAGTATCCTAAGTTAAAAACTCTTGCAGACAAATACAATCAAGAGCTAAGTAAGTATAGAACGTTTGAATCATTGAAAGGTAAAGACAATGTCACATGATTTTATATATTTTGAAAACAGCCTTGAAGACGACGACTACGGACTTGTTGTAGGAAAAGATGGAATGCTAAAAGGAATTTGGGTTCCGAAAGGTCTGGAAAACGAAGAAGACGTGCCATCTACTGTAGCTAGAGTATGTATAGAATATTTTGGACTAGATCCTAACGACGAAAGCAACTACGGAGTCATTCATTAATGACACCGTTAGAAATTGCTGAGTACAAAATGCGGTGGATGCGTGATGGCGGATACAGTATTCGCCTTCACAGTGACCTTGACGTAGCAGGTAAGGACTGGTGTCGTAAAAATATTGAACGCCATCAATGGAGTTTTGAAGCGTATACTGCTATCTATCAGCATACCTTTTATTTCGAAGATCAAGCGGTAAGCCAACAATTTGCACAAGAATTTCACAATTGGGTGCAGCGTTGAAAGTGTTAATGATTGACCCACCAGAAGGATGGAAATACGGGTTTCCTAAACCAGTACATGAAGAATATTATACACTAGGCGAAGATTTTGATCTTGGGCGGTGGCTGGTTTCTGAAGGATATCCTGCCAAAGACGTCGAATTGGCACTAAAGTACAGTAGATATTTGGAGATAGACAATGAAGGCTGAAACACCAGCAGAAGGCATTCTAAAAACTACCGAATGGGGAGACAGCAAGTGGTATCACATTCGTTGTGAATGTGGCAGTGACGATTGCAGCCACGAACTAAATGTGGAAGCAGACGATGTTGAAGTTCAAGTTCACATCTATGTAAAGAATCGTACCAAGTGGTGGGAGCGGAATCGTTGGAAGCAAATTTGGCAAATCCTTACTCGAGGATATGCAGAAATGCAAACAACAATTGTTTTGAAAGAACAAGTTGCCATCAATTATGCCGAGACTCTTAAGAGTGCAGTTGCAGATGTAAAACAATTCAAAGCCGATTACTGGGCAAAAAAGGAAGCGACAAAATGACCGAAGACGAAATACTTAAAAAAGCTGAAGAAATTAAAGCAGCTAGAGAAAAAGATAATAGAACTAAAAGTTTTAAAAATGGAACAAAGTTTTATGTTAGATGGGAGTGCAGATTTCAAGAATACGGTTGCTCTTCTGATCAAGTTGTAGTAAATTATAGTGATATTGAAGAACTTGTTCTTAGAAAATTAAAAGAACAAAATTAAATTTCACATAGAGAAGAAAAATGAAAATCAAGATCGGCCCGTATAAGAATTGGTTTGGCCCTTATCAGTTGGCTAAAATGATCATGTTTTGGGTTCCTGACGAAAAAGACGAGTACGGGTTTTCCCATACCGCTGATCGTGTTCATAAGTTTGGTGAATGGCTTGCTCATGGTAGTATCCGCCCTGAGCCTGCTGTAGACGAAGTATATGACTTTGGCGACGAACGTCCTGACACTTGGATCTACCGACTGCTACTGTGGATTGATCGTAAGAAAAAGCGTAAGATCAAAGTTCATATCGATCGCTGGGATACCTGGGGCATGAGTGAGACTTTAGGCTACATTGTTCGTCCTATGCTTAAACAACTGAATGAAAATAAGCACGGTGCACCTTATGTTGACGACGAAGACGTTCCTGAGCATCTGCGTAGTACTGCGGCCCCTGAACTTTCGCAAGATAAAAAAGATACTGGTCACACCGATGACAATCATTTCAAGCGGTGGGATTGGGTCATGGACGAAATGATCTTTGCGTTTGAAAGTCTTGATGGCGGTGCTAATGCGGATTGGGAAGATCAGTTTACCACTGGAAAATATGATTATCGTCTTAAAAAACAAGACAACGGTACTAGTCTAATGGTCCACGGTCCTAATCACACTGCTGAAACAGATTGGGAAGGTCGCAAAGCATATGCAGAACGTGTAGCAAATGGTTTCCGGCTGTTTGGTAAGTATTACCAATCGCTTTGGGACTAAAATACACATATAAAAACTTATAGGATTAAAAGATGCAAAACATCGCAGTTAGCTGGGATATAATGTTTAATGAAGATACATCGAAAAATAAGAAAGAAGAAACAAAACTTATTACGTTTCATCACGATCCGTTAGCCTTTACTATAAAAATGGACAGTGACGGGATGAGTTTAGGAGAGATTCACACTGCACTTTTGCTTGCTAATACCACCGAAGTTGAACAGTGTTTTATCGATGAAGCAAGTAAAATACGTAGCTTTTTCAACCACTCGATCCTTCTAAGACGTCTTAAAAATGAATTTATTAGTTCATTTATGGAAATTGTTGAAGCACTTAACAACAATGTATACGTTGTAGATGAATCACACCTAAAAGCATTGGTAAAATTACCCGACTTTTTTAAAGAGTCAACCGAAACTAACATGCTGTTTGCAGAACACGTATCTTTAAGTATTAACCAACCATCTGGCGATTTGTCTGATACATGGAATTTTGTTAAGAAAATAAAAAGATCAAGCAAACACGAAAATCAATATCGTTATTATTTTACCAATGACAAAAAGCAGTTGCTTAGTTTTTTTGTAAATGTTTCGGACAGATCTTTTCCTGTATGGAATTATATTGCAAGCAGCGGGCCTGTTGGTATAAAAGGATATGCCTATCCTAATAAACAACCAGGGCACGACTTTATTTTTTACAAGATGAGTAACTATGAATTTTATCCCGTCCGTTGAACAACTTATAAGTTTAGCAAAAGAAGCAGAAATAACAGATCCGTTGAACTGGGACTTGATCAAGGTTGACAAAGAAACAGTTTATAGTATTATGGCTTCAAATGTGCTAGAACAGTTTGCATCTTTAAAAGATGAAGAAAAATTAGTTATAGCAATGGGAACTGTAACCAAGCTTTTGGTTGAAAATTTTTACTTACATATGAAAGAAAAACTAAAATGAAAGTAGGATCTAGCCTTAGCCGGTGTGTGCGAGACATTTATGAAGGCACAGTTGACATTTATGATGTGCTAGTGATTGTTGCCCGTACAGATTTCGATCCCGAAGATGATCGTCATTGGAAATCGATCTGGAAAGGTTACGCTGGAGGCAACAGCACGGGCAGTCTGTATAGCCAGCCAGAATGGAGTGTTATTCCTGCAGAAGACGAATCTAAGGTTAGAGACATCTGTGTTCAACTTAAGAAGCTAGGCAAGTTGCATCAGCCTCGACAGTACGGTGCTCATCCTACAAGATTGAATCACTATTGGTATGATGTTATACTTACAGATGACGTTGTAAATACAAATCCCGCAGCTAAGAAAGCATGGGATAATTATAAGACGATTGCTGGCCTTTCTAAATAATTTTTTCAAAAAAGATAAATAAAACTAGTTGACAGATAAATAAAGTTGTAGTAAGTTACTACTATAAGTTTAAAACAACATAAGAAAGACACATTGTAATGAAACTCGCATATGAACATAAGTTTATGATTAGAAGCATTGAAAAATGCCGCGAGTATCGCTATGGCGTCTCGGAGGGTTCAGCTGTATGATGTGATTAACACACATATAGATTTACAAACCCTCCAGTAGCAATACTAGGAGGGTTTTTCATTATGTGCATATAGGAAACGAGGTCCTACTCAAAGCACTTTAAAAAACAGAGAAACGGGCGGGCTAGTGGATGAAATGACCGGAGATAACGGCAGAGTAAAATACTAGCAGGTAATAGTAAAGCACACTCGTTCTGCCGGGCTGCGAACCCGGAATTGGACTGCATAGCGGAGAGTGTGTTTCACTATTACAAATAATTGGTCGGTGGCCCGGATGGTAAGGGGATGGACTGCAACTCCATAGCACTGCACGACAGTAATCAGTTCGATTCTGATACCGACCTCCACAATTGGTGCCGTAACTCAGTTGGTCAGAGTGCATCGCTCATAACGATGAAGTCGGTGGTTCAAATCCACCCGGCACCACCAAAATTGGGACATTGGACTTCTTGGCGAAGGTCGCCGCCCTTTCAAGGCGGAGAAACGGGTTCGAAACCCGTATGTCCTACCAAAATAGATCAAGCCTAGTCGATCTCGAAAATCACTAGGCCCGCTCCTGAGGATCAAGCCATCGGAAGGTTCGAGACTTCCTTTGCAGGGTCGTCACCTGCCAGGAGTAACATACATGGGAGAGACGCCTCAAGGTGAGGCAGTGGATTGTAAATCCATCGCGGCAACGCACGGACGGGTTCGATTCCCTCCTCTCCCACCAAAATTAGGGTCTCTGGTATAGCTGGTGCGTACGGCTGCCTGAAGAGCAGTAGGACACGGTTCGATTCCGTGGGGACCCGCCAAGAATTATACTACCATAAACACGAAAGAAAATAAAATGAAACTTGATCCGGAAGAAAGAATCTTCTTGACTGAAGAAGAATTGAAGCGTATACATGATGCTTGTGCTAATCCACCGGAACCAACAGACTATGTAAGACGCTATATTAACGCATATAGGAGAAAAAATGAAACGAAAACGTAACGCAGAAGATTATGACAAACGCAACATGGACCGGTAGCTGAGGTGGTTTTAGCACCCGACTTTTAATCGGAGTACGTGGGTTCGAGTCCCACCCGGTCCACCATAGTTTTGATGATACACTGACGCCGCGTGGTTACGGCTATACAACTAGGCTTATCGCAACCTAATAACCATAGAGGGTTGAGTCGAGGTTGAGCAGTGTATCTTTTAAACTATGAATATTGTTCCATAGCACAACTGGTTAGTGCAGGCGACTGATAATCGTCAGATCTGAGTTCGAGTCTCGGTGGAACAACCAAAATTAGTAGGAAGACAGCCAGTGGAAGAACAGGAATATTACGCACCGTGGGAATGGCAGCCGATCGAATTCATGCCTAACGGATGTAATGATGTTGTTGTAAGAGACCGTGAAGGCAACACTCGAGAATTGTGTTCATGCGATTACTGGTGGTTGTCAGCAGAAGATAAAAAGATTTACACATCTTTTAGATTTGTGTAATTTTAACATAATGCCGTGCTTGGTGTAAGGGTAGCATACCGCACTGTGACTGCGTTGGAATAGGTTCAAATCCTATACACGGTACCAATACAAATTTAATTATTGTACTTTTTTACTTAATACTCTGTATATGTCGTTATAGTTATTTTTATATTTCGACTCATTGACAATTTCGTAGTTATATAATTGGTTTAATACCTTTAAACCATGTATTCCATCTTTAGTATCTAATTGATTGCATGTACCTATTACATGATCTGACAATGACAAACTATAATCAAATAGTTCTTCCCAAGTATTATTATATGGATACAGTTCTATAATTACCATTTGATGTTTTTTAGTGTAATTAAAAAAATCACATTTCATAGCTGTGATGTTTGGGTAGTTGTGCATTGTGTTAAACAGTGCTAGGGTGTTTTGTTTTTTTAAAAACTTATCCGCACAAGTCATCTTATGAAGATCACGCAACTCTTCGTATGTTTCAATATAGTGAAACGTATCTATTGCAGTAACATGTGTCTTTGGAAATGAACGACAAATTGCCGCAGCAACTCTGCCGCCAAATGTGCCAGCACACAAAACGTCACGTATATCATTGTTTGATATATGATCGCAAATATTAACTATTTCCTCGTATCCAGTCCAATTTGGAAAGTCCATTAGTATATTATATTTGCTTTTATATGACATGTGATATTCCTTGTATAACTAAAACGTATTTATAAAACTTAAAATAAGAGAGATAAATGATGAGCAAATATGACACATATAACAGATTAACCGAACCTGTAAAATCATTTGATGAACTACGCGGCCGTGCGTTAACTCGTGTTGAAAAAATCGGAAACGACGAATTGCGTTTCTACTTAACAGATGAACATTATGTTCGTATGCATCACAATCAAGATTGTTGCGAATCAGTAACAATCGAGGATATTGTTGGTGATTTAGACGATTTAGTCGGAACTCCGTTGCTGGTTGTCGAAGAACGTGTTTCTCGTAACGATGGCGGTACAGATGAACTGTATTGTGATTCATACACTTGGACATACTACAGTTTTCGCACTATCAAAGGTAGTGTAGATATTCGTTGGTATGGAAGTAGCAATGGATACTATTCAGAAGGTGTTGACATTGACATTGTAACACCCGATGCAGAAAATCAAGTAGAAATCTAAGGCCAAAGGCTTAGATCACATCAAGTTAAACTGTATTATTTCTATATACTGTCATTTTATAAATATTTTATGAGGGTATTACTAATAATAACGCTATTATTATCTCTTTCTGCTTGTGCTGATTTTAAGAAAATTCTTCGACCCGAACCTACACCAGAACCGATAAAAACAGCAATAGAAAAAGTAGGTTGGAACGAGCATCAAGACCGCAGAGAAATAAGAGAATTTACTGGTGTAGATCCAGTAAGTACACAATGGTGTGCTGCGTTTGTAAACGCAGTTCTTGAAGAAAATGGGTTACCTGGATCGGAGTTCTATAACGAAAATCCACTGTTAGCAAGAAGTTTTCTGTCCTGGGGTGTAGAGGTAGAAGAGCCCGAATACGGCGATATTGTAGTATTTGCTCGAGGCAATGAAGCTTGGAAGGGTCATGTTGGGTTTTATGTAACTTCGACATATTTAGAAGGTCAAAAACACTACTTAGTTCTTGGCGGAAATCAAAACAACAGTGTCACATACAAAGCATATCCTACTCGTAGACTGCTTTCTGTAAGACGACTTACAACAGAAGATACTGAATAAAATTTAGTTTAATGCTCTCGTAGCTCAATGGATTAGAGCGTCGGTCTACGAAACCGAAGGTTAGAGGTTCGAGTCCTCTCGAGAGTGCCAAAATACTAGTTGACACTGGCATAGACAAGTGTTATTGTGAGTGCAACAAGAAAGGAAATACACATGAATAAAATTCTAATTTCTGCACTTTTTGCCTTTGTTTCTACTGCTGCTACTGCAAAAACAGTTTATTACCCCGAAGCTGCATGTAACGAAATTCTCAGCAGCGAATACAGCACTGGTGGGGGTGATTCCAGCTGGGAGATGTACGAAATTCTTTGCCGTGACGCTAATGGAAAATACACTACCTTTGTTACCAGCTGGATGAGTGTTGCAGGGTTCTTTGGTATGGGTCGAGTTGCATACGAAGAAACGATTGACCTTGTACCCTACAACGGTACTACATTGAAGGCTGAATAAAATGAAAATCGAATATCGTAAAGGCAACATGTTTGAAACTGACATCCTGCATATTGCACATGGCTGCAATGCACAAGGTGTTATGGGATCTGGCGTTGCTAAGATTGTAAAAGAAGATTACTTTGATGCATATCGTTTCTACGCAGAACAGTACGACGAGCATGGACTTAAATTAGGAGATGTGCAGTTTGTTCCTGCAAACGGCAAAGTAATCATCAATGCTGTTACGCAGAATCTGTACGGCAAAGACGGTCGTCGTTTTGTTAATTACGAAGCAGTTGCAGAGTGCATGAGAACTATTAATAGTGTACTTAAGCAAAGTGGCGAAACTCATGTTGCTATGCCGCAAATTGGTGCCGGCCTTGGTGGCGGCGATTGGCGTGTGATTGAAGCAATCATTGAAAGCGAAATGACAGACATTCAACCTGTGGTGTATGTACTGTGACAACACCCTTAGCAGATCAGAAGATATTCTCACTCAATGATCTCATTGAAATGGGTCTTATTACACGTAAACAGTTAGAAGATCACATCCGATACATGGAAGCAAAACAGTTAGTAAAAGAACTGTTTCCAGGAATGTTTTAAAAATAAAGAATAGGTAGCCGCGACTACCTTGGCTAGGAGACTATTTGCATTGTGCATCGTGGGGCCTTTGTGTAGTAGACTGTTTCGTCTAACGGAGAGGACGCCGGTGGAGATCCGGAGATACAGGTTCGAGTCCTGTAGCAGTTTTGCTCCTAGCCAAAATAATTTAGCCTTCGTAGCTCAACTGGAAGAGCAAGGGATTTCTACTCCCTAGGTTGTGGGTTCGACTCCTGCCGGGGGCACCAAAAAAGCTGTTGACACAGACTTGGCACTATGCTACAACAAGTTATTGAATAACACATGAGGAACACTGAGATGAAGACTGCTTACAAGAACCGTGACGGCGAATGGGTTGTGGCCGAGCAGATCAAGATGAGCCGGTATGACCTTGAAGGTTCGGTAGATTCGATTAAGGCTGCACTGGACGAGGTTCGCGACCGTGCTACCGCAATGGGTATGGTGGGTGAAGGCACTGTTGACATCAGCCTGAACCGCGGCTTCTACTCGGACGACTACGAAATAGAAGTGGAATACTCCTTCACTCGGTATGAATACCCTGTGGAGATGGAGCGGCGTTTGGAGCGTGAGGCCAAGGATAAGGCTGCGGCTGCTGCCAAGCGTAAGGAAGCCGCCCAGAAGCGGAAACTCAAGAACGATCCTGAGTATGTGGAGTTTGAACGGCTCCGGGCCAAGTTTGGTGGTTGACAACACTCTCCTGCTGTGCTATAACAACAGCATAGGGCAACACGAGGAGAAATCAAATGCCTTGTAGAGTCAACGACGAAGACTGGAAACCGCGTAAAGAAACCCGCCACGGGATGGATATCGAATCTTTCGAAGCTACACTTTGCGGCGTCTTCACTGCTGCAGAGGAAGGCGCCTTTGCGCCTACGGTTGTTGGCGGAGTTGATGGCTTGCTGGATGTGATCGACTGGAAAGAAGCCGGAGTGAAACGCAAGACCGTTGAAGCATGGTGGAAGCGGCATAAGGCAGAAGATGCTGCCCGCCTTGCTCGCGAATCTGCTGAACGGCGTAAGGCTGAACTCAAGCGGATTGCGATCGGCAAACTCACTGCAGAAGAACTGGAAGTGTTGGGGATCAAACTCTAACACTTTCTGGTTGACATCCTACCTACACCGTGCTATGTATATTGTATAGGGCAACAAGAGGACAACCACAGATGCCGAATCCTGCTACTGCTCCCCGTGACGAATTGAACGAGTTTACTCGCTCTGTATGGCTGCTTGGTAACAGCAACTGGGGTAATCACGGTGTACGTCTTCGGAACGGGTTGATTGTCAAACCGATCTACAAGCCCGCAGAAGACGAGACCAGTGAAGATGCATTCTTCACCGAAGACTATGAATACTGCTGGAACCTGGACGGCACTTCGGTAACCCGCAGGGACTTTGATATGATGGAGATCGTGTGATATGATCAGAGACCTATTCGTTCCTGTGGCTGAACTGCTGTTCTGGTTCACCGGCGGAGAACTACTGCTGAATACCTGGTGGTTCTTTGTGTGGGTTGTTGGTGGTGCGTTCCTTGTAACCTTGCCGCTGTGGTTAGGTATGCGTCTGGCCAGACGTGGTAGTAACCTCAAGTGGATACCTGGCACACTCTTCCTAGTCGGCTTCTTCCCTGCCTTACTGCTGATCACCAGCCCAGGCATCATCCAAGCCGACTTGATGGAAGAATGCCTACCCGTCCAGACCGTAACAGTGGATACCGCACAGGTCAAAGGTATTGAAGTTCGAGTTCGCCAGTGTCGCTTCAAGGCCAACTACTATGACAAAAATTATGGTGAATGGCAAGCCTGGGCGGTTGACCGGCACCAATAACTGTATTATAAGCTGCATAAGGAGAGACCGGCAACTTGTGTAGTGCATGTAGTGACGACTTGCGGATAACAGGTGGGATCGTGACATGTTGTAAATCTTTATGTAAGGGGTCGACACTTTATATAGAGAGAACGCTGCATACGCTGTGGGACCTCGGCGTATCATTAAGGTGATCAAATCACGCAGGGGTAAAAGCCCTAATGAGGGGTCCTAGGAATTAAAGGAAATACTGTGAGATATAGAAAGTTTTACGACGACTTCTAGGCTATAACCTAGGAGAATCAAATGGCAAAATCACCTGTTTACGGCAGAGGCCGTAATCGTAAACATAGAGGGCACCGCGGCCCTGTTCACGCTGCGGCTGCTAACATCAATATGCGTGGCAAAAAAAGCAAACCTGACCACTGCTGGTGCTGTATTTGTATTGACATGCGTGAAGATATCTTGTATCGTATACACAAGAAGGAGATGAGAGATGAAAGAGACACGTAAGTATCTAGTATTTTTAGACATTGACGGCGTTTTTACTAGCTCTCGTGTTCACTTTGCACACGCTGCTGCTTATGAAATGTGGCACAGATTTGATCCTGTAGCAGTTGATTTTATGAACAAGATTCATGACAGATATCCTGTGGAGTTTGTGATCATGAGTACTTGGAAGGACAACCTTCGCAGTGACGATAACAACGTAAAACACTGGGTTCATGCTGCGTTTGGCAACAGTGGCTTTCGTGGGCAACTTGCTACACCTTGGAAAACAGATCCTGACAACGTCATCTGGCAGCGTAAAGGTGCAAATGATCGTGCCTACGAAGTAAAAGAATATTTAGAACTATACGCAACAGATATAAAAGATTACATTTTGTTTGATGATAATCGCTATCAATTCAAAGAAGTGCTAGGCGTTAATCGCCTAGTTCATACAGATCACGAAAATGGTCTGTTATACAAGCATATGCTAAATGCTCATAGTTTGATGGGACAGTGGCACGAGCGGTGACATCGCTCGGAATAATAACAAAGGAAACAGAGATGACTAAAGAACAAGTTTTAAAATCGCTACCCACGTTTAAATTGCTGGCATGGGGAGAAACCGCAGAAACCAGCGGCAATGGAAAATATGTGCATTTTGATGCAAAAGAATCTAGTACACGTATCTTTACTATTGAAGCAATTCTTGCAGAACTAGATAAGCGTGACGACAATCCTAACCGAGATTCTAGAAAAAAGAAGAAAAAATGATTAAGTTGCATATTGCTAATTTGGTTAATATTTTGTTATCCAAATTGCAAGAGATATTGTATAATAGATTAATAAATTAAAGTATGTGTAAGTTAGTTTTTGTTTATAGTTCTATGAATTCCGGTAAAAGCCTAGCTGTTCTTACCAAAAATTATATGTTAAAAGAAAAAGGTTTTAAGACTGTGCTCATGAAGCCGGCAGTTGATACTAGGACTGCGGCAACTGTGGCTACACGCTTAGGCTTAGAAGAGCCCTGTGTTGTACTAGGAACAACTGATTTGCCTAGTCATACTATACTAAAATCAGCACACGACAAGCCTGATTTTATTATTGTTGACGAAGCACAGTTTTTAACAAGCGAACAAGTTTGGGACCTAGCTGGCTTAGTCGACAACTGGGGCATAAACGTGTATTGCTATGGTCTACGACTTAACTGGCAAGGAGAGTTTTTTACAGGATCGGAAGCACTGATGAAAATTGCTGATGTGCTAGAACCAATCGAAAACTTCTGTCAAATAAATAAAGGAGCACTAGCATTCTTTCATATTAAAAAAGCAGGTGGCGATAATCCTGTAGAAGTTGGAATGGAAGACATGTATGACACTGCGTCTAGAAAAGCCTGGAAGCAGTGGTATGACACAAAAAGGCCTCTGTAGCTCAATGGATAGAGCAGCAGACTTCGAATCTGTAGGTTGGGCGTTCGAGTCGCTCCAGGGGTACCAAAATAACACTTGATCTCTTACTTTGCATAGTGTAAGCTGTAAGTATAGTAAAGGAGAATCAAATGTGGAAACTTTATATTATGGAATCTGAACGCGGTTGGGGTCAACGAGTTGACGAAATACTAAAGTTCGACACGTATGAAGAGGCCGATAAATACAAAAAAGAATTTAACAGTAAAAACAATCTTCCTGAAGTGCCTGATTGGTACATGTATGCAGATGGACCTGTTAAAGTAGATTAAGTCGCTGTGGTGTAATGGTAGCCACGACAGCTTGAGGTGCTGTTGCCGCAAGGCGTGGGAGTTCGAATCTCCCCAGCGACACCAATTTTAAGGAATAAAAATGGCTCTAACTAGATTAATTGGCGACATTCATGGAATGGTAAATGACTACAAGGCCTATTCTATTGGGGATTTTAGTGGTCCTACAATTCAACTTGGCGACTTTGGAGTTGGGTTCGGTCAAAATGATTACTGGTATGAAAGCATTAATTCTTTTCATAAAGCAGGCAACCATCGGTTTATTCGTGGTAATCATGATAATCCTGCTCTGTGCAAAACTATGGACGGATACATTACAGACGGTAGCATTGAGAATGATGTAATGTTTATTGGTGGTGCTTGGAGCATCGATAATCCTAATGCACCTCCGGGTTGGTATAAGCGTACAAAGGACTATGACTGGTGGGAGGAAGAAGAACTCAGCAGTGACGAACTTGAACGTATGATTGATATCTATGCTGTAGTTAAACCACGTGTGATGATTACACATGATTGTCCTAACATTATCAGCAGACAGATGTTTTTCAACAGTGGATTTCTAAAAGGTCCTGAATACCCCAACCGTACAAGTGCTGCGTTTACTCGTATGTTGGATATTCATCAACCCGACGAATGGTACTTTGGACACTGGCATTTTACAATGCAATACAAATACGGACGCACACTATTTCACTGTCTTGGTGAACTAGATTACGTAGACGTAGAACTTTAAGGTTGATGTTCTGTTGTGTACTTGCTATAATGCAAGTCACAACAGCACATTGAAAGAATCTTAAAATGTCGGAAACTACGTATAAATTTACTATCGGAGATGAAGGCATGGTTATTTCGGCTAGCTACGATACTGGTTGGAATGACAGTCTCAATTGTGGCGGCGTTGGCGGCTGGTCCGGAGTTATTAATAGTAACAGCGGAACATACGAATTTTACATGAAAAGTATTAAAAGTCTAAACGGCCTTGCTGTAAAAAGTAATGGAAAGGACTTTTGGACCGAGTATTACAATTCTAGCAGAGGTGTAGATGGATACACCGTGACTATCGAAGATAACACTATTACTGTTATTGCAAATGAACCTCAATCTTTTCCATGGTGGAAATAAAGGAAAAACAAAATGACTTATATGGCTACATTGTGGTATGCTGGTGCTGTGGTTATGCAACTAGGTTCGGAAGGACAAAATCTTAATGATTGTGAAATGTTAAAAACTATGATGATCACTGACATTGAACAAACATATTCCGATCCTAGTAAAATTGATGAACTTTCTAAATCAATTTTTCCTACAAACCAGTTTGAAGTAACCTGTGAAACACAGTTGCTTGCAGTTGATGAGAAATACAAAAAATGACATCTAAACTTTATATTGTTATGCGGCGTGATCTGTGGGATATGAACCCAGGCAAGGCTATGGCACAGGCTGCTCATGCTCAAGCAGACTTTGACCTGTATATGTTTGCTGATCCTAAAGCTGCAAAAAGCAAAGAAATTGCAGATGCTGTAATAGCATGGCGTGAAGATAGGCATTTTGGCACTACGCTAGTGCTGCACGAACCAGTGGATACATTTGACAAGATTTCAATGAATGTAGCACATTGGGGCTACGTTACTGATCCTACATATCCGTACCGTAACTATTACGGTGAAGTGTTTCTTCGTAGCGAAGTTACCTGTATGTGGGTATTTGCCTACACTGAAGCAGAACTAAAATATATGAGTCAATTTGATCTTCACCGTTGACCTTAGGTCAGCTTGATGCTATGTTACATACACAGAGAAACAACTTAGGCACAAAACATGATTATTAATTCAACTCCGGACAATATTGCAACTCTTGGCAACATTGATCAAGTCAGCGAATTTAAAATTCGCAACAGTGCAAAGGCATTTGGCATTCTTTCGAGTGGGCTTTATGCAAACAAAATTCGAGCAATCATTCGAGAACTAAGCTGCAATGCTGTTGATAGCCATGTTGCAGCTGGCATTCCTGATATTACTTTTGACGTGCATCTTCCTACTCCGCTTCGTCCGTACTTTTCTATTCGCGACTACGGAACCGGTTTGAGCCACGATCAAGTCCTCAATATCTACACCACTTACTTCGAAAGCACCAAAACTAACAGCAACGACTTTATCGGTGCATTGGGTCTTGGATCAAAAAGTCCTTTTAGCTATACTGACAATTTTACTGTCATTGCAATTAAAGATGGCAAAAAAGGTGTTTACAGTGCATTTATCAACGACAACGGTGTTCCTGCTGTTGCTGTGATGGGCCAAGGAGATACCGAAGAACCTGCTGGTGTTGAAGTTAAATTTGCAGTTACTGACAGCGACGACTTTCACAAGTTTAAGTACGAAGCAGAACAAGTTTATCGTTATTTTGCACTTAAGCCTAATTTTACTGGTGCAGAAGTTAAACTTACTGCCGTTGAGTACTCTGTTGAAAACGTTATTAATAATGTTCATCAACGTGCAGATGTTGACTATCGTAGCGGTCGTACAAATCGTGCAATTATGGGCAATATTGAGTATCCTATCGAGCTTCCACGTAAAAATACAGAACTCGGAGAACTAAGCCACATTGATAACAATAGTCTTGATCTGTTTTTTGAAATCGGTGATTTGGATTTCCAAGCAAGCCGCGAAGGGTTGCAGTATACTGAAAAGACTATTGCATCTATTTTGGCAAAATATCGCGAAATTTCAGATGTTCTTGCAGAAAAGTTTGCCAAGGAAACCGCAGGCATTAAAAATAAATGGGAACTTGCAAGGTTTGTAGTCAATCAATGCAATAGCCAATTGTGGTCTACTGCTGCAAGACAGTATGTTAGCAAACATAAAGTTCCGTTTGTTCACTGCTATTCACACGGTCACGCATATCTAACTGCTGCCGATGTATCAATCAAGGTCATCGAAGAACAGTTCAATATTTCTGTACGAGCTTTCACAGTCGACGACGGATACAGCGTAGATCGTACTTCTAGTGAAGTTAAGCCTAGCTATAGTCAGACTTTCTCAGTTTGCCCAAGCCAAAACATGAAATTTGTAAAAAACCCTGAGAATAAAAAAATCTGGGAACAAAGTAAGTATCACTTCAAGACGCAGACTGAGGGTAAACATCTTGTGTGGGTATTGTATGCCAAGGATCCTGCTAAGCCTGTGCTGTTTGACAAGTTTTTTAAGTTCATTTACGATCCTCCCGAAAACAGTATTTTTGAAGTAGAGAATCTTGTTAAGAAAGAAGTTAAACAACGGCAAAAACAAAACAGAAAGATTTCTACTCTGCGTCTTGCTTATCGTCAAAGTAGTTATAAGGACGAGTGTGTTTGGGAGCCTTATGTTCTCGATCAGACCCAACAACAGACTGAAACCAACTATTATGTTCCGATCAAAGGTTACCAGGCGTTTGACCGTAATAATCAACCTATTGACATCAAGCAGTATTATATGCAACTGATGAAAAGTAAGAAAAAGGAATTTCACAAGCTTCGAGTGTTTGGTGTTCGCCAGGACGACATTCCTGTTGTCGAAAGCCAAAGTAATTGGATTTTGCTGGATGACTTTCTTGCAGTTGAACTTGGACGGGTTACTAAAGAAGATTTCTTTGGAATGATTGTTGCTTCGGTTGACAAGAATAATTCAAGAATGTATACTTCAGAAAGGATCATGAAAAACTTAGATCCTAGCAGTCCGTTTGTACTGTTTGGTTCTAAGGCAACTACGGCAGAAAATAACACACTTCATTATCTTGCTGACTTGTGTAAAATTTATGCACCTGCGGTAGACGTAGAAAATCTTAAAAATGAGGCAAAAGCTGAAATGGAAAAGATTCAAACACGCTATCCTATGTTAAAACTTCTCCGCAACGGTTATTACGACGACCCGGCTGTGGTAGAATATATCCAATTCGTCGATCAACACAAAGGATTGAACTAATGTTTCCGTATATGATTCAAGGCAATAACATTGTTGTAGTTATCGGTACTCAACCGCATACTATCAACAAAACCCATGTTGCATACGAAAAGGTCAAAAACGCTATTCGTAATAACGACTGGGATACCGTAAAGAAAATTATCGACCCTGAGAAGGTTGTTCTCGATTATGGCAGCGGTCGTGTTGCTGTGCAAGGAGACAAGCTGTTCTGGGACGGTGTTGAAATGCACAACGCTCTGTCACGCCGCATGATTCAAATGCTGCAAGAAGACTTCCCGATTGAGCCGCTGGTTAAGTTTATGGAAAACCTCCACGAAAACCCGAGCTTCCGTGCAGTTAACGAACTGTATGGCTTCCTTGAAAAGAACAGCCTGCCGATTACTCCGGACGGTCACTTCCTTGCTTACAAGAAGGTGCGTGACGACTTTATGGACGTACACTCGGGCACTGTGTCTAACAAGCCTGCTTATGCGTTTACGGACGAAGAAAAAGCTGCTATGCCGTTAACTTCGGGTAAGAAAAAAGAAGTTTCTGTTGCACTCGAAAATGGTGTAACTGTTATCTCGATGCCGCGTAACATGGTCAATGACGATAAGAATCAGACTTGCAGCGAAGGTTTGCACTTCTGCTCTAAAGAGTACTTGGGTCACTTCGGTGGTGAACGAATCGTGATCCTTAAAATTAACCCGCGTGATGTTGTTAGTATTCCTTCGGATTACAACAACAGCAAGGGTCGTGCTTGCCGTTACGAGATTGCTGGCGAACTTGGCGTTGATCCTGATACTGCATTTACTGCTGCTGTACAGGAAAATGCTAACACAGAAGCATAATATGAAATTAGCTATTGTAATGATAGTCTCGTACATCCCGTTTTTTTACGGGATGTACAAAATGTATAAAGAAGAACAAGCCGAAAAAAATAGCCATCGTCCTAAGTCTTCTTCTAAAAATACTTGACAAGCTTATTGTAGTTATATAGTGTATAAACAACGTAACACATAGAGGATTTAAAATGTTAATCGTATTTGATATTGATGGAACACTGGCTAACATCGAGCATCGTTTGGACTATGTTCGTAGCAAGCCCAAGAACTGGGCTGCGTTTGATGCTGGCATTCCGAATGATAAAGTAAACGAGCCTGTAGCAGAAGCATTCCGCTCGCTGTCTGCATTTAACACTATCATTCTTGCGAGTGGGCGGAATGAGCGTAGTCGCTCTGCTACTGAAAAGTGGCTACAGAGCAATGGGTTTTATGAATACGAAAAACTCTACATGCGTAAGGCAGACGACTTTCGCGGTGACGACATTGTGAAGCAGGAAATCCTGGATCAAATCGTTGCTGACTACGGTAAGAAGCCGGACATGGTGTTCGACGACAGGCCTCGCGTGGTTCGCATGTGGCGTGATAACGGTATCTTTGTGTTTAACGTATACCAAGGTGAGGAGGACTTCTAAATGACCGAAAAAACTGTAGATGAACGTATTCGTCAGCATTACCAAGTAAATAAAGGCGAATGGCTTGTTGAAAAAGGCAAAGTGAAAGAGGCAAAGCTGCTGAAAGAAGCTTGCGAAACAATTGAACGTCTGCGTAATCAAGCTGCTAATTCTGAGCGTCTTTATTGGGAAATGCTTAGAAAAACAGAGGCAAAACAGTCTGAGCTTTCAAAGCGTGAAAAGGATATTGCAGAGCGTGAAGAAAAGTTTGAGGCTCGCAAGGCTTCTTTCATTCGAGATTTTGAAAAATGGGTGTAAGCTAAAGCATATACTATGATTGCATAGCATTAATGCTATTTTAAAGCCTGGTTAAACTCCAGGCTTTTCTTTTGGTTCTAGCGTGGTTTGTTGAGGCGGCGGAGCAGGTTGTTGTGCTGCTCGGTCTCTTGAACGATTTCTTGCTTGTAGTTCGTTATCAATCCATGCTTGTGCAGTAGGATTCTTAACTGGTGTATTAAGCCATCTGCGTATAGGACGTTCGACTCTATTAAAATTAGGCTGTTCGCCGTTGTTATCTACTACAAAAAATCTATCGCCGAATAAAGTTTTTAATTGTTCAGCACCTTGCTGTATTCTATCATATGTCGTTTTTATGAAATTGTGATCTATTTCTCTACCGTAGTCCGGACCAGGCACTTGAGCTCTTCTTTCAGCTCGTTCGATACTGGTTTCTAGTGTAACATCAACAAACACCATTATGGTTTCGTAACCTCTAGACTCTAATGTTTCTTTGATTTCCTTAATTACATTTGGATTTTTTGCTGTTCCGTTAACGATTAAGCCCATTCTACCTTTTTGTGATAATTCGTCTTCTTTTCTATAATGCTGCCAAAATTTTTCGTAATCTTGTGGTTGGCCTTTTTTCTGGTAAAGTGTCCAAAATTTATCTACATTTAGTTCTTTTAAGCCACTGCCTCTAAATAAACGACTAACTACTGTGCTTTTACCTGCGCCGGGAGCACCGGCCATAAAAACAGCCTTGAAAATGTTAGGATCGTACACGCCCTCTTTTGTAATTTGGGTGATTTCGTTAATCTTCATACTATATTTATGTTTGAAATAAATATAATATGAGATTAAGAAACCTTTTTGAAGTACAAGTGCAACCAGGTGAACGCAGAGGATTTTCGCTGCGGTTGAAGCGTCTTGAAGATTTGCAAGTAAAAATTGCAGAAATACAAAATACTATAAGCGAACTTGGTAATGTTAGCGTTCCAGAAAACTTAAAAAAACAAATGGAAGATCTTATCGATGCTGCTAAAATAGAAAAAGAAAAAATCTATGCAGAAGTATCTGACGCAGAAGTAAAAAATCCAAGAATTCAAGGAATACCTGGATCTGTCATGAAGTTACTTAGAGGCATAGAAAAAAATGCTTCAACTATAATGAACGCATACAGAAAAACTGGAAAATATCTCTATAGAGGAATCAAATCTTCCGAAGACGCACTTTATGGAAAACCTTTTGACATCAGAAAAGCCAAGGATAGTAATGTAGATTTAAGTAATGCATTAAATCAATCCTTAGCAGACCAAGGATTTAATGCTAGAAGAGACAACACTACTTTTACTTCTGGTTCTTATAATCAGGCTAGTAATTACGGTACTGTGTATATAATATTTCCTAGAGATGGGTTCTCATTCCATTACAGTAAAAAGATAAGAGACCTTGTTTTAGATACCGGCAAGATTGATATGTTACTGGATCCCGAAATAACAGGTTATATCGAAAGTGCTATACGTTCTAACTGGAGCAATCTCAAAAACTATTTTTCTTATAAATTTAGTGGAGATAAATTCTTTACAGGTTATGAATATCAAAAAGATTTAGATGGGTTACAACGTGCAGTAGCAGACGGTGTGCTTCCACAAGAATTTGCAAAATATAAGACTTTTTATGATCTAGTTGATCCTGCAAAAGTTATAGCTAATTTTCAATACAATCAAACTGATCTCGACAGTGCTATAACTTCCGAACATGAAGTCATGATTACAGGACCGTATTATGCTGTTAAAACAGAGTCCTTTCAAGATTATATTGACAAATATATTAAAATGACAGCAAATGGTGAATTTGATGTCACTCCAGATAACAAAAAAGAAAAAACTACTTTAAATCAAAAAATACAATCTATAGTAGGCGGTTCCGCGCCTGAGTTTGCAATAGGAGATTGGGTGCAGCATAAGTACGAAGGATTTAAAGGTGAAGTTGTTGACTATTACCATACCAATGACTTTGTTCAAATTAAAGATTATGCCGGAAAACTAAAATTAGTCAATAAGAAAAATATTGATAAAATTAAAACTCCTGAGATGCCCGACTACCAGCCCGGCGATAAAGTTTATCTAAGAACAAAAGACACAGAATGGGAATATTATAATAATAAAAAATACAAGGTAGTAGACTCTGATAAGTTTACCGTAACAGTTCAAAAAGGCAGTTACGACACCACAATTACATTACCTAAATTGTTAACCGAACCTGCTCCTAAATTTGATACCAAAGATCCAAGTGTAGGAGACACAGTTCATGTTACCAAGGGCGATTTTGAAAACATGTACGGAACTATTACATATGTTTCTAGTTACAGTAAAGATATTGATGTTGACTTCGGAGACAGCGATTCGCACACTGTTCAAAAAGGATCTTACGAAGTTATTGATCCTGCAACAAAACCTGCAGATGCAAACTCTATTGCATCAAAGTTTAAAGAAGGTGATTACGTTAGAATCTCTGACGACGGGTTTGATTACAGTGGTCTTGTAGCGGTAATTAATAAACCTGGTTTATCAAAATCAAGAGTATATCCGTTCGGCGAAAAAAGTTATGCTTTAAGTATAAAAAATTCTAGATTAAAAGCTATTGATGAAGATGAATTTAAAAAACAATCGTTTAGCATAACAGATCAAGTAGTTGTATCTGGCGGCAAGCATGATGGAAAGAGTGGAAAACTTAATTATGTAAGCTTTGATGGAACTATGGAAATAGTTGTCAGTAGTGGTAACACCATAGAAGTACCCGGAAAATATGTTTTTAATCAAAACGTAAATGGTTCTCCTGAAAATAACGAGAATAAAGAAACAATTAAAAAAGGTGATTTTGTAAAAATCTCAGACGACTCGGACTTGTTCCCAGGTTCTGTAGCAAAAGTAGTTGTAAAGAATTCCGGCGAAAAATCTACAATATTAGTAAACAACGACAACAATCTCGATTATATTATTGATACAAAATATCTAACCAAGATTGATGAAAATGAATTTAACAATAAAAAGCTGTCAACCGGCGACGAAGTCAATGTCACAGACGGATATTATAAAGGAAAAACTGGAAAAATAAAATCGTTTGGGACTGATGGTCCTGTAAGAGTTGATATAACTTCGCCGTCCACAGGGGATACATTTACAATTAAGGTACTTCCACAATACTTGGAAAAAATAAATCAAAGCAGTGACGACTTAATTGATTTAATGGATCTTGAGTTTGAACCGATGGACGAGCCTACTGATTTTAAAAATAATGAAACTAAAAAATTTAAAGTCGGCGACAGCGTAAAAGTAATTAATGGTAAACACAAAGGAAAAACTGGAAAAATAAATTACCTATATACGTATACAAAAGAAGCGTATGTTGACTTCGACGGTGAATATCACGACATTGAGTTAAAAGACTTAGAGTTAGACAAAGAAGAATCAAAAACTGATAGCAATTTTAACAAAGACGAATTAAAAAAGCTAATCAGTCAAGGAAAAGAAAAAGGTTTTATAACCTATAATCAACTAAACGATGTAGTGCCTTCGGACAAAGTTACTTCTGAAGAAATTGAAGATATAATGGATATGTTAAATGAATTAGGAATCAATTTAGTTGATGCTGAAAAAGACTCGGCTCCATCAGGTGAAACTCCACAGGAATTACAAGCAAGAATAAACGATCCAGATACAAAAGCGTTCCTTAAACAAGCATTTGCAGATCCTGATGTAAAAGAACTAGTGAGTAATATAATCAAAAAGAAAATTATAACAACCGACGACATTGATAATATATCTGTTCTAGTAGGATATGACAAGTATTTGTTTGGCATAAAACCATATATCGAACTTAAAGGCGTTGTATACCAACCTACTACTTGACATCTTTGATAAAAAGTGTATACTACAAACACTATGAATCAAAAATTACAAGATCATTTAATCGGGTCACTTGTTGGCCTTGCCGTCGGTGATGCAGTAGGCACTACTGTTGAATTTAAACCGCGTGGCTCATTTCCTAAGATTGTTGACATGATCGGCGGCGGCCCTTTTAGATTGCCAGTAGGGTATTGGACAGATGATACATCTATGGCATTGTGCCTAGCAGAAAGTCTTATAGCATATCCACTGCTTGATAAAAAAGATTTGTTAACTCGTTTTTGTAACTGGTATAAGAATGGACATAATTCTTCTACCGGTCGTTGCTTTGACATTGGTAATACAACTGTCTCTGCACTAGAAGAATTTATTCACAGTGGTCAAACGAATAACAATCCTGAAGACTTTTATGCAGGTAATGGATCTATTATGCGATTGTCTCCTGTGGCAATTGCAAATTATAAAGACTTACACAAAGCAATTAAAATTGCACGTGAACAAAGTGAAACAACTCATGAAACTATTAAAGCAACTGCTTCTTGTGAGTTGCTTGCAGAAATTTTAGTTAGAGCATACACTGCTGAAACTAAACAGCAAGTAATGGATATTGAATGTCCGTTACATTGGCCCGAACCTGTTTGCGATATTGTTGCATCTAGCGTTGTTAAAAAAACTGAAGCAGAAATTAAGTCTTCGGGTTACGTTATTGACACATTAGAAGCAGCCGTCTGGGCATTTTTAAATACAGACAACTTTGAGGATGCAGTTTTAATAGCAGTTAATCTTGGACACGATGCTGATACAGTCGGTGCTGTAACAGGACAAATTGCCGGAGCATACTATGGAGAAACCGGAATTCCTAAACATTGGCTAGAAAAGCTTTATAACCATGAACACATCAGAAACCTTGCAATCAAACTTTCCGAATAAAGTAGTAGTTTTCTTAGACCTCGACGGTCCTATCATTGATCTTAAAACTTACAAGACCAACCCGATTGTGTCTTATTATAGAACTGGTGGAAATTCAAAGGCTATCGAAAATCTTGTAAAGTTGTGCGACGAGTTTGGTCTTGAAATCGTCACTAATTCTATGCACAACTATTACCAGTTAGGAGATGATACTCTTCAGGACGATTTAGTATCCTGGGGTATTCCTGTAGATCTTTTTCACAGTGACTGGAGAACTATTTTTCCTAAAGTTAATTACAAGGAAATAAAAAGCACTGTTCGGGGAATTGGTAGACTTTACGCTATTGAACAATGGATCAAAGAACATCCTGGGTATAACTGGATTTGTTTTGATGATCGAAAGTTTACAGAAGATCCGAGACTGATACATATTTCTAGAGAAAACGGAATCGACCAAGGATATTACGAGCAGGCAAGAAAAATTCTAAAAACACTTGCTTGACAGCAGTGTCGATTCCTGTTACTTTGTTGCAAACATGGAGATCTAAATGAGCGAACCCGTCTGCACTGTAATGGTTGGCTTGCCTGCTATGGGCAAGTCCACTCTTGTTAAAGGCATGTGGAAAGATGAAAGCACTTTCATCTACAGCACTGACGATCTTCTTGAGGCCGCTGCTAAAGAACTTGGCAGCACTTACAATGAAGTGTTTGAAACGCTAATCAAGTCAGTTACTGAGGCAGCAAACGGATCTCTCGATGTTGCCGTCAAGAACCGTCAAGACATCATCTGGGATCAAACCAACTTGGGTGCAGGCAAGCGTCGTAAAATTATTAATCGTATGCGTCAGGCAGGTTATCAAGTTCGTTGTGTTTGTATCGTTCCTCCTGAAGCAGGACACATCAGTAATCTCAAGGACTGGAAGTATCGTTTGGCTAACCGCCCTGGTAAAACTATTCCAGATGAGGTGTTGACAAACATGTATCGTTCGTTTACACTGCCTACAGTAGAGGAAGGGTTTGATATGATTACCTTCTATAACATGCACGGTGCCCTGTTGGGTGTTGACTATGGAGAAGAATAATGCACTACCGTTTTCCTGAGATCCGTCACATTAGTGATGTGCTTCCGCACATCGAAGGTCGTGAGGAATTTGTTGTAGCAGAGCGTGAAGGCTACACTGTGATCAACTACGTGGTTGCAATGGCCGACACCTTTGACATGACTGGAGCAGATGACTTGGGCGGTGCAATCCGTCGTGAATGTCGTGGCTTGATTTTTGACCGTGATGGTAACATCATGAGCCGTCCGTTTCACAAGTTCTTCAACATCAACGAGCGTGAAGAAACTCAAGCACATCGGTTGGATCTCAGTGTTTTGTTTGACCATGTGATCATGGAAAAGATGGATGGTTCGATGATCCGTCCTATCTTAGTCGATGGACACTTGCGTCTTGCTACCAAGATGGGTGTAACTGAAGTGGCCATGCAGGCCGAAACTTGGCTAGCTGCTCAGGACCCTATGTTGAAGAAGTGGATGGCTATCATGATGGCACAGGGTATTACTCCGATCTTCGAGTGGGTAAGCCCGTTCAATCAGATTGTGTTGGCGTATGAAACCGCTGATCTTGTGCTATTGGCACTGCGTAACAACATCACTGGCGAATACCTTGATGTCGGCGATCCAAAAGACGACAAACTGTGGACTGTGGTTCCGCAGTATGGTTCAGTAGAAGGCAACCTTGGTGACTATATTGCTCGTCAGCGTGGTGCAGAAGGTCGCGAAGGTGACATCATTCGCTTTGCGGATGGGCATATGGTCAAGGTCAAGAACGACTGGTATGTGCGTATTCACAAGACTGTGGATCGCATCGTGTTCGACCGTAACATTGTTGCTCTTATCCTCAACGAGGAAGTGGACGACGTGTTGCCGATGTTGCCGCAGGTTCAAGCAGATCGTGTTCGTGTATTCGAGCGTCGATTCGCCGAACGGCTTCACGCTGTGGTTGAAAACTACGAACGCTACTGGAACACTGTAGTAGCATCGGGTCTTGACCGCAAGCGTTATGCTCAAGAGTGGATGCCTACTATTAAGGGCAACGATCCGTTTGCTACTAACTACGTGTTTGGTCGCTTTGCTGGTCGAGATGGTCGTCAAATGATTCTTGATCATATCGAAAAGAGCATCACTACCAACGTTCGTTGGGATGAATGTGCAGCGTGGATGGGGATGGGTCCGTGACCGATCCCCTCTTTTCTATCTGTAAACGTCTTCCTACAGACTACAGTGATTATGGCGGAGAGATCAAGCGTTGGGACTACGAAGGCGTAGACTATCCTGACTGTAGTTGTGGTTGTCGCTGGTTTTTGCCACTTGAAGGCGACTTAGGTTCTGACTGGGGTGTTTGCAGTAAATTAGATGGCCCAAGAGCAGGATTGCTAACTTTTGAACATCAAGCAGGAAAGGGCTGCTTTGAATAACTATTATGAACTTTGACGAATGGTTTGAACAACACCGAGACATTTTAGCAGGTCTGCTACGCAATGATCAACTAGAAGCACTATGGATTGCGTGGTATGCTGGCTACCAAAAAGGTCTTGACGACAGAATTAAAATTGATAAAGAATTTTGGACACTAAAATGAAATACTGGTCACTGTTTTTAGACGACATTCGGTTTCCGGAAGATGTAAAATTCTTCTATGGCCCCTATGAGAATCTGCGTATTTGCCGCAGCATGGATGATGCTGTGTGGGCAGTCAAGCAGTATGGTTTGCCTACATTTATTAGTTTCGACCATGACCTTGCTGACGTTCACTACATCATCGGCGATGGCGAAAAGACTGGCTACACCTTTGCTAAATGGTTCTGTGATTATGTGATGGATAACGATTTGATTTTGCCTGTGGGCTTTGGATATCATGTTCACAGCATGAATCCAGTTGGTGCTGTGAACATTAGAACTTACATGGAAAACTTTTTAAAGGCATATGACCGTGACTAATGAAGAACGCTGGGCCAAACTGCTCGAACCTTGTAAGTGTGAACCACGATACACTATTGAACCGCACGGTACGGGTTATGCGTTGTATCACGGTCGTTGCGTTCACCGTCACGGATACAATTTGGTTTATTTGAATGAACCTGCTGCTAACTGTGATCTAAAACACATTGAACGCTTGCTTAATGTAGGCGATGCATTTGTCAAGGAAGGCTTGTTATGAACTACGCAGAAAATCCAATTACAGATTTAGCAGACTGCATCGCTCACGCTCAGTATGTGGGCTTCTCAGACATTGAATACGAACGAATGGACTACGATGCTGTTCGCAATGCTAGAACCGCCGAAGAAAAGCGAGCAAGCATGAGTGCTACAGTAAAAGCACTTCGTCGTCCAACTACACGAGACTTTGGGGTCTATGCAATGTTTCCGCAAACTTGGGGCAGCACTGCTCTAGGACACGGCGGAATGGGCGGAGCAGCCATGACTAAAGCATATACTGTTGTGTTGGAATGTTATGCCACGCAGGAGTTTTTGGTTTACTTTGGCAGTGAGTTCTGTTATAAAGTAGATAGACGCAGCAAGAATCTTGATGTGTTTATCGAAGACTGTCGTAACCACTGCTTGGCAAGCAAACGAGATAGCGAGAAATATCAATGATCGACTTTGAGAATCTAAATTTTGGTGATCGAATATATGTCGTTTCTGAAAGAAACAATGCGTTTACCAAAAAGAAAATTGAAAAGACAGACGAAAACGGAATCACTTGGTTTCGTTATGACAGAGATCACTGGGAGTATTCAATCAGCGAAATTGTATACTGCGGTAAAGTAACATATGTAGAAGAAGGCGAAGTTCGTTTTAGCGAAGACCGTTTAACTGAATATCACTTTCTGTATCCAGATGGTCAAATCTATCACGAAAATGAACCTGGATACAACGATGATTTTGATGACTGGTTTCTTACCAAAGAAGAAGCAGAAGCATACATAGACTTTAAAAAACAAACAAAAAATTCTTAAGGCAAGTTAGGAAAGTAAAGGCTATATACGACACAGTTTAGCCGTGAGGTCACCTTGAGCCCGCAATGCGGTCGGATCTGGTGGTGTTCCTGGCGTGGTTCTTGCACGCCTTGTAGTCCGTTATCGTGGCTCCTTGACCGGAGCGAATGAGTAGGCTCTCCTGACACTTGGATCCTACAGACGACGAGACAGTTGGTCATATTATTGTCTCGTGAGTCCGCGTTGTAATTAAGCACAAAATAAAAAGGTACAGCACAACCGCCTTTCCCTTACCAAGTAGGTTTTTGAATATGACTGTGATGAAAGAACTCAGATAGAGTCTTTTTTGCCTTAGCCTGTAAGAAGGCTAAGTGTGAATCCAAATCTAGATAGAATCTCTCATAAAAAACAATATGTTAAGTATTGAATGAGACAAGTGTCGAAATGAAAAACTTAACTGATCAACGTTAGTTGATCACACTACGATAATTCAAAATAGATTTAAGGTGAATTATGACTTGACAGAACACCGGTTGAGTTGTATGTTGAACTATAGAGGAGAAGATTTATGATCAATAAAGAACCTAAGCAATACCTTTGGGTCAAGCAGGGCCGTGCTCCGATTTTTGTTACAGATTTAGTAGCACTATACAAGGATCACGACTTTGATCCTGCTGAGGATAAGATTTACGAAATTGGTCCAGAAGTTAAACTGGAACTGAATGTCAAAGTAACACCTGCTAAGCCTGTGTATCGTGATAACACTACTGATAGTGTCACAGGCTATCGTGTGCCTTTTGAAAATAGGGACTAACAATGTCCTGTAAAGTATTTCTGTTCGACGACAATAACTGGCTCTACTGTAGTGATGTAACTTTTGAAGATGGTGTATATCACGGTTGGGTAGAAAACGGTGCTTGGCATCTGATGTATGACACCAAACTGGAAGGATGGTTTGCTTGTGAGAGTAGAGCCGCAGCAAACAGTCTTGTAGCAGTTACCAAAGGTTATAAAAAACTCGTTTGGGCTTGTGATCCTGGAAAAGGTGGTGATTATAACACTGTTATTGCGGACGCACAAGAACGCTATGCTGCGGGCGAACCTGCCGACTTTGAACTCAAACCCAAACCTGTGCGTAAAGATAAAGAAGATGAGGTGGCATTCTAATGGGAATCAATGTTCACGTGTATAGTTATTGGGGTGTTCGCACTGAGTGGAACCGAGAGTTCTACGATGCTTATGAGGCTGTAGAAGAAGCCAACATCGATACCTATGGCTACAACAAAGAACCCGCAGACGCTCAAGCACACGTTCTCATGGACGGTATGAGCGGTGAGTATATGGTGTTTGGAGAACGTCTGTATGACTCCGGTGACAGCCGTTGGGGCGAAATGGTCAATTCAAACGAAGTCGACATCAGTCATAATGTGCTGGATCAAATGCGTTGGGACTATATGTCAAAGTTTAAACGACTGTATCCTGAACACTTTGAATGGCTTAACTCAAAGCCATGGCGTTTGGTAAATTTGGTACACTACTCGTGACACGCTACGTTGAATACTACGAAGTAAAAACACGTGGCGGGTATGAATACTATTTTATGCCTGTTGATGCAGATGCTAAAAACAAAGAAAACCTTGATATTCACTGTCACAGGATTTGGAAGTTCGACACTAAGACTAATCGTATTCAAGAAATACGCAATATTCGAGAGCACAAGCCTCAAGTAAATCGTGCAGAGTTTATGAAAATACAACTAATGGCAAAACCTGTGCCATATAATGAATACTACCTTAGATTAGAAGAAGTGAAACGACGTCGTGAACAGCGTGAAGCCGAAAAATCCTCTACTGAGGATTAAGTATAGATTCCTTGAGTGGCGTTGGGACAAGGTTCTTAAGAAAAGTGGTCACACTCACTGGGAAAGTTATCTGCGTTATAACGATCCTGACTTCGATATCCGCGGCCGCACAGTAAAAGATCAATTTTGTGGTTACCCTTACGTAGTAATAGTCAACTACAAACATTTAGAAGCTAGAGTTGATGCTATGTGGGGAGAAATATGGAACGGCAGCACGGTAGAGGATTGGTGTAAACAATATTGTAAGGGCAAGTATCGTTGGCATTGGGAGCGTGTTATTATGGATCACAACGGACAATATCTACCCAATGGTATCGGCGACACAGACGAACTGTTCTTTGGATTTAAAGACGAAAGAGATTATACAATGTTTTTGTTGAGGTGGAGTTAATGGTAAGTTGGGCAGATGATTATGTAGATAATATTCTTGACAACTGTTGGGAAGGCAATTATACTAGCAGATACAAGAAAGAAAATCAAAAGGCAAAGAAAATGGCACAAACTTTTCAACGAGGCGATATTGTTCGCAAAATTAACGGTAGAACACATATTGAAGTTACTGACAGCTACGGTAACTGCATCTATGGCAAGTATCTGCACACTGGTCTAAGCACTGGTAGAATTGACACTAGAAATCTTGTAAAAGTTGATGAAGAAATTGAACAAAAAGGAAACGGATCAATGAAAGGCAAACTATTTAAAGTTAAAGCAGACGGCGTCTATGGCATCGGTCTTGCTGTAGACAGCACTGGTCAATACGTGCTGGAAATGAAAGACGGCAGCGGAGTTCGCTCTTTTGCAAAAAAAGAAGTTGAAGTTGTTATGCCTTTCACTTTTAGCGTCCAGTTTAACGGTGTTGGTACTGAATACAGCTACCTTGGCAAAGAAGGTACCGTAAAGGTTGGCGATTTGCTACTAAAGCAAGACGGCACAAAAGGTATTACTATTGCTAAGGTTACTGCTGTTAACACTAAGAGCGACAAGGCTACTAAGTATTTTGACGGCGTTAAGATCGTAACTGAAAGCATTGATAATGAGGTTATCGAGTAATGAGCGATATTTGGGTTATCTCGGATACCCATTTCAATCATGCTAACATCTTAACTTTTAAGGACGGCGCCACGGGTAAACTTGTCCGTGGCGATCGTTTTTCGTCTGTAAAAGAAATGGACGAATTTATGATTGAAAGGTGGAATAGCGTTGTAAAGCCTGGAGACAAAGTTTACCATCTTGGTGATGTTATGTTTGGTGACAGAGAATACTTCCAAAAACTATGGCCTAAACTGCACGGACAAAAGCGTCTAATTGTTGGTAATCACGACGACATTAAATATTTGAGCAGCGGCGGCTTTTTTGCTAAAGTTCACATGTGGCGTATGTTTCCTGAATTTGGTTTGGTGTTTAGCCATGTTCCTTTGCACAAAAGTTCACTAAAACGTCACTGGATTAGAAAAGAAGATCATACATTTCTTGGCTACTGGTGGAACCGATATAAAGTAAGAAATAAGACTATGTTAAATGTGCATGGGCATATTCATCAGAATCCAAGTCCCTGTGGTCCCTATCGTAATATGAGTGTAGAAGCAATTGACTATACTCCTGTTAATATTGAAGATTTGAGAATCATCTAGTATAGAATCAACAAATAAAATCTTGACAGATAAAACGTTTTATAGTATAAATACTGTGTAAGCCAGAGAGGCTCACACTTAACCGCAAAAGGAGTTTTTGCAAAATGAAATATGACGCTCTAGTCTTTATCGGCCGGTTCCAGCCGTTTCACAATGGACACAAGGCAATTGTTGATGCCGCCCTTGAACGAGCAAAAGAAGTAATCATTGTAGTTGGTTCTAGCTTTTCTTCAAGGAATATCCGAAATCCTTTTACATTTGATGAACGCAGACAGATGATTAAAGCTGTGTTCCCGCAGGAGAACGTTAAAGTCGTTCCTGTTAGCGATTACCCGTATGATGATAATAAATGGGTTCATGCTGTGCAAAACGTAGTTCGCGGTGCGATGCGTTGGAGTGCTGATCCGATTCGAGTTGGCCTTATCGGCCATGAAAAGGACGGATCTAGCTACTACTTGAAAATCTTCAAGCCGCTAGGTTGGGGTAACGTTAGCGTAAACAACGTCGACGGCGTTAATGCAACAGACATTCGCAATATGTTGTTTGCATCTGCTCCGGATAGTTCAACTATTCTTCCAACTATTGTCCATAAAATTTATGAACAATTTGTTCATAAAACTATGAATAAACAGGCAGTAGAAACTATGCACTCACTGATTATAAAAGATGGAGTTGTATCACCATGGTTTGAAACGCTGTTCCAAGAATACCAAATGATCAAGAAGTACAAGGAAGCATGGAAAGCTGCTCCATTCCCTCCTACTTTCATGACTGTTGATGCTGTTGTTGTTCAAAGCGGACACATCCTTCTTGTGAAACGTGGCGACATGCCTGGTAAAGGTCTTTGGGCTTTGCCCGGTGGGTTCCTTAATCAAGGTGAAACAATGCTTGACGGTGCCATTCGTGAACTCAAAGAAGAAACTAAAATCAAAGTTGCTGTGCCTGTACTAAAGGGTTCTATTAAAGCGTTTAACACTTTTGATGCACCTAACCGCAGCCAGCGTGGACGTACTATTACACAGGCGTTCTACATTGACCTTGGCTTTGCAGAAGAACTTCCTAAAGTAAAAGGCAGCGACGATGCAGAAAAAGCGTTTTGGGTTCCGTTTCACAAAGTGAAACAAGAACTTATGTTCGAAGATCACTTTCATATTATCGACCATTTTGTTAACATTGGGTAAAACTATGAGAATTATTGAACCTGGTAAAGTCGGCAAAACGTGGACCATTAAACACCGTTGCACCGGTTGGGGGAATAGCGACAATGGTTGCGAAGCACTTCTTGAACTGGAATTCGACGATCTTAGATTTTACGAAGGTCAAGAATTTCCTTGGCGAGTTAGCGAACCTGCTGTATGTTTTAAGTGTCCGTGCTGCGGAAAAATTACTGACCTTGGGCTAAATGATTGGCCCACAGGTTACCGAAATCTTGAACGGTGGTCTAGTGAATGGTGTGATGCCAGACCTGACGCTGCTTAAGAAAAAGTCCAACTCAGAGAGAGTTGGCATTAACGTTTAGAGGAGTTCTAAAATGACAAACGTACTAAATCTACTAACTGCTATTATTCGCACTGACAGCTATAAGCTGAGCCAGTGGCTACAATATCCAAAGGACACTGTCCGTATTAGTTCATACATCGAAAGTCGTGGTGGCGAAGACGAATCGGTATTCTTTGGTCTACAAGCGTTCATTAAACAGTATATGATGACACCGATTACTGTAGCAGATATCAATCGTGCTGAACTTATTGTAAAAGCACACGGACTGCCTTTCAACAGAGAAGGTTGGGAAATCATCGTCAAAGAATACGGCGGCATTCTGCCGTTGGAAATCGAAGCTGTTCCTGAAGGTACCGTTATGGAGACCCATAACGTGCAAGTGCAGATTGTTAATACCGATCCACGCTTGTTCTGGTTGACCTCATATGTTGAAACTGCAATGCTTCGCGGCATTTGGTATCCTTCAACTGTTGCTACAAAGAGCCGTAAAATGAAGAAACTCATTGCTGCTGCTCTTGAACTAACTAGCGACGTTCCTGTTAACGATCAAATCATGTTCAAGCTACACGACTTTGGTGCTCGTGGTGCAAGTTCTTCTGAAACTGCAATGCTTGGTGGTATGGGTCACCTTGTTAACTTTATGGGTACTGACACTGTGGAAGCACTTGTTGGTGCAATGGAATATTACAACACAGACTCTGTACCTGGGTTTAGTATTCCTGCTAGTGAACACTCAACAATCACTAGCTGGGGTGGTCCTGCTGGAGAAGTTGTAGCATTTGAAAACATGATCAATACATTTGCCGGTCCCGGTAAACTGTATGCTTGTGTTAGCGACAGCTACGACATTTACTCTGCCGCACGTGACTTGTGGGGCGGCGTTCTAAAAGAAAAAGTCATTGCTGCCGGCGGCACCTTGGTGGTACGTCCGGACTCAGGTGATCCTACTACAGTTCCGATTGAAGTTATTGGCATCCTTATGGATCGCTTTGGATACACTGTTAACAGCAAAGGCTACCGAGTACTTCCTCCTTACATCCGTCTAATCCAAGGAGATGGTATCAACGAAAAAACTTTGCCTAAGATCTTGTCAAACATGGTTGAAGCAGGTTACAGCATTGATAACATTGCATTTGGTATGGGCGGTGGCTTGCTACAAGCGTGGAACCGTGATACACTCAAGTATGCTATGAAAGCTAGTGCTAGACAGGATACTGAGGGTGTATGGCACGATGTCTTTAAAGATCCGATCTCAGACCGCGGCAAAGTGTCTAAAAAAGGTCGTCTTGGATTAGTTTATGAGTGCGGGATTGGAAACTGCGGTTATAGAACTCTTCCAAAGTCGGTTGCTGACAAAAAAGGCAACCTACTGAGAACTGTATATCGCAACGGTGAACTCTTAATTGAGGACACTTTTGAAAATATTCGCAATCGTGCAAAACTTAAAGTGGAGGAATACACTCATGATGTCGTTGAAAGATATTGAAATTGTCCAAATGATGGCAATGGCGTGGAAAATGAACGATGAGCGTAACAAACGCTTAGAAGCAGAAAAACGCCTCAATAACACAGACTATCGTGTTAAAATCATCGACGATGCAGTACAAGAATAAAAAGGGCCTTCGGGCCCTTTTTTACTGGTTGACTCTGCTCTCAAGAGTCGCTATATTCTAATACATAGAGCAAGGAGATACAAATGCTTGATATTCTAGTTTACTACGTACTTCCTAACGTTGCTATGTTTGGCGGACTTTATCTTATTGCCAAATACATTGAAAACTCTGCTTGGTATTTTATTGAAAACTACGAAGAGATTCAACAAAAGCTTAAATCTTATCTTAACTAAACCGTAACAAAAGGAGAAATATATGTTCGGTATTTTTGTAGGAGTTCTACTTCTGCTTGGTGCATCTGCACTAATGTTTGTTCCTCTAGATCCAGCACTTAGTAAATTGAAGATGATTGGTTCTACAGTGATGATTGTTCTAGCTGGTATTTTTAGCCTCGGTGGTGCCGTTGGTTATAACGATGCTGGCTTCTGCCAACACGTTCGTACTATCTTTGGTAATGAAACTGCAACCTGTGAGACCGGTTGGTATTTTGCCGGTTGGGGAACCAGCACTGCATGGCCGCACTATATCACTGTAGCACACACACTTGATGCAACTGGTGAAAATGCAGGCACTGTGTTCCAGGGATCGATTGCAGAACCTTACCGTGTTCGACTTGCAGACAACTGGACCGGTGATGTAACTCAAACTACTCGCTTTGGTATTCCGCAAGATACTGCACAGTTTCTTGAAATGGCACGAACTTTCCGCACACCTGAGCGACTGATCAATACTACTCTAAAGCCTGCTGTTACTGCTAGTCTTGACTCAGTGAGTAACATGTTTACTATGGAAGAATACTACAGTGGCGGTAAGCGTGACCAATTCAAGAGCGAGTTTAAGGATGCTATTGAAAAAGGTCGTGCCCAAGTTCGCCAAATTAGCCTTAACCAAGCAGGTGGCGTAATTCGAAATCGTGTTGCTGCTAGTGATAGTGATGCTGCACAAGACACCAGTGAAGTCGGTGACACTGAAGTTCGCAAAGTGCTAATGGAAAAAATTACAGATGCCAGTGGCAATGATGTTCGCACACCGCATGACTTTACTGAAATTGGCGTTACTGTAGCAAGTGCTATTCTTGAAAACATCGATCCCGATGACGAATACGAACGTCAAATCGGCGAACGTAAAAAAGCCGCAAGCCGTCGAGTTGTAGCACGTGAACAGCGACTTGAACAGGAAGAACAGCGTCTACTTGCTATCCAACAAGGTGAAACCGACATTGCCAAGCGTCAAGCAGAAGCAAAGGTTAACCAAATTGAACAAACTACCAATGCCGAAACAACCAAGAAACTGGCTCTGATTGAAGCAGAACGTGTAAAGGAAGAAGCTGAAATTGCTCGCCAGACTGCCGCAATTAACCTTGAACGAGCTCGTATTGATGCTGAGGCTGTAACTGTTGCTGCTGATGCTGAAGCCTACGCAAAAGAAGCAATTCTTACTGCTGACGGTGCTCTTGCACAGAAGCTAGAAGCGTGGGTTGCTGCACAACGAGTTTGGGCTGATGCTGCAAGTAAGATCAATGTTCCTGCTACTGTGATTGCAGGCGGTGGTGACGGTGGTACTGCTGGTAATGCTCTTGGCACTGTAGACCAGTTCATGCAGATGCTGATGATCAAGACTGCAAAAGATCTGCAAGTTGATCCAACTATTGCTGCTACTCCTGTAAAGCAGTAAAACGAAACATTAAAAGGGCCCATTGGGCCCTTTTAGTTTGACTACTCAAGCCAAGTATGCTACAGTTAATTATAGGAGGATGCTATGGCTAAAAGAAGACTTATTATTAGAGAATCAGACTTTGAAAAGTTTTCAAAGTCTTTAAAAAAAGACTATCAGTCTGTTTCTTTTACTCCATTGACTAAACAATATTTTGAAAAAAGAGCAACATACTTTGCACTAAAGTCTAAACAGTATCTTGCAGATCAGTATGCACATTACGAATATCCTGCAAATATGCTAGGAAGGCTAACTGGATTTAATTTGCATAACAGACAATACCCTTTTTGGCTGGTCAAATACAATGAAGCAGGACACATGGTTATACGTGCAGGACTTAGACAGCCAGAATCGAACCTTGGATTTGTTACGCTTGTTGATAAAGAGAAAAGTAAATGAGAGAATACAGACTTAGGAAATTTCAAGCAACAGATGATGAAACGCAATCTCGTATGGTTTTTTCTAAGTTTTATAAAGCAACAGAGATTGCTATGAAAGTAGCACAAGAAGATGCCGGAAACGATACTGTTTTGCAATGGACAGAAACTTCAAAAGATTTTCTCGAAAGCCAAACAACTTCTACTACATACGATATAAAAACTATTACACTTGAGGAATGACATGAAATTTTCTTCTGAACTAATCTACTCTGCTGTTAACTTTGTGCAAATTGCTAACAAGGAACTTGGCAACATTGCAGATGAAAAGATCGAAGCAATGTTTGATGCGTTTGACCCTGCACTGCGTAGGCAGATTCTTATGCACATGATCAAAGGAGATATTACAGGTCCTATCAGTATTCGTTTTGATCATTCAGCTAAAATGCCAAACAAGATTCAAGCAATCAAAGCAGTTCGTTGGATTTCGGGCATGGGACTCAAAGAAGCTAAAGAGTTTGTCGAAGAAGCAGAAGCCGGAAAGGTTGCTACTATTGTTGGTAACTTCGATGTTAAACAACGTAGGCAGTTTTCTCTTGAACTTGCTAACACAGGCTACGAGGTAGTATGAGTATGAAGTGGAAAACCAAGCACGAACCGAGACAATGGGAAAAACGCATAGTAACATACTTTGCATTTCTTCCTACTAAACTAGACGACGGTTATACTGTGTGGCTACAATCGTATTGGGCAGTTGAGTCATGGGATGATGGCACTACCAGCATAGGGTTTGGATACTGGAAAACAAAGCACACTAGTTCAACACACCCTGACCGACCTAACACTGGCTCACCTGTAAGACGACCATAAAATGATTAAACTACAAATTCAAACAAAGGAAAAAAGAATTGTCTGAACAAACTATGAGCGAATTAGAAGAAATGATCGTGGAAGACATGCGTGAATGGGTAACTGTTAAGTTACTAAACGGTGAAGACATGTTTGTACACCTTGACGAAATTAGTATTAACGAAGGCGAAGATGCCTATCAAAAAAAACTAAAAGAATTTACCGATATTTACTGGCGTGATCATTTGTGGCCATAAATATCAGACGGAGAGTTGGTTGAGCGGCCGATAACACTCGTCTACTAAACGAGCAGGGGGTAATGCCCCTCGTGGGTTCGAATCCCACACTCTCCGCCAAAAATATAAATACTTACATGCTAATAAATGAAATTTTTACCGGGTATACATTAAAAGACTGGACAACTGTTGAATTGCTGGAAAGTTCTGGTAATTGGATGACCACTCAAACGACTGCATATAAAAAAGGATTAAAATTCTATTCAAAAAATGCAGTCGTTATGAACAGTTTAAGTGAATTGCTTGGGTTTATACAGCAACATACGTCACCACCGCCAACTGATTCTTATCCTCCAAAATTTAATGTACACATGATTCCAAAACATAAATATTATTCCAGAGAACTTTGGTCACATCTAAAAGGACAAAATATTGGACTATTGTTTAGTGTTGAACCAGGAGTTATAAATTTAAGATGTATAGGAACACATGACGGATGCGGTATTTAAAAAATATATTGACACACATCTCTAACTATGTTACTACAGTAATAACAAAACTAGTAGGAGCAAAGACAGTGTACAACGAAAGTGATATGACTAACATTGAAACTGTTCAATCGCTTGAAAAGCATCTCGAAGAAATTGCAGTTGAAAAACCAAAACCGAGACGCGGCAGACCGAAAAAAGATAAATAAAAGATAAATAAAATAAAGAGGAAAAGACTTTCTATGAACTTAACGAGTGCATCATCGCTAGTATGGACAAACGGATTACAAAATCCGGGCAATGATCTATGCTCGGAGGGTTATGGAAACGGTTAACAATGAGTTAACAAAAAATTCCAAAAACCCTCCAAGCAAGAAGCTTAGGAGGGTTTTTTAATATGAACACGAAAGTTTTAAGAGACTATAAGGCACTACTAAAAGACTACAACGAAGGCAAAATTAGTTACAAAGAATTTGTTGATCAAACACTTCCGCTGTGGAATAAATTAAACAACTTGTTCGAAAAAGATTAAAAAAGCAGTTGACATAGAGTAAAACATACACTATATTAACTAAACAAACAAAAAATAAAACGTAACGCAAGTTACACGCTCTTTGACAATTTAGATTTGTTGTTTACATCGTAAGATGTAGTAAACAACGCTCACTTAGACGCAAGTCGATAATAGTGGGGGTAAGTAGAGAATGACTCTACTTACACGTATTAACTGGTAGCTGGTTCGATTCCGGCGTAGAGTCTAGGTGACTATGAAAGGTTTGATTCCTTTGTACTACTGGTGTAGCAAATTGGACGACAGTCCGCCAAGTTAGTACGTGTAAGTAGAGTCGAGCAATTGAATTATTCGATGCTGTGAAGTATTTCTAACAGCATTTGATGATTGTGCCATGTGGTAAAAAGATTGCTTACAGCTAGAAAAAAGCTGACTACAATAATACACGGTAATAGAAAAGACCAAATCTTTTTTAACATCGTGTATTTATAGAAAAAACTAGTGCAGGAGGATAACTCTGTAAGTCACAAGAACAACGGTGCCGCATGACTCAATTGCGGTTAAATTACCCGAGTAGTGCCGGGCAGAGCCAAACACACAATGTTCCTCGTTAGCTCAGTTGGTAGAGTATTTGACTGTTAATCAAAGTGTCGCTGGTTCGAGCCCAGCACGAGGAGCCAAAATTGAGAAGGGGATAAACACGGCAGTCTCATTGCGTAGCAACGGTGCCCTTTCTTTTAGAATAATGCATCGGTATAGCTCAGCTGGTAGAGCAGCGGTCTCCAAAACCGCGTGTCCTGGGTTCGAATCCTAGTGCCGGTGCCAAAAATACGGATTGATGGGTGAGAGGCTTAAACCAGCAGATTGCTAATCTGTCGTACCTTGTAAAGGGTACCGAGGGTTCGAATCCCTCTCGATCCGCCAGAATAAGATACGGGCTGTTGGTATAGTTGGGAACACAGTAGCTTTGCAAGCTTCAATCACCGGTTCGAACCCGGTACGGTCCACCAAAATAATGCGGGATTAACTCAGTGGTAGATAAATACTTTAAATAGGAGATACTCTACCAATGGCTAAAACGTTCAACTGTTTAAATTGTAGTAAAGAAAGTAAATGGAGTTATAGCAGCACTAACAAGTATTGCAGCGGCGATTGCTTTCAAGAACACAAATGGAAAACTGTAAAAAAACTTGAAGTAGAAGCAGGGTTAGTCAATGACGGAAGCCCTGCGTTAAAAAAATACCTTGTTGAAACAAAAGGTGAATGCTGTGAAGAGTGCAAAGTTGGCACTGTTTACAACGGAAAGCCATTAACACTAACTGTTGATCATATTGATGGTAATAGTGATAATAACTTTCCAGGCAACCTTAGACTTTTATGTCCTAATTGTCACAGTCAAACTGAAACATACAAAGGACGAAACAAAAAGAATAGTGCTCGTTCTCGATATATGAGAAAGTATAGAGATAATTTGCGGAATTAGCTCAGTGGTAGAGCAGGGGTTTTACACACCTCAGGCCGGGAGTTCGACCCTCTCATTCCGCACCAAGTTTAGACTGGATATAATCACCCCTTGTGAGGGTGGCCCAAGGACTCAGTAACGAGATACAGCGAAGGGTTGTTGGTCAAGGCTGCAAACAGCCCAGTCTAAAGCAATACGGACACTTGGCAGAGATGGATTATTGCACCGGTCTTGAAAACCGACGAACCGCAAGGTTCCCAGGGTTCGAATCCCTGAGTGTCCGCCATAAGCACACTAGCATCAGGCTAGTCCAGACCGTAAGGTTAACGGTGACAAGCGGGGAGAGACCCGCACAAAAATACGGCCTGTTAGTCGAGTGGTTTAAGATGCCTGCCTGTCACGCAGGAGATGATGGGTTCAATTCCCATACAGGTCGCCAAATTGAAAGGAAGGCTCATAGTTTACGTTTAGCCCGTTACGACGGTTTGGGCGGAAAATGGTTGAGTCACGGCACGGGCGGGTCGGGGGCTGCGTGACGGCATTGAACTATGAAGCAGTTGTCGGTCTGCGTTAACAAACACCGTCAAAATTGCGGGTATGGTGTAGCGGTAACATGCGAGCCTTCCAAGCTCTTGTCACGAGTTCGAATCTCGTTACCCGCTCCAATTTATCCGTATGTGAGAGGACAATATGAAAACAGAAGATGAAAAGAGAGAATTTTACGAGCGTTGCTCCTCTATGTTAGGAATAGCTCACGTTTACAACACGCCAGTTCCACGACGCAATAGATGGAACGCAAGACGACTGGGCAACGGACGTTATCCAGGATTTGGACTAATACAGTGCTACGGAAACGGAGCAAGAGTAGTTAGTCGACAAGGAACACGTATGTTTTATACATACGAAGCAGTTTATGAATATTTGCAGATTGTGCTTGACGCAACTGCAAAAGCGTAGTATAAAAACTATAACGCCCTTATAGCTCAGCTGGTAGAGCATCTGATTTGTAATCAGAGGGTCGGCGGTTCAAGTCCGTCTGGGGGCACCAAAATTATGTCGCGTTAGCAAAAGGTTAATGCGTGTCCTGTGCAAAGGACAAGGACGGTGGTTAAACTCCCCGACGCGACTCCAAATAATGCGGATGTGGTGTAATGGTAGCCACGCTGGTCTTAGAAGCCAGTGCGTAAGCGTGAGAGTTCGAGTCTCTCCATCCGCACCAAAATATTTCTTATCTTAAAAAGTTTTAAATTTAGAAAGATTAACATGCAATTTTATGAAAAAGTAACTTTTTTACCAAGCATTCCAGAAGGTTTAATAAAACCTTTAGATATAATCGAATCGATGCCGAATGTTTTTCCAGATCCGGATTACGCTCATACTTATGCCAGCTATAAGGCAAATGACGATTTACAAGCTTGGGCACAAAGTTATTTTGACTTTCCTGTACTTGCAAGATATCAGGTAATTAAACAACAATTGCCTATTCATGTTGACGTTGGAATTGTAGGAATAAAATATAACTACCTTATTAGCAGGGGTGGTGACGATGTAAAAACAAGATGGTGGGATAGTGTAGAAAATCCTTCAAAAATACTTTTTGAAACTACTTCGCCATTACGTGTGTGGCACAGCTTAAACATCGAAGTGCCACACGATATAACAGAAATTAGTTATCCTAGAATTAGTGTAACTATAAGAAAAAAATAGTAATAACTTTTTTAAAGAAAAATACTGTTGGGAAGTAGCTCAATTGGTAGAGTAGCGGACTTTGAATCCGTTGGTTGGTGGTTCGAATCCACCCTTCCCAGCCAAGATATCGGAGTATAGCACAGCCTGGTAGTGCGATGGTTTTGGGTACCATAGGTCGAGGGTTCGAATCCTTCTACTCCGACCACGATTAAACTGTTGATCTAACCTCGGACTCGAACAAATAGCCATAGGCTTAGGCAGGTAGTACGGCGGATTAGTGTTAGACAACATTCGGACCAAGTAATCCGTGAGGTCCAGCTATTAGTGATGGCGGGGACGAACAAGCGGCTGATTTGGTATCAGTCGTGAGGCGGTAAGCTGCACCATAGGTGTCGTAGGCCGGGACTTGTTCAATTTATTATCTGGGTATAGCTCAGTCTGTGAAGAGTGCTCGCCTTGGAAGCGAGAGGTCGCTGGTTCAAATCCAGTTACCCAGACCAAAATAACGCGGTGTTGGACAAGATGGATTGTCAGAGGATTCTAAACCTTAGTAGGCAGGATCGTTACCTGTACGCCGCACCAATACACACATATGATGCCGTAGCCCGACGCTGGTATGTGTGAAACCTAAATATCGGGCATGTAATTTAATAAAGGAAAGAAAAATGTCGTAGATTGAATATGCTTGTAAAGATGTGGTGTTCCACTTTAACAAAAAACACTTGGAAGATGAAACTATTCCGATGTGGGTGATTAAGTTTCGAGGCGAAACCTATTATGTAAATCATGTCGAATGTAGTGTTCCGTGGAGTACAAAAGAAACGCCTGATAACAATCACACTAAAGGCAGTATCAAAGTCAAGGATTGTTTAGTTATTATTGATGATGAGAACTGTGCTAACATTCGTGTGTTAACTCCAGCAGATCGTTTGCGTCTTACTAAAGAACAAACTGTAAGAGTTATTACCGAGCAAGGAGCAAAACTGCGTACTGCACTACAGAACATGGCACATGGTCCGATTAAGTTAGCAGGTGGAGGATGTGGCACTACTTGGTATATCACAGATATTCCCAGTAAGAAACATTTAACAATACTACAACTACAGATTCCTTATATTAGGCAATTGATGCCCAATGAGGATTATTACAAGAAATATGATCAAACATCTTCAGATACTGAATGGTTAGATGATGATGACGACTACGAGTGGGAAGACCTTTATGAAAATTGAAGTGCCTCACTCGTTACTAAAAGAAGTCTGTGCTACAATTCGTCAATTCAAATTAAGGCACGGGCCATTCTACAAACTGTTAAATAGCTATAGGATATATTTGTATCCAAGTAGTAAATTAAGTTTGTTTTTGATTAAACATTCTAGCACTGTTACAGTGCTAGAATAATGCGGGCGTAGCTCAGGGGTAGAGCGTCACCTTGCCAAGGTGAATGTCGTGGGTTCGAATCCCATCGCCCGCTCCAATTGTTGAAAGATATTGTATGAGTAAAATAGAGCACTTTTATCATCTTCCGCACTTCGAAGAAGAATGGTTTACATATTCGGCTTTATATTCTGATATGGTAGCTAAATTTCCATCCGGAAGTAAGTTTGTTGAAGTCGGTTGTTGGAAGGGAAGATCTGCTGCTTATATGTGTGTAGAAATTGCTAATTCAAAAAAAGACATTGATTTTTATTGTGTTGACTTTTGGCATGTATCAGCAGAGCATGAAATAGAAGAACCCCATCTAAAAAATTTGTATGAAATTTTTCTTTCTAATATGAAACCAGTTGAAGCTTTTTATAAGCCAATGAAAATACCGTCGTCTGATGCTGCAAAAAAATTTAAAGACGAAAGTTTAGATTTTGTTTTTATTGATGCTGGACATCAATACGATGAAGTAAAAGATGATATTCTTGCATGGTATCCAAAAATTAAAAAAGGTGGCATACTAGCAGGACATGATTTTTATCCAACTGAGCCAACTTGGGGAGATGTTTCTAAAGTAGTAAACGAACTTTTTCCAAATAATTATGAAGTTTTAATAGAACAAAGTTGCTTTCTAGTAAATAAGCCGGTATAGCTGAGTGGTTTAGCAGCTGATTAGTAATCAGCTGACGGGAGTTCGATTCTCTCTACCGGCACCAAATCTAAATTTTTTATTAATTAATAGGTATCCAAGTTGAAAATAGTCGACGAAAGAAAAGATCCAAATTTTGGAACAGTAATGAATTTTGAACATATTAGTTTGCCTCCTCAAGGGTATAACGGTAAACTGTTTTTAGATTTTTCTAAGTATGCTAATTTTGATTTTGAAAAAATGGATACAGAAATATGTTTAGCATTATCAAAAATTGATTTAAATAAATATCCTATTGTTTCGGGGGTTATGCCTCCAAAATTAAAATACGGAATATTTGAAAATGAAGTAATGTACAACTTTACTGGAGATAGAGAAAATTTAAAAAATCTTTCTCCAATGGAGATGCGTAAATTTTTGTTTTTTAAACACAAAACTCTTTTACCTTGGTTCTTTGTTGTAGACTTAAAACCGAGTCTCTTTTTTGAAAGATCGGAAGATAAACATCCGTGGAGCGAAGTTAGTAAACTTACTCCATATACAAGACAGTGCATTGAGAGTCTTCCTTTCAAATCAATAGGCAGAGTAGTTATATATGGATCTTGGCCACAAGCTGAAGTACCATGCCACAGAGATTGGATACCCGACGGTGTTTTCCATCATCATATAAATCTTAATCCTGGTGGATACAGACCAGTCTACATTTATGATCCTGAAACAGATACAAAGAATTATTTACCGGAAAGCTATAAGTTGTATGCTTATCAAACAACCGATTACCACGGCGTAGATGCTCTTACGCATTTTAGTTATACAATACGCATAGACGGAATTTATAATGACGACGTAGAATTGTAATTTACAAATTTGAAAACGTTAAAAAACGATAATATAAATACTGTAAATTATTAACAAATAGTGAAATATATAAAATGAATTATCACATAAAAAACTTTATTATCCCTATACATGTCTTATTTTTAGTATCACTAATTGGTATGTATTTAAATATAATCGATTTTCATATTTGGTTATTTTTAATAGGGTGGACTTTGATCTATGGGCTAGGTCTTGTTGTAGGATTTCATAAATTGTTATCCCATAGCTCTTTTAAAACAAACAAATACATATCTTATGTGTTAGCTTACTTAGGATGCTTAGGAATTAGCGGATCACCTATATGGTGGGCTGCTATACATAGAGGACATCATCATGCTCATACTGAGACTGAAAAAGACCTTCAAAGTCCACGTCGTGGATGGCTTACATCTTACATAGGTTGGCAGTTTGGTGAAGAAACAAGTAAAATAAGTTTAAAGTATGCATCTGATTTAATAAAAGATCCTTTTTATCTTTTTTTACACAAGAATTATAGATTAGTTGTTTGGAGTACAGTGATTATTGTTGGTATGTTGTCACCATCTGTTGCAGTTTCATTATTAATATTTCCGATGATTGCAGCACACCATGGAGAAAATATTACCAATTCATTTGGTCATAGCAGGTTTGCTGGTTACAGAAATTTTAATACCAACGACGACACTATAAATAACCCATTGTTAGCATTTATAACTTGGGGTCAGCTTTTGCATAACAATCATCATGCTAAGCCAAATAACGATAGTTTTGCCATTAAATGGTTTGAATTTGATCCAACTTCTCCTTTTGTATGGATTTTAAAAAAACTAAAATAGTTACAATATAAACATTTTTCTGTAACAGAAAAAAAATAAAAAAGTTGAAAAAAGTGGTTGACCTTTGAGGCAACATGCACTATATTAACTACATAAGCAGCAAATGTGTTGCTTACACGCTCTTTGAAAATTTAGTAACTTAACTGCAATAATCAACAGTTTAGCGAAAGGCTAAAGATTGTGGTTGTGCTGAGTAATTAACAGTTTAAATCAGCAAGTGATGCGTGATTAGGTAAACTGTTGTTTATTGCAGTTTTTAAGATGGGCGGCTTAGCGTCCACGTAAGGGTAAGTGCGGTAACGCACCCAAAGGCAGGTTTCCTATAAACTGCCGCCAGCAATGGTCCACCTAAGCAAGCCTGAACTAAGGTTGACTCGGTTTAACCCGAAAGCAACCTCCGTCCTTAGGCGGGCGGTAGGCAGTAAGTTAGAGTTGTAGTCCGAAAGGATAGGCACAGAGCCGGTCGGTGAGTGCTAAGAGGCTGTGGTGGCTGAACTGCAACATACCAAACTAACGAATGCTGAAGGTTAACAGGTAGCTACACTGTCTGAGCCCGCAAGCAAAGGCATGGTAGCATCACAAGAGTGGAAGGGTTAGGCCCCGGATACTTGAAGTGACGTTGAGTAGCTCGCAAGGCAAAAGACAGTCGGTGTGTTGTATACTGTATCTAACAAGGTATGGTGCAACTGGGACAGCACATCGAAGTAGGTTCGCAATATTGCATAACGGTAATGCAATCGTCTTATGAAACGATGGATTGTAGGTTCAACTCCTACTATTGAAACAAAAGCGAAAGACTGTCCCGGTACGTTGTGAAAGGTGGTTAATGCCACACTCGCAAGAGAATGTGGTCTACGGATGCTCGCAAGGCTGATGTAGTTGTTCGGAAAGATAGCGTAAGGGTTTAGCGACTCTGAACTGCTCGCAAGGCAGACGAAGGATAGAAGGACGAGTAGCAACGTGCGACGAGAGAAACGCCACTCTCCAAAAAAGGCACCACTGGGAGAT